AAAGAAAGTAAAACATATAGTCAACCACAAAAAGAACTGTCAATCGCAAAATCAGTAGCAAAACTATTTGAAGTGTTGCAAAAAATCAATTCCGAAATAATTAAGATAAGCACGCAGATCGAACGATACGAATCAGAAGAGGTCGTGTTCAGCGAGATCGGTGATGAAGTTTATGACTCAATCCCTGATGAAATATCGATTGAGAGTGAGGAATGATGATTGACAGACTACAAAAATCTTAACCCTGTAACAAAAAAATCTTTCAAGCGCAGACTTGAATTTGAGTCAAGTGGAATCTCTCATATTCAAGATGCTGTAATGAAAACTCTCTATGAAGATGAATTAGATCTCGCAGGAGAGTATTCAGGCGTTGTTCTGTCTGTTTTAGGGGAGCCCACTACTTTCACTGATGCGTTTAAAGCGGCTGTATTAGGGGCTTTAGATTTCGATTTAGATAGTCAATTTTATAAAATTCGTGTGGAACCTATCCACAATATGATTCCAATGCCTACCTCTGCTGATGATTGTTTACCAATCAACATGCACCACACTTTTTCACAACCAATCGAGAATCTTGATCACGAGGATTTAATGCCCGGTGATATTGTTGTTGTTTCATTTATTGATGGTTCTGGTGTTTTGAATCCGAAGGTTCTTAGAAAAACGCAAAAGAAAGATGTGTCGGTTGTTAATTGGTCTGAGAAATTAAGTCCTGAAAAGTTAAGCGAAGTCAAACCCCAAGAAGTTCAAATCACTAAACCTGCTGGAGATGAGATTGGATCTGGAGTTAAGTGTAAGAGTAATCAAGTTCCAACGGTATTCAATACGGTTGATGAATCTCAATATTCAAGCGACAATGTGTTAAGATGGTTACCAATCATTAGAGGTGTAAGAAACGAAATAGAAGAAAAAGCTAATATTGACATTTCATATATAAATGATTCTGTTATTCTTGCTTTAATTGATGTTGAGAGTAATGGTAAAACTGGATTGAATTTTGATACGAGCATAAGAAAAAACAGATCTGGCAAGAGAGTTAGATCTCAATTCTATGGAATTCTGCAGCAGAGAGATGACAATATTCATTTTGCATATGATTGGAGAGTTGGAAGGGCTGTCTTGGGAACTTCATTTGCTGCTTCTAATTTAAACAACTTTCCGGGACATCCAAATCAATCTGGTGCTACTAAAATTCACCAAACAGTAAGAAAGGGTGGATCAGCGCGCCGGAAGAAAGCTCAACAGAAAGTTATTGATGATATTAAGTCTGGACAAACAAGAGAATTTTCAAATTTTGAGGAAGCAGGAGCAATGGCTATTACTGTTGCTATGTTAAATTTTCATAGAGCAGTTAAGAGACATGAAAGAATTCCTGATTTAATTGCCTCTTATCATAATGGGGGAGGAGGAGCAGCGAGTCGTGTGAAAGAACGAGCCCGCGCAGATGGTATTGAATATTTAGCCGCAGCGAAGCTTCTAAAAAAGGAAGGAAAGTTAGCTGGTATCGCTCCTAATAATGAGAAATATATTGAAGACTTTCTTAGAGATTATAACAAGTATAAACAAAAATTAGGTGAATATAATCCTGATGCTGCAAATGTTGTGTTAAATGATTGCGAAGAAGAATTTCAATTTGTTGGCCCTATTCCTCCTGAGAGCGATGAAACTTCACAAGCTCTTGTTCAATCTCCTGAGAACAGTGAGACAACTGAAGAGATAAAAGATAGTGCATCTGTAGTATTAAATAAACTTACTGAAACTTTTGAAGTTGAGTTTGAAAACTTTACTTTAGAAGATTCAAAATTTGTAGCTCTTTACGTTGTCAATGATGGAAAAATTGATTATGATGAAATTTTTGCTGTAACGAATCAACAGAAAGATTGGCAATCATCTTTTAGTGGAAAACCGCTATATACTGATGGTACCCCATATACTAAAGAAAGAATGTTTGAGAAGCTAATAGAGAGAGCGAAAGAATGAGTAATAAAAAACCTGTAGAACTTGGCTTATCAAAACAGAAAAAATCTGAATTAGAAAATACTGAAAGCTATGCGGACGCTGGTATAGGTAAGGGGGTTGGAAATGAAAGACTCCACGAAGGAATTCCAACTTTCATTCGAGCGGGTTCTGAGACTGTTATAGAAGGTCACAACAACACATGGCTTGTTTTGGGTCGTGACAGGCCCGGTAACCGCCTCTCAGGCTATGGGGGGAGGGGGGATACCCAAGCAGGTGCAATTGATTTGGTTGTCGGACGCGGCGCTCACATGGCTAAGAGCGTGAACGAAGATGGAGAAAGACTTTTTGTTGACCCCAATTTCAAGTTTGATGCTGCTCGGATCCATATCTCCCAGAAAACTGACATTGATAGAAATTTTGATTTAGCTGATGGAACAATAGGCGATATTCGTGCACGATCCGGCATTGGATTAAAAGCTGATAGTATTAGATTGGTTGCACGAGAAGGAATTAAGATTGTTACTGGTATGGATGGATTCAATTCACAGGGCGGTGAGGTCAGTTCTGTGCACGGTATTGATTTGATTGCTAATAATGATGATAGAGATATGCAACCTATCGTGAAGGGCGACAACTTAGTTGAGGCTTTAGAGAGACAGGCGGAACACTTAAAAGGATTGACTTCAATCGTTGAAACTTTTTTAACTACACAAATGAAATACAATTTATCGACCATGGCTCACACTCATATTGCAACGGCCCCCGGCACTCCAACTCTCCCGTCTGTTGAGCTTGTAGCTGCTGGGATCATCGCGCAAGCCCAAATGCTCATTCAGACACTGGCTTCTTTACCTCTGCATCGTGCTAATGTTGAGATGATGAAAACAAACTATTTGCAGCCGTTTGGTTCAAAGTTTATTAATTCAAGATATAATAACACAAATTAAAATGCCAATTACTACAAACGATAAAGCTCTGGTTCCTGACTGGACTCAAATTGAAGCAAATACTCCATATCTCAATCAGAGAAATGGAAGATATGAAATGCCATATCAATCAGAATTTGTTTCTACTGGTGGTGATGAACTCAATGAACGATTAAGAATTGCCACGCGAAAGGGAATTCAAATATTAGCAAGATATTATAATAGAACTATTCAAGATCAACAAAACTTAGAACAACTTGTTGATAAGTCTCTAGTGCATACAAAATATTGGATTGATCCGAGACCAACCTGCTCTTTTATGAGAGTTTTGATTTCAATTGAATTCGATGAGCTTGCCAAACTGACTAAATCATCAGAAGTGCCTTCTGATGAAAGGAGATATATTGCCTCCTTTAATATTAAAGAAATGTTAGGTGCTTATAAAGGACTATCTTCTTTTTTGAGAAGTTATGGTGAATTAAACAAACATACAAAATATTCATTATATGTTAATAATACAAAAATAAATTTAATAAAGGAAGCTGATTATTTCGAGAAATTAATTGAATTCCTAAGTGGGCTATCATCAGAAGAAGATTCTGTCTTAACCCTTCTGTTTAATGAAAATTTAAGTTTGTTGGATGTCAAAAATACTGAAGAAGAAATTCTGAGAGGTGAATGGCGTAAAATTGTTGATAAAAGATTTTATAATGTTATCTCAACTTCTTTTTTGATAAATTATCCTAAAGTCCTAAGAATTGCGGGCAATGGTAGAACTCCGCCGTCCTTAAATGAATTCTTAAATACCTTCATTATAGGCAACATCATTCTCAAAGATGATAAGCAGTATATCGAAGATAGAGTTTACGATCCCGTTCAAGAGGCGAAAGATAGAGTAAATGATTTCTACGATGATAGGAAAGAAAAAGTTCTCAATGAGATGAGACGTATTGGAGAGATTAAAAGCCCCATCATTGTTGACCTAAATTGCGGAAAGATTCCAATTGGGCAAGCCACTGCGGAAGTTGCTAATATTGTTTATAAAACATATCAAAAAAAGAATGTTGAAGATGATGTGTTAAATAACTCAATCATTACAGCAAAATACTTTGATTCAACAATTAACTTAGGAGACTTTGTTGGTGACAAAGCCGTCAATGATCTTCTTGGATTTGATAATGGGATGCAAGGTCCAACAAATATCAAAGAGTTTTATAAAGCTGTTCTAAATCAAATTGATGTTAGAACCCTTACAAATAAATTGATGCAATGTCTTTTTACTGGCGGTGATATTCAAACAGTCTGTGTTGAGTTTCACAATCCACTTTCATTTAGATTGCCTGACACTTTAAAGATTCCTTCGATTTTTGATTTTATTTCTAAATTAGTATTTAAGCTTCTGTTAGCTCTCGTCACAGAGATATTAAAGTGGTTGATGTCACTTATTATCAATGAGTTGAATAAGTGCATTAGAAGTCGTGAACAAGGTGTGGCTGCATTTGAAGATGAGAGGAACATCTCAGATTATTTTGGACCTAACATACCAACAGTTACCGACTATTTGTCGGATTCTATAACGGATTTACTGGGAGATGATTCTCTTGTTGATTTTGTATCAACTGAGACAGCGCATGATTTTTTGAGAGACGTTATTGATCTTCTAACAATTATTGAGTTCTGCCAACTTGTAAATGGAGAAGCATCTGATGATGTATTAGATCTAATTCGCTGCCTCGTCGAAACTAAATACACAGAATTTATGAGTGCTCTTGACACAAATCACAAGATCGAGTCAGTATTTTCAACATTGGGCGGAGTTATTAATAGTGATTTTTGTGATTCAATTATTGATTCCTTTGCAGATGACGAATCAATATGTCAACCTGATGAAGCCAATCAAGCACTACGTCGTCTTCTGCAGAATAAAGGAGATAAGATCACTCCTGACCAGATTGACGAACAAATTGAATTGGCTAGAGAGATTAAAAAGGAGCAGGCAGAAATCTATTTAGACTTGCTCAAAAACAAGGGTGACTTAACCGAAGCACTTCTAGCCGGAGATTCACCAGAAGATTTTGTTAAAAAGCTCTTGCCATGCGCAGAACAAAATGAGCCAATGGCCCACATGGTTCGATTATTCTTGAACAATGTTGTTGAACCACTCCGAGATTCTCTTACACAAAATATGGCAGATAATGATTTTTTATCTGTTGTGAGTATATTAGAAGGAATTGAGGATGAAACATATAGGGGTTTAGCAACCTCATATAAGAATATAGCAAAAGTTTATGTTGATGAAGATAAAGTGGTTGTTGGTGATGTTCGTGTTTCATTTGAAGATTTTTTAGAAGAGTCAGAAACCGTTATGAAAGCGACAACATCTTCAGGGGCACTAAATATTATTCGGAACACAGGAAACTTCACCCCTGATGTTACTGGCAATGCTCACAAAGATATCTTTAGCAAACACTTTTTAGATAAAATGATTGAGAAGGGTGTGGACGTTCAAGGTCTTGATCGCAGAGGATTTAGAAATAGTATATCTGATTCTTATCTAGCTGTTCTTAGGGAGATGCTGAGATTGTATTCGGATGATCTCGGTCAATCTTATGTTTCTACAAAAAAGGAAGAGTTAATAGAGAGCATAGAAGAGTTGTTCGATGAAGAAAAGATTGAATTTCTTGAGAATATGTGGAGAGCAACACAAGAAGATCTTATCAAGGGGGTATCAACAACATTCTTTGCAGAAGAATGTAAAAGCAGAGATTTTAGAGATTTACAGAAAGTAATATTTGAAATGTGTTTATATCTTTATATTAGAATTCACATTTTTGAGTTTTTCTTTAAAGCGATCTATTCTATAACTGAATATAATTCAGCCGATTGGAATCGGGGCGCTTGGAAGGAATTTTTCAATAGACGCATTCAAAACGATGTTGTGATACGGGAAGCAGAAGAATTCATTGAGGATTTAGAAAAGAAAAGAAATTTGGAATTTCCTGATTTTATTAGTGAACAATTCTCAAATATTTCAAATTCTCTTAAAAACACCGATGATATAAACTCTGTATTTAAAAATATTAGAAACACAAGATCGAATACTGGCTCAAAAGTATTTATATCAAATATTAGATATATGGATGCATACTCTAATGAGGCTGTTCCAAGATTTTTTGCAGTGCAACTTCTTCAAGAAACTCCACCTTCACGAAATTTAAAGTTTGATTTAAACTCAAGAATTTCTTGGAATTTAGATGATTTGAACGTGGGTCGATTCTTTCTTGAACGATACATTCGTGTTGTAGATAAACCTTCAAGTCCCCTCGCCGCTCGCTCTAAAGAACTGAAGGGGGTAGTAAATTTGGATAGATGGCAATCTTCAATCTCTCAAGTTACTGATGGTTCTGATTTTCAAGAACATTTTGAGAGTTGGTCGTATGGGTTAAGATTGAATATCTTGTGGCCAAAACTTTTTTCAAGTGTTCTTGGTCCAATTAAAAACTTGCCGAACATGACAGAGATCTCTGAACTTGAGAAGATCTTTTTCATAAAAGAATTAGATACTGATTTATTTGTTTTACCACTATTAGAGTTCGAGGAAGAGATTCCAAATGGGCCGACAAATCGGACTCTGGAATATCCAGAGCAAAGGCTGCTGCAACTGATGGTGGAAGGAATCCAGCAATCACAATTGATGGATATTGCCTTTCCATTAAAGGATATGATATCAATTATGTCTTTAAGAGATTATGATTATTTTAATAAAAATCACTTCGGGGGACAAAGAATATTCGGAGAAACTCTTAAAATATTGAAATTTGTCATCCAAGGGATAATTAACTTGGAGGACTTTACATATGAGAATAAAGAACTTCAAACAAATTCTAGACGCGGAAGACAAAGTTAATGGCCTTAGCACCCAAAATTCCATTATACATAGATGATATCTATGGAGCATATGGCTTAATTGATAATTATCGAGAGTTAATTAAACAGAATCTTAAAATGCTTGTGTTGACTGCTCCCGGTGAAAGGATGATGGATCCACTATTTGGAGTTGGAATTAGAAACTATCAATTTGAAAATTTTGATCCAATAACGGTTGGTGAAATTAAAGGGAATATTGTTGCACAAGTAGCGACATATTTACCCTTTGTTTTAATTCAAGAAATTAATGTTAGTTTTAGTGAAACTGATTATATACTTTCTGTATCCGTTAATTATAAAGTTCCTTCCATCAATTTGACTGACAATGTTTCAATTTCAAGTAATATAGAGAGGTAAAACTTGTGCCTAAGAAATCACCATTAATAAGATATACTAGTAGAGATTATGAATCTATTAGAAATGATCTAATTGAATATACTAAAAGATATTATCCAAATACATTTAAAGATTTTAATGAAACATCTTTTGGTATGTTGATGTTGGAGACTGTTGCTTATGTTGGAGACATCTTATCATTTTATGTCGATTATCAAGCAAATGAAAGTTTCCTAGATACAGCGATAGATTATAATAATGTCTTGCGTCATGCAAGGAATATGGGATATAGATATAAGTTAGCAAACTCTTCCATGGGAATGCTCTCGTTTTATGCTCTCATCCCCGCAAACACTGTTGGTCTAGGCCCAAACACAAATCTTATGCCTATCCTTAGAAGAGGCTCTCAATTTGCAACACAAGGCGGTGTTAATTTTGTTTTAACAGAAGATGTTGATTTTACAAAAAGCACAAATGAAGTTGTTGCCGGTAGAGTTAATGAAACAACCGGTGTCCCAACATCTTATGCTGTCAAAGCAACTGCAAGAGCGATTTCAGGTAAGATTCTTCGGAAGACAATTACAGTTGGAGCTTTTGAAAGATTCCGAAGAGTAGAAATAGGCAATCTTCTGGTTGCTGACATTATTAGCGTTACTGATGATGAGGGACATGAATATTATGAAGTCCCCCACTTGTCACAAGACGTCGTATATCTCCCAGTCCCAAACTACAACTCAGATAAAGAATCGGTTCCATCAATTCTTAAACCAGTTCCAATCCCAAGAAGATTTACAGTTGAACGTGATGCTGGAAAAGTGTATCTGCAATTTGGATATGGTTCTGATACTGAACTAACAACAACATCTGTTGTTGATCCCTCTGAAGTAATTTTAGAATTACACGGACGAAATTTTGTTTCCGATACCTCTTTTGATCCTGCAAAAATTATCAGCACTGATAAATTTGGTATTACTCCTGCAAATACAACTTTGACAATTGAATATAGAGTCAATACAGCAGATTCTGTAAATGCTGCGGTCGGCACAATTACAAGAGTTGTTGACCCTGAATTTAAATTTTTAAACAGAAACAATCTATTAAGCTCCGATGTTGATTTTGTGATTCAATCTCTTGAAGTCAATAACGATGAGTCTTTCGTTGGTGATGTGAGCACTCCATCTTCTGACGAGGTTCGTATTCGAGCTAAGAACTATTTCAGTACCCAAAATAGAGCAGTTACTGCAAAAGATTATGAATCACTCATTTATTCAATGCCTCCATATTTCGGAGCAGTAAAGCGGTGTAAAGTTGTTCAAGATAACAATTCATTTAAGAGAAATCTAAATTTATATGTTTTGGCGGAAGACACAGAAGAAAAGCTTACAACTGCAAATACAACATTAAAGAGAAATGTTAAAAGCTGGATCAATCGCCATAGAATGATTAATGATACAATTGATATTCTTGATGCAAAGGTTGTCGATTTTGCTGTCAGGTTCCAAATCATTCCGGAACTTACATATGATAAACATGATGCTTTAAGAAATGCAATTGATGCTTTGCGAGATCTTTTTGAAATTCCTTTAGATATTGGTGAACCAATTAGCATTTCTAAGATCTATAATGCCTTAAACGAAACAGAAGGCGTTGAAGATACTTTAGATGTTGAGATAGTTGAGAGAGTTGGCTCAAATTATAGCACTATCCGATTTTCATTTGATAAATACATTACATCTGACGGCAGAATGGTTCGAGGTTTTAAAAATATCTGTTATCAGTTAAAATATCCATTAAGCGATTTGGAAGGAACTGTGATATGATTAAAAGGTATGTAGCCTCAAAAGATGCAACCATTACAAATGCATATAAGTATAATAATGATGCTGTTCGTGCTACAGGCAGTAATGTTGGCGGTGCGGATTCTGGCCAAGTCTTTTCTCTATTCGGAAATATCTCAACAGGTTCCATTGAAAAATCAAGGATGATTATTCAGTTTCCAGTCAATAATATTGATGCGGATAGAAGTCTAGGACTCGTGCCTGCTTCCGGGTCAGTCTCATTCTATCTTAAAATGTATAATGTTAAGCATACTGAAACACTTCCAAGAAATTTTATATTAAATGTTTCACCAATTTCATCTAGTGTGGATTGGGAAGAGGGAGAAGGTTTAGATCTTGACGACTATACTGATTGGGGTCGAGGTTTCGGTGGACAAGGAGTCACATGGTCAACATATGCAAGCTCTACTCTCGGAGCCTTATCATGGTCAGTTGGCGGAGGAGACTTTTATAATGATCTTCTTTTCTCACAGAGCTTTGAAGAGGGTTACGAAGATTTAAGTATCGATATTTCTCCTTTAGTAGAAGAATGGATTGACGGGACAAAAGATAATCGTGGTGTTTTGTTATATTTAACCTCTTCACAGGAAAATCATTCTTCATCCATTTCTTATTACACAAAACGTTTTTCAATGCGCAAGAGTGAATTTTTCTATTCACGACCTGTCATTGAAGCAGTGTGGGATGATTCCAAGAAAGACAACCGTGGAAATTTCTATCCGAGTTCATCTTTCCTTCCAGCAGATGATAACTTAAATACAATTTATTTTTATAATTTTGTAAGGGGACAACTTACCAATGTGGCTGGCCTGACAGATGATTTAATGTATGTGCGAGTTTTTGAATCATCATCAAATGGTTCTGAAATTACAACAACACCGTCTTCACCTATTACTGGCGGCCTTACATCAGAAGTTGGAATTTATTCAGCTTCACTTGCAGTTGCAACAAGCGGAACAATGTCAGTTATGTTTGACCGGTGGTATGTTGATACAACAGGCTCCGCGACAAATTGTGTTCATACTGGAACTATTATTATTGAAGATTGGGCCGCAAACAACACAGCAACAAGAAAAGAGTATGAATTAAAAATCTCCAATCTTAAGAATGAATATTCTACTCGTGAACAAGATACTAGGCTAAGACTTTTTACTAGAGAAAAGTGTTGGAATCCATCTATTTATTTGGTAGCTGTAAATGAAACTCCTTTATCGATTGTCGATGATATTTATTACAGGGTTATTAGAAGTGCAGATGACAAAGAAGTCGTTGGGTTTGGAACTGGTTCATTAAATGAAACAAGAGTCTCTTATGATGTGTCAGGCTCTTATTTTGATTTTGATATGGGAATATTAGAACCTGATTTTGGTTATGAATTTAGATTTGCTATTTATGAAAATGGTAATTACGTAGAGCATCCATATATTGCAAAGTTTAGAATAGAGGATTAAGAATGTCGAAAGAGCTAGAAATGGAAAACCTTCTCAAAAGAGTTGCTGATAAATTTAAGAAAAAGAAACCACAAGCAAAAGATCCTTCGCAATATAAAGGATATTTTGATAAAAAGAAGAATTCTACAATTACGACTAATACTGCTGATAATCCTTTTGACATGGAAGAAAGTGAAGAAAATCTTGATGAGAAATCCTTGGAAGAAGAAGGAGATGGGGGCGGAGGTGAAGGTGCTTCTACTGGGCAAGGTGGTGGTGGCTCTTATGGCTCTGAAGCAAGTGTTACTTATGACGGAGATGATGCCACATTCTGGGCTGGAAAACAAACTGGTAAACGCAAGAAAATGAAAACTGGGGGTCTTACTTCTATGGGCGGTAATAAATATCTTGGTGAAATTATTGATAACTTTGAAGAGCAACAAGTTTCAAATTTTTTTGAAGAACTTGGCTATGGTGAGCTTTTTGAGCAAGTAAGGGGAGAAGTCTTGCAAGAAAAACAAAAACAGCAAGAATTTAATATTCTTTTGGAAAATTTATTTGAAGCTAACAAAAGACAAAAGGTACCCGTTGGATGGCACATAGAAAGAATTAATAGATTAGTTAATGAGTTGCAAGAAAGATTTACAATAATTTTGCAAGGGAACGAAGATATAGATTTCTTTCAACCTATTATAGAAGAGCATTTGCAACAATTAGTTTATATTGCAAGTAGGATTGAACAAGATGATACAGGAAAATGGTTGGAAGAAGATTGGAAAGCAGAGCCAATCTCTGGTGCAGCTGATGAAGGTCCAACATGGGAAAAGAATTTAGCTGGTATGACAAAAATGTTAGATAATATGGTTACTGCTCTTAAATCTCTTGAAAAAGATAAGCCCGGTGCATCGGGCATTGATATTCAAGTATTTGGTGCTTTAAATAAAGCAAGAAATGCAATTCGACAAGGAGATATTGGAGTTGGAATTCAAGCCCTCGCCGCAGTATTGAAATCAAACGTCCCGAAAAAAGTTATGAACATGTTATATCCAGTGTATGCAAATCTTCAAGATCTTCAGGGCGAAGTTGATGTCAGTAAGGTTAGCAGGGCAACAGATGTTTCTGGTGATGAAGATGAGGAAGTTACAGTCCCCGGTGGAATGGAATAAGGAAAAGTATAAATTGTGTCAATACGAGAACTATTTGAAAACTATGCGGGCTCCGCATTGTCGGCAAAAACCCTTCAATCAGCATCCGTTGATGTTGAGTCTGCTGACTATATTGAAGAATATCTTCAGAAGGCCAATCGCGTTTTACCATCAGTCGATTATTCCGATCCTCGACAATTTGTTAAGTATGGTTCGGCAGCCCAGTACTATGCGGAGTCCTTCGATAGAATAACTGAAGTATATCCCTTTGATGGTTCAAAGAAAGAAAGAATTCAATGGGAAAATAGTTCTTCACAATTTGATCTTTATGTATTTGAGAATTTATATCCAAGAACCAATGGTCATGTTATTCTTGGATATGATTGGTCAGAAAGTTCGACAGATACCTTCAATGGCAAGGGGTACTCCCTAGCCACCGCCCCCTCCTATATATCAGTTAAGGGAGTTATGAATACTGGTTCCTATAAAGGGAACCAAATGTCTGATTTATCAGATGGGTTCGAAAACTCCAATTACTATAATACAGAAAAGAATAGAGCAGCAAACCTTAAATATGATATTGCAGGTTCTGGTGTTACTGTAGAGTTTTGGGCTAAGCATGGTTCCAATGTAGGTTCTGAAACCGAAGTCTTTTTTGATCTATGGAATGGTGTTATTTCTGGCACAGCCGATGATGCTTATGATGATTATGGTCGCCTTACTGTTGAAACATCTGGATCGATTAGTGGATCAAATTCTCTCTATGTTACTGCACAGTCAGGAACAAATGGAATTTTTCAACAATCTCTTGGTGACTTCACTAGTTCAACAAATTGGAATCATTATGCCCTTAGAGCTTATGCAGATTCTGGTTCTCATTTAGTAACAGATTTTTATCTCAATGGTGAGTTGAATGATTCACAGCGTTTCACGAGCGCTTCATTTAATGAAGTCACAGGCTCGTTGATTGCGCATGTGGGAGCCCTTCAAATCGCTCCTAGCGGCTCTTTGACACTCGCCGAGGGTTGGGCATCCTACAGCGGTTCGATGGATGAGTTTCGCTTCTGGAAGGTCAAGAGGACACACCAACAAATCGGTCGGAATTGGTTTACACAAATCGGCGCAGGAACTAACACAGATGATGCAAATACTGACTTAGGAATTTATTATAAGTTTAATGAGGGAATTGTTCAAAATGATGCGAATGATTCAATTGTCATTGATTATTCTGGACGAACTTCTCATGGAATTTGGACAAATTATGTATCTGGCTCTCGTCAAACTTCATCTGCCATGGTTGAAGCGGACGTCGCCGAATCTGAGTTTGCAGACCCAATCATCTATTCTTTTCATCCAACAGTCTCAACAGAAAGAACTAATTGGGTTGCAAGTGGCTCGAATTATGATTATACAAACAATTCATCAATCTTTAACTCAATTCCTGCTTGGATTACCGAAGAAGATGTAGAGTTAGTTAAACTTACTCAAATCATGGCAAGTTATTTTGATAGTTTGCACTTGATGATTGAAGAGTTACCAAAGATTAAATCTATTCAATATCTTTCTGGTAGTGGTAATAAACCATATCCTTTTGCAGATAGATTGCTTATTGATGCTGGTTTCGATGATGGACGAGTTTTCTCTGCGATTGAAAATCTTGAAAAGCTTTCTGATCGAGATGAAGATAGAGAATTCACAGAAAAGCTTTATAATGTTAAAAATATTATTTATCAAAATTTGTATAATAATGCTGTTGATATTTTCAAAAAGAAAGGAACAGAAGATGCATTTAGAAATGTGATTAGATGTTTTGGAGTTGATGATGAATTAATCAAAATCAATTACTATTCAAATAATGAAGAATATCAAATTGAAGACAACTTCAAAACTATTTCTATTGGTAAAAAGTTCATTGATTTTAATCGAAATACACGCTTTAACGGAAATGTTTATCAGCAAACATCCTCCACCGTACCTGAGTCAGTATCTTATGTTTATGGATCAGGGCTAGCTAAAACAGAACAATATGTTCCGTTCACTGTTGAATCAGAAATTATCTTTCCGCTCAAGCCAGATCAATCAAGCAAGTTGTATCCGTCTTCGTCATTTCCAGATTTATCTTCTTCACTATTTGGATTCTATGGGCCAACTACAGGTACATTAACTGATACCACATTTGAGACAGGCACATTTGGTGTTGATATGCAGGTTTATGCAGTTCGAGATCTCATTGATTCAAAGAATATAAAGTTCGTTTTAACAGGGAGTACCTTCAACGAGATTACTTCATCTTTTATCGAGGATGTTTATGATAACTCTCGCTGGAACGTCGCGCTTCGAGTTGCACCCGTTAAACGAGAAAGTGCGGGCATCACAACTGGCAGTAATAGTGGGGAATATCTGCTTGAGTTGATTGGGTATAATTCTGTTTTAGATCAGGATTATAATTCAGTTCATCTCACAAGCACAGTTAGTTATGATGTTGGCAGCACTTTAGCTTCTGCTCCAAAGAGACTTTATATTGGAGCAAATAAAACAAACTTTACTGGTGCTACGTCTATAAAATCAGATGTGAAAGTTGGACAATTTAGATATTGGTCCTCTTATCTTGATAATGATACGATTAAGAAGCATTCTTTCGATGTGCAGAATTATGGTTTGCAGAGTCCTGTAGTTGAGAACTATAAGACAATCCCCGGCTTGGATTTAAAATCCGTATCAGATATTGATACTCTTGCTCTGAACTGGGACTTTGAAAGAGTAACTGGTTCGAATGCCGGCGGCGAGTTCCTAGTGGATGATTTCACCTCCGGTTCGGCAGATCTTGTTTCAAGGTATAATATCATTGGTAATGCTGTCAAAAATCAACATACCGGTATAGGTTACGGTTTTAATGGCAATGATGCGAAAGTTGTAGATAAGGAATTTATTGCGTCTGCAAAACTACAACGTCCAGATTCTCTTAATTCTGAAAATATGGTAAAAGTTCTTAAGAGAGATGATGAAGTTTATACTTTGGGAACGAGGCCAATTAAGTACTTTATTGCATTTGAAAAGAGCATGTATCAAAACATTTCTGATAAAATGCTTGAATGGTTTGCAGGGGCGAGAGATTTTCACAATTTGATAGGCGCAGGTGCGAACAGATATTCGAGCCAATATTCAGGACTTCGAGTTCTAAAGAAACTTTTCTTTGAGAAGGTAGAGAATATACCTTCATCAGAAAAATATACTGAATACTATAAATGGTTTGATAATTCAATCTTTACTTTCCTGAGAGATTTAATTCCTGCATCTGCCAACACTTCTAAAAGAATTAGAAACGTAATTGAAAGTCATCTGTTTGAAAGAAATAAATACTGGACTAAATATCCAACAATGGAATTCTATGATGCAATTCCAACTGTGGCAACAAGAGCAATCAATGAGCTTAAATATCCATGGAAGTATGGCCACCATCCAGTATCTTTTGATGAAAACAGCAACTGTTTTTATTGGAAAGAAAGAGCAGAGAGAAGTGGATCTGTTATAACTAGCGGTGATAGTTTTGTTGATGATAATCGGGGTGCTTATCTTTCTGCCTCTATAGAAAGGCTTGAGAGAGATTATGGAACTCCCATTGATTTAACTTCTGATCTTTCTATTACTGATAAAGGGATGAATAGAAAAAGGAGTTTCACATTCTATAGAAGTCTACCATCTCTTACATCACAAAAAAGAATGTATACATCACAAACACAGATAAAAGCTCTGCCTGTGTGTTTTGATGGCACAGAATTGGATAAACGATACCACGCCTTTGGTGCTGTGGTCACTGACAATACAGTTGAATTATTTGAAGGCAATCAAGTCTTTCCATTCTCAATTCTATCAGCTTCAATTAGCGGTGGCATCCACGATAAGTTTACCAGCAATATTGGTTTATCGATTGATGTGTCAAATTACCATAATGAATATTACAATGACTTTGCTTACAATGCTATGCAGGGTCCATTCACAAATAAAAGTGTGGGTGGTTTCAAAACTCTTCATCAAAATTTGAATAAAGATTTGAATGGTGCGACAGAGAGGGTTGAGAATAAGTATACTGTTTTAGAACCGGATAATAACAGAGTTTTTGTATATTCTGTTGACACAGAGCAAATTGAGAGTGATGTTGCAGCAGCAGGTAATTTAACAACCTCTCCATGGCCAAAAGAAAGATTTTGGAGAGAAGAATATGCAAAGCGACCGATTAATATCAGAAACATTGCAATTGGAACTGGCTCTTTAACAGAACTTGGAAATTATTTTCGAGAATATGATTATGTCATGACTCATGAAAACGATTACTGGTTTAGAGATCACACAGGATCTCTTCAAGAAACATCTCACACTGTAGTGAGAACTGTTGGAGATTCCAATTATCCTTATGAGCTTCCAAGAAGAGATGAGGTTAAGTACAAGACTAACATTGTCGAAAGGTTCAGTTCTCCCGGTGAAGTCAGAACAATGTCTCGTGGGTATCTCGATTTTAAATCAGAAACTAGAAGTCAATATAATGCTCTCCCGTTTAGAAATTTAAGATATAGAGAGTTTATTAATGACCATATTAGTGGTACGGTTGTTGGAAATGTAATTAGTTCAAGTATTTTGGAACTCTGAGATAATTAAATAGATGGGTATATTAGACAGCAAACCAAATACTAATCCTCGTGTTAGATTAACTTTTGAAGGTAATTCAGGATACGCTAATCAGAATAGCGAGACAATTCCTGAATCTTTCATTACTAGATCGTCAGAAGATAACTTCTATATTAATAGACCAATTCCCGCCTCCGATCATCAGTATCGTTGGATCTCCTCTTCCTTGTTATCAGATGACAGAGTTCTGTTTCCTTATGGATATGCCACCTCTTCTGCTGATATTACATTTGTCTCAAGCTCTGAGATAGCATTAGGAGTGCACACAACAAACTTTTGGACAAACCTTCTTAGCGAAACTGGTTCATTCACTGCTTCTGCCTATCAAATTGATTCTGATGCAAGAACTCTTGAGACTCCCGACGGAATTGTCATTGATGCAGTTAGAGCAAGAGGATATTTATCAAGGATGGGTCCATATGCTTTTAGCGGGCCAACTTTATCTAGAGTAGGAGAACATCCAGTAGCTCAATATATGAAAGAGAACAATAAACTCTTTATTCATGACGCTCCAAGAATCAGACAATTTAGAGATGATTCAAATAACATATATGTTTCTGGTGAAAAGAGAAATATTAATGGCATAGAGTATGAAGAACCATTAATTTCTATTAAGTATCACCCACTTATTCACAAGCTAAGTACTGCAACTTCTCAAAAGGGATTCTATGTTCCTACGAGAATGAAGTATACTCATGCCAATGATCTTGGTTATTTTGCAAACAAAGATATTGATGATAAATTAAGTGTTGAAAGTAATGTATATGTTATATATGATTCATTTACCAAGTTTTATCTTAAAGAAGAGCCTGAATTAGAAACTGTTGGGAAGTTTATCTCAATTAGATATGAGGAAACTGTGTGGCCAAAAGAGGCAACAACCTTCCTTGAGAAAGCAAGAGTTAGAACCAACTTCCAATACAATTGGAGAAATAATAGAATAGATAGAACTGAATATAGTGAGTCAAACTCACAAGGTCATAATATCCCGACAGCATCAATGTGGCCGTTAGATGCTAGGCCGGGACCATATGAGACAGATTCTTTATTTACAACAGCTTCTACTAATAACGGTGGAAACGTGGGAGAGCTTGCTTCTGTGACTTCTGTATTCCACAATGGAACAATCAGTAGATTAACAGCGAGCGCACTATTTACAATGCCAATGCCTGATTCAAGCAGTGCAGGAGTTTTCTTCACAAATGATACGGTATTCAATTTATGTTCATCATCATTTGATACAAACTTGGAAATTCACTTTAGTCTTGGTTTTGTAACAAGGGGTGTAACGGGGACATTAGGATGATTGGAATGATATTTGTTACATTGGGGGCCGCCGCAGGCGCTTTTTTAGAATCTGTAATTTTGAGCCACTTTTTTAAAGGAGAGTCTCAACCGACCTCCCAAGGATATATTGGTCTTTTAACAGGGACTCTTGGGTTTGAGTACAGTAGATATTCAAACTTCCAGAATCATTTTAATTTAGGAGAAATGACCGCTTCTACAAATCCAAATTATTCAAGACAAACGGTGACATGGTCAGAACCCGATGGAGATGGTTCAATACACAACGAAGTGGTAGTACAATTTAGTGCATCTGCAGGTCATACTGATACTATTGATTTTATAACAATTTATGATTCTGCAACAGAAGCCACTGGAAATATTTTAATTACTATATTTCCTGATAATGATTGGAACACTGTTCTTACTCCCGATAGTCCTTTAAGTGGTGGGGATTCATATGAAATTAATCCCGGTGACTTAAGAATTGGTCACGGCACGCAATTTCTCAGTTTAACAAATGCTTGGGTTTCAAAGATGACTCCCTATTTGCAAGAAAAGATGTCAAGAAAATTTTTGATGAACGAAGATATACCCGCTGCAAATGGACAATATTTAGGACTATTAACAGTCGTACCATCTTGGGATACTAACTTTTTTGATGGAACAAGTATCACTTGGAACCCTGGACAAGAGGTTACTTCTTCTGATTATAATAGAACTCCTTTATCTTGGGGTGAGATATTGAATATTTCCACCCTGCCGGCATTGAGAAATACCAACAAGATTAAAATTATTCCTAATTCTAATTGGGGAACTTTAAGAGCGCTAGGTATATGGGATGCCCCATCAGGCGGCAATCTTTTGATATATTCAATACTTGTTGATTCACAGGTAAGAGAGATGATTCCCGGTAGAGAAATTAATATTAAATCAGGCTCGATAGAAGTTTCTGAACTTAATACTGGAATAGGGTTTTAAAGAGGAAAAATGATACTAACAGGAATGGTTATAGTTTATGTTATCATGATGATAACATTAACAGTTTATGAACTTGGAAATAGTTATCCAATTACAGCAAGGGGATTAATTATCCAATTTTGTATTTGGGGTTTTATTTATTTTGCAGGCTATCAAGCCGGACAAATAAATTATTTTGATTTAAATAAACCAAAAGAGCAACATATGAACTCGGAACAAACAGAAGAGTTTTTTGGAGATTGGAAAAATGTCAAGACCAATCAATGATACAATTAACAAGCACACTCAAGATGCAAAAGCGAAAGGTAAGGACTACTCTTTAATTCCTGAATTCAACATTTCTGAGCATATTGATTACTATATTGAGTCAAATGGCGGAAATTTCCTAGCTGATAACAATTCCCTATTTACTATCAATGGTGGTCAAATTGCCGATTCTGGTGAGGATCAGTTTGCAAAAGTGTATTCAAATTCAGACTTCCTTAAGGATTTCGCAAGAGTAAGAAAAGAACATAAAGACGAGGCACTACCAACAAGAATTGATTTGAAAGCCTCTGCGATCATGAAGTTTGTTCCCTATGAGGGCTTCTATCCAGTTGAAAGGTGTGTAAAGTTGTCAGAGCTTTTTAGTCAAAGTTATGGAGACAACATTGAATTAACAGGCACAGAAGCAAATTATAGAACAGCCATTCAACCATTATTTGCTCCCGGTATTCTTTTTAATTCAATCAAGAGTGGTCTCGGTGTTTCAACGTTGTTGATGAGTGGTTCTTCTTTTATGATTGACACTGAATATGGGGATATTCAACATACAGCAGGTGGGAATAAAACAGCAAGATGGTATTTGAATTCTTTTCCAACCAGCACTGAAGCTATAAAAGATAAAGTTAAATTAAAGAGACCATTTGAGACAATCTTGGAACCGGAAAGATATTTAGCTGAAACCTATATTCGTGATAATATTATTCACCCCTCTGGGATTCTTGATAGCACTGCCTCATTGGGATCTGGAAAACCACTATATTCAATGGCGGCTCACAATTTTGTTGCCTCTACAATTGACTTTTTTATTAGAAACAAATCTCTATCATCAATTGTGTCTGCTGATGATAATGACGCCTCCTTCTTTAATTTTGAATTGAAAAAAGAGTATAGGATGAGATTTTGGCTTCGCGGTTGCGATAATTATGATTTGGTTTCTATCATTGATAATGCACAAGCTGACGCAATCTCTGACTTTGTCACTCTTGGTTGGGCAACTGATGAAGGTAACAAGATTCATAGAGCTTCCATGGCTATGGCTAAAAATAGTTCAAGGGCCTATTCTCTACCAAATTTTGAGATGTATGAAAGACCATTTTTTGACACTGGTTCATTAGATGATACTTTGCAAGCAACTGATTATTCAAAAGCAGAATCATATATTCATGGAGGATCAGCTTTTGGACCTCCAATCAACTCCGCAATTATATTGGGCTTTCAGCAGGGTGGAAATAACGCCGGTTGGGGTCCATTTGGTGATCTAACCTATACAGCTTGGACTCCCCCTTATTATGAAGGTTTCGCGTACGTTGATTTGATTTATAAACCTGATGATAATGGCACCCTTCACAAAGATGGTGTTGATAGAGGGTCAGTTAGAAAAAGTCTGACAGATATTTTAAATAATGTAACAGCTTCCTATTTTCGATATTCTCAAACACCAGTAGTAGATTATTATAATTATGACTTTAGCAATAAAGTGATTTCGTCTGATGATATCACTGGAAGTGATATGTCAATAGGAAATACTGGAACAACTTATGCCACTACTACAACTTCTATTACAATGCAAGTGGCAGATGTCATGAATTTATTCGGAACTATCAAGAACAAGAGTGTAAGTTATGATGAAAACGGGAAAATAATATCTGTTGATGATGATACTACGGCAGGAAATAGATGGGTTATAAGTCCTAAATGGGAATTGCCAATTTTTGATTATACAAATTCTTGTATATCTGATTTACCCACATCGGGTTCACAAAATATTGGCAGAGGTGTGTGGCATAATTATGGAGAGGATCTCCTTCCCGAACAAGGGTTATTTATGCAAATGACTGATTTCCCTAAGAAGTTCTTTAAGAAAGAAGATGCTGACACAATACCATCTGTTGTTGTTGAAACTAATACCGACACTACTGGCTCTTTTGCTGATGCAATCGGATTCACCCCCGAAGCCGTTAAGCTGGGACAGCTTAACGAGGGGTTTACTGTATCGGAAGCGATCGTTGCAATACCCTTTATTGATAATGGCAATGATAGGGAGTTCTTTAAGCTAGATCAAGATTTGGTTGATTTAGCCATTCTTGGTGATACGTTCACTCTTAATGGAAGAGAAATTGCTGCAGGAATGTCAGTGAATAAAACAGTAGAATCAATGAAGAAATATGTTGTGCCACCCAAATTTGATTTTGTGAAATATAATGGAAAGGATGGAAAAAATAAAGTTGATCCAATTGTAATGTATTTCTTTGAATTTGATTATTCACTCTCAAGAGAAGACTTAAAGCGAATTTGGCATAATATAGAACCACAAGCCAAAATGATGGAGTCAGAGGTAACCATTGGTCATGAATTATTTGATAATGAATTAATGTCTGAATTTGAAGATAGTGTCCGTTGGATGGTATTTAAAGTTAAACAAAAAGCGGAATGGAATTATTATAGCAAAACCGCTGATTCATCTGATGACAAAAGATTTAAATTCAAGCTTGGTGTTAACGATGCTGTGGCCGAACCAGATTATTCATATAACTGGCCATTTGATTTCATGTCAGTAATTGAGTATGGAAAGTTTGATGTCGCAGTTACTATTGAAACTGAAGAAGAATCATTACGCCGCCGCTCAAACTTCATTTCAACAAAGAAATTTAACAAAGAGATAGTTGAACAAATTGATATTAGAGAAAGGCTGAAGAACTCTAGTTTGGGAGCTAAGGCTCTTAGAGGGAGCGTTGTTTCGAATACTACTTCTAGAAAAATAAAAGGAGGTGATGTCCAAGAAGTTGTTAAAAGAATTAGTAAATTACAAAACAACAATAAAGTTCAAAACAAGGAAGAAGAACTTAAGCAGGCTCGACAGGAACAACCTGCTGGCAGCGGAGCCGATATCAGGACGATTAAGCTGCCAGGCTCTCTTAAAGATAACTAAAGGAGAAAGATGTTTAAAAAAATAATATTATTATTAATGATAATTGTGATCTCATCATGTGGGCTATGTCAGCAAACACTTGATCTGCCAGATACAAAAGAGCCAACTGTAGAAATTATTACAGATGAAGATAATGCAGATAGAGGAGTGCTATTATATAAATCTCTTCCTGTTGAAGTAGATAATTTTGTTGAAGAGCAGAAAGAAGAGGTCTGCGAGTTTGAAGTTGAAAGATATACTTCTGAAACAATAGAGATTAAAAGGAATGCAGTTCAGGGTGTTTATGTTAATTTAAACGAAGAGTTTAAGGAAAAAATACTTTACTGGGCAAGAACCAAGGCCCGCCAATCGAAATATGTTTTTGTTAAAGACAATCTTCTTTATGTTGCAGCAGGATCGCCGTTAAATTTTATTGACTGGGCAATTGTAGATATTGATAATCAAGATATTCTATGGGGCGAAGACTTTTTTGAATATGGAAAAAGAATGAATTTTGATGGAACCATCAACCTTCGAGAGTATTTCACAGAACAAGAAATTATATTCAATGTGGAAGGAAGAGGTAAATCCCCCGGTCAAAGAACTCATGTTGGTTTTTATATTGATTTTCTGTTTTTAAGTAATTGTGAAGAAACTTAATAATAAAACTTATTAAAATAAGAAAAGAGGTTTCTTTGCATGTCATTTTTAGACAATAAAGAAGAGGTTGTAGTAATTGAATTAACTCCTCATGGAAAGCGTTTGATGAGGGACGGTAAATTCAAACCAACCTTTTATTCATTTGAGGACGAGGGGATTATTTATGATTCTCTCTATGTAGATTTAACGGAAAATCAATCGGATGTTGAAGGTAGAATTTTGGACAATTCTGTTGTCACAGATCCTTTACCTGTAACATATGGCATTGAGACAAAATTTAGTCGCAAATCTAATGCAGCAACGCAGCATGAAAATGATCGGACCTATCTGGCCTCTCTGTACAGTCTGGGGACATCTGAGCTAAAGAACCAATATGCCCCTGCGTGGGAGGTGGATGTGCTTAGGGGTGAGATTACTGGCTCCTATGCGTACATCACAGGTAGCGGTGCAGATTCAATCTGGGATGTTCCCATACCGCAGATCACCCTTGCTACGCCAGAAATTAATCTAAATATTATCAATGGTATTACAGAAGTTCTTTTAGAGAAACTTGATTTGGGTGGATTGATTCAAGGGCTAGACTATGAAGTTCTTGAGGAGGACAACGCAATCATTGAAGTTACAAATGATTATCTCCTTATAGAACTTGATGAAATCAATTCCGTATTTAAAAATGAGAATTTTGATGTTGAAGTCTTCCTTGTTGAAAGAGATGAATCAGTTACTGGGTCGAATGAAATATTGAGCCCTTTGTATTTTGAACCAACAGTAGTGGAAGGGGATATCTGGGTTCCTCCTTCTGAAGATGCTGATAGAGATCTCGTGCCAGAAGATGTTGAGTATTATCTTGAAATTCTAATGGATTCAGAGATTGAAGAAGACATTTTATGCAAATATACTCAACCAGAGAAGAGAAAGGGTATTTATGGGAATAGGCTAACTGAGTGCGAAGATCAACTAATCTCCGACAACACTATTTATGATACAGATAATGACCAAGAAGAGGAAGAGTGCTAATGTTTCATAAAGAAGATCTTCCACCAATTTTAATTGAAAAAATAACTCTTGAGACCGTAAGAAGTGATTCTAGAAAAAGAGTATCTCCTCACATAGAAGATGATGTTGAAGAAGATATTACTAGAAATAGACATGGCCTCCGACAAAGAAGACAAAGTAAACAGGGCAGAGACAAGATAATTGAATCTTCTATTATTGAACAACAATTTGCGAATATTGATTCTCAATTTGATTCTCTTAGTCAATCTCCAACAAGTACTTTAAAAGTAACTTTAGATATGCTCTTGCAAGATGTTGTGCAGGATGATAGTGTTCTTATGTCATTGCTAGACGATGAGATGATTAGAAAATATCTTAAAATCTCTGTTGTTCAAATAACAGATAGCAATGTCTTAAAAGAATTTATTGATGGGTTTGATGACTTATCTCCTCAAGATTTGAATATTTTGAAAGTGCTGGGGAAGGTTAGTTCAAAGTCTATCTCTCTAGAAGAAAATCAGATTTCTACTAACTCACAGCAAGAAGGATCAATTCCCACACAAAGTTTAAAAGTGGAGGGAACTACTGTTGAGGATGTCTTTAGTTCGCAACCAACACATAGCGTTTCTTTTAAAGTAGTTTTTGAAAGCAAAGATCCTTTTCCAAAAGAGTTGTTCTATGTTGTGTATACTCATATAGACATTGAAGCCCTTGCCCAGGATTTTGAATTTGAGATTGGAGATTCTTTTAAAAATATTAGTTCGAACTTGATTATAGAAACAGCTATTCAAAAGGGTGAAATTACTTCTGAGGGATTTTTATTTATTAGCAAGAATGGAGATATTTGGAATGGTCTTGTAACTCTTGACGATGAAGGCAAATATTTCAAATATGATACTCTTGAAGAATTAAGTGTTAGAACTGTTCCCCACAACGTGATTCAAGACTTCCGAGAAGTTGATCAAATTAAAAGAATTAATATTGATTATAATTTTATTGAAAGAGAGCTAACTAAGACAATTTTCTCTGGTCGTGTAAATAAAGAAATAGAAACAAGAAGTAAAAACAATTTCTTTTCTGAATTGTGTTTGACAATTGATGAGGATAATAACACAAGAGGTTCTCTCTCTTTTGATATAAGAGAATTTCTTGAATCAAAATCCGCTTATGGTTCTCTGCTTTCTGGCAACAACATAAAAAGATTAGATGAGATTTACAATAGAACTAAAATTAAAGAGCTTTTAATTTATAGAACAAGAATTAGAAACGATAAAGATATTAACAAGTTGGGAGTTTTAAATTTCACAACTGCTCCTTTTGAAGATGGTAAGGAAGAGTATGAATTAGTTATTTCTACTGGTGAAACAAATCCCGGCAATCTTATCTCTGCTAATACTGATGCTGGTTTCATCAGAGCGATACGATCATATCATCAGGGTGGTAATGTTGGGAAGCAAATTAAGACTTATACTTTCTTAGATAAAACTTTCGAAAAAATTACTTATGGACTTTATAGATATAAAATTGTTGTTAAGGTAGAAGATGGTGCTCTTAAATTTTTGGAAGATTCTCTGAAGACATTAGAAGACACCAGAGTTACGCTCCAAAGATATCAAGCAGAAGCTTCAAATCCTGAGTATTATTCAATTTCAACTGATCGGTTTACCCCGAAATTTATTGAGGATCAGAGAAGGAAATACATCACAACTCATAGTTCTAATGATGCTCCTTGGATTAAAACCGTTATTGATTTTATAACCATGGTGGAATTGTTTGGTGGTAAAGGAACTTCAAGACTTGATCTCTTATACAAATTAGTCGCTCCCGAAACAGGAAATCTTTCTGGTATAAGAACTCTTGACACTCTGTATGGTAGAGTGATAGATCAATTAAAAATGTTGGTTGGTGGAACATCCTCTAATAGAACATCAACTTTTCCTAAGAAGAGTGCTGTGAGGAGAAAGTCAGAGTATACTGGTGTTCTTGAGGGCAGCAGAACGTTTTATGATGTCATTGATGCTGATATTTCAATAGATAGTGGTCTTGATTTTCTTGAGTTCTCAACTGTCAAGAATGAGAACAAGACTGGTTTAAAGACTCTTTCTGGAGAGGCTTACCGAGAAAGAGTAGAAGAAGAAACTCAAAAATATTTTCATGATGCACAAGGTGTTGTTGATATTATTTCTGATAGAAGAGTATATGCGGAAGCATTATCCCTTGAATCCACTAAATTAACATATTTAACTCCATCGAGAATCGTTAACAAGTTTAATGGCAATATTGATTTAACTAAAAAGAACTCTTCGCAATGGGATAAGAATTATATGAACAAAGCCTTTATGTTCTTAAGTGATAAGAGACAAAAGATTGATGAGAGAGATATTGCTCAAGTCTATGATAAAAAATCACGAGAGAATAACATTGTCTTCTTAAAAGAAGAGAGTGCTGATAAGAAAGGGTTTAAATATAAGAATTCTCGTGATATGCTTGGAACTTTATTTAAAAATGAGCAATCTAATACTGTCATAGCAAATAACAAGGAAGAGAAAGAAGAAGTGAATGATAACAATGGTATTGTTATTTCTGTGTTGCATGATAAAAGTAGCAAGAGATTGTATGGAAACAGAACAAATTATTCTTCTAAACAACAACCCGTTAAATATGATGTGAACAGTTCAAGAAATATCCTTGATGTGAGAGATTTCACTATTAAAGAAATAGAGGAACTACCCAATCATATTAAATCAATATTGGGTGGTACTAGCGGTCATGAGAATGTTAAGGATAATATTTTTGTTAATCCAACAGAGCGCTCTCTTAAAGAAGTTGATACTGAAAATAAATCATCTTTTGATTTTAATTATAACTTATTGAAAGTTGTTGAAGTGTTAATTGGTTATAAACGAAATAACGATCATCGAATAAATATTAGAAAACCTTCTTGGAAAAGACTAACAATTAATATTTATAATGATGCTGTGGGGTTTGAAATGATTTGTCGATTGCGCAATTATAATGGCAAGGGCATTGAAAACAACTATATAAATGACATGTCAATTAAAACATATAATGACTATTTCATTATAACTCCCCTGAGAACAATTGCTCCTCCATCAACTGGTGAAGGAACAAATGTACTCGAAGAGATTGAAAGAGAACTTGCGGAGAATATTCTTATTGCTTCTGGACAGCTTCCCGAAGGGGGAATTCCCGATCAAGTGGAAGGGTTTGAAATACCGTTGATTGTAAGAGAAGAAAATGCAAAGCGCGATAGAGCGATTCAGAAGAAAATGCAAGAGGTTGATGACGAAGTTAGTGGTATTCCAGCCAAACATGTTAGTACAACAGTTCTAAGAAGGAAGTTATAATGCCTGATGAAAAGCAGCCAGGGTACGAAAGACTATCCAAGGCGCAGAAAAAGGAAATCATAAAAGGGGGTAATGAACAAGAAGGAATTGTTGTAACTGAAAACAAGGCTGCAAGAATCTTGCCTAGCAGTTTATTAGAGAACAATGCTGATGAAGAACAGCAAGAAGAGCAAGAGCTTCCTTCTATCTTTAAGAATATTGATCGCTTTAAGAATCTGACAGATTCAGAAAAAGAAGCTATGGCTAACGCAAGAAATAACCCGCCATCCGTTTCTGAAATTTTAAAAAGATTTTATGAAAATTATCCAACCTCACTTAACGGTAAAAGAACTACCATTATTGACAAGGGTAATTTTACTCCCGGTGTAGCAGATATAGTTGCGAATATTTTTGAGACAAGTGCAGCAACTAATCCAAATGAAGAGATTAGAGATTTCTTTAGAGACCGTTCTGGAAAATATTGGTATAAGACTTCTAACAATGAACCTGTTTTTTTGAACAGAGAATTAAACAAAAGTGACAACAATCCATATTTTGATATTTTAGTTAAGGAAGAAGCTACCATTAAAATCTCTACTGGTGATTTTTATCTTGAGAAGACACCAATGAGATTGGTTCCTGCAACAAACACTTTTGCAGACTCACAAGGAAATCTGGATGTAAACAGGTGGAATGCGTTTCTAAATGGCGGAACATATTCTGGATACACCCACACTCCTCTCTTTGAACTTGGAGTTGAATTTGAAGATCATGTCACAAGTCTCCACCGCCCATATACTGTCAAAGAATCAAAGATAGTTGATATTGGTATTGGAGTCAACACCATTGAAGTAAACCCTGAGTATCATTTCTTAATTGATAATTTTGAAACAATTTCTGGGTATCAAGGTGTTTTAGAACACAACATGCCAAACTTATATGCTCTTGCTTCGCAACTGGTTGAGGGTAATGAATATACTAATGGTGACAAAGTTTCATTAAAGCTTAATACGCTATTCGGCAAACTTCAAAAAATATTGGCTACGATTACAAATAATGGTCAAACTGAAATTGTTGACTTTGATCAATATTTTGACGCATGGGCTGAAAACGTATTGAAGTTAACACAAAGCCAGAGACAGGAACTTCGGAGGAGATTCAAGTATCAAATTTTTACACAAGAAGATTTGGAGCTTATAAGAAAGAAGGATTTTTATAAAAGATCATTATTAACGCCTTGGAGTGTTTATATTAATTTTGCTACTGATGTAACAACGGAGATAGCAGAAGTTTTACAGGAAACAAAATATAGCAAGAAGTTTATTTCTTCAATCGTTAAAAACGAAGTTGCTACAGCAGAATTTGGAGAAGACTTAGGTTTATTTAAAGAGAAAGAGTTTAACGTTTTTAATGAAAACATCTTAATCAGTGATACAGGAACTGGTCGCCAAACTGCCAAGAAAATTATAGAACATGATATTTCATTACTTAAAACTTTTGATGTTTATGAGTGGTGGGATAATCTTGAAGCTGAAGTTAGTTCATTAAAATATGCTGCCGCGAAAGTAGAGCCCTCCGATTTCATTAGACAATCATCAGAAGGTGGTCTCGCACAAGTAGCTGCTAATCAGGAAAGAGATTTTTCTGAAGCAATTGCTGAAGCAAACGAAGATGAAGATGAAGTTGTTTCTAAAATTAGAGGTGCACAAAAAAGCAATCAACTCTCTGGTGGCGGCATTACGAATTTTGAAGATGTACCTACATCCGAGATCAAGGTCTCCGATTATGCCAAAAAGAGTAGTGAATTACCCGGTCGTAGAAGCAAACCTACAACTGTACTAAATGAACGAGATTTGAAAGATTATGGAGTTGCTTTTAACATTGAGCCGATTCCTTCTGCTACCAATCCTGTTTTAGAATCTTTGAGAAAGATTATTTTTGCAGGAAAGCTCAACAAGATTGTGCAAAAGTACTTTAGAACACACAGTAGATTCCTTCGAGGCGAGATGTCCTATTCAGAAACAATACTGTATAAAGTTTCTAAATATCGTGTTGTTGATGGAGAAACAGATAACATTCCAATACAAATAACATATTTACCAAATTCTAATGAAATTGATTATCTTGAATTTATTGATACTCAAGTTAAATACAACAAAGATTATGAATATGATATTGTTGCTTATCAAGCAGTAATTGGAACTGCATATGAATACCGAAACGTGTTTGGTGAACTAAATCAAGTTCATATTAATAGCGATGGTTCTGCTGATGTTGTTGTGATCTCTAGACCAAGCATTAAGATAATTGAAATGCCATATCATGTTGACTCGGTTAGAAGGGTAGTAGATAGCCCGCCCATTCCACCTGAAGTTTCATTCATGCCAATTAAAGATGTCAAGGATGAGTTTTACATTCAATTGACTGATGGTGTTGGAGAAAGGGTTGAAGATCCGGTCGCAATCCTCCCAGAAGACCAAGATAGAATTGAGCAAATGTTAAAAGCTCAGAGAGATGAATTAGAAGACGGAATGGTTGTTTATGATGAAGACGATATTATCAAAACATATCAAATTTTTAGGATAACGAGCAAGCCTGAAGTCATAGAAGATTTCTCAGAAAACCTCTACGCCGTGCTGCATACTAATATTCTCTTAAACGAATTTAGATATCTATCTAATATAGCGTTCAAAGATAAAGTTCGAGCGAACGTTAAATATTATTATATGGTCCGAAGCATAGATTATCACGACAATATGTCTAACCCTTCTTTCATTTATGAAGTTGAAAATGTTCTCAACTCTGGTGCAACTTATTTAAAAGTAAATGTTATATATTTGAATGGTGAAAGAGAGAAGAGCAAAACCAAAAAAGTGAGACGCTTTATGAAGATTGCTCCTTCCTCTATACAAAAGGAAATAAACTTAGACAGATTAGATTTGGAGAATCTAGATAAGGTGAATAAAAATGTCTTATTGGGAGACGAAGAAAACTCTGTTTGGGATCGAGAGATTAAGATCAGATTGAGTTCTCGTTCAACTGGTAAGAAAATTGATTTCAATATTGTAATGTCTCATGGCATTAAAGAAAAGAATTTTAAAGGAATTGCAGGAAAGAATAAGTCAATTCCCGATTCTAGACGCGGAGAGAAAACTGTGCTAGAATATGCTAATTTAATGGAAGAAGATAAAAAGAAGTAGGAGCATAATTTAATATGGCATTTTTACCTAATAACGGGTCAATTATTCTTGACGCTGTTTTGACTGACGAAGGAAGGGCAAGACTAGCACGAGGAGATAACTCTTTTAAAGTTGTTAAATTTTCACTCGCAGATGATGAAATTGATTATTCATTATATCAAAAGAATCATGCATCCGGTTCTGCTTATGCAGATTTGGATATCCTCCAACTCCCAGTTATGGAAGCGTGGACGGATAATGCTGCAAGCGCTAAGTATAAGTTGATTTCAATCCCCCGCGACAACCTTCTGTATCTGCCTGTGGTGAAGTTGAATAACGTCTATGATGGTGCTACTGCACTTCACTCTCTTGGCTTGTACGTCGCTGCTGTGGACGCTAACACCGAGACTGATTTCACGCCGAGCACACAAGGGATTATGTATTCAGAAAATCCTGATTCTGGTGGATCATATGTTCGTGTAGATCAAGGGTTGGATACTTCTGATGTTTCTCCCAACAGACTTCTTGACAGTTCTCTTGTAGAAACACAATACATTGTATCGATTGATAATCGTCTCGGTGAAATCGTGACAAAAGATGGCAAAAATCAAGCGAGACCCTCTTTCATTGACGACGACAATATTGCTTACTATTTCTTCTCACTTGGGACTGATGTAGATTTCGTATCTGAGAATACAATTACAACAAGCGACGGTCAGGTGATTGCAGGACCAAGAGGTACTTATTTAGAGCTTAAGTTGTTTAGTTCTTTGGAATTAAATACTAGCGAATCCTTATTTGATGATCTTGGATCAACTACAACCATGACAAATAAAAATAACGGAACAACAAATATTAAATATATTGATTCATTTGTTAGTATTATGGGAGCTACTACTGGCTATAAAGTTGATGTTCAAGTTAGATGGATTAAAAAGTATACACCATAAGGAGTAATTGATTAGATGGCTATTTATAAGAATTTAGAAAGAAAGGATATTGCTACCACAAGGCAGTTGCTGCATGAAGCAATTCCAATTACTGGTACAATCGTTTCTGGCACTTACTCCGATGAGAATATCTTCAACTATAGTCATGGGATGTTCCAAAGTGTATACGATTACCCTTATCTGTCTTCATCAGCCAATCACTTGTTTGATATTACAGTAGGATATTCCAACAACTCATCGCTTTCCTCATCAACTAATCCTGAGAACGCCAAGAAGATTAATATTTATAATCAGATGGCACAACTTTTAGTGGGGTATGATATTACTGGTTCAATTCTTGAATTTGACCAAGATGGAGACATTGCTGCTGGTGGAACGAAATTAAAAGAATGTGTTTTTGTTAATTTTTCAAGACTCATTCAAAAAGATGAGATCAAGAAAGGAACACTCAATCTACAGTTATATACAGGTGGAACTCTTTCTGGAGCGCTATCAGCATCAACAACTGTAACAGATTCGGGAGCGCAAAATAACTACCGCGTCAACTCTCCAGTTGGAGAATATGCGATATTATCAGCTTCCAGTGGATTTTTCTCTGGTAATCTTGGACCAAGTGTAGGTTTGATTTATTATCAAGCTGGTGTTGCAGTGCTGACAGCTTCTCTATTTGATGTAACGGGTTCTGGTGATGCCTCACAAGACATTCAAGATTTTGGTACTTTTGCTAGTTCATCCGATATTAATGCGGTTTTAACAGGCGCAACAATTCAGCATACTTGTGATGCATTGCGTTCAAGATGGAAAGATCTTGATTTTAACAACACTGTAGAATTGAATTCAACAATCTATTTTGTTCGCGCGAATCACAATGAGTTTAATTATTCAAGTAACCCGACTTATTTGAGTTCTTCAAAAATCCGTGTTAAGAGTACAACTCAAGACGAACCAGTAACATACATTACTACTGTTGGACTTCATGCTGCTGATGGTGCTTTGCTGGCTACAGCTAAACTGTCAGAGCCAATCAAGAAGACCTCAAGCAATGAGATCATTCTTAGAGTAAGAACGGATTTCTAATGCAACATATTATTGATAAAGAAGAAGCTCTTGTCGAACAAAATACGAGTTATCGAGAGCATCGGATGATTTCTGATCAATATAAAATTCTAGCAACAAAGTTCTATAATAAAATTTCTCATCGTCTTTCTAAGTTTGATGGGAATTTTTTGGAAATTGGAACATTCAATGGAATGGGAACCTCTAATCTTGCCAAAGAGTTCCCCGAAAAACAATTTTATGTAATTGATCCTTTTATTGAAGATGGTAATACAGGCTATATTGTAAACTCCTCATTAACCTCGCAGAGAAGAAATGCTCTGGCAAATTTTGAAGAACTTGAAAATATAGTATTGTTTGAAATGCGAAGTGATACGTTTAAAGATAAATGGATTGACAAAGTAGAAGATATTGATGTTATTTTTATAGACGGCTCTCATATTTATGAAGATGTTAAAAATGATTTGGAGATAGTTGATCAAGTTTTAAAAATTAGTGGATATGTTTTTGTTGATGATTATCAAATTGAAGGTGTTAAAAAAGCATGTTTAGAGTTTTTGGATTCCCATGATAATTATGATAGAGTCGAGGAAGGCGTATTTAGAAGAATTAAATAAGGGTTTGATCAATGGAAGAGCTTGGAGCATATGTTTGCAAAGCCAACATACCATCAGAAGGTTTAGAACATAATAGGAAAAAGAAGGGGTTTGCTCTTGGCTTTAGAGTTCTTTTTGAAGAATCTGTCAAAGACGGTGAGTTAGGGATTTTCTTCCCATTCGGTGCTGCACTGTCTGAAAAAGTAATAAATATAATCAATAACAATTTATCTTTAGCTAAAACCATTTCCATTAATAGAGTGGGGCATGTTATCCCTATTAGTTTAAATGGATCTTTTAGTGAGGGTGTTTTTATTTCAATGAAACACGCCCGACATCTTTTTAGACAAAAAATAAATGAAGGATACAAAATTACTTCTAATAATCATTTGACTATTATTGGTAAAACAATGGATGTTTTTGCGCATGATTTGCGGAACAATCTCAAAAACCTCCCTATTGGTTCAATAGTATATTGTGTAGAGAAGATTGAAGGAAAGAATGTTGATATTGAATTTAGAAAAACAATTTTTGGAAGGATGAAATATAAGATAAATTCTGATTTGCACAAAGAAGAAGTTAAAAGAATTCTTACTAATGTTATTTTTAATGAAAAGGGAAAGATTATTATCCACCCCAAAAATGGTGAGATTTTTAATTTTAAAATTATTGGGAGGGATGGGCATGGAACTTCTTTTAAAACTCTAGAAGTACTAAAGCCTGCCACATTAACAAAAGAATTTCAAAGAAAGATTCCATTTGATTATAATCTTAAAGATGCTGATGTATATTTAACTTCAATAAGAAGAAAGATTTCAAAAAAGGAGATAATTAACTATACTTGGAAGGTTATTGAAAACAGAGCTTATGAAAATAATCTTAAAACAGTCCCTCTATTAAGAGAGATGAAAGTTGTTGAACATAATAAGTTGCTAATGCAGTGTGTTGGTTTAACTGATACCCGCTCGTCAATTAACAACTTTGCTTTTAAAAAGGGCATCAATTTGTTTATTGAGCACGAAGAGAAAATAGATAGAATTCCATATTATTCATTTAAATATATTGATGCTTATTATAATTCAACCTTTCTTTGCAGAGCAAACTTTGATTTGGGTTTTTAATGAAGAAGGATAAGTAAATGGCAGGTATATGTTTTTTTTATGAGGACTCTGATGTTGATGTGTGGTCTGGTCATAATCTTGATGCGTGGAACTATGCTATTAAAGCCTCTGGTGGTATTAATAAGATAATCGTTGTAAATAAGACTGATCAAGTTCTTAACACTCCTGATGGTAATTTAGATTTTCAAGTGGTGTCTGAACTTCCGATTTTAGAGGATGCAATATATTTGGTTTGTCCATGGGAAGCTAACGAGTCATCAATCTCTCTTTGGGATTATGATCACTCCGCCGATTGGTATATTTTTGGACCTGCTCGTGGTTGGGTTTCCGAACCGAGAGAAAAGGCACAAACCATACATATTCCACAATCTGGGATTGGTGCTTTGCACTCTGTACACATAGCATCTGTTGTAATGATGCATAGATATAAGGTTTTATTATGACTGTAGTGTTAAACGACGGTGAAGTTATAAATTCGGCGGACGCAACCACAGGTTTCAATGTTGGCAACATCAGCACCGATGATGATTTCGTTGAAGGAACTGGAGCTATTGGTCTGAAAGGGTCGCTCGGCCTTAATGAAATATACACGACTTCATTGGGAGCGGGCGCCCCATATGGTTTTGATGAAGGTAGTGGTGCTGACTTTGCTAATCATATTATAATGTGGTTCAATACAAAAACTTCAGTAAACACTACCACAGGTATTCAAATTGTTGTCGGAAATGGCACAGATCGGGGTCGGTGGAACGTTATACCTTCCGGATTTTATAAAGGGGGATTCATTACTGCTGTTATTGACCCGGCTCGGGATTTTGATGCGATTTCAGCAGGCACATGGAATCTTACAGGGAATCCGGGCCAGCTTACTAGCATTTCTGAAGTTGGTGGTGCATTTACTACATTGACTTCTATCATGGGTAATTTCAATAACATTCAGTTAGATCAGATGACCCTCGGTCGTGGTTTGCGAATATATGATGGATCCGCTGGTTCACCAAATACTTTCGAAGAGGCAAGAGCACAAGACGAAGATACATCATTTTGGGGGTGGTGGTCATCTAAAGCAGGAAGTATTGTCGGTAAAGGTGGCCTAACGATTGGCCCTGCAACTGGGTCTGTTTCATGCAATTTTGATTCTACTGCGGAAAGTATTGTTTTTGAAGATGAACGTGTTTCCACGAATTTTTATAACATTAATTTAGAGGGGTCGGACACAGATGTGATGTTTGATTTGATAAGCATTAGGGCTGCCGATTCCAGTATGGCTCGTTGGAATTTTGATGCTGCCAACCGTGGCGAGCCCAAATCTTTCTCGGATACGAACGGCGTTTGGGCCGGTGCTAATACATTAGCATTTCATTCCGCCAGCACATTAACGAATACGACATTTATTGATTGTACAACCGCCACACAGAATTCTGGGACTTTAACAGGGATCTCTGTTTTGAGTGCCGATACCACGGATGGGGTTGCTTTCCTTCAAGTTGATGCCCCTCAACTACTTACTAATTCTTCTTTTGAGTTCTCTGCAGGTCATGCAATTGAACTGACAGAACCTGGAACATCATCATTTGCTGGTAATACGTTTACTGACTATTCTGGAGCGCTGGGGTCAAATTTAACACCAGCGTCAGGTTCAACCGGTGCCGCAATTTATAATAACAGCGGGGGTGGGGTTACTTTAAACATTCCACCGGGGGATGATATACCAAGTGTTCGAAATGGTGCAGGCTCATATACAGAGATTGCTGTAGGAGTTACTCATACAACAACTGGCTTAATTTCAGGTAGTATTGTTAGATACATTCAGTTGAGTGATACTTCTGTGCTACTAGACACAGGTTCATCTGGTTTAGGAATTGTTGAATATCCATATTCATATAGTTCCGATATCGACATTTGCATTTCAGTACTTTCATTAGAATATCAAATCGAGCAATTTGATATTACGCTTGGCAACTCAGACGCAACGCTGGTTGTGGGGCAAGATGTCGATCGCATTTACAATAATCCATAAGATTTTAACTTTTAGAGACAAAATCACTATTTATATATGAAATTAACTTTCATTAGAGGAAACATGAAAAATGGCAAAGTTGGTCGATCCGGATTCCCTAAACAGGGCCACAGAAATTGTATTCAATACTGGTACAAAAACAATTCAGTTGGTTGTAGCAGGCAACCTTGATGATACAGCCCCCGGTAAAACCTCTGGTGTTACCCTCCAAGCTGTTTATTCTAAATGTAAAGAGTTATGGCAGTCTGAAACTTCTGACCTCGGAAGGCTTAAGTTTCCTTTTGACCCAATTACTGAGGTTAAATTCGATCTTATCAATACTTGGGATTGGGAAGATCAACAAACTAAAGATCTAATTCGTGACGGCGGCTGGTCGTTGCGTGATACTGCAGGTGTTGCTACCGAAGAATACATGGGCATTATTTCTCTCGGTACTATGGATGATTCTGGTGCTGATCTTGGATACTATCAACAGATTTCAGGATTTAATCAAGTAACTTCTTCTTTTGATAAGACTGGTGAAATTAACGAACCTGTTCAAATTTCTGGATCTGGTTTTGATTATGATTCATTCTTCAAGATTTATCTCCGAGAACAAGCAAAGCTTTATGACGAGTCGAATCTTTTGAGTGATCAGGATATTACAAGTCTTGACTATACTGTTTATCGTATTCCTCTCGCAAACACTGCTGATCCAAAAGTTACACAAACAGATGGTTATATTGATGGCAATACGCCATACACTGGTATGACCATTGATTATCTTACAGGTAGTTTATATGAAACATATACGTCAGGGACGAATTATGTAATTGGTGATGTTGTCCAAGACACAGACTTAAGGTGGTATCGTGCTAACACTGCGCACAATGGACCTGCAACACGAACACCCTCCGCTTCACTTTGGGATGCTTATATTGGCGAAAGACAAATTGGTTCGTCATATTATGCCTATAATAGAATCGTTGAAGGTAATTCGGGTTCTCTAGAAGAAATTTATGAATTCTGTCAGAGAGAGTTAAGACGTGATGGTGAAGTAAATGATGATGTAAGTGGTGATGCTTATGGTATTGTTTCTGGTGCTATTGCCGTTCCCTTCTGTACATTTGTTGGTGACACCTTGCAAACACAGGGTGGTGTCTATATTGATAACTTTGATGTAAATGATACGAACAGAATTCAGCTTTTTGATATTACAGTTGATGGTGGTGGTATTGATACTGAATTAGTTCCTGTAACCACAACTCAAAGAACATTCCCATTCGTTGCTGCTGGTACAATGACCTTTAATGATGAATTAGTAAATGATGCTAATGCAACATATGTTATGTACTTCACCAATGATGATGCCGGCGATGATGCCGGCAATGATTTTGATACTATTAATGCCATTGTTGTAGAAGATAATAATGGTAATGATATCTCTGGAACAATTACTGTTTCCGATGTTGCATTTGATTTCGATTATGACGGCAATGTCCAAAGGGGTGCTATTTCATCAGGAACAGATGCCCCAGTAACTATTGTTGCACAGGGTCTTGATGGTGCACAGTGGGTTTCCGCTGAGTTCACAATTTCAAGAGCCACTGGACTTAGTTTCCCGGTCAACGCCGCGAAAGAGCGTGTTTACAATAATCCTTAATGGTTAGATGAGAGATTTAAATGGCTATTACTCTTAAAGATATTAATAACTTGTTGCTGCCTGGATTTCCTCATAGATTTCGACTTGAGAAAACAAAGGCAGAGGTTAGATATCGTCTTTATCGGAAGCGCAAGGAAGCGCAGGATGGTGTCCCTTATGATCTTGAAGAATGGATAATTGATTTCTTTGAAGAACAGGAAGATTTCCTAGGATGGGAAAATTTTGCAATTTATTGGGATGTTCATTATGAAGAAGGAGTTTGGGTTACTTTTATAAGAGACCACTCTGAATATGATGAATGGAATGCAAGAGTAAGAAAATTAACTGATGTGTTGCCAATGAAAAGAAAGATTAAACAGCAACTTAAAAAGAGTGGTAACGATGGGAGTGAAAGTTGAGTTCTTGCCCACTACAAGGGTTATTCAAGTAACGGAAGCTCCCGATCTTTCTGGTAATATTTCTATTGATTTTCAAACTGATATATATTCTGATGGAAAAGAGGATTGGCAACTTACGGGAACATTAACAGGAATGAATTTTCCTGTTCGTCCTGTTGGCGGCGATGAAATTAGTGCTGAGTTATCTCTCGGTGCCACTTTCTTCTTGCAGTATGGATGGAGAATAAGACCATATGAAGCAGATCATACATTATTGATTGATGGTAATGTTTATACTGATGAAGGAGATTCCCCATATATCGCAACCACCGGATCATTTAATGTTCAAGTTCTTAACGCTCGGTCTAATCTAATCGATCAGGTTGCTTCAGCAGCAGATATTGCTGATGCGGTTTGGGAAGCACCTCTTAATGAGTACCTTGATGAAAATGGTTCAATGGCATATAAAGTAATTAAGATTTCAAATGATGTTATCTTCACTAAGTAAGTAGGTTATAAATGGCAGATAGAATTTTAAGTGTACAGTGGTTGTATTTAACACAGTCAGCAGATTTTACTTCCCCATCAGGGAGTGCTGAAATTGATATACCGTCCCCACAAGAAGTCCAGCGTTCTTGGGGTAGTTATAATACTAATGGTGCTCAATGGTTCCCCGCAGATGCTGTTACATATGTATTTGATGGAAGTAATACGGCTGATTTAGAATTGGTACAATCTGGATCAGTTGATGGACTCTCAACTGAAGGAATTAAATTGGTTGCTGGTACAGAAAAAACAAATGGGCCATGGAGATTAAGAGGTGGACCACCTCATCATGTTTATTTGCCAACTTCTGGATCAAATCAAGTCCGAGTTACAGTGGTATTAGGTAGATAAGGAGAGAAGATGAGCAGTCACAGAAATGAACCACAATTAGGAAGTGTTGGACAATATCAGATGAGTGGCATTCCCTATGCAACTTCTTCTTTTGATGTAAATTCTCATAGTGGTGGGGGTGGACCAACTGTTATTGAATTTCCAAATGTTACAAACTGGTTTTATGTTTCAAACCATGGAACTATAGACATTAGAGTTTCATTTTCTGAACTTGGGATTACGGGATCTGATGGCGGTGGAACAAACAACTATTTTATTATTCACAGAAGAACAGATAGTATAGCCCCTCCAGTATTTCATGCAAAGGTTTCAAGGATTTATCTGCTTGGGGATGATGGTGCAGCTACCGGTGATATTAGCATTTTCGCTGGATTGACAGGGATTGCTGGTGAGAAATTAATTACCAATTGGTCTGGTTCTATAGGCGTGGGCTAATCTCTTATATTCTTATTTTATCCTCTTGATGACTATTTAAGTTGCAAGAGGATTTTTTATGTCTTTAATCACTGTTAAAAAACGTCGGAAGGTCTATGTACAAGGTCAAAAAGCAGAATTGCGTATCAAGGGTGATTGGCATTGGGCTCATTATTATCTCGCAATATTTGCCTTTATTTCAAATATCTTTATTAAGGGATATAAAAAGAGATTCATGGAAGATTTCATTACCGTAAGTAAAGTTATCAAACCAGTTATTTATATTCCTATCAATCGCAAGGGAATCTCAAAGCAATCTCTTGAGCATGAGGTTGTTCACCTAAAACAAATGGGCGGTTTTTTCAAGAAGGTTGCTTATTCGTTTAATTATTTGTTAAGACCTAAAAAGAGATTTTTCTATGAATTGGAAGCCTATGAAGTCGAGCTTGGTTATATCTTGAAAGAAGAAGGAGAAATTCCTATTCGTGATAGAATTAAATATGCCAAGATAATGTCTAGCAAAATGTATTATAGCCCTGTTTCTTTTGAAGTTGCCTTGGAAGAAGTTCATAAGGTTTGTGATAAAATGGAGAAAGAGAGTGTCAATATTTAAGTTTAAAGAAGAGGACATCTTCAGAAATACAGTTAGAACACATCCTTATGTGTCCTTTTTTATTTATGACGGAGAGATTTATCACAATCAACTCTTCCCCTCTTCTTCGTTGGGAGTATATTCCTTCATAACAAAACAAGGAACTCGCGAATCATTTAAGACAGTTTCAACTTCTGAGTTTAATGAAAACTTTTTGTTTGGTGACACTCTAACTGGTAGTTCTATATCATATTTTTCAAGCACCTTGGAACGAACAAGATATGATTCAAGTGCAAGAACTAAGATTAATGCTCTAAGAAATACGTTGGATTATTACAAGTATATTAGCCCACACTTTGCATATTCTTCTGATTTGGGTAATAAGTCATCACAAGATATCAATTTAATTGAAATACCTGCCATCTTCTATGGGTCACGGATAAAACCAAAAAGCATGGAATGTAAGTTTTATGTATCAGGTACGCTTGTTGGACATATTCAAGATCAGAACGGAAATGGTGAACTTATTCAAATAGGGCCAGAAGGAAGCGTCGGTTCTGGTTCTGTGGCGGGAGTTGTTTTATATAAAGAAGGTTTCTTGATTCTTACAGGTAGTTGGGATTTAACAGAAGAGGGTTTTGACTTCGAAGATGGTGCGGGCAATATTGATGGCAATTGGACTCACTTTGGAGGTGGCATTGATCCTTCTTTTGGGCCAAGTGTGATGCCCGAGATTTCATTTGAAATGAATTTTTCAGGGACACAAAGGGTGCAGAATGTTACGATGATGTGTCATGCTCTTGAGAGTGAATTGAATTATTCAAATAATCCCACATATGTTCAATACGGTCAGAAGAATACTGGTTCCTTAGATTATGCTACCAAAACTCAATATAAAGAAGACGCACAACTTGTGATCAAAAATATTGCAAATAACGGTTATGCAGACCCCACTGGAAGTTTTGAGAAAATTACATATATTAGTAAAGTTAAAATTTATGACGAAGATATGAACGTGATTGGTGTGGCAAAATTAGCTCAACCATTAAAGAAAAAAGAAAATCGTTCGTATACTGTTAAACTAAGTGTAGATGTGTGAGGTTTAAATGATTGTAATTGGTCTTGATGTTTCAACTAGTATTACCGGCATAGCTGTAATGGATAATGGAAAATTAATCCATTCTGTATCTGTTAATACAAAGAACAAAAAGCATTTCCCAGAACCCACCGATGTTGCCTTCAAAATTCGAGAAGAATTAATTAGTCTTAACTTATTGCCAGATAAGATTATAATAGAGGAGTCATTGTTTGGTTTTGCTGGCGGAAGAACAACAGCAAAAACTCTCATTAAACTTGCTCAAATAAATGGTTTGGTTTGTTTCATTTGTGAGGATTTATACAGACAGAAACCTGAAAAGATTTCTGCTCGGAAAGCTCGGAAGAAAGTTGGAATTGTTATACCTGCCAAAACTGATAGAAAAGAAGTAAAGAAAATTGTCTTGAAAGAGATGAATTCACGACTTGAAAATTTCACATTTGAACATACAATTCATGGGAATCCACGAGAAGAGGCGTTCGACCGAGCAGACGCCGCTGTAATCGCTTTATCCCATGATATAGATGAATGAAAAGAAGAAGGTTTTAGATTCGATTCTAGGTGCTCCCGTCCGTTCTGGTCGGGAGTTTTTGCATTATTGCAAGTTATGTAATCATCATAAAAGAAAATTATCAGTCAATTATGAGAAAGATTGTTGGAAGTGTTGGATTTGTGATGATGCTGGTTATGACCTATCTAGATTAATTAAAAGATGGGGAACCTTCCAAGATAAGCAACAGTGGGCAGAGATCGACTCTACCATTGATCTCTCAATGTTCAAGGAGCAGTTCTTCTCTTTATTGGAATCTGATTCTGTTGAGAAGGAAGAGCAGGTTATATCACTACCTGACGATTTTGAAACCCTTGCAACTAAACAAAGAAATTTTGAATCCATCCAAGCTAGGATGTATTTGAAAGAGAGGGGAATAGCATTCAATGATATTGTTCGATGGAAGATTGGTTATGCACGAACCGGAGAGTATCGTAATCGAATTATAATTCCTTCCTTTAATCGCAATGGTGAAGTTAATTTCTTTATAGCCAGATCATATACAGATGATTGGATGAAGTATAAGAATCCAGATTTGAGTAAAGATATCATTTATAATGATTTGTTCATCGATTGGGTTAATGATGTTATCATTGTTGAAGGTGTATTTGATGCCATTAGAGTTAAGAATGCAATTCCAATTTTGGGCTCAACTTTAACAGAAAAATCAAAACTGTTTGCTGCTTTGGTACGCCATAAGCCACGCATCTATGTGGCACTAGATCCTGATGCCGAAAAGAAGAGTCTAAAACTAATTATTAAGCTGTTAGAATACGGCATGGAAGTTTACAAGATTAATACTTTTGGATATGAGGATGTGGCAGAAATGCCACTTGAGATTTTTAATAAACGCAAGAACGAAGCGCTTAAAATGGATTCTGAGTCCTTCTTGTTTTATAAGATCTTGTCCCTCTGAGGGAAAGAAATGTCGCAAGAAGATGAGTTTACTTTAGGGTTATTTCTGCACGGAACATGCATTTATAACCGCATTGATGAAGATAATAGTAGAATAAATTATTATTGCATATCTTGCAAGCGCTCGGTGGGGAAAGAGCTTTATAAGAGGTTTGGTGAATGTCCATCCTGTAGGCTTAATTCTGTTATTCCCCTTGAGGGGAGAAATATTTTCAATAGACTCCAAGTAGAAGTTCTAAGAGAAAGAATAATATTGGATACATTGAGAAATTTTGATTTTGAAGAGTTTGATGATTTGGAGGATTAATGAGTCATGATTGGCAAGAGTATTATAAAGAAAAGTATGAAAAGGTTCTTGAACAATTAGAGCCACACTTTTTTAAGAGGAATAAATGAAAATTGCTCACCTCGCCGACATTCATATTAGAAATTTGAAGTATCATGAAAATTACAAAAAAGTTTTTAATAAATTATATTCTTCTCTTAAAGAAAACGAGCCTGATGTAATAATAGTTGCTGGGGATATAGCACATACAAAAATCTCCATCTCTCCAGAATATATTGACATCTCTTCTGATTTTTTGCGTAGTTTATCGTCACTACAAAAGACGATAGTGATTCCGGGGAATCATGATATGGTCTTATCCAATCTCAACAGGCAAGATTCCATTTCACCAATTGTTAAAAATATTAATAATGATAATTTAATTTTTTTGAAAAAATCAATTAATTATCAAGTTGGAAATATTAATTTTGGCAATATATCAATTTGTGATGATATAATTCTAAAACCCAAGGAAGGTTATATTAACATTGCTCTATATCATGGAGCTATCAAGGGTGCTAAAACAGATACCGGCTGGATTATTGAAAAGGGCGATCATGACGTTGAGATCTTTGATGGTTTTGATTTTGCGATGCTTGGTGATATTCACAAATCAAACCAAGTCATGGATACAGAAGGCAGGGTAAGATACTGCGGGTCACTCATCCAGCAAAATTTTGGTGAAGATCAAGAGAAAGGATATCTCATGTGGGATATTCAAGACACAGATAACTTTGAGTGTGAATTCATTCCATTGGAAAATGAATGCCCATTTGTTACTACTGAGTATGGAAACATGGGCACTATCCCTTCTAACTCAATGCTCCGAATCGTATTAACTGAGGCTCTCACTAAGAAGGAAGTAGATGATTATCTGATGTATGTGTCTGATACCTTTACTCCAAAGCTATTAACAACGATAACTGAGAAGAACTTTACAAAAACTGGAAACAATCTCAAAATCAATAATGATGATATTTTGCTTGACGCAGTTCAAGAAAAGTTTTTAACAAATTATGTTGAGAGGGAGATTGAAGACGAAAGAATAAAAGGTAGAGTGTTGGAACTTGCCAACAACTACAAGCAAGATGTTAAAGATACTTCTTCAATTAATTGGACAATCGAAACAGCAGAATGGAGTAACCTTTTTTCTTATAAGGACAATAACAAAATATCCTTTGCAGATAAACAAGGGATAACAGGGATTTTCGGTGCGAACTATTCAGGCAAATCATCTGTGGTAGAAATAATTCTGCTTGGCCTGTTTAATTCAACATCCAAATCAATTCCGAAAAGTGTTGATTATATTAATGAAGACGAAAACTATGCAGAGGTTACTGTAACCTTAGTATCTGGTGAGGATGAAATTGAAATTGTCCGTTCCTTTACAAGAAAGAAGAATTCCGCAGCTACTACTGTTGATTTCTATATCAATGAAGAAAAGTTCAATGGTCAGTCAAGAACTGAGACTGATAAAATCATTCAGGCTTATTTGGGCTCTAAAGATGATTTCATGAATACGACAATTGCCACGCAGTTCGGCTCTCTCCAGTTTGTTGAATCCAAACCAACAGCTAGGAGGGAGACAATCTCTCGGTTTTTTGGATTGGATGTATTTAGTGAAAAGCATAAAAGAGTGTCAGATGACTATTTGGAGAGCAAAGGAATTGTTGATCTCTTAAAGAAGAAGATTGACAGTGGTATTTCCATTTCTGATATTGAAGAAGAAATTGACAGGAAAAAGAAGTATTTGGAGGCTCACATTTCAACCAAGAACGTAAAAGAACAGAGTCAATCTGAATATGCTGTGAGAGCCTCTGAGCTTGAATCTAAGCTAAAGAAGGTTCCCGCTGATATAGGAGATGTCTCTAGTCTGGAACAGAAGGTGAGGCAATATGAGAGCGCTGAAGGGCTAACTAAAAAAGAACTTGCTTCACTTCAAGAACGTGAGACTAATGTTGATGAAAAAATATCAAGAGTTAAGAAGGAACTTTTAAACATAGATTATGAAGCATTGCTAAGTAAGCGTGAAGTGTTGGATGGTTTTAAAAGTAAGAAGGAGACTGCCTTATCTATTAAAAGAGACTTTGAGTTGCAAAGAGGTAAAATTGAGAGGGCAAAAGAAACTATAGCTAGCCCACCATGTCACAAGAACAATCTTAATTGCTGCAAGGTAAAAGAAGCTCAAAAGTTCTTAGATAGTCAAGATAAGCTTATAGAGAATGTCGAAAAGTCTCAAAAATTAATTGAAGCTGTTAATTCTAAAATTAGCCAATTTAATGAACAGGAGTTAAGGCTTCAAATTCAAGAAAAAGAAGACAAAGATAATCTTCTAAGAGAGTTAGAGACTTTGAAGATCAGTGTAGCTAACAAAATTAATAGCGCGCAGTTTAAAATAGACAAGATACTCTTTGAAAAGAAGAAGAGTAATGAAGCTCTTGAGAAGAGCAGAGAGAATACTAGTCTCTTTGAAGAAAAAGAGCAAATGGAGAGTAAACTTGCAAGCTTAAAAAAGATATCTTCTAACATTGAAGGTGAAATTAAGAGCATTGATTGTGAAATAGCAAACTTAAATAAGTTTATTGGTGCCCAAGAAGAGAAAATTAAGACCGTCAATGACATGAGAGAAGAATACAACGACAAATTGTTTGATTTTGAAGCTTTGGAGTATTTAAGGAAAGCTTACCACAATAAAGGAATTCCATTATTAATTATCAAGGACAAAATTCATATTTTGAACTCGAAAATTGATGAATTGCTTAGTGGAATTGTGGATTTTTCAATATACATCGAAGAGAATGAAAATATTGAAATTATGATTCATCACCCAAGACAAAAACCAAGAAAAATCAACTTGGGGTCTGGTGCTGAAAAGATCTTTGCTTCAATTGTTATCCGAATTGCCCTTATGAGTGTTACAAGTCTTTCTAAAGCAGAACTGTTCATTCTAGATGAACCAGCTACTGGCTTGGACGAGGAACATATGAGTGCTTTTATGAAGATTTTGGATGTTGTGAAGTATAATTATGAAAATGTGATTTTGATCACTCACTTGGGCATGTTAAAGGATAAAGTAGATTATGCTTTTGATGTTCAAAAGAGTGAAAACGTGTCGAGGATATTATGATGCACATTAAAGAGTTGTTTGTAGAGAATGGTGAAGGAGATAAACTTTCAATGGGAAGGATCATGGCATGGATGGTTTTCATCGTCATGATTATTTGGTGGTTCGCGAAGACTGGCGATATCCCAGAAAACATGCTTTATGTATTTGGTTTTCTTATGAGCTATAACTTTGGTAAGAAAGTTAAAGAGCTTGGAACCAACTATGTTGATGTTATTTCAACTAGAGCCGGCAAAACTGTTGAAAAACTAGAGGATTAATATTATGACTTGGTTAAAGAAAGTATATTATTGGATTACTCAATATTGGTGGGTTTTGCTTACCATTATTGCTGGTGTATTAGTAATGTTGTTATTTCCGTCTAGCAATAGAAAACATTGGAAAGCCGTTGAGTATTTCCAAGGCAATGTCAGGAAAAGAAAGAAAAACTATGATGATCTTGTTTCAGATGTTAAGAGAGCAGAAGAAAGGAAATCTGAAACTCTTAAAAAGATTGAGAAAGAATACGGCAAAAAGAAGGAAGACTTAGATCGCAAGGAAAAGAAAGAGGTTGATCGAATCCTCAAGGAAACGGAGAACGATCCTGAGTTGGTAGCTAGAGAACTCGCGGAAAAGATGGGATGGACATATGTTGAATAAGATGGTAGTGTTCTTAAGTATTATTTTGTTTTCAACAACCGCTTTTGCTCAAGAAGCCAAAATTGCTTATGTAAAACAGGGGGAGAAAGCTCCATATGCTGGATATCTCTTATCACCCTTGGCATTGGCTGAACAGCAAGCAAAGTTAACTGTGGTTGAGGCTGAGTGGTCTGCTAAAATGAAATATGAACTTGATAAACAAAAAGCAGAAAATGATTATAAACTAGCCGTTGAAAAATCAAACAGCAACTTTCTTAAAAAAGAAAATTTGATTGTTATTGATGAGAAAGAGTTTTGGAAAAAGCAATCAAAAAGAACTTTGTGGGAAAAGATTGATATGCCTGTTGGAATCGGAATTGGTTCTGTTGCTACCTATTATTTAATTACTGTGATGCTTAAGACGGTGAGACCTGATGAATTACATTGAAGAAAGACCTTGGGGTAAGTTTGAAATAATTTATGAAAGTGATCAAATTAAGGTTAAAAAGATTACTGTAAATCCATATTCACGCTTATCATTGCAATCTCACAACCACAGAGAAGAAGAGTGGACTGTTGTTGAAGGCGTATTGGGAGTTTCATATGGTGAGCACGTTGATGATATATTTGAAGTATATGTGCATGTTGCTGGGTCGAAGCACATCCCACAAGGGGTGATTCATAGAGCTTTTAATGACACGTCTAAGAAAGCTGTTTTCATCGAAATCCAGAAAGGTACTTATTTTGGAGAAGATGATATCTTAAGATATGAGGATGATTATGGGCGAGATTAAAAGAGCGTTAGTTTTATCTGGTGGTGGTTCTAAGGGAGCATATCAAGTTGGTGTGCTTAAAGCACTTGCAGAAATGGGTCATAAATATGATGGTTATTATGGTGTATCTGTTGGTGCTCTTAATGCTGCATACCTCGGAATGTATTATGATTTTGCAGATGGTGTAAAAGATTTAGAACAGAAATGGCTAAGTCTTGAAACTAAACGAATTTATAAGAAGTGGTTTGCGTGGCCTTTATCTATTCCATTTAAACCAAGTATTTATAACAGCACACCTCTTGAAAAGTGGGTGGGAGAAGAGATAAAAGAAGAAAAGTATATTAGACCTGTATCGGTTGGCTGGACTTCTCTTGCTACTGGTGAATATAGATCTATGAATAATGAGCACCCTGCTTTTAAGAAGTCTGTTATTGCCTCTGCTTCTTTTCCGGGGTTTTTTAAACCCGTTGAGTTTAGGAATGAATGGTTAATTGATGGTGGTGTCCGAAATGTCACACCACTTAAAGAAGCAATTGATTCTGGTGCTACGGAAATTGATTGTGTAGTTTTAGATGCCGCAGGTATTGAGTATTCTAATAAAAAACCCAAAACCCTTAATGTGTTATCACGCACAATCAATATCATGTTAGATGAAATTGTGGAGAACGATATCAAAATGTGTCAGCTTTATAACAAGCACAATCTTGGTAGAAAGATCAAGTTAACAGTGTATAGACCTTCAAGCCCACTTGGTGTTAACTCACTTGATTTTAATTCTGAACAAAATAAAAAGTTGATGAAGTGGGGATATCAAGAAACATTTGAGTTAGTCTAATGAAAATGTCAGAACAGGAAAAGCTGTGGTATCGAGTTGCAAGACTTGAGAAAGCAATCAGAGAGAAGTTTGGAGACCTCCCCGTTTCCAATTTTAAGAAGTTTTGGACTGAACAACATGAACAGTTATATCTTACACAATTGAAAGAGAAATGGGCCAAGAGATACTCTTTAAAAATTAAGACTGAGGAAGTAGAAGAAAAGTCTGGATATCTTATTAAGCGAAAACTATTTAAGGGGAGGCAAGAGGGTTGTAGACAATGTCCTGTTTGTAGTTCTTATAGCTTTGAGATTAAAGACGAATACTATTTTAATAAGTTTGAGTGTTGCTTCACTTGCTATATCCAGTGGGTCGAAGACAGAGTTGAAAGATGGAAAACAGGCTGGCGACCGAACTTGTGAGGAATTAATTAATGGCTGATATTTACGAAATTACTAAGTTGATTAAACAAGCTGCGGCTGATGCCAAAGACCACCCATATGGTGGCAAAGATACTGGAGCGCTGGCAAGAGAAAAAGGACACGTAGTTAATGATTCACGAATTGTAGACGGATTTTCTGTTGGTGTTGGTGGCAACATTGTCACTATCACCTATGAAATTGAGTGCAAAATGAAAGACACTCATGCTAATAAATTTGATACTGATATTGAAACAACAATTAATGACTTAGCCTCTTATCTCAAAAAAGAGTATAAGAGTGCTAGTGGCGACACCCTAACTCTAACTCCTGATGGTGAAATGGATGTATTTATGCAAGAAGTTTCAAGGGTTAGGGTGCTCGTCAGAGCTTCCAAACATTATAAGATCGGGGGTGTTGACGAACCTGCCGATTCTCGTAAAGACAGAAAGAAGAAGTTTGATTCTTTAGAAACTATGTTAGAAACTAAATACAGCCCTGAAGTGGCATGGAAGAAGTACTTTGAGCAATAAACTTAAAGAAGAAGATATTATAACAATCATTAAAGAAGAGTATAAAAGAGCTAAGCGTCGTGCCTCTGTTAGAGAGCAAGAGCTTGGTTCCCTCTCTGGCATCGAGATTGAAGAGTTGCTTGCCAATTACTTTTATCGGCACGGCGGGAAGATTCCAGAAAACATTATGAAGATGTCTGTTCTTTTCCCCATTTTGCAAAATGCTGGTTTGGGTAATATTGTTTCTTCTTATAAAAAGACTGCTGATACTTTTGGTAAAGATGCAGCGAGATTCATCTTGGCAGATGTGAAGAACGCCATTAAGAAGATCTCTGGCAATGATTTTGATTATGACGCAATTATTCAAAAGAGAGAGACAGAGTTATATGAACTTCTGAATAATCTTGCAATTGGAGATAAATTGAATATTCCTTTTACATCTGGAAAACTTGCTAGGAATGAAATGGGAATATTGGATGAAACTGGTGAGCGCTTTATGTGGTCTGTGCAAGAGATTATGAATAACACAACAGATCTTCTAGAGTCTGAACTTACACTGCAACACGAAGCCACAGGGACACGAGCCAAAATGACATTTGGTGAGTTGATGGATTATCATGCTTACAAGGCGGAATAAATGAATCAGAAAGGCTTTACTCTCATCGAATTGATGATTTGGCTGTTATCAATTTTTGGACCATGTGCGTTCGGTGCTTTTTATCTTTAATTAGATAATTAGTTTGATGATGTGGCGAGACACACCGTGTCTCGTTTTTTTGTGTCTAAGGTGAATGAAAAATCTATTTAAGGGTGATAACGTAAGGTGTCGTATATGCTCTCAAAGAAAAAATTACAACAAGAAATAATTAAATGCGGAAGGGATCCGATTTATTTTATCAAAATGTATTGCATGATTCAGGAGCCAATTAAGGGTCATATCCCCTTTAATCTATTTCCATATCAGGAAGAGTTAATTCATGAATTTATCAACAATCGTTTTAATATTGTTTTAAAGGGCAGACAACTTGGTATTTCATGGTTATCATCTGCTTTTTGTTTATGGTTGATGATGTTCCGTCGAAACAAAGTTATCATGTCGGTTTCCACAAAAGAGAAAGTCGCAGCTAAAATTATTGAAAAAGTTAAGTATCAATATAAACACTTGCCAACTTTCCTTAAAGAGTTTAACGGTATTGATACCGATAATAATGCTAAATTTAAGTTTATGAATGGATCGGAAGTTGTTGCTGAAACAACCACCTCTGATTCAGGTCGCTCATATTCCTTATCTCTTCTTATTATTGATGAAGCAGCTTATGTTGAAAACCTTGATGGCGATCAGGGTCTTTGGACAGCGCTTGCCCCAACTCTTTCAACTGGTGGTCGAGCCATTGCATTCTCTTCTCCCGCTGGTGCCTCTGGTTGGTTTTATGAAACATATACAAGAGCCGCTGAAAACGAAATAAGACACGAGGCTGATTGGAACCCAATTAAATTAATGTGGTGGGTACATCCAAATAGAGATGATGAGTGGTTCAAAGCACAAGAAGCAGCTATTCCAAATCCCAAAGCTCTTGCTCAAGAGCATTTGTGCGATTTTAGTGCTTCTGGTGATACTGTTATTTCTTCAGATGATTTGATTGATCTTAAGAGATTTTTAGATAGTATTAATGAAGAAACTGACGAAGAGCACAAAGAGCCCAAATTTAAAACATCTATAGATAGAAATTATTGGATTTGGCAAAGATACAATCCTGATCACAAATATGTGATGGGGGTTGATACATCGCGTGGTGATGGGAAAGACTTTTCAACGTTTCATATAATGGATGTTGTTACTGATGAGATTGTAGCAGAATATAAAGGAAAAGTTCCCGCTGATATATATGCTGAGATAATTTACTCTGCTGCCGAAGAATATGGATTTCCACTTTTAGCTGTTGAGAAGAATATGGGTGAGGCTGTCCTGATGAAACTTCAGGAAATGGACACCCCTAATCTATATTGTCAAAAGAGAGGAACGAGTGAATTTATCCCTTATTCACAAATGGCGTATGATAATTCTGTAGTTCTTGGATTTGTTACGTCAGCTAGAAGCAAGGATTTGATTATTGCAAAAATGGAAGAGTTTATCCGTATGCGGAAGGTGAAGATATATTCAGAAAGATTATACAATGAATTCCTTAATTTCATGTGGGATGATAGTGGAAGGGCTAAAGCGAAAAGGGGATATAATGATGATCTCGTTATGTCTTTTGCAATAACAATTTGGATTAGGGAAACTGCAATTGAGCAAGATAAAAGAAAAAGATTGCATGACTCTGCCATGTTGAATGCATTTAAGGCAGTCGGTAAAAAGTTTGACTATTCCCTTGAAGCATCGAAAGGGTTCGAAGCGGGGCCTTATTTAAAGAGGCAAAGCAAGCGTCAAGAAGATATAACTAATCGAAAGAAATATAGTTGGTTGTTTGATCCTGTTTACAAAGGCTAAAAGATAAATGGCAAATAAGATTAAGAAGCATGTTAGGAACCCTGAATCTACGTTATTCAAGAGATTAACGAGAGTATTCTCTGGTCCTATCACAAACAGAAGATCACAGACTTATAAAAGGCTGCGCATGCAGCACATGGATAAGTATGCTAATAAATTCAAGACTGTTACTGGTCAATCATTCAAGAAATCAGCATACAATCCCGCTTCGATGTTACAGTCTGAGCGCATTTTAAATTATAATCGAGCAGAGCGTTATAAGGAATTTAACCAATTTGAGTTCATTGCAGAAACTTCTGCCGCCCTAAATATTTACGCTGATGAATTAACTCTATCTACTACATTAAGTCCAATTCTTAAAATTGATTGTCCTAATGAAGAGATAAAAATTGTTCTTGAGTCTTTATATTATAACATTCTTAATGTAGAGCAGAACCTCTATTGGTGGTCTCGTAATATGGTTAAATATGGAGACTTCTTTCTCTATATTGATATTGAAGAAGGTGAGGGAGTTGTTGGAGTTCTTGGGTTACCTCCTGCTGAAATTGAAATTCTGGAGGGCGAGGATGAAACAAATCTCAATTATATCCAGTACCAATGGAACTCTCGTGGCTTAACATTTGAAAATTGGCAAATTGCCCATTTCCGGAATCTTGGTGATGATAAGTATTCACCATATGGTCAAAGCGTATTTGACCCAGTAAGACGTCATGTTCGACAGTTAATGCTTCTTGAAGATACAATGATGTCTTATCGTATTGTTCGCTCTCCTGAAAGAAGGGTATATTATATTGATGTTGGTGATATTGCATCACAAGATGTAGAGCAGTATGTTGAGAAAGTAATCACTTCAATGAAGCGCCATACGATTGTTGATGAAGATAGTTCAAGAATTGATTTAAGATATAATCCATGGAATGTTGAGGAAGATATTTATATCCCTGTGCGAGCAGGCAACAATACAAGAGTTGAATCTCTGCCCGGTGGTTCGTTTGTCGGAGACATTGATGATGTTAAGTACATCAGAGATAAAGTCCTCACAGGTCTTCTAATCCCGTTCTCATACCTCTCACGAGAAGAAACAGGAGAGAGTCAAGAAACTCTTGCACAAAAAGACGTTCGCTTTGCTAGCGCGATTCAGAGACTTCAACAGCCTGTAATTGCTGAGCTTGAGAAGATTGGTCAAGTGCACCTTTTGTCTCTTGGTTATGAGAGCGAAGATATTGTTTCTTTCAAACTTGGTCTCAACAACCCATCAAGAATTGCAGAACTTCAACACCTTGAAGAATTTAGAACAAAACTTGAAACTTCTTTACAAGCTCAAGAAATGTTCTCATATCGATGGATCGCCCAGAACATTCTAAACCTTTCTGAAGATGAAGCTATGCGTATTAAGAGAGAAAGGTATCATGATGCTAAATATGAAGCAATCCTCACAGGAATTAAGGAAGGTGATATTAATGGTGAGTTGGGCATGCCGTCAGAAGAAGGAGATTTATTGGGTCTCGGCGATGGAGAGATGGATCTCGATGCTGAACCAGAAGCTGGAGGTGATGACTTAGGTCTTGATCCCGAACCAGATGATTTGGGTGGCGGTGATGATGACGGAGGTCTTTTAGTTACTCCTGATGATGAACCTGGCCCTTCACCCGGCAAAAGGGATGAATATGTAACTGCTGGCTCTAAAGGGAAAGAGTACAAAAGAGTCGCTACTGATAAAAGAAGAGGTATGGGTCCTCGCAAGAAGAACTATGCAGGCAAGGTATCTTCTGAAAAGGGGAGAAATACCAAAAGAAATATAGTTCCCGGTGTGAAACATAAAATCAACTCTTTAGCTTATGGGATTACCGAAGAGCAAGATATTGATGAAATTCTTAAAGAAATGTTTGGAGATATCGAAGAAGACAAGAAAGTTGTTAATTATTCAAAAATTGAGAGAGATTTCCGAAAAAGCAATCAGGGCACCAAAAAAGTATTGACTGAAATTAAGGATGCTTTAACTAAAGGTGAATATAATAGATTAAACACTGAACAAGGAGAAGAATGATGTCATTCAAGCATAATAAGAAAAGAAATACCGCTTTTCTTTTTGAAGTGATGGTTAGAGAAGTGTCAGAGCAAATTCTCGAAGAAAATAAAAGTAGGCGTGAACACCTATTAGAGCTTATTAAAAAGTATTTTGGGAAAGATAGCATTCTTGCTGAAGAGTTGCAGCTTTACCGTGATATTTACGAAGATAATAGTGTTACAACCAACACTTTGCAAAATATTGTTTTGGAGTCAAAGAGAAAATTTGATAAGATTAACAAAAAGAATGTTTTTAACAAACAAACCAAGTTAATTTCTGAAATCAATAAGATTGATAAAAATATTTTCAATAACTTTATTAAAAATTATAAAGTTCTTGCCTCGATTAATCAGTATTTCTTAGAAGAGTCACTTGGCAGTAAAGAGATGGTTAGTCTGAAAGAGCAAATTGTTGAATTTGTCATTGATGAGCCCGAGCAGAGTAATGGTGTTCTTGAAGAAGTTGATTCTATTGTTTATAGAACTTTTATTGATAAGTTTAATAATGAATATGCCGAACTGTTAAGTGAACAGAAGGAGCTTTTGCAATTATATGTTTTATCTTCAAGTAAAGATGGCAAATTATCATTCGCTTGCTATTTAAATGAAGAAATTGCAAGGTTAAAGCAAGAGGTCAGTAGTTCTTTCGAATTAAAAGAAATTAAAGAAGACCTTTACATGAAAGAGAAAGCGGAGACTGTAATTGTAATGCTGGAAGAGTTTTCGACACGGGAAATCCAAGAGAATGATTTTGAAAAAATTCTAATGATTCAAGAGTTAGTTAGGGAGATTAATACTGATGCCGATCAAGATAATTCTGCACAATAAGGGTAGGTCTAAGACATATTCAGATCCCTCGGATGATCCAAACTTCTCTGGCCCAACAATAGAAATTAATGTTCGGAAGAATATTAGAGGGGATTTCATGGTCATGGATCATGCCGACGTTGATATTGTTTATTCTGGAAAGACTAATAAAGTAAGTGCTTTTGCTAAGAATGTGAATGTTAATGCTGATCTTGTGTACGACGCGCAAAACAGGTTATTTCAGTTTCTTGCTCAAAAGGGTGTTATTGATCCTGAGAGCGTTCAAGGCGGCTCATTATATTCTTCAATGGAAGCAGACGTTTATAAGGAAAACGAAGTTCAGGAAAATCAGGTTGTCTTATTTTCAATCGGTCAGTTTATTGAACAAGAAAGGCCATTCTTCAAGTGGAAAGAAGCATTCCGAGATAAGATGATTGATAAGTATACAGAACCCGATGAAGAGCACTCAACAGAGCTTGGTGATGTGCCACATGGTGATCGTAAGGGACAAATCGATCCGTCAGGATGGCTTAGTGGAGCTTCATATCAGCTTTACGAAGGTGACGAAAAGTGGGATGAAGTTAAAGAATATGCTGGAAGAATCATGGCAAAAAATCGAGAGCTTAATGTTCCATCTTGGGCCTTGTTAAAGAACGGGAAATTAGCTAGAATATGGGATATGCCTGATAGAGAGCTTGGAATTTCCGTTTCTTGGGATGGAGAGCCTAACGTGCTTGATGTTCCACTAAATGCGGTTAAACAAGTTGTTTGGTATGATATTGAAGATCAATACGCGGAAACAGCACCCGCGCAAAAACCACTTCATATTGAAGTAAGATGAGGAAGGAAAATGACTGAAGAAAATAAAGGATGGATTTGTCCAAAGTGTGGACAAGTATATGCTCCTACGGTTGAGAAGTGTTCGACCTGCATTCCAGAACCTGTTAAGGAAAACCAAGAAAAGAAGAAGAAGATATTAAAGGATTAATATGACTGGAATTATTACGTTTATTTTAATATGTTACGGCGCAACTAGCATAATTGTTAACGGCAAGATTTTTGAGAACGTGCGTGGAAAAAGTTATATGCTTAACTGCCAAATGTGCATGGGTTTTTGGGTTGGTCTCCTTGTTGCATACTTAGACTATAATACTCATCTTTTTACATTTGACAATAACATTGTAACATTAGTAATGTTGGGTGCTCTTTCATCTGGAACAAGTTATATTCTTGATAGACTATTTAATGATGATGGAATCCAACTAAGTTTGGGAGTTAAAGGTGAAGGAAATTCTGAATAGTTGGAAAAAGTATCTTAATGAAGAACCTTTAGCTGAAGCCAAGGTTTATTCTCTTGGAGATCAATATGCAATTGCGTTTCATCCTGAAAATATAGTTTATGTTACTCAACGTGGTGGTATGCAGCAAAAAAAGAAATGGTTTCTTCAAACGGATGATGAGTCGTATAAATATCTTATGAGTGTTTTGCGTAAAGCAGATCCATATCAAGTAGAAGTAACAAGAGATGAATTATTAAGAGGTCGTTATGGTAAGTTAACTGTAGTGGGTCATCAATTACCTGATGATGACGATGAGATTGAAACAATTGATGATATCAGTTTTGACTTTTAGGAGGTGACAAATGTTCAAGTCAAGAAAACTGCGGTATCCCCGCAGATGTAAATCTGGTTGCATACTAAAATCCTGAGCAAGATGTAAAACTGCTCGTTTCCTTTTTCTAAACTATATATTTATAGATGTGTATAACATTTAGAGAAAGGTATTATGTCACAACAGTTTTTAATCAAAGAATTCTTAAGCTTCAAGAATGAAGCAGACTCTGTCGAGGCAGTTTTAACAGAGCAAGAAAAAGTTGAGAGAAATAACGGCACCATGTTCCTTGTTGGTGTTGTACAGCGAGCCGATGCTGAAAATGGCAATGGCCGCCGCTATCCCCGCAAAATTTTAGAAAGAGAAGTTGTCAACTATATGAAGTTGGTTCGAGAGAGCCGCTCCGTTGGTGAATGTGATCATCCAGGCGATGACCGAGTAGAGATTGAATTAAAAAATGTATCTCACGTTATTACTGATCTTTGGTGGGAAGGACAAGACCTTAAAGGAAAGTTGAAAATTCTTAACACTCCTTGTGGTCAAATTGTAAGCAACTTAGTTAAAGATGGAATTACACTTGGTATCTCTTCACGAGGCTTAGGATCAACAAGACAAGATACTCGTGGTAATACAATTGTTGAAGATGATTTTCAATTGATTTGTTGGGACATCGTTTCAGAACCTAGCACTCAAGGAGCCTTCGTAACACCCTTAAGAGAGGGAGTTAATTATACTAGGAAGGTATTTGATAAATCTTATCGCATTAATTGTCTACTTAATAATATTGTGGAAGAGTGAGCAATGAAACAAGAAGAATTTGAAAGGCTGGTAGAAAGAATTGTAGAAGAGAAAATTAAAGAAAAATTAGAAGAGAGAGTGGAAGCCCTTTTCTATAAGACTCTTGTTGAAAGTAACATGATGTCTAACATCATCTCAACAATTTATGAGAACATGGAGCGTGAAGACAAAATTCCGCTAAAAGAGTCTAAGGTAGAAACAACCCTAAAAGCAAAGCCGCGAAGAAAACCAACCCCAAATCCCGCCATTGAATCAATGGGAATGTACTTTGAAGGGACTAGTCCTATTGATGATGCTGAAGGCGGTTCTGCTAAATTGAAAGCGGAATCTCTTCAAGAAGGAGTTCGACCAGAACTAATTGGTGACGAGGGTGTTGATTTAGGAATTTTTGCTAACGTTGCTGATTTTTGGCGTGATGATGTTGAGAAATATAATAGTGGTGAATAAATGAAGAGAAAAAGAGCAAGACGCAATACAAAGTTCATGGAATATTTTGATAACTGTAATGTAGAAGTGTTTGTAGACGACTACGATAGTTTAGATAAGGCCATTAGAAAGTTTACTAAGAAAGTTAAGGAAGATGGTGTATTAGAACAATGTTGGGAAGCTAAAGTATATGAGAAACCTTCTGATAAAAAGCGAAGAAAGAGGAAGGAAGCAAAATATAATAGAAAAAAGAATCTCACTAAGAATAAGTATTAATATATAATTTCCTTTATAAGCGATATTGCCATATTTATAGTGCAATATTGTATTTTCCTTTATAGGAGTGTTTCATAATGTCTTCTTTGCTTAAGCAAGCTATAATCGACGCCAATCTATTAAAAGAGTCGGCAGAACAACAGGCTGAAAAAGCCATCCTCGAAAAATATTCATCTGAAATTAAAGATGTATACGAATCAATGCTAGAAGTAGCACCCGATCCTCTTGCCGATATGGCAGGGGAAAAGTCTGCTGAAAGAGATCTTGATTTCGAAGATGATCTTGATTTCGAAGGCGATTCAATGGATGCACAAATTCCCTATTCATTCTCTGATGGCGAAGAAATGATGGGTGCTCCTAATGAAGAAGAGGAGATCGAAATCGACTTTGATAAACTTGCCGCAATGCTTGGGGATGTTGAACCCGATGTTGATATGGATGAGCCACTGGGAATGGATATGGGTCTTGCAGGCGGAGATGAAGACGTAGAAGATTTAGAAATGGGCGCTCCCCCTGAAGAAGAATTCCCAACTCCTCGCCTTAAAGAAGCAGACAAATTTAAGTTTCAAAGCAAAGCGATGGGCAATGCCCCCGAAGACAGATTAAAAAACGTATCTCCTAATGTTAAAGACAAAGATGTTAAAACTGCTCCAAAGAGTGTTGTTGAGCCGGTTGATGCTATTGATGTAGAAGAAGGAAGATCAACAGTTTGTGAAAAGTGCGGTGCAACTCATATGGGTGAAGCTTGTTCTGGCCAAGTACACGAGGGAGAAGTTGAAGACCATCTTGAACTAAGAATCCAAAAGGCGCGTGAAGCATTTGAAGAATATACTAAGGCATCCAAAGCAGCAAGAAAGCAACCGGATCAATATCCAACTGGAGCAACGCCAGTTATTGCTGCTTTTGAAAGAAAAGCTGAAGAGGCTAGAAAAGAATATATTCGATTGCAAAATGTTCTTCGCAACCGTTTGAAAGCGGCAAGTGGAGAAGATCCTGATGCTGATTATCAAGCTGATAAACCATCATGGATGAGTGAGGAAGGAGAACTTGAAGAGAAAGTCGTAATGGATGACACTGGTAATAAGTCAGGTTGGACATCCAGATCAACTGACATTCTCGCACATGAACTTGATAAAGTTATCTCTCACAATAAGTTTGATAAAACGGATGGTGAAGAATTTAAAGATGGGGATTATAAGAAGGACTTAGAAGATAAGGACACTGAATATGACTCATTAAAAGAAGAATACAACATTCTTAAAAAGAATTTTAAAGAAATTTTCAAAGAAAATTCGAATTTGAAAGAAGTGAAGAGTAATTATGAAGTAAGAGTAGTATCGTTATCTGATAAGAATAAACAATTCCTATCTTTGCTTGAAAGAGCACAACAGGAATTGCAAGAAAATCAACTTAAGATGACAAAGCTATTTTTTGAAAATAAGGTATTTAGGGATGCCTCCTTGAATGAGCGACAAAAAAATAATATTGTCGAAGTCATTTCTGAAATTGATACCGCTGAGCAAATTAAGCCTGTTTATGAAGCGCTTTTGAAAACTAAGGGAACGGTTACTCAAAAAAGAGAATCGTCAAACTCTTTACATGAAGCACTTAAAAATAGACCCAAAATCGCTCGGATGGCTGCCGCCGCTAAAGATAGTGGGGAGTCAAAGGAACAGCAAGTTAACAGCGATCCTCTAACGGAGAGGATGCAAAAACTGGCTGGGATTAAGAAATAACATTAGATTAAAAAGGAAAACTTACTCATGTCTGGTAAAATCGTTGAAAAGTTAACCGGTGACATTCAATCCTACGATGTAGTGAAAGAAGGTCAACTTTTGGTTAATAAATGGACGCGAGCCGGTCTTCTTGAAGGCATCTCTGATGACGTAAAAAGAACCAATATGGCTCGTTTGCTTGAGAACCAAGCAAAACAAATTCTAAAAGAGGCTTCCACTATGGCAGCCGGTGACGTCGAAGGTTACGCTTCTGTAGCGTTCCCCCTCGTTCGTCGAGTATTCGGTAATCTTCTGGCTAATGACCTTGTGTCAGTTCAGCCAATGAATCTTCCTGCGGGACTGATTTTCTTCTTGGATTTCCAATACAATTCATCTCGCCTTGGGAGCGTTGCTGAAGATTCAGTATTCGGTCAAGGCATTGTCGGTCGCGAGTTGACTGGTGGTGTTGATCTTTCAAATGCTGAGCAGGATAAAGGCCCGTATAACCTGAATAACGGTTATTCAAGCCCGACTGCTTCATTTACTGTCACAACCACACTGCTCGCTTCTGGTACAGTAGGCGCATCAACAAATTCAGGCTCTAATGCTGATGTTGATAAGCTTGTTAAATATGATCCTGACTTGTCGGGTTCAACTGTTGCGATTGCAACTGTTCCACTTTCAGAGCTTACCACTGGTGGCAATGAATTTAATGAGAGTGACCTTGTCGCTCTTAACTTCACTAACCTTTCAAGCTCTGGTGCAGCTTATCGACAAATTCGTCGACTTACAAGCTACTCTGGTTCGAAGACAGACGGAACTCTGTTATTTGTGATTGAAGTGGCGTCAGGCTCACATACTGAGGTCCTTGCAGGTGCTGCTATTGATGCGGTAACTACACTTGATGCTCCGCTTGCTGATAACTTCGATGGCGGCGGCGCTCTCGGTTCTGTTGTTGGTGCTGATGTTTGGGGCCTTGAGGCTGACGAAGGTATTCCTGAGTTGGATATCAAAGTTGATTCCATCGCTCTGACAGCTATCACCAAAAAGCTGAAAGCTAAATGGTCTCCTGAGCTTGGTCAAGACCTCAATGCTTATCATAATGTCGATGCGGAAGTTGAGCTTACCTCAATTCTTGCTGAGCACATTGAGCTTGAGATTGATCGAGAGATCTTGGAAGATCTTACTAAGCTTGCTACAGGCTCGACAAAGTTCTGGTCACGACTTCCGGGTAAGTTTGTGAACGAGGACACTGGTGCGGATATTTCTAATACTACTGCACCGCCTGACTTCACCGGTAACGTATCCGAGTGGTACGAAACACTTATCGAGAAAGTCAATGGCGTCTCGGCTGTTATTCAGCGTAAGATTCTGTCTGGTGGAGCTAACTTCCTTGTTTGCTCACCTGAAGTTGCCAATATCCTTGAGTTTACTAACGGATTCCGTGGAAACGTTTCAGTGGGCGAAGAGCGTGGTACTGCCGGTGCGGTTAAAACTGGTCAGATCAACAAGAAGTTCGACGTATATGTCGATCCTTACTACTACCGAAATGGTCTTCTGGTAGGACGAAAGGGCTCCTCTTTCCTTGAAAGCGGATTTGTATATGCTCCTTATGTCCCTCTGCAGATGACACCAACCATCTTCGGTACTGAGGACTTCGTGCCTCGTAAGGGCGTCATGACACGCTATGCGAAGAAGATGGTTCGTCCTGACTTCTATGGCACGGTCATTGTCCTAGACCTTGTATAATCTAACCTAGTTTGGATTATGAAACCTCCCAGAAATGGGAGGTTTTTTTATTATATCATTATTGATTTGCTGTTCTGTGTTAATATAATAAAGGTAAGGAATCTTTATGAATAAAGACAACATTAATTTGATGATGAGTTCCGTATATGTCCATGAAATTTTGTGGGGAGCAACTATGGATACGGGCTTCGCATGTTATTTCTCCTTGGGGCGTAGAAGGTCATCCTCATATTGGATGAGATGCAACTATGGTTTTATAGCAAAAGTGAAAGGGGAAAACCAATTCATACAAGGTTATTATCCCTCTTGCAGCATCACTCTTGTATGAAAGAATAATATGAAAAATGGTTTTCTAAAGAAAATTTTTGAAAGTGGATATGTCTATGCACCCTATATACCGATGCAAGTAACGCGAAATTTCAACCAGTCCCCGAAATATAAAACAGAGGTTGTGGCGGAGAATATTAATAAAATCATTGCAATGCATTGGGTTTTGGATACAGTGCAATTTCATATGGTTCATCGGGTTGGTAACCCACACCTCCGCAAACGAACTGTGGATTTTGACGTGTCGAACATGTATGGATTTCAAATGAGATATTATGATCAATATTGCCCTCTCAGAATAAGAGTAGCTTTAAACTGGTTAAGACAATATGAATGAAGTAATGGCTCATAAAGCCCGCGCCACTGGCTCACGTTCCAATCGCCATCGCCGACGCAGGAGAGGTCGTCGCAGCCACCACCGTATTTCCATGGAGCCTAAAGATATTAATTTGTATGTTGCTCGGCATTGTCTGGTTCCACGAGTCACTTTTATTGAAGCATTTCTATTTTTTAGAAAATCATCTTATTCTTGTAATAATCTTTACCGGGCACACGGCCCCGCTAATATACAGGATGTGAAGATGTGGTTAAATGTTCGCGCTGAGAGCCAGTTATAAAAATGAATGTGTTGTTATCATATCCAAGATCCGGCAATACGTGGACTCGTTATTGTGTTGAATTTCTGACAAAGAAGCCAACGCAAGGAGTTATGGGTTCTTCCGCAACAATTAAGACGCCTATGGGATTGCATAATTCTGATATGGAAGTGGATTTTGAGCAAGAAACAATCTTGAATAAATTTCACCATCCACCGGAGTGTGTTGGAATTCGACCCCTCCCAGAAAAGCTGATATTGCTGGTTAGAAATCCTCTAGAAAGCATCACAAGACATGATCCCGCAAGCATTCCAGCCTTCACTATCCCATCAATACGACACTATATAAGCTTGTTGTATTATTATGATTTGTTTGAAAATGAAAAAATGATTGTGTTTTATGAGGACTTAATTAAAGACGAAACACTCCCCCACACTTTAAATGAAATTCTTGATTTCCTTGGTGAACCTAAAGATAATCTAATTCCTTTTATGGAGGGGATTGAATACCATCGTTCGGAAGGGGTGAGGATTTACAATACAAACGGAAACCGTTCTCAAACTGAAGGTAACGAAGAGAACTATCATAGAAAGAAAATCAAAATTGAAAGATCGTTAGAAAAACTTCTTGAATGGGATCAGGGTGGATATTTCCACAAATACTGTCATAGATATTTATGAATTTATTGATTGCGCAATGTTATGTTAACTCTTGGATTGCATCATCTTTCGCGTGGCACACACCCGATCCGATGGTTTTTACTCCAAAACAAAGAAAGACAGTGATGGGTTGGGGATATTTTCCCTTAAGAGCATATAAAGATATAAAACTCTCCATTAATATAATTTTGGAAAATATAAAATTCAATGACTTCTTTAAATGTTGATATGAAAAAAGATATTAAACTAATTGTTATTTGTGGGCCTTCTGGTGTAGGGAAGACGTCAATTGCATCGTTTTTGGTAAAGAGGATTTGGAATTCCTGTTTTTGTGTTTCTCATACAACTCGGAAATCTAGAATTACTGAAATGGATGGAATTGATTATTATTTTGTGTCTGAAGATAAGTTTGAACAAATGAAAAGCAATAATGAGTTTGCAGAACATGCCCATGTATATGGCCAACAATATGGAACATCATGGGATGTTGTTGAAGAAGACCTTGAAGATGAAATCAAGATTCTTGATGTTGATTATAACGGCGCTGAAGCGATCTACAGTAGATATCCAGACAACACCATTGTCTTTTCTATATTACCACCTTCAATCAAAGAACTCCAAACAAGGCTGAGGCTTCGTGGTACCGATTCTTTAGTTACAATACAGCAACGATTGTTGAGAATTGAAGAAGAGCTTGAATATGAATTGCAAGTTCCTCATGTGGAAATTATCAATTCAGATATGAGAGAAACCCAGAAAATGGTTATGAAATGTCTTCAACCTCAATAAATCTTGATGTGGTGCATTCTTGGATATCTTCTAACTGGTATTGGTATGTTCAAACTCATCACTCTCGCGATCAGATAAATAAGAGGGAGAGTTTTATAGTAATACAAGACTATATTGAGGTTGAGGAGATGATTGCTGAAGCTCTCCATGAAGGAATTCTTGATCTTTTTGAGAATGATTATTATGAATATTGAAATTGCACGTTTATGGTTCGTATCATACTGGTGGGGATTTGTTGTTGATGATGCTTGTCATCATACTGTTGATGATAATTCAAGAACAAGTTATATGCATCTCACAATATGTGAAGACTATTATGAAATGGTTGATGATGCTCTTTATTATGGAATTTTAAGTGTAGTTCAATAATCATAAATCAAAATTTTAGATAAAGCCTCTTGTTGTAGCTATTTATTAGTGAATAACAAGAGGCTTTTTCATTGTCTGGAACATCACCTACATTACTGCCAGTTTCGTCAGTATCAAAGATTATCCTGCCGGCTACGGGTTCCACTCCCAATGTGACGGCTTCTATGCCTTTCGGTATTTATACTGATAGTGCATCTCCATTATATTCAACAGACTTCATTTCTGGCGCCGCCGATCAAGTTGCCTATACCTATTGGAAAATGGTGGGTAATGGTCTTGATATTGAATTGTCTGAATATAATGTCTATGCTGCTTATGAAGAAGCAGTATTAGAGTATTCATATCATCTAAATCTACATCAGGCCAAGAACTCTCTCGCAGACGTTCTAGGAGCCTCCACAGGGACTTTTGACCATGATGGAAACCTCAAGGACGGCGAACTTAGTTCATCGCTTGACGGCTCTCATGTGTCTCTTAAATACCCTAATTTTCAATTCTCTTATTCAAAGAAAGTTGGCATTGGAATTTCTCAAGAAGTTGGATTGAATGGATATATTACTGAATACTCTGCTTCTGTCTCTACTACTGTAAATCAACAGGATTATGATCTTCAAGATCTTATTTCATCTCAAGCTGAGTTTTCGGGTGCAATTGGTGACAAGAGAATTATCATCAATAAGGTGTTTTATAAAGCTCCCCGTGCAGCTTGGAGGTTTTATGGATATTATGGTGGTTTGACAACTGTTGGCAACTTCCATAATTATGGACAGTGGGCTGATGATTCAATGTTTGAAATCATTCCTGTTTGGCACAACAAGTTGCAAGCAATGCAATATGAAAATGCAATTTATACCCGTCTATCTCATTATTCTTATGAGCTTAAAAATAACAAGCTGAGAATTTATCCCGCACCCTCCCCAGTTGAGCCCGGAAGAATTTGGATTCGCTTTTATGTTCCAACGGATGCTTGGGAGGGAGATGGAATATCAGAAACTGGTATTAATGGAATTAATAACGTTAATACCCTTCCATATGGCAACCTTCCATATGGGAATATTAATGCTATTGGTAAACAGTGGATTCGAGATTATGCTTTCTTTATCGCAATGGAGCAATTGGGATTTATCCGGTCAAAGTTCAATACGATTCCAATTCCGGGTGAAAGTGTTACTCTTAATGGCACTGATTTAATTAACAGAGCAAAAGAAGAAAAAGATAGATTGCGAGATGAACTCAAAGATATTCTTGAAGACCTCACATATCAAAAGCTTGCAGAACGTGATGCTGATATAGCTGAGAATACAGAAAGAGTGTTATCTAAAGTTCCAATGGCCATTTATGTGGGATAAATATGAAAAAATTATTTGAAAGTTGGAGAGGGTTTTTAAAAGAATCTCAAATGCCATCAAACTTGCAAGCCGTTTTGAAGGGTGCTGAATACACTGTTTTGAACTTACATGACGCGGAAGGTGAATTGGCCCATGTAATAAAAGTAACTAAGGTGGGTGGCAGTGCTACAACTGTTGGGAATTGGTGGTACGATTCAGAGTGGCGCTTGCATAGATTAAATGGACCAGCCATTGACACACCACATCAAAAGGCATGGTTTTCACATGGCGAGAAGCAGGATAAGAGATAATGTCTGATTCTGATAATACAAATAAATGGAATGGTCTTGATGCTCCTCCCCCTCCAATGTTTCTTGGACAGAAGGAGAGAGACTTTCAAAAGCAAATTGCTGAAGAACTTACTGAAAGAGTTATTGGGCAAGGACTTCTTTATTTTCCAATTGATATCGAGAGGACAAACTACCACCCCATCTATGGAGAAGCCCCAGTAAAAACATTCCTTCATCCTATTCGTGCATATGCCCTTGTTTTATGGCAAGGTATGGAAACTACATATGAAAGCAATGTTGGAATTGACTCAAGGGCTTCTTTAGAGGTAAAGTTTCATAAAAGAAGAATATCAGAAGATCAGAATATTTTTGTTAGAGCGGGTGATTTCATTATGTGGGGTGATTCATATTATCGCATTAATAACGTTTCCCAACCTCGCCTTTTATGGGGTCAATCAGATCAACGTTTTGAAATAGTGGCAAAAGCAACAAAAGCCCGTCGCGGGCAGTTTAATCCATATGATGAGACTAGGAAATGAGACTACAAGAACGAGAAAAGGATCTTCGGGCCAATGACATTCTTGAAATCTTTATTCGTGAATTTTATAATATGCTTAATTTTAAAAATTCTATTCTAGATCCTGTCATAACATGCATGGATTACAATAGGCCAAATAGAGTCTTCAGAGTTCGTGGTCATAACAATTATGAAGCTACTTTAGATAAGCTTCAAGGAAAATGGCCTGATATCAAAGATCATCAAATATTGCCAATTCATATGATGTTTGAATTGCACACTTTCATGAAGACACATGTTTCTAGTTACGAGGTTGGCGATGCATTTCCAAAAATGATAATTAGGTATGATCAAGATGATTTTTATTTTGCTTATGATTATGCAAATAAGACAGTTAGATTTGATTTGAAAGCTCAATTATATAAACAAAAGTTTGAAAAGTATAAACAAGGCTTAAAGAATTTTGATGATATTGAAACATTTTATGTGTTGGTTGAAAACACTCTCTTTAAAGGTGATATACCAAACACGACCCTTATTCATGAAATGAGCCATATGTTTGATGATCTTATGGAATTTGATTTATCGGTAGTTGGAACACCACAAGACATTGATAGCGTTGATCCCAATCTCGAACCAGAAGAAGCAGAAAGGGAAAAGAAAAGAAGAATGAAAGTGTATCTTAATGATACAAGAGAAGTGGAAGCTTGGATTAGACAAACAGTTTTCCCATATTACAAAGAAAACATCGGACTCTTCCAGTACGTTGCTGAAAGGTTAATTGCTGGTCAAGATGTCAATTTCTTAATTGGTGATATAATCAAAGATATGATTCAAGAATTTAAAGAAATGGAAACTTCACATGGAACATCTGTTTGGGATGAATATACAGAGAAAACTAAAACAAAAGTTTCTAAGAGAATGTTTCAAGCTATAAACTCTCTTTTGAGTCGTGAGGTAGATAAACTTGCCAATTACTGAACATGATATAAAGTTTGAACCCTCAACGCTAGAAAACATCGATACTGCTTTTTATAAATACGTTGAGAATTTGAAGGTTGGTGTAACTACCAATGAAGGGTGGAAACTTGTGCCTGTTATTTGGCAGGGGGCTGAAAAAGCATTTCAAATTAAAAATGATAAAGAGATTCGTGATGATAACGATATGCTCATAATGCCGCAGATCACAGTTTTGAGAACATCGGCAGATAAGAAACTTGATCGAAAAGGAATTTTTCTAAATGATAGTGCTGTGCAAGATAAGTTGCAAGGTGGAGAAATCATTATATCTCAGAGGATCAATCAAGATAAGACTGCAGCCTTTGCAAACAGTAGAGCACTTGAAGTTACAAAAGGTAAGTTGAATTTCAAAACAGCGGCAAGAGAGAACGAAAGAGTTGTATATCAGTTTCTTTCTATTCCTACACCTGTGTATCTTGATTGTAATTATGATATTGTTGTCAGGACAGAATATCAGGTACATATGAATGATATTATGAGTGTGTTTTATTCAACAGTTGGATCGCTGAATTACTTTTTAATTGAAAATGCTGGATATCGCTATGAGTGTTTTTATGGACAAGAGTTTTCAAGTGATTCAAATATCTCTCAATTTGATGAAGAAGAAAGAATGTTTAAGACCACCATCCCCGTAAATGTGTTGGGATATATTATTGGTTCTGATAAAAATGAAGATAGGCCCAAATTGACTATTAAAGAGAACCGCGTCGATATCAAAATTAAAGAAACAATTATTGGTTCTGACGATTAAATATAATGTAATATATTATTGGGTGTCACATGTCCTTAAAAGACTTATTTGCAACAAATAAAACAAAAGCGTTTATAACATATGAAGCAAGAAGAGCATCTTCCGATGTAGAAGGTGAAATTCCTGCACTTGACCTTTATGGTCAAATAGGATTATATGGTAGGATTGATTATGCCTTCAATGCCGTGTATCCATCCGAAGCTTTCTTAAAAGAAATTGAAGATGGAATGTTTGCTTTGAATTTTGTCTCCGATGCCTATAAAGACTTTCAAGAACATTTTGTAAAGCTCCGACAACTAAATAAACTCGCAAGTAAAAACACAAACCTTAAGACTATTAAAGCAACTGCGAGTTGGAGAAGCCTCCCAGAAGCTCATCATAAATACACTAAGATAGTGTTTGATACATTCTTTCAAACTTATGGAAAGAATCTTGGCACTGTTAGCATTGAAGAGTTTATCAATGTATTTTATCGATTTTTGAAAGATTCTCGTGACTCTCTTGTTCTTACAAGAACTTCATTTATTGAATCATCAATGTATGATCCTTTGATGTCAGCCCTAATGATTGAATTGGCTGAAGAAGATAAAGGTGATGATACAATTAAAAGAAAATATTATGAAGATCCTAATTTTGATATTTATCAAAAGGTATTAAGAATTTATGGATTCAAGAATGATAAAAATCATCCTTGGAGAATAATTGCAGATATTGAATCTGCTCCAATGCTTCGATATATGGAAAAATATGGAGTTAATAATAAAACCATGTTTGATGAATTCTTTTATCGAAGTTATGAATTGGATATGGATATCATTCAAGAATATATTCGTGAATATTATAACTATCATGATGTTGAAATGTCGAAGAGAAAGCCTGCAATTATAAAAGAAGAAAGGATTGCTCTCCCAAGTCCAAACTTTGAAGACGGGGCGATTCAATTAACTGACATATCAAAATATTCCGATATATTGGAGACTAAAGAAGTCAAAACAAAACCAGTTTTGGTTATAAATCTTAAAAAAGAGCAAAAGCCAAAATCATTAAGTTCAACCTCCTCTAAGTTTGGGGAGACAGCACCGGAACCTCCGCCGGAACCTCCGCCGGAACCACCACCACCAAGTCTCGATGACTTCCCTGAGCTTTTATATGGTTGGGAAAGCACTAGTGGGTTAGGGACTCCCGCTTTGGAGGACCAGATCCAAACATGGGAGCCCGTGGTGGGAACGGAAGATCTAACCCAAGCAACTTTGGCCAAACGCCCAAGGTTTATTCCGGGTGCCTATACATCCAGTGGCAACCCGCTTGTTTGTTTTCTAAACAACTCGAATGCCGCCAGTATGGAAACAGGCGCCATTACAACACTGCCCCAGCCTTACACAAAAATTGTAGTATTCATTGATCCCGCTCAAGACTCTCTTAACGGGGGGCTACACTCGTATGTTTCGTCTCCCGGTAGTGGTCGTGGGTATTTGGGTAGGAATGGTAATGCCGCTGACAAATTTAGCTACAATATTAATGGCGGAAACACCGTGGATCCGGGTGTGGATACGGGACCCCTCCCAGACAACCGAGTTAGTGTTGCTTTTGCCCGTTTTGACGGCACAAGTTCTAGCGTGTGGTCAAATGGAACGCAGGGCTCCGATGTAGATGCTGGTACTAATTCTATTGTCCAGCTTAGGGTGTCAACCGGTCCTAGTGATATAGAAAGTGGCAACTGCTATATGATTGCACACTATATATGGGACGGCTCTATCACGGCTGATAGACTGACGGATTTCGTAGCATATCTAGACTACTGGTTTCGACCATCGTGGTCGCAAGGTTCTACGTTTCCGACATTCACATCAACAGATGCATTCGAATTAGATGCCACAGACCTCACCGAAGGCGACGGCGTCACCATCACCTCGAACTGGGTCGATCGCGAGAATGGTTATATCTTCGCGCCCACAGGCGCACCAACAATGGATATAGATGGCGGTCCTCGTAAGCAAAAGGCAGTTGTATTTGACGGGACTGCGGGGGACTGGTTTCAGAATACTGCGGATGTAACATGGTCACAACCCGGTACAATTATTGCGGAGTTTAAGTATGACGGAGCTGCGCCCGGCTTCCACATTACAGATGGAGTTAACGGAAGTCAAAGGTGGGCAGTCTGGGCAAGCGCACTCTCACCCGCAGCCTATGCTGGTGCAACAATTCAGAACGCAAATGTTCCTTTAGTGACAGGATTGGGCTGGAGGCATAATGCCTGCGTATTCGACGGCTCAAACAGTTCAGTGTTCGTTGACGGAATCCTTGAGTCCACTGGCAATGCTGGTACCCAGACACTAGGTGGCGGCTTACGCATAGGTAATAACTATCTTAATAGTGGTGCTGTTAAAGGGACTCTTAGCTGGATAGCTGGTTGGGATATTGCATTAACCCAGACGCAGGTTCTCGAAGTGTTGAAATACCGTGGCCTGATATGAAGTATACGAAGAGACAATTTAAAAATAAATTCAAAAGTTCTTACTGGCTTAATTTGTATGCATCCATTCGCAGCATTGAGAGTAGAACCCCGCTGAAACAAATTCGGTATCGTGGGAAGGCAACAGAAGACAAAGTTTTATTAGCAATTAATAATCTTTATAAACCATTAATAACCATGCCTGTTTCAAATAATCAAGTAAGAGTTATTAATGATCAATTATCAAACACACCAAAATTTGAAACAGTTAAGCAAAGAATAGTTGGAATTACAGAAGGACCGTCAAGATTTGTTTATGGAGCTTCTGATTTTATTGGTTCTGCTTATCTTTCCTTAACTGGTGGTGTTCTTACTTATGCTGATGGTGGAGCAGCAACATTTGAAGGAAGTGGAACATTAACTGCCGATGGTGGTAAATTTGTTTATGTTGGAGATAGTGCAACTTTTGAAGGAAGTGGAACATTAACTGCTGATGGAGGCAAATTTGTTTATGTGAGTGGTGAAGCAGATATTTTAGGAACTGGCTCTCTTGTTGGAATTGGTGAAACCGTTATTTATGAGAGTAACGATGTTTCGTTTGATGGTGCTGCAACAATGCAAGCGCAGGGCACCCAGATATCTACCACAACTGCAATCTTTACTGGAACCTCTGAAATGTCAGTAGACGGTGTTCCTATTTCTGTTGCTGCTGTTACATTTACCGGAACGAGCGATATGATAGTGGAGGGTGAAGCGTTCACCAACATCCCAACGTTTGTCCACTATGCTTGGGAAATTGATTTTGGAGTAACTACAAGTTCAAATGGTTATGTTACTCTCTGGGAAGATCAAAAGCAGGGTCTTAATTTTAGTGGAACTGATGGACATGGTTATTTTGACTTCAATTATTCAGGGACATATATCCCCGCATTAATTTTTAGCAGATCTACTCATACATTTGATGCAACATTTCCTGATCCTTCTCCAATATCTGGAGGATTCTCTTTTCTCGTTGTAGCCGATATTATTAGTGGGTCAGATGATAGTGATGCTTCTAATAATGAGTTTGCTATTTTGCAGCTTGACGAAGACGTGGGATACGGTTCCTCACAAGCTTGGGCCTTGGATATTGGTGTGAACGCCCCCGGAATCAACTATCGTTTATGGGAGGCTGCAAGTGGTATTGAGACATATGATGGCAGATACTATGATCACCATAGACAAGATAGCTTTGTTGATATGCTAGTTAATTCTGCTCCAAGCGGTACATGGTCATCGGAAACAGACTTATATGTTGAAAGAGAATTATTTATTAATAATAAAGACTTAGATAATTATTATTATCCACATCGTCATGAGTATACAGAAATTAAATTGGGATTAGACGCTGGCCGAACTGATCGTTCTGCCTATATGGCTGTTAAGGCAGTTTATGCTGCAACTAGCTCATTGGGATCTACTGAGAGAACTGAGTTGTGGGATTATCTTGATTCTCGATGGAGATCACAATATATAGTGCCCGAAGTTCTTGATATTACAACAACAGGGTCTGCTGCGATAGGAACTCTACACGATGTTCCAATGCCTTCAACAGTTAATCGATCAGATTTATTGGTGGCAGTTTTTGCTGAAGATGGCGGCCATGATCTTACTGAACCTCTCGGTTGGTACGAAGTTGTTAGCGATGAATATGGAGGTGCTGATGCTGGGATGAGTGTATACGCCAGATATGCAACTGGATCTGAAGGAGGCACAACTGTTCAATTCTCTTCAAGTGTGTCGAGGGATTATGGTGTGGCAATTGCTCGAATTGCTTCTGGCACATGGCACGAGACTTCTAATTTAGCTGACGCAATTCAAAGTACAGGTATGAGTAGTTCCAATAATTCTTATGTTTCTGATCCACCACCAATTTCATCATCTTGGATGAGTCATAACTTACCACTAGCTGCAACTGCCGGATCAGCACTAATGAATGGATTTGATACTGACGCTGGCTGGGAAGGTGGTGTTACGTCAACGCCTGCTGCGTCAGGAACTTACGTTTCTCTTGAATATTATCCTAGTGGCTCTGCAAGGCATATTACCGATACCTTGGGTGAGAACTTTTACGGGGTCAACACATCTTTTCAGGCTGCGAGCAACCATCTTGCTGCCATGATAGCTGTGAAACCTCATCCAAGATTCAGCGATTGGAAAGAACTTTTAGATTGGCATTCAAACAGGGGCGATTTTACAGGAAGTAGTTTGATTCAATTGGTTAAATCTGATGGTTCTACAGTTGCAGATGTTTCGGGACAAAGTAATGAGCCAACTATATCAGGAACACTAACATTCGATTCTCAGCCGGTTACGTGGGGAGATAAATATCCAATTGAGTCTGATGCTTCTGGTGGCGATTATTTACATACAACGGGAATTTTGAACTTGTCAAGCTCGACTTCATGGACTTTTAGTTGTATTGCTGAAAATTCTCCATCACATCCTGACGTCTTATTTGGTTTAGGTGATTCCGATTCGAATCAAATTGCGCTTTATAACAACAACGCGGCAGGTGGAACGCTATATCTTAGAGCAAAAGGGGGAAGCACTGTGTTTGATACAGTGGCGGTTCCCTTTGGTCAGATATTTGGCCTAACCATCAGAAGGGAAGTCGATGATTTAGATTGGTGGGTGGATGGCGTCTTCCAAGGAACTGTTGATTTAAGTGCCCAAAGTTTTACATCTGCCACAGATCTTTATTATCTTTATGGTATTGTAACTTCTGGACTTCAATGGGATGGAAGATTTCAACATCGAGGGACATTTGATGATGCTCTTAGTGATGAACTGTGTGTAAAATTTAGCACCACATCTTATCCATGAAAAAGAAAAGTAACATATTGTCTTCTTATCCAAGGTCCGGAAATACTTGGATTAGGTATTGTATGGAATTTCTGTCAGAGAGGCCAACCAGAGGGTATGGTCGCGTTAATTTAAGAGAGTGCCCCCTTGGAGAAACTTTCAATTTAGGGGTGGACTTAGAAAAAGATTATATTTTAATAAAAATTCATCTTGCTAACAAATACAGAAAAGATAGAACTAACACAGTTATTCATTTAATTAGAGATCCATTATATAGTATTCCAAGACATACTGGTATGACAGATTTAATTGCAAACCGTGGTCCCTCCAAGTTTATCAAAATATTGCAAGCATATCATGATTATGAAGGGAAAAAGCAAGTTTTCTATTATGAAGATTTTATGGAAGAAGAGAATCTATATCCTGTGTTGGAAGAGATGTGTGAGTTATTAGATGTCAATCCATCAAAAATTGAAAAGCTTAAAGAAGAATATAAAGTTCATGTTATTAAGAGTAGAATGTTGTATGATCATGTTAGAAAACGAGAGCCAGTCTTTAATCCTCAAATAGTTGATAAAGAAAAATGGGTTGAGTATTTTAAGAGTCATGAAGAATTATATGAATTATATTTGAAAAGATACTTTTGAAATAGTATTTATAGGGAATAGTGAAGGAGAACAATATTCATGTCTGAAAAAAGCAACTGGTGGGAAACAGAGATGCTCAATCTTATGTTTCTCACGTACGATCCAGTTTATGTAGCACTTTTTACAACTAATCCTGATGAAGATGCCTCTGGCACAGAAGCAACTGGTGGTTCATATGCAAGAGAATCTGTTGCAGCTTCTGTTTTTGTTGTTTTAACAGGATCTGCTGCTAATAATACAAATATTGAATTTACAGAAGCAACTGGCAACTGGGGCACTCTTTCTCATGCAGCCATCTTCACTTCTGCTTCTGGTGGAGATATGTTATATTACAGTCCGCTAGGAACATCAGTTGGAATTAACACAGGGCAAATCTTTAGAATTAACTCTGGCAGCTTGATTATATCGGAGGATTAATTATGAGTGAAAAGGGTGATTATTTAGAAAATTGGGTTTTGTTACAAGTTCTTAGTTCTTTTGATCCATTGTATATTGCACTCTTTTCAGATAACCCTGATGAAGACGGATCAGGTACTGAATTTACTGGCGATAATTATGATCGAGCAACAGTTCCCTCTGGAACCCTTACAGTAACAAACAATACAGCTTCTAATGCCGCAGTAATTCAGTTTTCAGAATCAACTGCAATTTGGGGCACAGCTTCCCATGTTGCAATTTATGATTCTTTGGCTGGTGGGAATCTTCTTTATTACAGTGCTCTTAATACCCCGGTAGAGATAGGTTTGTCGCAAGTTTTCCGCTTCGCGACATCTTCGTTAAATATCGTAGAAGATTAATTTTATAAATTAACAAAAAAGTGTTGTTGGATATTAAAGAATCTATTTAATATGAAAGTTTTTTCATTTTGAATGGAGATTATTTTAATGCCTGCTGATAAGTTTAGTTTTGTTTCCCCCGGCGTCTATATTGACGAGATTGATAACACAGGAAGACAAGATCAGGGCGGCAACCCTGTTGGTCCTGTTGTTGTTGGTCGAACTCGTAAAGGCCCGTCCCGCCCCGTAACTGTTAAATCATTTTCGGAATATATTGAGATTTTTGGAGAGCCCGTTCCCGGCACATCTGTTGATGATGTTTGGAGAGAGGGGAATTATACATCTCCCATGTATGCATCATATGCAGCACAGGCATGGCTTGCAAATAAGTCTCCTCTAACTGTTGTTAGAGTGCTTGGTGAAGAATCAGATAATGCAGAAACTTCTGGGAAAGCTGGATGGCAAACTGATAATACTTTAAATGCAACCGAAGGGTCCAATGGTGGAGCGTTCGGTTTGTTTATGATTGATTCTGGTTCTGTTGCAGAAGCGTTTACTGGTACATTAGCAGCAGTATGGTATGTCCAAACTGGCTCTGTTGTGCTTTCTGGTACGATTAGGGATGGCAGCGAGCAGATCACAGGTTCGTCTGTATTTGTTTCTTCAACAGGCGCTGATAGAGAATTCAGGGCAGTTGTCCATGACGGCGATGGTAACATTGTTGAGGATACAGCGTTTAACTTCAACAAGTCTTCACAAAGATATATCCGAAAGGTATTTAATACTAATCCCATTCTTACAAATTCAGATATCGTCACTGCTACTGATGTTAAGAAGTATTGGCTAGGTGAGACTTACGATCGACACCTTACATCACATGTAACTAGCTCAAACGCAGGTGGGCAGTTTGGTGTGATTCTTGCATTAGAAGGCTCACACGCTGGTAACAATGGTGGTGGTCATTATCGATACGCAAACCAGCCCGCTAAATCTGGTTGGGTGTTCTCACAAGACGTTAGTGATAATGCAACTTCATTCGAACCACGAGACATGACAAAACTCTTCCGCTTCCATGCACTTTATGGTGGTGAGTGGGATTCAAAGAATTTAAAGATATCAATTCAAGATATTAAGATTTCAAATAGACAAAATTCTGATTATGGAACATTTACTATTGTTGTTCGACTTGCCACAGATAGTGACGCCGCTCCAAGAATAGTAGAGAGATTTAGTTCTGTAAATCTTAATCCAAATTCATCCAACTTCATTGGTAGGGTTGTTGGTAATAAGGAAATGATTTGGGACGATATTGAGAAGCGATATAAAGAGTATGGTATTTATACCAACAACTCGAAATATATCCGAGTCGAATTAACACCAGAAGTTATGAATGGCATGGTTAACACCACCCTCCTTCCTTTTGGTTTCTATGGTCCGCTTCGTCATAAAGGCTTCTCATTCATCTCAGGCTCTACTGCTGAAAGTGAGTTTGATGATATTTCAACTGATTTCACTGCTTCTCTTGTAAAGGGAACTACTGATCAACCAAGATCATTAATAGAAGGAACAGAGTTTGTTAATGTAGGTCCAGCAACTTTCACTGGTTCATTTGTGTTCCCATCAATTCCACTGAGACAGTCAGGAACTGCAGGTAATCTTGCAAGTCCAAAGACTGCTTATTATGGTATTGATGTTGGACAAACTGCAGGTTCAACCTTATTTGATAAAGGATATATGGACTTGGTAAGACCTATGGCTGGTGATTATAATTCACTTACTGGTGAAGATGAATATATTGAATATTCATTTGTCTTTACTCTTGATGATCTTTCTGGTTCTGCGGCCGCGAATACTGTAACTGCTCCTGCGGTTTATGTATCTGGCTCTAGAATGGCCGGAACTTCAATCTCTGCCACAGAGTCAACTGGTTGGAAGTCTGTTCTAACCAATGATCATAATAGATTCACATTACCTCTTATTGGTGGTTTTGATGGATATGATATCACTGAGAAAGACCCCTTCCGAAATAGTGCTATTAATAGCAGCCCAACAGAGACAAATGATTATATCTACTACTCTCTTAAACGAGCAGTTGATAGCATTCAGGATAGAGAGGTTGTAGAGCATGACTTGGCAGTGATGCCCGGTATTACCAATGAAGGTCTTACTGGCCATCTTGTCGATGTATGTACTGCTCGGGGTGATTCATTAGGTATTATTGATCCTCTTGGTGGATTTGTACCACAGCATGAAAACACGAGTGCATTTACTGATCGAGTTGGTAATGTTGAGACTATTGTTGCTAACATGCTTAATCGAGGGATTGATACCAGCTATGGTGCTGCTTATGACCCGTGGGTTCTGGTGAGAGATAGTCGCTCTGGACAGCAGTTCATGATGCCTCCGTCTGTTGTTGCACTTGGAACAATGGCCTCATCTGATAAAAAGGCAGATCTCTGGTTCGCGCCAGCAGGATTTACACGAGGTGGATTATCATTTGGTGCTTCTGGACTTAAAGTTGTCGGAGTTGAAAGAACTCTTTCAAAAGAAGACCGAGATAAACTTTATGAAGCGCATGTTAATCCAATTGCGAAATTCCCGGCGGAAGGCATTGTAATCTACGGGCAGAAGACCTTGCAAAAGACTCCATCAGCCCTTGATAGAATTAACGTAAGACGACTTCTGAATTTCGTTAAACGAGAGATTGAATTGGTGGCTAAAACTACTCTGTTTGAGCCAAATGTTCGTGCAACTTGGATTAACTTCTTGTCACGGGCAACACCGATTCTTGAAACAATTAAGAGCCGATTTGGTTTGCTTGATTATCGTTTAGTTCTTGACGAAGAAACAACGACCCCTGATCTTATTGATAGAAACATCATGTATGCCAAGGTTCTGTTGAAGCCAACTCGCTCAATTGAATTCATCGCTCTGGACTTTATTGTTGAGCCAACCGGCGCATCTTTTGGGGAATAATTAATAAAAGATACTATTTAAAATAGTTAATCTTAATTTTGAGGATTTAAATTAATGGCAGACTTCTGGAATTCAGCGGCGTTGGAGCCAAAGCGTAACTTTAAGTTTCAGCTTTATATTAAAGGTGTTCCAACCTATATTATTAAAGTGGCGGGACGACCCAATTTTAAAGTTGGTGAAACTCCTCATAGGTATCTTGGAAAAGAGTTCTGGTTTCCGGGCACTGTATCATGGGAGCCTGTTAATGTTACGCTTGTTGATCCCATTCAGATCAATTCGGTCGCAATCATGAGAGATATTATTGTCCAGTCTGGCTATGATTGGATTAAACCAAATACTCCAATTAATGCTAACATCTTGAGCACGATTTCGAAGAAGAATGCCGTTGAAGCGATGGGTCTCGTTCATTTGGTCCAGATTGATTCGGATGGAAATACTATTGATAGTTGGAAGTTGCAGAATGCATGGATTGCAAGCTTTACACCAACAGAACTGAGTTACGATTCGGACGAGCTTTCAGAAGTTCAATTAACACTTAGATATGATTGGGCAATTGTTGAGACTCCTTCTGGAACAGGTCTTGATAATGCTCTCGGTAATCTCTCGCCATTCTAATTAAATTTTAAATTCTCAACTTAGTGGAAGGGGCTGTTTATCAGCCCCTTTTTTGTTGTTTAAGCCTAATTAAGTTGAATATTATCATAACGGAGTGTTTATGACAGAAAGAAAGAATTCTGATTTGATTCCTCAAGCAGAAGAAAAAAGTGAAAATAAGGGTCTCGATTTTTTGAAATTTGAACATATGACCCTTTTTGTTTCTCTCCCTTCAGGTGGCCAAGTCTACTCTGAAGATTCATTGCTTAGAACGGGGAAAGTAGAAATCTCCCAGATGTTGGCCCCACATGAGGAAATTTTATCAAACACATCATATCTTAAAAATGGTGTTATGTTTGATAAGCTTGTTGATTCATTGCTGGTGGATAAGAATATTAGTTCGCAGGAATTAATATCAGGAGATAAAACAGCAATTCTTATCGCTGCCCGAAGAGATGCTTATGGGCCTAGTTATAAGGTTAACTTTATTTGTTCAAGTTGCACGTCTATGTATTCTGACGAAATTAGTCTTGACGAAAATATTGTGGAGTATAGCGGTGAATCTAATGACGAGAATGTTGTTAGAGAGGGTGGATTAATTCATATTAAAGAATTGCCAAGATCAAAAGTATCTTTAAAACTTAAGATGCTAACAGGGGAAGAGGATAAGAGACTGTTTGATTATAATCGAGAGCTTAAAAAGGAAGGTAAGGAAGTTACCACTCTTGACCAATATAGATTGATGTTTAAAGAAGTGGCTGGTCAGACTGAAGTGTCGACAATCAATCAGTTTATTAATAAAATGCCGGCCATGGATTCGAAGTATGTAAAAAATGCATATAAGAGGATGGCCCCTGATGTTAAAATGATTAAAAAATCTACCTGTACAAAATGCGGAAATGTAGAGGAGAAGGAGGCGGTATTCAATACCGAGTTTTTTTGGCCTTCAGATGAGTAACAATGTTATTCGAGATTTCTTCACTTTAAATAAAAGCGAGGTTTTTGTGGTTCATGAAGAGATAAATCACATGTTAACAGAAATTAATTCAGGTTGGACTTTCCGAGATTTATATTGTATGCCTGTTTCAATGAGAAAATGGTATCACGCAAAATATAATGAGCGTATTCAAAGGATGAATGATGATAACGATGGAGAATAATTCCCTGATTAATTATTTTGTAATGACAAGATATTTTCTTGATGCGCGAAGAATGTTGAAGAACCAACCACCATATGCTAACACCTTAACATATATTTATACAAAGCGAATTACACTAAAACCGGATTATATAATTAAAAATTACATTGAAGACATGAGAGACATTGGAGGAGGAAAAATTGAATATTTTAGAATCTGGTGATAAACAAGCTTTTGCGGAAAATGTTAAAGCGCTAATTATGGCATTATTTCACGGCGATAAACTCCCTGCAAAAATTAAAGGTAGTTCATCACAAATTAAAGCCTTTACGCAAGCTGTGATGGCGGAGTGTGCTTATTTACGTCTCTCTATGCAGTTTGACAAAGAACACCCTCAAGTAGTTAAGCTTGAGGCACAGTTAGATGGTGCAATCCGTCGCTTTGAACGAATTACAGGGATAGAATGGCCTATTAGGTGAGATCTTATTAAATGGCAACAAAAGAAGAAATTGCACAAATGGTTAATGAGGCGATTGCTGAGTCTCTAGAAGAGCAAAACCAATCCCTCAAAGAACAAAACGAAATTTATCAAGAGAAGCTCAATTCTATTGATGAAATTGTTAAGGCTGAAGAACGTCGCCGTGAACTTCTTGAGAAAGAGTGGGAACTATCTGAAAAAATGGCTACTGCTTCTAAAAAGCAGAAAAGAACCATTGATGAAAGGATAACTGCTCATAAAGAAGAACGAGAAGAAATAGAAAAAACTTATGGGGTAAGGCAAGATAAAGAGTATGAAGCTCTTAAGTCTTATCGAAAGTCAATTGAAGTTGGCAAGCGTTCGATGTCTGAACTTCTTGCGAAAATTGGCATTAATAACGAGTGGGATGATTCATTTTTTGGTAAGATGGAACATGCCATGCGGCAGGGAAACCTAAGAGGACATCTAGCTGGATTTGGGGATGAGTTAGCAGAACTTCCACAGAAGGTTGGCGGCTCAATGATGATGAAAGCTTATCGAGAAACGATAAGTCTTGCTAAAGCTCAAGATACTGCCACATCAGCACTTTCAAAAGCAACAGGTGCCGGTGATAAATATGATCAAACAATTCAAGATGTCTATATGTCAAATAGACGGTTTGGTGCCTCTTTTGATGATGCCAATAATGCAATATCATCAATGTATTCTCAAGTGCCAAAATTTGATACTATCTCACAAGGCACAAGAGACAGTTTAGCTGAAACTTCAATTCTGCTCGAAAAGTTGGGGGTGTCAGGTGATACATCTGCTGGTATCGTATCTCACATGACGACGACAATGGCACTCTCAGCAGACCAAGCCATTAAGTACACAAAGGAGCTTGCTGGGCTGTCTGGTGCTGGTATGGATCTCCAGAAGGTATATGGAGATTATATGCAAGTTGCCAATCGTCTTGCAACATATACTGGTCCTAAATCAATTGAAGTCTTTCAAAAGTTGGGAAAGGTTGCTAAGGCCACAGCTAGTGATGTTAGTACATTGTTAGATGTTGCAGAACAATTTGATACTTTTGATCGAGCGGCGGAAGTGGCAGGTCGTTTTAATGCGCTTTTAGGTGGCAATTTCATTGATCCAACAGCTTTAGTTAATATGGAAGATATGGGTGATCGCATCAACTATATTGTTGGGTTGAGGGACAAAGCTGGCGTGATGTGGGAGACACTCAGCCGCTATGAAAGGTTATCTCTTGCTAGTTCTCTTGGCATGGAAGTTGATCAGCTAGGAAAACTATGGACAATGTCTCGTGGTGAAATGGAGGCAAGTGCCGAAGCTGCTGAGAAACTTGAAAAGAGAGCGCAAGCTGCTGTATCTGTGCAAGAAAAATGGACATCGGTGCAACAGACATTTGCTATTGCAATGGGGCCTGCCATTGATTTGCTTGCTAAGGCTTCTGAGTGGTATCTGCAATTAGATAAGGATACACAGGAGCTTATAGGAGGCACCACAGCGCTTGGTATTGGTATTGCTGCACTGGCAGCCCCGATTGTTAAGATGACCACCACATTGGCTGCTGTGGCTATTCAAGCGGGAGCAACAGTTACTGCCAATACTGCCATTGCTGCTTCTTCTGGGCCTGCTGCTGCTGGTATTACCACTATCGGCTCTGCCGCAAATAAAGCTGGTCCTGGGTTACTCAAATTAAGTGGTTTTGCATTAGCTCTTGGTGGTGCTTTTGGTTTGGCGGGTGCTGGTATGTATGGGTTTGGTACTGGTGTGTCCAAAATTTTCGATAGCTTGAATGAAGAAAAAGTAGACGCTTTAGGACAATTATTTTTGAATGTGTCTTCATTCGCCCCACTAGCTATGTTTGCAATTCCCGCTACAATTGGATTCACAGCGGCATTAGCAGGTATGTCAAAGGTGGTAGACGAATTTGATGCTGGTAAGTTAGCAAGTTTAGCAGAAATGACTTCAAACTTTTCAGATCTTAAGAAAGATAATGTGGAAATTTATACAAGAGCGGTAAGAGAAACAACGCAGTTATATAAAGCCGCGAAGGATAGTGGAGTTTCAAATCCTATTCCAAACGTTCAACAACAAGCCTCCTCTCAAAATTATTCTGTTCCTTTTGTTATTAAATTAAACGAAAGAGAGTTAAATAATTTTGTTGTGGAGATAGTTAAGGGTGAAGTTGGTATTCTTGCTCGGGATTAATAATGGCTCAAAAATTTAAAAGCGTTGTAAGAGAAAGAGAAAGAGCTAAACAGTATTATGATAAAACAGATGAGCTTTTTAATGCTGGTCTTATTTTAGAGTTTTATCATATACCATCTGGCCAATCTGTTTCTTTTAAGGCATATATAACTAATCTAACCGATAATTTTAATCAATCATGGAATTCTGAAAAAGTTATCGGCCGTTCCGATCCGTTTCATAACTATGAAAACACAGAGCGAGTCATTAACTTGGGATGGGAGATCATCGCCGCCTCGGATTTTGAAGCTCAGACAAACATGCAAGATATTTCACTGTTAGCAATGATGAATTATCCCAAATATGATCAAGGGATAGAACAAGCTTTAGCAGGTGTGCAAAGTGCTACCACCATAACTGAATCTCCTTTGTTTCGAGTCAAGTTAATGAATTTGATTACGTCAACAAAAGAATTAACTGCACAATCAGAAATTGGAAGGGCTAAACTGTCTGGCTTGCCGTGCAGAATTGACGGGTTTTCCTTTTCTCATGTAGTTGACGATGGGTATTTTTCTCATACAAATGAAAGCTTAACAGTTGATAATTCTGTTAATATTGTCAAGGTATATCCAAAGACAATTGAAGCCTCTTGTACATTATATGTAACTCATGATCATGCCCTTGGGTGGTCTTCTGAGGGGAAGTTTAGAGGTAGTGAATACTATCCTTATGATGAAGCTGCCCCGCTATTAGAAGAGTTTGTTGAAATAGAGGAAGATGTTAATAGTATTGATAGTGTATTAAACTCTTTAGATGAATCCATTGAACAAGAAGATACATTGGTAGAAAAAGCTCTTAAAAATATTGAATTAAACGAATCAATATTTAATTCAATAATGGAGGGAAGTTAATGCCATCAAGATATAATAAAAAACAAACATATATTAATGATGATCCACGATATAAAGATTTTGTTAAAGAGCGCGGGATTAAGAAAGTTAATCAATATGCCTTTACAGATATGACATATCCAACGGCCTTACAAATATCCCAGATGTCTGTTGTAAAGCACGTTTGGGGGGTTGGCTCAAAACTTTATAAGATTGCACACGAACATTATAATGATCCTACTTTATGGTGGATTATAGCATGGTTCAACAAGAAGCCAACTGAAGCACATTTTGAAATTGGAGATTTGGTTAGTATTCCAATGCCGCTTGAGAAGATATATGAAATCTTGGATATATAATGTCAGATATTACAGATAAAATTGCTTCGTCTCTTAAAGAGAGTAATGATGAATTCTTCCGAGATACCGCTGAATTCTTCGGAGGTGAAGAGTTCGCCGAGCGTTTTGAGAGAGGTCAACGTCGGCGAGATGTGGTTGTGGATACTCTCTTGGAAGAGGGGATATCCCCTGCTTTTGAAAAAGCTAAAGAGTTTATTTTTGGGGAGGATAAAGAAGATGTTATCGAGAAAAATATTCAAGAGATTACCAAGAACGCGCAGACGTTATTAACATTAAATTATGATTATCTCAAGACCTTTCTTGATAAGCGTATAAAAGAAGAGAATCTTCCGTTTAAAAGCTTTGGTACGATTATCTCTGATCCAACAAAGGTAATGAATCATTTTGTCAGACCAGATGATTTTAAAGACTTTCTTAATATTACTCCGAATACTTTAGCTAAATTAATTCCAACTGTTAGACTGTTTAAAACTACATATGATAATGTTGGAAATGAGCAAAATAATTTTGAAATTAGATTTGATGAGTTTTTAAGTGATCCAACCTCCATTCTTGAAAATAAACTATCAAGGGGATCTGGTATTGGTTTGCAATCATTTGACTGGTCCTATAAAGGGACAAATCCATTTGAATCAACAAATCTCATTGAGGCCAACCTTAAAATAAGACTTTCATCTGCGGAAGATTTAGACCGTGAATATATCCTGTCTGCAAATGATGGAACAACCACTAGATTTAAACTTATTGATTTAGTAGTTCCCAAAGTTGTTAATGGCGAGGATGAGTATGAACCTAACGCTTTAACCTATAAAGCTGTTGTTGGTTATTCTCCCAACTTTACAGTTGAAAGCAAAGAAGAAATAAAAATTAAAAGACAGCTTGAGATTTTAAGAAGAACATTGTTGCTAACGAGAACAACTCACGATCTTGAATTTCGACAAAATGGCACGGTTGTAGTAACTATAGGTTTTCAAGCTCGTATGGACACTGCTTTTAAAACACCCCAAAACGATATCTTAGGTTTATTCGGTACAAACATTAGAAAAATTGAGGGCATTATAGAAGAACTTAGCAAGGATCTTGAAAAATTACGTTCTAGTTGTGGCGACGATGATATAACTGAATATGAGTCATTCAAGAAAATTTTTGAGGAGCAAGAAAAGAAACTTGAAAAGAGTAAAGAAATTACATACAAGCGTTTGTTAGATGTATTGATGAGCACAAATAGAGTGTACACTGTCGACATATCTCTAGAATCGGTTGGAATTGAGAAGGATGGAAAAACTGGAAACTACGAGTTTGTTAAAACAACAAAGCTTCAAGAGAGTTTAAACACCCTGATTGGCAATTTTGGAAACAACAATATTCAGGTTAGGCAATTCAGTGGCCCTGTTAGAAGAAGATTGGTGGGTCGGGGATCAAATGTCGAACAGAAAGCAGAATCATTAAAACAAGATCTTAACAAACAAATTTCACAATGCATTATTGAAGGAGGAGATACTTTTGAGGTTCCCTTCATTTTCTTTGGTGATTTAATAGAAGCTGCGATGATTCCTTTTACTTTGGATGAAAATCCTTATAATAAAGATTTAAGAGTTTTCCTTGGGACTGGAATTATTAAACAGCCCAATAAATCAAAAATTACTTACAATATGAGTCATGTTCCTATCTCTCTTGATTTGTTTATGGATTGGTTCATTGATACAATTTATAGACCTCAAAGAAGTTATTTCTTTTTGAAAGATTTTCTTGTATCTGCGTCAACTGGCTTGTTGGGGGAAGCTCTTAGAACTGAACATCTTGGAATATTAGCACCTATCTTTTCAAGAAATATTATTACAACAACTCTCGAACTTCCAGCCGAGATTGCTAATAAGAGCAGAATTAACTTGGAACAGGAAAAGATTAGTATGCATTCTGCTGCGCTAATTAAAAACAATATATCTTGCTATCTTGTTAGTTCTCGAAATAACTTTGGAGTCTCTAAAAGAGAAGACGTACCAAATCTTAAAATAGGTGTTGATAGGGGTTTGGTTAAAAAGATCGATTATCAAAGAACTGAGCAGCCGTTCCTTCGAGAGATTGCAATGAATCATACAGAATCTGATACATTTTCAAGAATCTCTGAGCCGTATAAAGCTACAATTACCATGATTGGAAACAACCTCTTTTATCCGGGGCAAACGGTTTATTTGGAACCCACGCCTGCCTTTCCGGGTGGATTAATTAAAGGTAGTGCTGGCGCATGGTTGAAGATTCGAGGCATCTTCTTTATTATCAGTGTTAATAACTACATTGAGCAGGGAAGGTTTGAAACTTCACTTATTGCCACTTGGATTGGTTGGGGTGACGAAACAAACAATAACATTCTAATTGGTTCCTCACAACCAGAGAATTGCAATAGCCAAAGATTAACAGATGAAATTCGCTCAAAGTTCAAACAACTAGATCCCGATATAGTTGTTGATGAAGGAATTGAGCAGACTCTAAGAACAAAAGAGAGTATCGGAAGATCTGGAAGATCTGGTTACGGCAAAAGATAGCGCAAAATTCTGCACAGAAAACAAAAAAATAATTCACAACTTGAAAAAGGGGATCTGTTATATATAAGGCTGTTGTCACTTCTCGGCAGCCTCCCCAAATGTATTTTGAAGTATTGGATCAAAAGCAGAATTGTATAGGATACTATGCCAACGGGGAAATTATAACTTCGTTGACAGACGAGCTTGGCATTACTTGGGGAATGCATGACTCATTATGGGAACGTGATGATGTTGTTATGTCTGCTGTCATGGAAAGTTGGAAAATTGATCAAATCTGTCCCGAGAAATATAGGGAAGTTTGGTTATCCTTTAACAATAAATTTGAAGCCTTCAAGAAGTCCTTTAGGGAAGCAAAGATGGATATGGAAGAATTCTGTATCTGGGAATTGATTCCTGAACGATTTTTGATTGATTATTTTAGTTTAAAAACTGAGATTGTTAAAGAGCTTTATATTAATCCCAACAATGACATTCCCCTTTGTTATGACATCAACAAAAAGATCGTTGCTATATGCAACAACATTTCCGAAAGAAAGATAAAAGTAAATAAGAAAGCTCTATACCCATTTCTGGGAGAGCAAAAAGCAAAGAGTGTCTATAAGCTATTGCTTATGAGTGCCGGCCAATATATTCAATATGAGCCGTTTAAAACAATTACAAATAGACTGTCTATTAAAACAGGAAGTTTCCCAATTCTTAATTTGAAAAAAGAATATAGGAAGATGCTGATTCCAACAAATGAATATTTTGTTGAGTTTGACTTTAATGCAGCAGAAGTAAGAACTCTATTATCTCTGTGTGACCGAGAACAACCTAAAGAAGATGTCTATGACTGGATTGGTTCTAATATCCTTGATCAAGAAGATAGGAACAGAACTAAAACAACAACGTTAGCATGGCTCTACAATCCAGATGCTACTAATAACAAGCTAGCTTCTTTTCTTTCAAGAGACAAGATGCTTTCATCATCTTATGATGGAGAAAAGGTTATTACTCCCTTTCATAGAGAGATTAAATCAGATGATTTTCACGCTCTGAATTATTTGATTCAAAGTTCATCATCTGACAATACTCTTGATAGAGTTTATGAGATCATTTCATTCTTGAAACAGAAAAATGCAAAGACCTTTGTATCTTTTGTTTTGCACGACAGTGTTATCTTAGATTTTTCAGCTAAGGAGCTTTCTTATATGAAGGAGTTGATAACTTTATTTAAAAATACACAATTGGGAAAGTTTCCTGTTAATGTATCAATTGGTGATAATTTTGGAGAACTAAAAAAGCAAGGAGTGTTTTGAAAAAGTTAGTATCTGACGAGCGTATCAAAGAAATTATTGAGGAATTTAATGCTTTGCAAGTTGGTAACAACAATGATCTGTTTGCCTCTCTTTATGAGTTCGACAGAACAAGCAAGCAAGTATTTATTATAATAGAAGAACATCAAGACATTTATGCTTTTGAAGAACTTGAGAAAATGTTGAAAGAAAAAGTTCATAAGAAGGTTCTCCTTGCTTATGTTAAGAATAATAAAATCTTTGATAATTACTTGGAGTAAACATGGGAATTCCGTTTTATAGAAAAGTATTGGTACCTGGCTGCATGAGTATTCAAAATACATTCTTTACTGTTGGCAAACATAGAAAAATTTACTTAGAGGATGAGTTTAAGGATAAGATTAAAAAAGTTAAGTTCTCTTCTTTAGATACAAAAGAGATTCTTAAAAAATATAAAATTGAAAAACATGATGAATGTTATTGTAAAATTAAGCTTGCAGAACTGCAATCCGATTTATTAGATGAGGTTTATGATACACCTATATTTGATGCCCCACAGTTTGGTGGGAATATAGCGGGTGGTATCTGTTCAAGGATTCTGTTTGATTCTCCACTTGATGTCAAGATTCCTACAAAAGTAGTTGAAGATATGTGGTGGACTCCATATTCATTAGAGAGTTTAATGACAGGTGATATTGATGTCTTCTTTAATAACGCAAAAAGAGCTAAAGAGTATATTCAATATTTGAATAATTATGCAAGTTTATGCGAAGTGGACGAAAAGGGATACGGCGGAAAATGGGGTATAAACTACACAGGTCAATTTCATAAGAGCGAAGATAAAAAATATAAGATTCAAGTAATCACACGAACAAAGAAAGAAGATGATTCACCAATCAAAGATGTAAGGGGATTTATGGATGTCTTTGATTTATCGGCTTCAAAAATGTTCATTGAGGATGATTATATCTATATGCACAAGTTGGCATTCGCTGGCTTGCTGAAAAATAAGCTTATAGCTTCTAGTTTTAATTCTGTAAGTTCTTTTGCAAGGCGGGTGGTTAAATATATGGCTCTGTATGGGTACGATGAAGTTGACATCTCAGATATTCCTATGTTACTTGATGAACCTAACAACTTGACATTTTTGAAACTGCAAATGAAAAATATAGTTAATCCAATGAATGAAGTCTTAAATGAAGTAATACGTCAAGATGAAGAAGGAGATATGGATGTTATTGATTGGTATGGGAGAGGTGGGTAAAAATATACTCTCTTCCCTTCAAGATAATGAAATTATTTTAATAGATGAAGTCCTTCACGAAGGATTTGAAACGATTATTGTTAAGCCCGGAAAAGAGGGTCAGTATAAACACGAACAGTATGATCAAATAGATCTTACTGAGAGCGATTTAGAGCGATTTAGAGACCAGAGAAAGTATTTTGTGGTGTCAGGTGGCAGTGATATATCTGGTGCCTCTCTGAAGCTTCTGGAGGCTTTAGGAGGAGAGAATACATCTGTCATTTATATAAAACCAGAGAAGGATAGTTTAACCAATATTCAGGTAATGCAAGAGAGATTAACTTACGGGGTTTTGCAAGAATCTGCAAGATCTGGTATGTTGAAAGAGATCATATTATTTGACAATAATCATATTGCCTCTTTCTCTGGAAAAGTGTCGATTAAAAATTACTATCCGACAATTAACAACCATATAACCTATGCAATAAATGCACTAATATTTTGTGAAGAAAATTCACAAGTATTTGGGAAGAAAAGAGATTACGAAGAATTGAACAGAATTGTTACACTTGGACGCGTTCACGAAAATCAAGAAGTGCTCTTTTTTCCCTTGAGAAATGAGAAAAAAGAAACACAATACCCACTGAGCAAGACGTATTGTTATCTGGTCGTTGCAGACCAACTAGAAGATGTCGAGCTTCTCTCATCAGTGAAACAAGAGATATCAACAATTAATCTTGGAAACATTGATGAAGTGAATTTTGGAATTTATGAAACACCTTCCAACACAGAATATAAGATGGTAATAATTGAAACTTCGCTAGTTCAAGAATGAATTGTAATATTGTATTGGCGAACAAGATTCTGATGGGGAACTATTTTGATATGCGTGATTATCTATCGAGAGATAGTATCTCCGTAAGAAAGATCATTTCTTTGGGGGCAAAAATAGTTCCTATCATTGGACCGGACAGGCACCCATGTTTATCAGACACAGTGTTCAAACCATCATCGAGATTAGATTTATTAAGGGCTGCCCTTTCCCTTACAACAAAGGAAGGGCTTGCAAGAACAAATACTGAACTTCTCATTCTTTATATGAGTTATAAGAATGTGCTTAGAAGAAACCTATTTTAAAAAAGGAGAATAAATGGGTATTAATTTAGACAAAATGAAAGAAAAGCTCAATGAGCTTGAAAGCAAAGGATCTGGGCTTAATTTTTATAAGCCAACTGAAGGGCAACAAGACATGATTCGTCTTCTCCCCGCAGACGACGGAGATCCCTTTGTCCAGAAGTGGATGCACTACAATGTAGGTAAAGAGTCTTTTGAGTGCCCTCATAAGATGTATGGTGAGGACTGTCCAGTTTGCGGCTTCGTTAGCAAATTATGGGACGAATACAATCAGACTCAAGACGATGAGACTCGCAAGGCTGCGAATAATCTCAAGGCAAAGCCTCGTTATTACTCACTCGTTATGGATCGCGAAGATGAAGGTCGAGTAATGGTCTGGTCATACAGCAAAACTGTTTGTCAAGAGCTTGTTAATATCGTTCTTAATCCTGATTATGGTGATATTACCGATCCACAAACAGGTAATGATATGAGGATTTCATCGAGTAAGAAAGCTAAAGCTATCTATGCAACTGTTGATCTTCAACCACGACCGATCAAGACTGCCCTTCTGGAATCACAGGATGCTATTGATGATATGATGGCAACTGCCCCTGATGTACATTCCATCACAACTCGCAAGTCTTTTGACGAGATTAAGGATGCCCTTCAGTCATACTTCAATCAGATTGATGTTGGCGAGCTTGAAACAAGCAACACTGAAAAGTTCAAAGCCAATGAAGAAGTAGATATTGATAATATGTTCAATGAACTCAACGCAGAATTAAGTGATGGCTAAAAAAAAAGATGTAGCTGGTAAGATGTCTGCCAATGACATTCGTGATCTTATCAATAAGAAATACGGTAGAACTGTTGCTTATGATTTAAGAGAGGAAAGTCCGACAGATGTTCATGATTGGATTCCAACGGGTTCAAGGTGGCTAGATAGCATTATTTGCAAAGGAAAGAGGGCTGGGGTTCCAACAGGGAAAATTATTGGAATTGCAGGTCAAGAGAGTGCTGGAAAGTCTTACTTGGCGGCAATGATTGTTAAAAATGCACAAGATAAAGGTATACCTTGTGTTTATTTCGATTCTGAAAGCGCAATTAGCCCCTCCTTCTTTTCTGAGATTGGAATTAATTTAGCCGATCTGATTTATGTTCAAGCAAAAACTTGCGAGTTTGTGTTCGAAACAATGGAGGCTATCTTAAAAGAAGGGCAACAGTATCTTTTTGTTTGGGATTCTGTTCCTTTCACTCCAACAGCTTCTGAACTTGAAAAAGACTTCAACCCAAATTCAGAAGTTGGAAAGAAGGCTAGAGTTATTTCTGGCGGTGTTGCAAGAATGACTGATCCGATTGCCGATACGAAGTCGTGTTGGGTAATTCTTAATCAGTTAAAAACCAACATTACTAACGATCATTATGAAAGATTAATGAATCCCTTTACAACTCCCGGCGGGAAAGCTCTTAAATACTCGTACTCTCTTGAAGTTTGGCTAACACGAAGAAAGTCAAAAAGTGGATATGAATATGATGACAGAGGGTTCCAAGTAGGTGGGGAAGTTAAGGCCACAATTAAGAAGTCTAGATTCGGTACTGAACGGAGACAATGCGCTTTTAGAATTCTGTGGGGCGATGAAGTTAAAATCATGGATGAAGAATCATGGTTTGAGGCTATCCGCAACTCTGAACATTTGAAAGTTGGAGCGTGGAATAAACTTCAGTATGAAGATGGAACTTGGACTGAGAGTTTCCGGAGCGCTGATTGGTTGGAAAAACTTAAAGATGATAAGTTCCGCCATCGTGTCCAAGATATTATGGACGAAGAGATCATTCAGAAGTTTGATAAACGTGAAGGAAACGCTAATGACTTTTATGATATTGACGGAGAAGGAACTCCCGTTGATGTTCCCGAGGAAGAAGAGGAGAAGTAATAATGGCTTATCAAATTCTCATAGATTATGAAACGGGTGATTCGTTTAATAGTGAGCGGCGTGAGGGTATGTTAAATATTACTTGGCAAAATGTTGATATTGCAAAAGAGAATCTTGTAAGAATTAAGGAACATTATGCTTGGTATGATTATATGAATGATAATTATGGACAATACAAATACAAAAACAAAATCCCTCAAAGGCCAGCTTGGCATGATAATAAACATGACTTTTCAGTTAAACTGAAAATGGATAATGGGGGTGAGATGGATATGTCTGCTTTTTGGTGTGGCTACTTTGAAACATTATATGGTGCCTCTATTGTAGAGGAGAAGGATTCTGATATGTCTTTTACAACAGATAGGTGGTAAATGTCTTTTGAAGTAAAGTTAATTTCTGTAACACCTGACGCGGAAGAAACAATGGCTTATTGCGCTCGCGTATCTTCTGATGATCAGGAAAATCCTAAATATGCTGGCTTGTTGCGATATTGCATTAGTCATGGACACTGGTCTGTATTTGAAATGGCAAATATGGTAGTTGAGATTAATACCACAAGGGCTATTAGCGCTCAAATCTTGAGACACAGAAGTTTCTCTTTCCAAGAATTCTCCCAGAGATATCAAAGCCTCGACGAGTCAGGATACGAAATCTATCCCGCTCGCCGACAAGATGAAAAGAATAGGCAAAATTCTATTGATGACCTCTCTATTGAAGTTCAAGAAGAATGGAAAAAGCGACAGGAAGAGGTTTGGGATAAAAGCTATGAGCATTATAAGTGGGCTCTTGACAACGGGATAGCAAAAGAATGTTCTCGTTTTGTTCTTCCAATGGAATCTAAAACTAAGATGTATATGAATGGTACTGTTCGAAGTTGGATTCATTATATTGATTTAAGAACTGCTAATGGCACACAGAAAGAGCATATGGAAATTGCTGAAGCAATCAAACAAATCTTTTGCGAGCAATTTCCAACCGTTGCAGAGGCAAAGGGATGGATAATTTAAATCTTTTAGTATCAAGCAAGATTTATTATGAATACCAACTCAATCCCTATCTCTATTCGGATCTACGACTCGAAAGGGGAATTGTGCACCCACTGAAGGGAGGTTTTTATGACTATAGTTATCCTCCCACGTCGCTCTCATCGATGATGGTAAGACCAAGTTATTTAGTTACAAGATATATCTTAAATTTAAGAAGGTTGTGGAATGAAGGGGAAAATTAAAGATGAATTAATACCCGGCTCATGGGTTGCAGTTTATAGAAATCTGCATCAAGATTGTTTTTCGGTTCAAATAGATGGGAAAGTGGTTGCGCATGTTGAGCACATTATGCTTGATAATGTAAAATTTAGAGTTGGCAAGAAAGGCAGAGAAAGAGTTCTTAAAGAAAAGAGAAAGAACGTTCATGCTAAGATCTATGGAACTGTTAGAGAACAAACATTTGAGAATACACAGGTAGATTGGCCTAAAGCACATTATAATCCATACAAGTATGAAACTTTTGTGGATGAACATCAAGAGCCTATTTATGAAGCGGAAAGTGTTTTTCTGAGTGACGGTAAATATATTCAATACAAGGAGTTAAATGAAAAAATATGATATCATTATTCTTTCGGGTGGATTTGATCCAATTCATGTTGGTCATTTGAGAATGATGCACATGGCCTCTAAGAAAGCAAAAAGTGTTCATGTTGGTGTTAATTCTGATGAATGGCTTATTAGAAAAAAGGGTTATGTCTTCATGCCGTTACAAGAACGATTGGAAATAATCAAAGCTTTTGATTGTGTAGATATAGCAACTTCGTTTAATGATAATTCTGACACCGCTAGTGACTTAATTGCCAAAATTAAAAAGGAATACCCGAGACGAGCAATTGCTTTTGGTAACGGTGGTGATAGGGGCAAAGGAAATACACCAGAACAAGTTGTCTGTGAAGATCTTGGTGTAGAAATGGTTTGGGGCTTGGGCGGAGAGGATAAACCCCAATCAAGTTCATGGCTCGTAAACAATGCCATAGAACAGCTAGACCAACAAGATTCTACTGTAAACCACCCATCACATTATAATCAAGGGGGCACTGAAGTGATCGATATTATAGCAGAACAGGGTCACGGTGAAAGCTTTTGTTATGGTAATGCGATGAAATATATTATGAGAGCCCCCCACAAAAACAATGAAAAGGAAGACCTTGAAAAAGCTATGTGGTATCTTAAGTGGTTAGTGGAAAATGTCTAAGCACAAGAAAATAATCGGAAAGCTCTTTGCCAATGATTTAGTGTCCGTGCAACCAATGGCGCAGCCCCTCGGCAACATTTTCTATACTTCGATTAAGTATTACTCTCTTTTCAAGAAAGAAGATGTTCTCGTTTACAAAGAACAATTAAACCTTTTAATTGCTAAAAACACCATAAACGATGTTTTAATAAATAAAGCAGAAATACAAAAAAGTAGTGCTACCAAAAGATTTTTTGGAGGAGAAGCAAAAGTGCATTTAAAACAAATAAGGACGTTACTTGAAACACAAAAAATTATTGATAATTGATGGACTTAATAGCTTCTATAGAAGTTATATTGTGGATCCATCTATTTCATCAAAAGGATTGCCAATTGGTGGATTAAAGGGGTTTCTCAAACAGATGCAGAAACATTGCAGGGAGATCCAACCAGATGAAGTAGTAGTGGTGTGGGATGGTGAAGGTGGCTCTTCACGTAGGAAAAAAGTCTTCTCTGGCTATAAAGAGGGTAGGAAGCCAATCAAACCGAAAAATCTTGAGAAGACTTTTGACTATTGGAGCGATGATGAAATGAATCGTAACAAGAGTTGGCAGCTTGGAAGGCTATTTGAGTATTTGAATTTCATGCCATTTAAGCAACTTTATTTTGATAATGTTGAAGCAGATGATATTATAGCAATTGCTTGTCACAGTCCTCTATATGCTGATTATAAAAAGATTATCATATCAAATGATAAAGATTTTTATCAACTGCTAAACAAAGATGTGATCATCTATAGGCCCGCAACAAAAAAGTTTGAAACAATGAGCACCATCATAAATGAATATAAGATTCACCCAAACAACTTTGCTATAGCAAGAGCTATGGTTGGTGATAAATCTGATAATCTTGCTGGTGTTGAAAGAGTTGGTATTAAAACAGCAGTGAAGATATTTCCCGAATTGTCAGGGTCCAGCCCTGTTAATGTTGATGACTTAATTGATAAGGTTAAGGCCAAAGAAGAGAAGTTGTTAGTGGCCGAGAAAAACATACTAGAATCTGAAGATATTGTTCTTAGAAATTACAGATTAATGCAATTATATTCACCGGTAGTTGCTCCAGATCTTGCAGATAAAATTCGCAATATAATTGCAGATAGTGAAATATCTTATGGGCTCACTGAAATTAAAAAAATGATGTTAATAGATGGGTTCGGTGAATACAATTGGGACTACTTAGAGATGTACTGTCGAAGGCTTGTTAAAAATTCCAAGGATGAAGAATGACATTAAAGAATAACTTTTCAGATTTCGGGCAAACCTTCCAAGAAAAGCTAGGCTGGTTAATTTTGCTAGATCGCCCATTCTCAGAACAAATTGAAGAGGTATTGGAATTTGACTTTTTTGAACTTAAACACCTCCGTATCTTCGCAAAGTTGATTTTTGAACATAGGGCAAAATATAAAGTTCATCCGAGCATTGAAACCATCATCATGCTCATCAAAACAGAATTAAAAGAAGAAGATGAACTTATTGTAGAAAAGCTAAATGATTTCATGAAAAGAATGCACGATGAAGAAATTATTGAAGCTGAATTCATTAAAGAAAATTCCTTAGATTTTTGTAAGAAGCAATCATTAAAAGCAGCTATGGTTAAGTCTATTGATTTGCTGCAGAACTCAAAATTTCCAGAAGTTAAAGCTGTTATTGATCAAGCACTCAAGTTAGGCTCTGATACTAACTTTGGTCATGATTTTACAAAAGACTTTGAAGAAAGATACTTACCAAAGTTCAGAAACCCAACTTCAACAGGCTGGAAGGCCATCAATAAAATCACTGGTGGTGGTTTAGGTAAAAAAGAACTGTCTGTGGTTATTGCCAGTTCTGGTGGTGGTAAGTCATGGTGTTTATGTCAGCATGGAGTAGCTGCTTTAAAAGAAGGTAAAACGGTTGTTCACTATACCTTTGAACTGGCAGACTCTGTTATTGGCAGGCGATATGATTCTATGATTAGTAAGATCCCTCTTAATGAGCTTGTTGCTTCTAAAGATTATGTAAAAGAGAAAGTTTCTGAGGTCTCTGGTAATCTTATTATTAAGGAATACGCTAGCAATCAGGCTGATGTTAATACATTAAGAAACCATCTTTCTCGATTGAATAATAGACGAGAAAAACCTGTTGACCTAATTATTGTAGACTATGCAGATTTGCTCAAACCAATACGTCAATTTGAACAACGAAGAACAGAACTTGGAGCAGTATATCAAGCGCTTAGAGATATGGCAAAGGAGTTTGATTGCCCCGTCGCCACAGCATCGCAGAGCAATAGAAACGGAGCTAAAGAATCTATTATCACAATGGAGGCAATTGCGGAAGCTTATGAAAAGTGTTTCGTCGCAGACTTCGTTTATACTGTATCTCGAACAATTGAAGATAGACAATTAAATCAAGGCAAGTTCTTTATTGCTAAAAATAGAAATGGGCCAGATGGTCAGGTATTTCAAGCAAAAATTGATTTGTCGAGAGGCGACATAAAAGTTTATGAGAAAATGGATTGGGACGTTGCCTCTAAATCTGCCGATAAGAAACAGAAAGAGAATTTGCATAGATTAACTCAACAATACATGGAAAAGCTTCAAGACAAGGGAGAGTGAGATAAATGATATATGGTAGGGAAAAAGTTCAAGAAAAAACGCTGAAATATTTTAATGGCAATAAATTGGCCACTAATGTATTCTTCAAATACTGCCTTCGAGACAATGATGGAAATGGCTTTCTTGAATTAACTCCTGATGATATGCATGATCGATTAGCTAGTGAATTTCATAGAATTGAAATGAAGTATCCTAATTCTCGCTCTTACGAAGAGATTAGAGCCGCTCTTGATAAGTTTAAATACATTGTTCCACAAGGCTCTCCAATGTATGGAATTGGCAACCCCAAGATTGTCTCACTGAGCAATTGTATTGTCACAGAAAGTCCTGAAGATGATATGTCTTCTATTATGGACGCTGGCAAGAGGCTTGCTAATTTATTCAAGAGACGATGTGGTGTTGGTATTGATATATCAAAACTTCGACCAGACGGTTCCTTGGTTAATAACAGCGCAGAGACCTCAACTGGCGCTTGGTCTTTTGCAGACCTATATTCATATATTTGTCGTATGGTTGGACAGTCAGGTCGCCGTGGCGCTCTTATGATTTCTCTTGATGTGCGTCATCCTGACATTGATAAGTTTATCACCATGAAGAAAGACTTAAGTAAGGTTACTGGTGCCAATGTGTCAATTAAATTACGTGATGACTTCATGGAGGCTGTTGAGGCTAATGAAGAATATACACTGCAATGGCCAATCGAGTCAGATACACCAAAAGTGACAAGGACTATTAAGGCTAAAGAGTTGTGGGACTTAATTACTGAAACTGCGACTCACACAGCAGAGCCGGGTTTGTTGATGTGGGATAATATCCTTACAATGCTACCCGCCCACTGCTATAAGGATTTCGGGTTTGAAACAATTGGAGTCAATCCATGTGCTGAATTGTGCTTGGCTGCCGACGACAGTTGTCGATTGATCTCAATTTGTCTCAAGTGGTTTGTTAAGAAGGCATTTACAAAAGACGCTTATTTTGACTTTGATAAGTTCAAAGAGATGGTTAGATTGGGAATGAGGTTAAACGAAGACCTTGTTGATCTTGAGATTGAGAAATTAAAGAGCGTTATTGAAGCAACTGATTCACAAGAAGAAAAAGAGATGTTTGCAAGACTTGTTAAGAAAGCAGAAGATGGTCGAAGAACTGGTCTTGGCACTCATGGTCTAGCTGATGCTTTATGTCGACTTGGTATCAAGTATGCATCATCAGAATCATTAGAAATGATTGATAAGATCTATGAAACTTTAAAGCTTGAGGCGTACGACGAGAGCATCACTCTAGCAGAAGAAAGAGGTGCTTTCCCTGTGTTTAATTGGGAAGTAGAAAAAGACTGCGCGTTTTTCAAATCATTTCCAGAAAGAATTCTGAAGAGAATGAAAAAGCATGGAAGACGAAACATCTCCATTCTTACTAATGCGCCAACAGGATCAGTTTCAATTGAGTCACAAGTGGATGGAAGTGGTATTGAACCCTTCTTTAGACTAATGATGACTAGAAGAAGAAAACTTGATCACGATCAAACAGATATTGTGCCCGACTTTATTGATAAGACCGGGGACAAGTGGATTGAATTCACAGTCTATGCTAAGAATGTTGAAGAGTGGAAAGAAACTACAGGTTTAACAGATAATGATATTCCTGATTATTTTGTAACATCAGATCAAATTGGTTGGCTCTCACGAGTGCTAGTACAAGCTGCCATCCAAAAGCATATCGATCATTCGATATCAAGCACCATTAATTTACCTCGCGGAACATCTCCCGATATCGTGGGAGAGATCTATAAGCATGCATGGAAAAATGGTTGCAAAGGTGTGACAGTATATGTAGAGGGTTCTAGAGATGGTGTTTTGCTATCCAATACCGAGGTAGGTGACGACATGGGTACCGGGGTACTACGGTACCACGATGCACCCACCCGCCCTGATGATTTGGAGTGTGATATTCATCAAGCAAAAGTAAAGGGAGAGGATTATACGATCATTATCTCTCTGCTTGGTGACAGACCATATGAAGTATTGGGAGGAAAGTCTTCAAAGGTGCAGATTCCCAAAGAGCATAATAAAGGGACTGTTCTAAAAAGAAGAAATAAAACAGTCCCAAACAGGTATGATTTAAAGGTTAACGGATTTAAGATAACAGATGTGGTATCAACTTTTGACAACCCTGATAACGCTGTTGTAACAAGAATGGTCTCAATGAACTTAAGGCATGGTGTAAAACCTTCTTTTATTGTTGAACAGCTATTAAAGGATACTGATGCTTCATTTGCGAGCTTTTCGAAAGTGCTTGCAAGAGTGTTGAAGAAGTATATCGAGGATGGGACGGCCGTTGCAGCCGGCAAGGAAGGGGTTTGCCCGGATGGTTCACTTCATGAATTGGTGTATCAAGAGGGGTGTGTTATTTGTGCTAAATGCGGATGGACTAAATGTTGAATAAATCTCAAATAAACATGTATGTGTGGTGCTCATATTATGAGCGTATAGAATCTTTCTATACGGGATATGTGAGAGATGATAGTTTTCCTGATGTGAATGTACCATCCCGAAGTTTCTGTCTCTTAGAGTCAAATACAATAAGTAATTATTCAAATTGTATTTGGGAAGATTTAGAAGTTTTAGAAAAAATCCATAAACAAAGGAGATTAAATGGATACTGTTAAAAAAGAGCATATCGTAAATTATATTAAGGCGCTTGCTGAAATTGAAATGCAAATGGAACCATATGCACAGGCTAAACGTGATTTACGAACAAATTACATTGAGAATAATTTCCTCAGCAAAGATGAACTTTGGCAAGCTGTTAAGGCATACCGATTCGTCCAGAAAGGAAAGGAAATTGACATTGATAATTTCAATGAAATGTATGAGCAGTTAATGAACTTTTTCGGGGAGAGCGCAATTGATTAAGCATTTGTTTGATGGTAATTATCTGGTTGAAAGAATTCAATTAGAGAAAAGCGATAATTTGACTGTTGCTATGCCATCGAAGAAGGGAAGGATCCCGTCAGGTGCTACTCACGTTAAGCTTATTAAAAAACCCGTATCTTTCAATGATAAAGAAAAATTTGATTTGATAGATATCGGAGATATTCTAATAGTCGACATAGCAAGACTTATGGATTTCGATGATAGCGGAGCGGAGATTATCAATGAAAGGTTTATTATGGGCCTATGGGAGCCTGATTGAGCGGTAGATTAAAAAAGGGACATAATAGATGGAAGAAGTCTAAAACAACGACGAGGAAGAATTATCTTAAGAACATAACTCTTAAGTTTGATTTTTCAAATGTTGTTGTTGGTTCTGACATCAACGCTGTTCTATATGCTTTCAAGAGAGATTTACCTCTTTTCATAGAAAAAGACCATTTCTCACTGGAAGAAGAAATACTCAGCAATGAGGACTTGAAGAAAAATATCCAATTCGAGGATTATGAAAACTTCAAGTCCTCATTGTTGTTTGTAATGAATTTAAACGGACTTGTGTTCGGTTTTGATAGTCTTGATATAGAAGAAAATATTATTAAAACTGAGTATGATAAGTTTTTCATCAATGAATGTTATTACAGTAAATTAGTAGACCCCTTTAAACCTGAACCTCTTATGTTGGTGATAGACAAGATCTCTGTAGAACTTCCTAAAACTAAGAAAACTTTATTCCGAAATTTTGAATATCATGGTAATGATAGATTTATCAATAAGATTGTATCACACAAGGATGAATTGTATTGTATCTCTTATATGACAGAAAAAGAATTGAGTAATGAAGAGTATTTAATCTTCAATGTAAAATTCAAGGTTCAAGAGATTTTAGAAAATAATAAAATTAATTATTCTGTTTCAAGTGTTAAGAGATGTTTAGAACAACACAGATCTATGGAAATAGAGTTTGATAACTATTTCAATATATCAAACATGTCAGTCTCAGAAATCTTAGAAACTGAAAAAGAAAGTAGAAACATGGAAATGTATGGCAAATTCGGACAAGACATATTCTGATAAAGATAATTTTCACTTAGCTGGGATTATTCCCATTCATGGGATGGATGTATGGTTTGGTATGCCTTGGCATTTCACTCTACAACCCATAGCAGAAAACTATACAATGATAGAAAACGCAGTCATTGAATGTGCGGCTGCTGGTTGTGAAACCATATGGATTGTTGCTTCTGAGAAGACCTCTCCCATGATTAGGAGAAGGATAGGAGAGTACATTTTAGATCCCAGTTCATATTTTAGATTTAGAACAGATCTTAACAGGCGGTATGTGACAATTCATTATGTGCCGGTGAAACCAATCGATAGAGATAGAAGAGATTGCTTACCTTGGTCTACAGTATATGGGTGTTTAGCAGCAGACAAGGTCTGTAGATTTATTTCAAAGTGGACCGCCCCAGATAGATATTATATTAGCTACCCATGGGGAGTTAAAAACTATTTTGAGATCATTAAAGACAGAAAGAAGATTTCAAGCCCATCAGTCAGGCGCTATTATACATCTTATGATGATAAAGATATAACAAATGGATTGCCTCATTCATTTACTCTCTCGTTAGAAGAAGCAAGAGAGTATAAAGAGAAGATAAGAAAAGAAGGAACGGGAAGGTGGGACTGGAGTATACCAAAAGACCAATGGAAAAATAAAACATCTCCCGGCATTGCTCTTCCGAAAGAAGAAGCCTATTCTGGTAGACATTTTACATTAGCGGATATATTTTCTAATCTTGAAATTTCGGATGAAAAAGATTATAATAGAGAATTAGAGTGGTTCGAGGATATCGGTACTTGGGAAGGTTATTGTGCTTTCCTTGGAGATACCACAAAAGAAGTAGTGAAGCCTCACTATGCCCTAGCTCATTATAGAGAATGGAATTACTCCTCATTAAGAATTCAGGATTTCAATAAAGATGAGTCTTAAAGAAGCTTTAAAAAAATATGATTGGATGGTTTCTCGTGAAATAAAAGAACCAAACTTAACGATAAGACAGCATTTTATTGATTCTGTTATCCCGCCACACGCATGGTTTCTTGGAAAGGGTTATAAGCTTCATGCTCGTCACTGCTACTTGTTCAAGTCTAAATTAAAAAAGCGACAATCTCTTAGTAACACCACATCAGTATTAATGGTATGTAACCTTTATTCTTTTCGAACCTTGGTTGAAGAGATAAGAAAATGACGGAAATCAACCTTCTTATTAATAGACTTTATCTCGCATCAATTAAGGATATCTATAAATGGGTTTCTCCTGATGGAGCGTTTATTCTTGTTTTTTATGGTCATCTTAATCATAATATGAAAAACATTACAATATCCCAAGAATTATTTGCTGATAGGTTTCCTACTCACTTATTGAAATATATGCTTGAGACTGATCTTAAGCACAGCTTTCATATGCTAACCAACTCTTTATTGGATGTAAATGAACACAATTAGTTTAAATTGGTTTATTAGGAAATATTTTGTTGATTCTGTTGCTCCACCTCCTACGTGGGTAACTAACTGTCCTTTTAGACATAGAGTCTCCGCTTCAAGTCATAGAAGTGTAAGGGTTTATAAACCCCGTGTATTCAGGAGATTTATTCCATATGTTGACTTCTAATATTAATAGAGAAGTTAAATTATACTTTTTAAGTAGTGTACAGCGTTCTACCACATGGATTAATGGATATAATAAATATTGGGGTTTAGATCATCCTAAAATTTATTATGTGAGTTATAAATTCTATAGAAGGAAAAGCTGGACGACTGATGAAATTAAAACATTCGACACAGTTAAATCTTTTAACTACACGATTAAAATGCTTGAGAGAGACAATGGTTCCCGAGATTACTGCAGAGAGACATACATATATTAATTCCGTGGTTAAGACGCATTTTCTAGATTCAATAGAAAATCCATTCAGTTGGTTTGTGATAAAACCCCCCGGATTTAAGCGAAGATATAAATCCCTAGGGATTTTTCGTACAAGGAATAGCTTTATCATCAGAAAGGCAAGATATTTATTTAGAACCTTTAAACCCTATGTTATTGATTCCTTGATTAAACATAAAAACATGGTAGTTCATTGAAAGAAAAAGATATTAAATTTGTTGGATTGCACCAACATAGTCACTATAGTGTCTTTGATGGGTTTGGTGCTCCCAACGAAGCAATTGATTTTGCAATTAAAAACGGTTCGAGAGCGCTAGCCCTAACTGATCATGGAACAATGGCAGGCTTGGCAGAACAAGTTCTTCATTCTAAAAAATTAGAACGGGAAGGGGTTGATTTTAAACCAATCTATGGCATTGAAGCTTACTATCACCCATCCATTAATGATTGGCAAAACCAATACGAAGAGCATAATAGTAAAAGTGGTAAGAAGTCTAAAAAAGATAGAGATGCAGAACAAGGTTCTGTTGTTGTTGAAGACGAAGACTATGGAGAGGCTCCCGCAGAGGGTCTTAATTTAAATCATCGACGTCACATGGTTCTTTTAGCCAAGAATCAAACAGGATTGAATAATCTGTTTTCTATGATCTCAAAATCATATACTAGGCCCTATTATTATAGATACCCAAGAATTGATCTGGAACTCCTTAAACAACATCGTGAAGGCATTGTAGCAACTTCTGCGTGCATTGGCGGGTTACTAGGGTTAGATTACTTCCTTAATAAAGAAGAAGGTGAGGAGGCTGTTAAGAAAGCCATGAGAGGCACTGTAGAATCCATGATGGATATTTATGGAAGTGACTTTTATGGTGAACTGCAATGGAATGCTCTTGATGCTCAACATGAGATTAACAAGCATATTATTGATCTACATCATGAATATGGATTTGAACTAATATCAACAGCCGACGCACACTTTCCATCACCAGAGCATTGGCGAAACAGAGAGCTTTATAAAAGACTTGGTTGGATTGGTAAAAAGGATAAAGTATCTGACATTCCTGATTCTATAGAAGATATGGAATATCAATTGTATCCCAAAAACGGGAATCAAATGTGGGAATCATATAAGAAGTATTCCGAAAAGTTTGGTCACTCTTATGATGATAAACTTATTCTTGACTCTATTGAGAGAACACACGATATCTCCTTTAACAAGGTCGAAAAGTTCTATCCAGATAATTCAATCAAGCTTCCCTCATTCATTTCGGATGTTGATGATTATGATGCAGAATTAAGAAAGATTGCCACTCAAGAATTAGTTAAGAGAGGATTAAGCAACAATAAAGAATATGTTGAACGAGTAGAAAAAGAGTTGGCTGTTATTATCAAGAAAGGATTCTCTAGATATTTCATTACCACAGAAACAATGGTGAATATTGCAAGAGAGCTAATGCTTATTGGTGGTGGTCGAGGTTCTGGTGGTGGAAGTCTTGTAGCATATTTATTGGGAATCACAGAAATAGATCCGCTGAGATGGAATCTCCAGTTTGAGAGGTTCTTAAGGGAAGATGATGATGCATACCCTGATATCGATGTAGATATTGAAGACCCTATGATTCTAAAAGAGCATCTTGCTGAATTGTGGGGAGAAGATTCAGTGGCCCCTGTATCAAATTGGGTTACAATGAAATTTAAGTCTGCCATTAAGGATGTTGCGAAGTTGTATGAAGTTCCTTATGGAGAAGTTAATGATGTCACAACCAAGATGATGGACGAAGCTATACCTAGAGCTAAGGCAGCAGCAGGTCAATCTTCTGGTGTTTATGATCCATCATTTGATGAGTGCAAACAATATAGTCCTACATTTGCTGAATTCCTAGAAAAGTATCCAGATCTAGAGCATCCAATTAGATCTATGCAGGGAACAATTAAATCCCTCTCTAGACATGCAGGGGGATTGATTGTTGCAGATAATCTAAGCTCTCAAATTCCACTGATAAGATCATCTGATATTATGCAAACCCCTTGGAAGAAAGATCTATTGGAACCAATGGGTTTTATCAAATTTGATTTGCTTGGCCTTGATACACTCAAAATGTTTCATGAGTGTATAGAAAGAATTTTGCGATTAGAGAAAGGTATTAAGAAGCCCACTTTCGAACAAATTAGAGGTTGGTATGAAGAAAATCTCTCCCCTGACAATATTAATCTACAGGACTCTAAGGTTTGGGAGGTCTTCAAAAAAGGTAATTGGCTAGGCACATTTCAATTTACTGGTAATGGTGCACAAAGATTCTGTAAGTCAATCGAGCCAGATGATTTGATTACACTAGCGATCATTACATCTATCTTTAGACCGGGTCCATTAGAAGCAGGTGTTCATAAAGATTACGTTGAAGCACTCAACAATCCCAACAGCATTCACTACTTGAATGATATACATAGAGAGGTTGCTGGTTCAACGCTAGGCTTTCTCGTGTTTCAAGAGCAGATTGCAGAGCTTGCTCACAAGTTGGGGAAAAACATTTCCCTCGATGAAGGAAACTATCTCCGAAAACTGCTAACAAAAAGAAACTCAAATAAAGAGAAAGTGGAAGTCTTTAGAGAAAAGTTTGTTGAGGGTTGTCTTGAGAAAGATATTTCGCAAGATGATGCTGAAGAACTCTTCCGCAAGTTTGAATACTTTTCAGGATATGGTTTTAACAAAAGCCATGCAGTGGCATATGGGATTATTTCATATCAATGCGCTTATTTGTGGACTTATTATCCTATTTATTGGGCCACGGCATTCTTGGAAACAACAGATAAGAAGAAGTTAGACGGGGCTATTGCAGAAGTGCGGTCATACGGCATTGAAATTGAAACCCCTAATATCAACAAGTCCTCGAAGAGATGGGAAGTGGGAGAAGATAAAAGATTATACCAACCACTAACATCAATTAATGGAATTGCCGATGCCTTTTATGCACAGGTTGAACCTCACAGGCCATTCTATTCAATCGAAGAAATGCTCTTTCACGAAGAAATGAAGACTCCTAATAAAAGTGCATTGTCTGCTCTTATTAGAGCACAGGCACTAAATGATTTAATGGATGAAAGGTTTACAGGTCTCAAGCACTTCTGGTCTGCAGTTGCGGTAGATAAGCCAAAAACAGAAGAGAAATTACTTGAAAATATTGAGAACCCTGTTTATAGAGAAGAAGGAGACTTCACAAGAGAGGAAAAGATAATACTTAAGGCAGATCTAACCAAAATGTTTCCACTCAGAGATATTGTCAGCCAGAAGGCAGAGAACATCATGAGGAAATATGATACATACCCAGTATCTGAATGGCAGGGCATGCAATACAAATATTGGTTCGTGGTTAGAAATTGTATTGAGAAAAAGGACAGACGAAAACGACCCTATTGGATTTTAGAAGTAATGGATTCATCATTCAAGATGCAAAAAATTAAGTGTTGGGGTATAAAAGCACAAGAGGATATGATTATGAAAAATCGTCTATATGTAGCTGATCACATTGAATATGATGAGAAGTGGGGTTATTCGACAGGATGGAAGAATCCACCAAGGAAAAATTTCAAGTTGGTATCATGAATATAAATATAATTATAAGTAAAATGTATGTCTGTTGTTATGACAGCGGCGATGTCTTGACAATATCAAGAAATGGAATTGGGTACCGAGCATCTAATTATGGCTCTTGGTTTTCTGAAATTTTGAAAGACAACTATATTGCTGTAATAGGGATGAGGAAAAAAGATTTTGAAATCAAAACAAAGTTTGAACTATAAAATAGCTTATACAGTATTAAACAGTATAACTTATCTCTGGTATGCTATCGATAATGATGACGATTTTACGAGGCGAACTTATTTGCTACATATCAGTACTAGCAACACAATTGTTCCCACGAGGATTTTTAATCAAGAAGAATTAGAAGTGTTATATTTTAAGGAGAATTAATGCATATTAAGTTTGCAAGAGTTTCAGAAAAAGCAAAATTACCAGATAGGGCACACCCAACGGATGCCGGCGCTGATGTCTTTGCCTGTATTGATAAAGAGAGGCAGATCTTTCCTTCTGAATCTGCTGTTATTCCAACGGGCTTAAAAGCAGAAGTGCCACCGGGGTACATGCTTGAGATTAAAAACAGGTCGTCAGTGGCAGTTAAGAAGGGTTTGATTGTTGGGGCTTGTGTTGTTGACAGTGGATATTCAGGGGAGATCTTTGTTAATCTTCACAATATTGGCGGTGTTCCGCAAACAATCAAGAACCTTGATAAAATTGCGCAGGCAGTGTTAATCCCCGTTGTTCACTTCCACCCTTTAGAATGTGAAGAAGAAGAACTTTATGAGAACTTAATAGCTTCTTCTCGTGGAAGTGGTGCTTTGGGCTCAACAGACAAGGAAAAGAATTGAAAAACAAGCTATTTGATGAAAACTGTTCATTTTCATATGATGATTTGCTTTTAAAGCCTCAATTGTCTGATATTAAGTCAAGAAGTGAGATTGATATCAGCACACATCTTGGTTCTTTCAAAAAGAACATTGCTATGGGCATTCCTATTATTGCTTCTCCAATGCAAACAATTTGTGAAGAGGACATGCAAAATGCATTTGCAGAATTTAATAGCTTTGGAATCATTCACAGATATTGCTCAATTCCTGAACAAGCGGCTACAATCAAAAAATGCGGCGGTGATAAAATTGCATTTGCAACAGGGGCTACTGGTGATTATATGGAAAGAGCGATTGAAGGAGTAAAAGCAGGGGCAAACATCATTTGTGTAGATGTTGCCAATGGTTATAATACAATGATCAAAGAAGCAATCAGAAATATTAAGATTGAATTTGGAGATGATGTTTTTATAATTGGTGGCAATGTTGCTTGTTCTGATGGATTCAATTTCTTAGCAGATCTTGGATTATCAGGAATTAGAGTTGGTGTTGGCGGTGGAAGCATTTGTGCCACTCGCATCCAAACAGGTCATGGCATGGGGACAGCAGCATCTTTATATGATATTGCAAACAACAAAAAAGGACATAGTTGTACTGTCATTGCTGATGGTGGAATTCGTTATTCCGGAGATATTGTGAAAGCGTTAGCTCTTGGGGCTGACTCTGTTATAGTTGGTTCTTTTATAGCAGGTACCATTGAAACTCCGGGTAGTATATTTGAGCATGAAGGAAGGAAGGTTAAAAAGTATGAGGGGATGGCTTCTAAGGCTGCCCAAGAGGGCTTTTTAGGATATTCTAAGTCAGTTGAGGGTGTCTCTACAGTGGTGGGCAGCAGAGGTAGCGTGATTGATACGTTAAACTTCACATCGATGGAGATTAAGTCAGGACTATCTTATACAGGAGCCAAGACGCTCTCCCAGTTGAGGTATAAAGCTAAATTTATGGTTCAAACAGAGGTATCGAGAGTTGAAAGTAGCCCTCACATTTATATGCAAGATAAACTATGAGCAGCAAATACATTAACTTTGTGTTAAGCAGGAATTATTGGTTAGGAACACCGTTTGCAGAACATCTTTGTACAGGGTGTAGGGTCATCGTAGTTAAAACTAGCATGAGTTCAGTGAGAGGTAATGTCTTTAAGATTAAATGGATTAAGGAAGACTTAAGTAGCATGAGAAGACACAATGGATGATGAATTTAATTTAGAAAAGCTTGAAAAAGAACTGGGTCCGATGAAGCATGTTATCTTTCGGGAAACTGATAAAAGACATGCAGACCTTAAGATTAAATTGGATTATGAAAAGTTAACACAATCTGATTTTTTTCGAATGATGGTTACTGGTTACCTTAATAACGATCCAAGAATTACAGATTTCATTAAGGAGTGGAAGTTGAGCAACAAATCAGACTCACAGCGTTCTATTAAGATTATTGATGATGATAGGAAGAAGGCGCAGGATATCAATAAGTTGTTGGGTGTATCTGAAGATAGTGATACTTTGTTTGATATTATTGAAGATGATTTTGATATATGAATGTAAATTTACTAGTTCTTAATTCTGTGTTTGATTCATCAACAAGTATGATTAATAAGACTTCGTTGCTAATAGATCTTAGAGGTTCATATTTTGGGAGAGACAAAGAGTATAATGTTGACATCAAGTTTTATTTGAGAATGTTGAAAGGTCTTAAATAAAAGTTACTTTTGCACAGTGTTTTCCTAATTACTATGTAATCTTTGACTTTTATAAGTGGAGAAATATTTTATGAAGAAGAAGCCTATTTTAGAAGAGTCCGTAACTCGGCGCATGATGAAGATGGCAGGGATCAGTAAACTTTCTGATAACTTCTTGACCGAATCAGAAGACCTTGAAGAGACTGAAGAGTTGGAAGAGACTGATGACCTTGAAGAGTCTGATTCCTTAGAAGAGGAAGAGGAGTCTCTTGAAGAGATGGAGAAAGTCGATCATTCTCACCCCGACCACAAAATGTCAAATAGTGTTGGTAAAGGTCCCGGCCCCGGTGGTCACACCCTTAAGAATGCTCCTGCCTCAAAACGCAATCATCTTGAGGAAGGTATGCCGCCTATGGAAGAGCCTACCGATGACCTCGGTATGGAAGATCCTGCAGCGGGTATGGATATGGCACCCGAAGAGCCTATGCTTGATGATGAGCCTGCCACTGTCGAGGGTTTAATTGACGCGATTGTTTCTGCAATCGAAGTAGAAGCCCCCGGATATCTTGAAGTAGCCTCGGAAGAGCCTATGGATATGGAAGCTCCCATGGATGCTCCTGATGATATGCCAATGGATGACGAAATTCCTGATGATATGGCAGAGGCTGGTCCTCGCCTTAAGGGAGCAACGCGAGAAGTTCCAATGGAAGAGTCTTACGACGAGAAAATTAACGAGATGGCAGCCTATATTGCCAGAAGCGTTACAGAGCGACTCAAGTCTAAATAATTAAACAGTCCTCTTTATAAACAAAGATTACCTAAGCAAACCCACCCCGCCTCTCATATTGACGCGTTCTCAGGGTGGGTGTTTTTGTTTCAAAAATCTGTACTAAAAATCAAAAAATATTTAACAGCTTGAAAGTCTCTCACTTTTAGCAATAATATCGCTCGGCAAAAATCTAATAAGGAGCGACATGATTAGCAAAAAAGAGATGGAGTTTTGGATCGAAAACGATCTTAACGTTCTGTTTAAGGGTCGTCATGGTGTTGGCAAAACATCCATGATTATTGATGCTTTCGAGAAGGCAGGTCTTAAATGGAAGTATTTTTCAGCATCTACCATGGACCCATGGGTTGATTTCATTGGAATCCCCAAAGAGAGAGTGGAAAGTGATGGCAGTTCTCATCTAGAACTTGTAAGACCAAAAGAGTTTTCAAATGACGATGTTGAGGCTCTGTTCTTTGACGAGTATAATCGCGCTCCAAAGAAAGTTCGCAACGCTGTTATGGAACTCATTCAATTTAAATCAATTAATGGGAAAAAGTTTAACAACCTCAAAATTGTGTGGGCTGCTGTTAATCCTGATGATGACGAAGATGAAGTTTATGATGTTGAAGTATTAGACCCCGCACAACTTGATAGATTTCAAGTCCATGTTGATATTCCATATAAACCGCAATATTCATACTTTGCAGATAAATACGGATCAGCAATCGCTAAGAAAGCCATCGAGTGGTGGAAATCCCAGTCTGCAGAGACTCAAAAGGATGTATCTCCCCGACGACTAGATTATCTTGTTGATATCTATGAGAAGGGTGGTAAGGTTGATTATGTCCTGCCAAAAAGCGCAAACAAAAAGTATTTCCATGAATTGATGGGGTCAGTTCAACTTGAGAAAGAGTATGAAAAGCTTAAGTCTTCCTCTGAAGAAGAAAAGAAAGCCCTGCTCTCCGAAGAGGGTTTTTATGCACGAATGCACCCATATTTGGAACAAGAGAATTATCTTGAAAAGTTTTTGAGATTCTATCCACAAGAGAAAATCGGCGTGTTGGCTTCTTCTGACAAGAACATTCTTTCTCTCTTGTTGGAACATGAAGCCACTGTTGATGCATATAAAGAAGTATTAAGCGGAATGGTTGAGGCTGATTTGAATCAAGATACTGCTAAGTTTATTACTACCGCAAGAGACAAAGGTCTCGAAGAGGCCAAAAAAGACTTAATGAGAGGTAGCTTCTTTAACTATGTTCTTACTAAAGAATGGTGGAAAAATAATAATCTCGTTAAGACTTGGGATGTTGAGAGCACAGAAGCGCATTTCAAGAAAAGAGAATCCGACGACTTTCAGCGTACAATGAATTGGGTAACCACCTATACTAGCGGATATATGCAACAATATACTGATGATAGGATTCTTATTAAGCGCTCTGAAAACACAAATGGGCGCAGGTCATGTCTCGAAAATGCTGCGATATATTTTTATCCCAATCAAACTCATGACAGTTTGAAAGCAACACTTAACATGATTAGTAACTATCTCGTTGCTTCGCAAGCAAATACGATCAAAGAAGACATGAACTCATATACTTATAAACATACTCCGTTCATCTTCAACTATTGCATTGAAATTCTTGAGAAGGAAGATCCCACTTATTTTGATAATCTCCAAAATGCGAATCTTCCTTGGAACCATTCTCTCATGCCCTTTAAGGTTCTACTTGAAAGGTTAAATAAAAAGCAAAATATCTATAACGTTATGCGCAACTTTGGCTTTGGGTTAGTGAAAAAGACATGAAAGAATATTGGGAAATAGCCTCTCTCTTGGAGAATCATAATGTTCTGTTTTCAGAATTTTGGGAAATGGGGGAACCTGTTTTTACAGATGAAATTGAAACAGCGGCAGTATGTTGGAATAAAGAAGGTCAAAGAATAAACTATCTTTTTAACGAGACGTTTTGGAACTCTTTGAATGCCTATCAAAAAAGCTTCGTTATCTCTCATGAAATTCTTCATGTGTTGTTCAAACACGGGAACCGTCTAAAGAGTATTATCGGAGACGCTCAAAGAATGCATATTGCAAATATTGCTGCTGATATCATTGTAAATGAATTTCTCTTTCAGAAGTTTAGATTCCAACCCCTTTTTATGGGAGACTTATATGATAAGTTAATAACTGAAAAGGGAGTCTTTGGGGAAAAAGGTGAATCTATCTTAACCTTTGAAAGATATTATGCTAAACTAATGAAAGAGGGTGATGAGTGCGAAGGAAAACAATCATTAGATGATCATGAAGTTAGTTTTGGAGATTCTGGTGAGGGAGATGGCGGTTCTTCTTATGATGAAGGCAAAGAAGAAATCCCGGACATTGTCATTGAAGATATCATTGAACAAGCGATTGAGAAGTATGATGAGAAAACAGCTAAAGAAATGAAGAAGTTGTACACTTCTCAAGAATTTAGCGATGCTATGGGTCAAGTGGCTGGTTCAATGGCCGGTAATTGTGTCAAGACAATCCAGAAGTTTGCTAAGGTTCGTAAACAAAAGTGGATAACTTTAGTTAAGGATTGGACTCGTCGAAAAATTAAAGAGTCTGTTAATGAAACATGGATTTGGCCCAACCGTCGGTTAACTCTTTTTGAAGGTGGTGATTTCTTCTTACCCGCAGAATACATTGAAGAGAAAGAAGAGAAAGACAAAGTGAATGTGTGGTTGTTTATGGATACAAGCGGCTCTTGTGTCTCTTTTGCTAAGAGATTCTTTAAGGCGGCAGAGTTTATCCCTGATGATTATTTCAATGTTAGATTGTTTTGTTTTGACACAAGAACATATGAAACAAACTTAGAATCAAGACAACTTTATGGATTTGGTGGCACAAGATTCAATATTATTGAGACCAGAATCCAACAAGAAATGAAGGTGTTGAAAACAAAGAAATATCCTGATTCTGTTTGGATATTGACAGACGGGTGGGGAAACGATGTCAAGCCTGAGAAACCTGAAAGGTGGAAATGGTTTATGACTGATTATCATTCAACCAAGAATATACCCAAACAATCAGAGGTATATAAACTGTCTGATTACGAGTAAAAAACCGACCCTTCGTGCTATTTAATGTGATAACACGGAGGGTCGTTATGTTTAGATTATTTGATTTTATTTTACAATTTATCAAGCCCTTAAGGGTTGGATTAGAAGCAGCAGAAATTTCTGTTCCTGAAAAACTTGCAAGAATCGCCGAAAAAGAATGGGAAAGAAACATTGAGGAAAAAACACATCAGATCAACCTTGAAATTACAGCCATGTTTGACAATAATGGATGGGGAAGCTGGCTGCGCTCTGTTGATGGTGGAGGTTGCCCTAACGGGTATCTAAGACCCCCAGACCCCGATTGGTGCGGACAAGCAGTTGCCCATTATGTTTTAAAGATGAGTCCTTCCCCAAATAAGAAAATGGCAAGAAAAGTGTTGGTCTCAACCTATAGACTCAATCAAAAGGATAAATGGTTACAGTGTGATGTTAGTTTTCCTTTGGTTGAAGATAGTGGTGATATACAAAGAGGCGACATCGTTGTAGTTCGTTGGGAAAATGGTAAAGAGTATGGAGATCACATTACTTTAGCTGTATCCGATCTAAAAGAAGATGGTACTTTTGACACAATTGAAGGAAATGCGAAAGGGGAGTTGCCAAATGGAAGTGGTAGAGGACTTGTTAAGCAGAATAGAAAAAAAGACCAAGTCGCAAGAGTGTATAGACTTACAAAAGAACACTTTAATCAATAAGATGGTTGTTGCCTATTTCTTAAATATGTATTCTCATTATACAACAATGTATATTAGAGCTAACATTAGAAGAAATAATCCAAGATTTTCTAGAAGAACTAGAGCAATATTCTCGTATGAACACCATGACTTAATGATTAGCGACATGGATAGACATTTTTAAGAGGTTTATAATTTGAATTGGAATGACAAAAAAATTGAGAAAGCAATAAATGTATTGCATGAAAGCGTTACTGTGGCACAAGCCTGTAACGAAATCTCAGATTTGTTAGGCGATGATGTTACTCCTGACTCGCTAAGAAAAGCATTTCAAAGAAATGGTTATAATAGCCCTTCTAATTATCTCACAGCAATTTCACCTGAAGAGTTATACGAAGAGTTATTCGATGAAGAATTAGAAGAAGAGGTTGATGAAGAGTTATATGATGAATACGAAGCAGATGGAGATTATCACTATAATGAAATGACTGATCTTTATCTTGTGTATGTTCCTCACAAAAGAAAACCAATGCAAATTCCCGGTAAATTAATGAGGGAGTGGAATGAGGCATATTCAAATATGTCAGTTGGTGGTGCTGAAACCATCAACCAAATTTGTAAGACATGGAACATTTCTAGGAAAGACTTCGTCTCTATTAAGAAGGCTATGAGATGGACTCATGATCAAGACCCCTTTACTGATGAGGAGCACTTAACGAGTGATCCTGCTGATCTCGCTGAGAATCTTGTTCAAAAGAAGCGCCTTGCTTTTGAAAAACATTTCAGAAAAAAGGAATGGAAGGAGATTGAGAAAGACGCCATTAATTGGAGAGAGCTTTCTTACCATCTAGGAGCAACACCAAATCTTAAAGCAGTTAAGGAGACCATCGATGATATTAAAAATATTGAACGGTATTGTCAAAATATATCGATTGATAAGAAAGTTTCTAAAAAGGAAATAAAGGCTAAAAAGGGTAGCACCCTAATCATTCCAATTTCTGACCTTCATGTTGGCAAGAAGTTTACTACAAAGAGTGTGAAACATAAAAACTTTAATCTGTCTGAATTGAAGAAGAGACTGGCTAGGGCAATGGGATACATTACCATGGCTAAACCACAATTTGAAGACAGAGTGTCTCATATTGTCTATTCATCCCTTGGTGATAACTTTGAAGCTATCTTTGGGAATATGCGACCCGGCCAACACTTAACAATGGATCTGTTTGGCGCTGACCAATATAAAGAAGTGGTTGAATTTCATGTTGAGCTTATCTCTTTCATTAGAGAGGAGTTTCCAGATGTAACTATCACAGCAGTATTTCAAGGTGGTAATCATGATAGGATTTTTGGAGCTAAGCAGTGGGATTCAGAAGAAGTTCTAAACTATATAATGACAGATAGAATTGCTGCTGAATTTAAGGATGTGCCTGCAAAAGATCTTGAGGTTTTAGTTGGTGAGCCTGTGTCTTCTATTACTATGCCAAATGGTGTAAATTTAATTACACAACACGGTCACCTTAAGGGTTTGAAGAATCACAAGGATATCGCAAACTTCATTAATATGCACGGAGACAAAAAAGCCCCTCGGTATTTGATTTCGCAAGGTCACTTTCATCATTGGGAAACAATCTCTGGCTTTAACTATAAGTTCTATATGAACTCATCGTTCTGCGGAAACGATTCATATAATCTAGAGAAGATTGGGGTAGGTTCTCCCGCCGAATTCATGATGGTTGAATCTGCCGTTAATAACGACATATTCTATGGACCATATAATCTTGAAGAAGATGTTTTTTGATGAATAAGATTATTAGTTATATGCTTTTGAGTGAAATTTATTCAAGTCAAGTTATACAACATTATATAATGAGATTTAGAGCTACATTATCAAACGCTAAATGTAGAGAGCATCTTGGATTTTGGTGGGGACCACACAGATACACTAGAAACTATACCTATGTTGTGAGAATGAATAAAGAAAATCTATGAATTTAAACATAATGATAGCAAGAGGTATCATTCATGATAAAACCAAGAACTTGTTGGGCTCCGATCCGTTAAGCTTTGAACTGAGAACATCGCTGCACACCGCAAGGAGAATAAGAAGTATCAAGGATGGTTGGGAGGTTAGCAACCCTTTTCCTTTATTGATCGCCTTGGAAGAAATAGATGAAACTGGACTCTTGAAAGTAAGCATAACAACTTTTATTGATAGAAGGCTATATGAAGAAATATAAAACAGGAAATGAATTACTATTATCTCTCTTGGAAGGTTCGAGGAAGCTTGAGGAGAATGTCGCTTGCACTCTTGGACCGAGAGGCAACAATGTCATTTTAAGACCCTTGGGTAGTAATCCAATTATCACTAAGGATGGTGTTACTGTTGCTAAGTTCACTGATCTTGAGGATGAGATTGAAGACTTGGCTTGTCAAATTCTTAAACAAGCTTCAATTGAAACAGTTAAAGAAGCTGGAGACGGAACAACAACCTCCACAGTTTTGGCGAATGCTATATTTACAGAGTCCTCTAAGTATATTCTTAGCGGGGTTACTCCTATCTCTCTTAAGCGAGGGATGGATAAAGCGGTCCGGAGAATCAATTGCGAGATTGAAAAGAGAGCAACTCCGATATCAACAAAAGAAGATATAAAGAGTATTGCAACAATATCATCTAATAACGATGCAGATATTGGTGATTTAATTGCTAATGCTGTGGATGGTATTGGCCGTGATGGTTCTATTGTGGTGGAAGATGGAAAGAGCACCCAAACAGTTCTTGAGTTTGTTGAAGGTTTAAGGCTACAGGGTGGTTTTCAATCACATCATTTTGCCAATGATAATATTAGAAATGTTGTATCATACAAGGATCCTTATTTTCTGATTACAGACCATGTAATTGATGATTTGGAAGAACAACTGCTTCCCGTACTTCAACTTGTACTAAGAGATAAAAAGCCTCTAATCATTATTGCTGATGGTTATGGCGAAGAAGTAAGTGCTGCTTGTATCTACAACGCTCTTCAGTCTAGAAAGAATTTGAATAACGCTGTAAAAGTAGCTTGCTTAAAGGCTCCATCTTTTGGAGAAGAGAGAACTAAGGTTCTTGAGGATGTTGCTATTTCTGTGGGAGCTAAGTTCTTCAGTATGTTTGCTGGTGATAATATTGCTGATGCTAAATTAATTGATTTGGGGGGTGCTGAAAAGCTTGAGGCTAATGGTTACTTCACAACTATTATTGGCGGTATGGGTGAACCAGAAAGGATTGAAGAAAGGATTGATGCTCTAAAGGAAGAAATTGATAACGCCCCCGTTAACGAAGGGGCTAGAATTCAAGAAAGAATTACACGGCTTGGCTCTGTTGTTGCTATCATTAAGGTTGGTGGTCACACTGATGTAGAAGTCGGTGAGATTAAAGATAGAGTTAATGACGCGCTTGAAGCCGTCAATTCAGCTAGGATTGAAGGGGTGGTAGCAGGAGGAGGTAGCACTCTTCTTAATATTGCTCTTAGGCTCGAAGAAGAAAGATATGAAGAGTCTGATCTCTTTAATGAAGAAGAAAAGATAGGGGTGAGAATTTTATTAGAGAGCATTAAGTCTCCGTTTAAAAGAATCGCTCTTAACTCTGGTTTTTCATGGGAGGTTCTAGTAAATAAAGTCAAAGAGCAAGAAGGAGAAATGGGTGTAGATTTCGTCACAGGAGAGCTTAAAGACTTAAAGGAAGAGGGAATTATTGACCCCGCTAAAGTCACTAGAGTTGCTCTGCAAAACGCGATATCAGCAGCCTCAACACTTATTACAACAAATAATGCTATTGTCGAAATTCCTCACTAATTAATGATGTAACCCTATTAATAATGAGGACCACTTCATGGACGTGCAACAAGAGACTTACGAACTTGTCAAAAAATTGAATGATAAGGTCGATGGATTGGTCGAACGTGTGGTTAGAGTTGAGATTATTTTGGAAGGAAAAGAGAAAGCAGAGGAAGCTTTGAATAGCAGAATTGTCTCTCTTGAAACAAAAGTCACGCAACTTGAATACTTTAAATGGAAAATGTTTGGAGCCTTATCAGTTGTTACAATCATAGCCTCTGCCGCAATGAGTAAACTAATAAATTTATTAAATTAATTATCCTTGAAAATAGAGAAAAAAACAATATCACGCGCGCTCATCTATATGAAGCGCGTTTCGTGTTTTAGAAGGAATATTTATCATTGAAAGCAGTGTAATATGTTCCTATAATTTTATAGAGAAGTTAATAAGGTGAGTATGGATTTTGAGTTTGAAACTCTAAATTTAGAGAATACGGAATTACAAAAGATTAAGAAAATAGCTAATTGGTATCTTGATGAAAAATCATCAATCCACTTATTTGTTAAATTTCATGATACGGCTGCGAGGGAATATTTCTTAAAAAGAAAATACTTAAGTGATGCACAAGGGAATCTTTCCTTTAGGGGGAAGACACGACTAAAAATTCTAACTAAGAACGCAGTTCAGTTTGATGTTGAAGCTTTTAACTTATTTTTTAAAACCCGAATGAAGAAGGGGAGAGTATCTCCCAACAAAGCATCGCTTGTTGTTTCTTTATTGAAAGGTCACATTCTTTTAAGGAAAGTGCAAGATGCTTCCATCTTAAAAAACTTTTATTTTCTACTGTACAACGGTTTTATAGAAAAGAATCAAACATACAAAATATATTATCCCACCAAGAAAGCGGAGAGCATTTTTGCTCTTCACAAACACTTAAATCACATATCAACATTTGAAGATAAGAAACCTGAATCAGGCGAGCTTTTATATGGTCTTAAGGTTAGGTATGATTGGGTGATAGAAGAGAGGATATATAAAATCAGTGAAGTGAAGATCAAAAAGCGCTTCATTGTAGATCAAGATAGTCCCCCTTATTCATTATCAATAATTGATTTGGAAGGAGGTAAAAAGGTGCTTTTAAACCCTTCCGGCTCTGAAATTACTAAAAGTAGATATTTCCTACCCAAGTATCAAACCATAACATGGCTGGGAGACCCAACACCACTCTTATCAGATAAAAAGTATTTCGCTATACCTCAAGGTATCCTTGCTGACGGGGAAGGCTTAATTAAGATCCAAGAGTATCTAAACGAAAACCTCCCAGAGCTTTCTCTATAGGAGATTTATGTCTGACACATCAATTAGAATTAAAGTGGGAATTACTATTGACTCTGATAATCTCAAGCCTTTCTCACAGAAGTTGCTTCAAGAGTTAGAAGAGAAAATCAATAACATTATACGCAATATGTACATTCATTCAGGTAATCCTGAAGAGCTTATGCGGATTGTAAAACAACTGGAAACCTATAAACTTCAAATTGAAGATGTTGCTGTAGCTAATCATGAGTATCAACTCTATGTTAGTAATTCATTACCCCAACAAGAGGAAAATAACGGTGTTGAAGAAAATAATGATTAATATTCTCAATAGGATCATGAAGTTCAGTATTGAAACTCTCAACCGAGTTGATCCAATTCCCGCACCTTCCGAAGAAGAACTTAATTCTATAGTGGAAGCTGTGACAGCAAATCAGGAGCAAGTCACCATTAATGGTATTCTCTCCATCAAGGAATTTAATGAAGAAGTCTTGGTGTGCACTGAAGAATATATGAAAGCGGTCCAAGAGAATGATGAAAAATCAATTGCTGAGTCTGCAAAAGCAATTACCTATTTGAATGACTTGGCAAAAATGATTAATGATTTTGATGATTACGAACTCAACTGATTAAAAAATTTGCATAGAAAAACTGTGCAAAAAAACTATAATGAGGCTGTTCCAAATTTGTTCCATTAACAACAACAAAAGGATAAAAAACAAATGGCAGACCAAGTTTTTCATGAAATCTCTTTCTCGGAATTCACTCGCGTAGCACCGTACATTATTGACGCGGGTTATCCAATCATGCTTCGTGGGAAGCATGGAATTGGAAAATCAGAATTGGTTTATTGGCTTGCAGAACATCACTGCAAGCTTCCAATTGTTGAGCGGCGAGCTAGTCAAATGGATGTGGGTGACCTTGTTGGTCTACCCGTTCTTAAAGATGGGAACACTGGCTTTGCTCCACCGGATTGGTTGGCACGAGCATGTAATGAGCCTGTTGCCCTTTTCCTTGACGAAGTGGATCGTGCTACATTGGAAGTAGCACAAGGTATTTTCGAACTTTGTGATTCTCGGAAGATCTACGGTAACACACTTCACCCCGGAACTAAGGTCTTTGCTGCTGTTAACGGCGGCGCTTCTGGTTCACAATATCAAGTGCGCGAGATGGATCCTGCTGAGCTAGACCGGTGGTCAGTATTTGATGTTCGTCCATCTGTGGATGATTGGCTTGAGTGGGCTTCCAATTATGGAAAGGTTGAGAACATTGTTCTTGAGTTCCTTGCTGGTAATCGGGAGCATCTTGAGAATATCAACGAACATGACGCAAGCATTGTTTATCCCTCCCGTCGTTCTTGGGTGCGATTTGATCGCGTGCTTAAGCAGATTAATGATTCCGGGGGTGATTTCTATACCTTCAAGGGTTTGGAAAACATTGGATCATCCATCATTGGTCTTTCCGCTGCGGTAGCGTTCGGTGAGTTTGTTCGAACTTACAATACTGCTGTTACTTTCGAGGATGTCCTTAAAGGTAATAAAAAGAAGAAGTGGAAAGACTTGGATTTCGAGCAATACAACATGATTGGTCGTTACCTGAAACATCAAGCTCCGGAAAGCCCTGACTACTGGCGCACAAACGAAGTCGAACAACCAGAACCAACCTCCAGCGAAATGAACAATGTTCGTGAATTCCTGTTGGAGTGTCCTGACGAAATCCTGATTAACGTGACGCGCCTCGCTCACCCAATGGTTTCATCAACCCTCACCTCTCCTCCCCGTACTCTTCGAAACAAAAAGCGCAAGAGTGCTAAGGACAAGAAATCTCTCAAGCTCATGGAGAGCCTTAAGACCAAAATGCGAGAGGCTTCTGTGTATATGGCCAATAAGGCTGACGAAGAAAAGGCTGAAAAAGAATAAGTTCGCGGAAGGTGAGGCCACCTATTTTAAGAGCCATCGTGTGAGCTAGATCTGGGGTGCTTGTTCATTCATTGTACTTTGGGCGACATCTATTCGTTTCCTAAAGTCAGAACAAGGCGGGGTTCAATTCCCCCACACGTACTTTAAGGAGGTTTAATGAAGAAGTTAATTATTGTTGCATTGTTGTTATGTGGTTGTATAACAACCAAGAGTGTGGCAGATGAAAGAGCAGAAACAGTTGAGTATATCAATCAATCTTTAGAAGATGCTAAGGCAGAGAGATTCTTACTTGAAGTAATGTATCTGTGGGGAGAAGGTAAGCCCTTTTATGTTACGAGAGTTGATATTATCAATATAGCGCAAGATTCTGATGAGCAGCTTGCTTGGTTTTGTACCTTAACAACGATTGATAAATTATCAGGAGCAACAACATCTAAGAAGTTTTCTGTCCCTGTGGACCGTACATTTAGCGGACATAACTTTGTTATTAGTTGGTATTGATCTTTTCGGAGATCGTCTAACTGGCAAGACACAGGACTTTGAATCCTGCAATCTAGGTTCGAACCCTAGTCTCCGAATATGAATGTGGAAAGAAATGTGCATATGGAAAAAGATATTAGAATAGCTCATTTTAAATATGATGTTAATTTGTATTTAGCTTCTCTTGTAATTTGGGAATATGGCATCTTCTACTACGGTCGCGTCCGCTCACGACATCATAATTTATATACGAGTAGCATATTAGAAATTGACATCCCTAATATTTTAGGGACCCTTATGGTCATAGGGAAGTTCCCCAAGCCATTCAGAGAAATCAATAAATACTATGAATAGAACTTTAGTATTAATTTTTGGTTTTGGTGTAGAGATTATATTAGTGCAGCTAATTCAATTAGCTTCTTACAAAGATATGATTTGGTTATGCTATATTCTATTATTTGTAGTGCTGTTTGTTTGTATTTATTGGTGGTATAATTTCTGGCTATGTGTGGGATTTAATAAATGGCGAGAGAGAATCTAGTACATAAAAAATTACTGTTGAAAAACTGTGATAGTTAACTATAATAGAAAAATGACAGGGTATTTTGAAAAGGAACTGTAAGTGAATAAACCAGACGGTATTTCTAAAGAAGAATTCTTCAAGGAATTGGATAAGCTTGTTGAACTCGATAAGAAGGCTAAAAAGTATAGTCTTTCTAGAGATGTTCTTGCATTGCTTAAGGATGAACCATTCTTTGCATGCGTATCTCGCTTTGTTACAAAAAGGCGAACAACCCAAATTCCAACTGCGGCGATTTATATCGACAAGAAGACATTTCGCCCCGTGATGATTTACAACCCTCGCTTTATGGTTTCTTTGCCGATGGAACAACGCAAGGGAATTATTAAACATGAGTATTATCATCTGATTCTGAACCACATCACCCAGAATCGGATGGACTTCAATAAGAAGAACCAGAAGCTTTGGAATGTTGCAATGGATCTTGCAATCAACTCCTTTCTTATGGAAGAACTCCCAGACTTTGCTCTATTTCCAACTAAGGGGATGTTTAAAGACATGCCAGCAGAGAAATCTTCTGAATGGTATAAACAAGCAATCCTTAACGACGAGGACGTGCTTGAGCAGTTAGGTTTAGATGAAAACGGTGAACCAAAGCCTTGTCCTAACTGTGGCGGGTCAGGTAATGTCTCATCTGATGAAGATGGTGAGCAACAAGGCCAAGGTAATGGTGGGGAGGAAGGACAAGAAGGACAAAGTCAAGGTGGGCATAGTCACGGTGATAGTGATCAAGAGTGTGACTGTGACAGTGGGCAGTGTTCTCATAACCCCGGAGAAGGTGGTGGAGGGGGAGGTAATGTAAAGCCATGCCCTTGTTGTAATAATCATGGCATTGATGATCATTCTTTGTGGGATGATTTGTCGGAAGAAGAAAGAAACATTGTAGAGAAAAAGATGCGGCGAGTTCTTTCTGATGCTGTCCATGAAGCAAAGCGGCAAAATAACTCCAAGGGTTGGGGTACTGTTTCTGTTCATGTTCAAGGGTATCTTGAAAAGCTTCTTAAGAATAGCCTTAATTGGAAAGGCATTCTGCGAATGTTTGTTCAAGCTTCTATCAAGGCTGAACGGTATTCTACCATTAAGAAAGTTAACAAGAGGTATCCATGGCTCCATCCGGGTAAGGCTCGTCGAAGGACAGCTAATATTGCTGTGGCTATTGATCAGTCAGGTTCAGTTGGTAATGTTCTCCTAACTAAGTTCTTTGCGGAATTGAACGCTCTAAGCAAAATTGTAACCTTTACTGTGATTCCTTTTGATCATGAGGTCTTTGAAGAAAAGGTCTATAAGTGGCAAAAAGGGCAAAAGTTTGAACCTCACAGGGTATTGTGTGGAGGTACTGATTTCTCTGCACCAACTAGGTATGCTAATGAAAACGGTCCGTTTGATGGTTTGATTATGCTTACCGATATGGAAGCCCCTGAACCTATTCCTGCTCGAATGCAGCGAATCTGGGTAACTTCTGAATCCTGTGCACGTAGTATGTACTACAAGCCCACCTCTGAAAGAGTTCTAGTGATTCCTGATGAGTGATACTGTTGCATATGTTTCCTCGGTTATAAGAGCCTCCTCTTTTGATCGTTCTACTGGATATCTTTATAAGATTGATCTAGAAAGTGGTGAGATCTTAGAAAAATATGATTGGAATGGATCATATGAAGATTTCATGAATAACGAAAGAGGTGGCGAACGAGGCATAAGAGGGCTTGAGATTTATGACGGTAAACTCTATGCGGCAGTTAATAGAGGAATACTAGAATTTGATTTAGACCTTAATCTCATTCGCAAAGAAATCGATAGAAGATTCTTGGCAGGATTACATGAGATATGTGAATTTCAAGATAAACTATATGTAACATCAACTGGCTATGATGGTATTGCAGAAGTAGACTTCAAAACTCTAAAAGTAGAGAAGATTTGGATCTTCAATAAGATTATGCAAAAATCAAGACTTCTATTGCATAATAGGCCCAAACTCAAGGACCAGTTTCATATTAATTCAATTTCTGCTTTTGCTGATAGGCTTGTTTATGGGAGTTCAAAGATGAAAGGTCATTTAGATTTCTTTGAATTCAAAGAGATTCATCAACACCCAAAACCAAAAGGAACGTTTAAGCACAATACATATGAATATGAGGATTGTTATGTATCTTTGATTACAAATAAAGAGGAGTTCTATTACTTCAATAAGAAGACTGGTAAACATAAATATATTCCTATCAAGTTTAGTGATCATGACACCTTCAAGACTAAAGAAAAAGAAGGGGTTGCTAAATACAATTGGCTAAGAGGTTTAGAGAGGTTAGATGAAGATAGGTTTGTTATTGGAAGTTCTCCAGCTAGGATTGGAATTTTCAATGTTAAAACAGAAGAATTGGAAAGAGAATTCTTCTTCTCTGATGATGTTAAAAATTGCATTCATGGTATAAAGCTCCTAACAGTATGAATATTAATCTTAAAATAGCTACTCACTTAACTCTCGAACAAGGTTTATCTCGTTCTAGTGCAGTGTCAGAGTGGATGAGGTTTTTTGAGTTGAGAGACTCTTATGTTAAGCCTACACATACAGGCGAGTGGGCACAGTTGATTGGGAGAAATAATTCACTAAGAATGTTACGTAAGGTGTTGAGGTAAAAATGATTTCTGAATTGAAAGGTCATGTACGCTATAAAGCAAGTTGGCTACTAGCGTTCGCCGTGGGTGATTTTCACTCACTTGTTAAAGATAACCGTTATGTTCTGCGGGATTGGCTTGGAACAGCAGACAGTACGTTAAACGATAAAGAGTGCTGGTTCATTAGAGATAAGTATCTTGGTAACATTACCATTGTCTCAGGACCAGAGGGTACATCCTATAATCTTGCTTGGGATCATTATTCTGGAGATTATAGGGTTAACTTCAGAAACAAGAGTTGGTTTTATTTCTTTAAACGAATTCTTAAGAACATTGACAACAACTAAATACTAACAAAGGAAAAGCAAAATGTCAAACACCACTCCCCGCGAATTTACTCCTCGCACTGAAACTCTTCCTAACGGTGGCACTCGCACTGTTACTGAAGATGGGTACATTCTTTACAAAGATTCCAAAGGTGAGTTGCATCGCGATCCTTCCGAGGGTCCGGCAGTAATTATTCCCGACATCTGTGTCGAGTTTCACATGAACAATAAGTTCCACCGATCGGTAGAAGATGGCCCTGCCGTTATTTGGTCCAATGGTGCTTATGAGTATCTTGAGGATAACAGTAGGCACAATCCTAAAGGACCTGCCATCTGGACACCTTACAGCGAGAATGATCAGGTTGGCTATATCGTGAAGTTCATTCGCGATAAGAAAGTCATCAATGATGCTGAGGTTTGTGGCCCTTACTTCCTTGAGCCGGGAGATCAATACTTTGATCTCTTGAAAGAAGACCCTAATGATAATCACCTCTATCATGCTATTGAGGAGAAAGAGATTACTTACGAGGGTAAGAAAGTTAAGGACTTCTGGTTGGTGCAAACTCACGAGGAAGTTCGCTTGAGCCACCTTATCTTCATGACCAAGTGGGTTGATTTGGATACTCACGAAGAGTATCGTCTTCCACAGGAAATGTACGATGCTATTGATTGGGAGCTTGACCGACTCAAGTAATCGGTTAGACTGGTAGGAAATATGTTTAAGTTAGCTAAAACATGTTTGGCAGGCGTATATTATCAATGCATGGAATGATTATGCCGGGTTCGAATCCCACTACCAGTGTTGTTAATAAGAAAGTTGCAAAGTTGTACATGTTGCAATATTATTTTCAATATGTTGAAATTATCAAAAAATTTGATGGTGGCAGGGATTGTTATTTGGGGTATGCTAATAAATTAAGTTATAAAGAATCTATCTCTTCTAAAATAATAAACATTGGACGATTAACACAAAAACAACAAAAGGAAAGAACATGAAATTTCGACACATTTACCTCTCTGATCATAATGAAAACCCAATGCCTGTTGCTACCATCTGTAGTGTTCAACATGAAGGTGCTGTAAGGTTTGCAATGGCAAGGTGCAACACACTAGACCAATTTGCAAAACGAACAGGTCGGAGAATCTCTCAAGGGCGGTTAGAAAAATGTAAGAGTCTTACAGGCTTCGCGTCACCCTTCACAGAAAGACTAGAGTCGCTCTTTAATAATGATTGCGCTCTCTTCACAAAAGAAGAAATCCCAGACCTGTTGAAAGCTCTTAAGAAGGAACTTTCTTTTAGGCACGACAAGACTTATCGTGAGCTTGCACAGGAAAGGTCAATTTAGAACCACCCTTAATTTATTAATCTAGACAAACTCATAAGTGTATGATGGAAGAAAAAAACAAAAGAGATCTTAAGAGAATTAGAGAAAAAGCTCTTAGAGATAGAGAAGTAGAAAAGGGTGTGCATGATGGGCGTATGTATACCAAAGTCCATAAAGTCAGAAAAGACAAGAACATTAACTATGAAGACGAAATGGATGAGTATTTTTGGGAAGAAGAGGAAATAGAAGAGCCTTCCGACGAAGAAGAAATTGAAGCATCACCTTGGAGACGATAATGGATTCGTATATTAATATATTGATTCATTATCGTTTTTATGGAGACCTCCCAATGATACCTGAATTGCTGTATCAAAACTTTGAAATGGAACAATATTCATCATCTATGTCTTCCTTTAATGAAAGCGAATATAAAGAAGACAACATATATTATGATTATGATCTTAACGGTTTAACTACATTACTGGAGACCAATGCCTAGTCATTCATTTTGGTACACTGATACCAATGTTATTAAGAAAATATATGAGGTTTTTAACTATATTACTATCGATCCAACAACCTCCCCGGAAGCCAACAAGCGTGTCCGTGCTGAGTTCGTTTACACGATCGATGACTCATGCCTGACGACCCCGAAATGGCTTCCTGACGCCCCTGACGGCGCTGTGACGTGCTATATGAACCCCCCTTATTCTAAGGACTGTGATGGTACAAAACCCTATGTGGTTAAGCTATTAGAACAGCTAGATAAAGGTGTTGTTAACGCAGCTATCGTGCTTGTTAATTCATCTACTTCTTCAAGCTGGTTCCAGCTTTTAATGAAAAACAGTGAGCTTGTTTGTTTTCCATCAAAAAGGTTGTGTTTTGATGAAGACCTTGATTACGTCAAGAAATATGTTGATCCCGAAGAGCCAGGGCATGGGCTAAAGACTGGCAAAGCTCCGAGATATGATAATGCTGTTTTTCTCTTAATAAGTGACAGTTCATACAGTCATTATGCAGAGAACTTTATTGATTCTTTCTCCTCAATGGGTAGTGTATTAAAATTGGTATGAACTCTTCTACTATAAATAAATGGGTTGTAGAACGGTATGCTTCGTCATACACTTTTTGGCATGGCGCTATAATTGAAACAAACAAATTCACAAGTAGGGGCACTCGCACGAAAATTCGATTTATTCAGATAGATGGAGAGTTGCGATATAAAGTTCTGAAGGCGTGGCTATCTTTATACAATCTTGTTGATGATAAATACAGAGATTAATAGATTAATAGTAGATAATTTGATTTGTGAATTATCAGGTTCGTGGAAAGTGTATGGATTTTGTAAATATAGTCGATTAACTTACACACAAATATTGGAGATACCATACCCATACGTTATTATACATATTGGCAACATGAGAGAACTATATGAAAGACATGCTCATAACCGGTAGCACCAAAGGTATTGGTTTAGCTACTGCAAAATTGTTTAATGAACAAGGTTATAAAGTCACTGTGATTGGCAGAGAAATCCAGTCAGTAGATAAAACTGTCTTTGCAAACCCACAACATGTAAAATACATTCAAGTTAACTTCTTAAAAGAAGACCAAGTAAAAACCTTCATTGATTGGGTATCAAAACAAGATTTTGATGTTATAGTTAATAACGCGGCAATCAATGCAGTATCTAACGTATCGGATAAGAGCTTTATAGCTGAGTCTGAAGCTATCATGAAAGTTAACTATCAAATACCGTTAAGAATTTTGAATGCTTGTTCATATAAAGACGATATGAAGATTGTTAATATATCTTCCATATCCGGGATTTTAGGTTTAGCAGGTAGAACGAACTATTGTGCATCTAAGCACGCGCTCAACGCCTTAACTAAAACCCTCGCTCTGGAGCATCCAGAGATATGTATAAACTCTGTTTGTCCAGGTGTAATTGAAACTAAGCTTACAAAACAAATCTTGAAAGAAGAGGACATTGAAAATATAATAAAACAGATCCCGAAAGGGAGATTAGGTACTCCAAAAGAAGTGGCTAACTTAGTATACTTTCTATGTTCTGATATGAATACATATATAACTGGGCAGAATATTATTATTGATGGTGGTTTAACTTCTACTTGGTGGAATCAATGAATTTTACTATTGAATATATTTCATCAAATTATCACTCTTATCAAAACTTAAACATAAGATATGATTATATCTTCTACGATAAAAATTTATCTCGCTCTAGTCTTACTCGAAAAGCAATTCCGATTGACGCTGGAGAAAGTCTTAAGGCTTGGGAAGGTGTGTCTGACATAATTAATACCTTTCAAAGCCTCGGCATCACTAGACAAGACAGAGTTTTAGTTATTGGTGGTGGAACAATGCAAGATGCATTTGGTTTTGTGTGTTCAATTTATAGTCGTGGGGTAGGATGGTCCTACCTCCCCACTACACTAGGCGCTATGTGCGATAGTTGTATTGGTGGTAAAACCTCTATCAACGTTGGGGGGTCTAAGAACATTGTTGGGACATTTTCAGACCCCGAAAAGATCTATATTGATTTCTCTTGGCTTATGACAGCGAGCAAGAATTCTATCTTGTCAGGTCTTGGGGAAATGAATCATATTTTTGCAGTTGCGCAGCGATATGATTTAATGATTAAGCTAGAAAAAGAGTATAAGAAAGATACTCCCAACTGGTCGCACTTAGTTAGAGCGTGCTTGGAAATCAAGTCTTCTTTCATTGAGGAGGATAAGTTTGATAAAGGGAAGAGACTCCTTCTTAATTACGGTCATACTTTTGGCCATGCGTTGGAGTCTGCCGCTTTCACACCCCATGGCATTGCTGTAGCTTGGGGTGCTATGCTTTCTAATAGATTAAGTTATGAAAGTGGTTTGATGTCAGAAGAATTAACTAATTATTTAAACAACAGGTTTCAATGGATTGTTTCTGAAGCAGAAGCCCAGCAACTTGAGTGGGCAGATGTCCAAGAGGATTTCTTTGAATCTTTGTTGAAAGATAAAAAGAATAAAAAAGGAGCAAAAGGTAAAACCAAAATTGGTTGCATCTTGATGAAAGAAGGGCAGGCTGTCCTAGATCATATTTACTTCGAAAACCTCAAAGGGAGAATTAACAATGTTTGTTCCAACTGGGAAGATTCTAACACCACTGACTCGGAAAACGGATAACCCTGCACCTCCCCCAACACCCCCTGATAAGAATGAATTTTGGAAACAAATCGCAGTCAGTCTTGGATTAAGTGTTGTTTCTACCGCACTCACCCAGATGACACAAATTGCTATCTCTGAAATTTATGGTAAGTATCGTGGTAGAGGACAAAGGATGGAAGAGGAACTTCCTCAACCCCCACAGCAATGTAATTGTTCTCAGTATCAGGAAGATGATACGGAAGAGATGACAAGGGAAGAAATTGACTCAATTATTTCCTCTTAATGTCACCATTGCTTTTAAGTTTCTTATTAATGCTGTCCCTGAAGTCTACTCTGCCAATAATCAGTTATCAGATTATTGGTTGGATAAGAGAACTTTACTCATGGAATTGGAAGATCGCAAGATAGGATATAATTCTATTATTAATTTAATAGTTAACGGGCCAAATTCTTTATTAAGACGATTTAATGAATTTAAATGAACTCATTCGTGCTGATTTCTTGTGGGAAGTAGATTACTCTATTATTCTTAATAAGGAACTCAAAAAAACAGTCTCGACGTCTGAAGGGTTTGTCTGGTTTTTACGCATATGGCAAACACAAACGTTAAATCACGTTACCTTTATTAAGGGGAAGTTATTATCATTAACTTAATAATGGCCGCTGAATACATGTATAGCGTTTCTAATCTTAGAGATAGAGATGAAAACTTTATAAAGGGAACCTTCTCTTACATAAGAGGAGGAGAACAACAAGAATTGGCTTCTGAATTGACAGATTTGGCCGCTTCTTGGCTGGATTATATCGCAGAAACTGAAGATTCTAGTTTGTTTTTCTCGGCCTCTCCTTAAAAAATTACTGTTGTTTTTTTGTCCAAAATAAATATAATTAAATTATGAAGAGTTTTGTTTGTATAAGCGACACTCACTCAAAGCATAGAGAGTTAGAAATGCCATTTGGCAATGTTCTATTGCATTCTGGTGATATCTCATATGCTCGTAAGGGTGACTTGTTGGAAGAGAGAAAACAGCTTATTGATTTCTCTGAATGGCTTGGGGAACTTCCCTATGACCATATTGTTGTGATTGCTGGCAATCACGATTTCCTCTTTGAGAAAGAAGAAGAGGAAGCGGTGGAGATCTTAACGCAACATAATCCCAATGTTCATTATCTAAATCAAACATCAATCACAATTGATGATATTAAGATTTATGGTGAGCCAAGACAGCCTGAGTTTTATAACTGGGCGTTTAATGTCTCAAGAAACAGTATGAAGCATGTATGGGATATGGTTCCCGATGATGTTGATATTATTGTTACTCATGGTCCTCCGCATGGTTATGGAGATGTTGTTGAAAACAACGCAAGCATGGATATCTTTTCAAATCACAATCAATTTGAAAGAGTGGGTTGCAAACATGCTAGGAGACTTATTGATTCAAGAATAGAACACCCTTTAAAGCTTGTAACCTTTGGGCATATTCATGAGGGATATGGTCAGTGGTATAAGCCCCAAGCAGGAACACACTTGGTAAACGCATCAGTTGTTAATCGTCGTTATAATGTTGTTAATAAACCAGTTGTAATTGAAATTGATTAATCTAATCATAGCTGAAACTCTTATTAATAACATTCTCTGGTTTGAGAGGGATTGGCTCGCCTGCGACCATTTCTGGTATTGGGATAGTACTCGCGACAATGATGGTGATGGAGACTATTACACTTCTCGGCGCTATTCACCATTGGAAGATTCAATAGACTGTGCAAGACATTGTTTGCATAATGTGGCACTTATTTATTAAGAGTGTGCTCCTATAGCTCAAAGCGGTGAGAGCACTTGCCTTATAAGCGAGAGGTTTCGGGTTCGACCCCCGATGGGAGTATTGTAAAATTAAGGAATAATATGAATATTAATTTAACAATGGCATGGAAGGTCTTTATAAGCAAGGGGCTTAATTGGAGTTATGTTGATGCTTCAAGCTCTTTGATTTATTATCTTGAACGTAGTGTTGAATATAAAAAAGATTTTGATCTCTATGTCGGACAACATAATAAATTATTAAAAGACCTTGATGGGTGGAATAGGTCACAGTTTGATCATGCTATGGAATATAGACACAACCCGTCTATCTTTAGATTTTGGACATTCAAGGGAGAACAATGAAAATCAAAGTAGCGAAGGAACTATTTGTTGGTATTCGCAACAGTGATGCTGTTGGTTGGGCAGTCGGGTATAACAATACCACTAAGAAGGGAAAGGCGGACCAAGATAAAGTTGAAAGATGGTGTGGCAAAGGGATGACAAAAGTCATTGTCAATGAACCAATTGATGGCTTTGAAATTGATAAGAGTGTTTCTCGCTATTCAACCTCCAATAAGGTGTGGAGGATTAAAGATCCTCGCGGCTTTATTCTTGAAATCTCAACTTCCAATATGGAAATGTTGTTGAACAACTGTACTATGGAAAATGGAGTAGTTAAAGGGAAGTGTGTTTGGGGTGTCTCAAACAAGATGGCACTCCTTCCAGAAAGCCACCCTGAGTTTGACAATATTGTCAACGAACAATCAACAACATCAAAGTTCCTTACACCTAGCAAGCTCAAAAGCGGGATGATTCTCCGTAAGAATACTGGGGAGAAGATTCAGTATATCGGAAAAGTTTGTTACTATGGAGTAACTGCCACAACTAGAGCAAGCGGCGGAAGAAATAAGTGGGGTGGCATTGGTTATAATTGGCATATTAAGAGTATTAATAAGAGCCCTGCAATAGTTCACCTATACAAGTTTATTAAAGAAGATTCAAGGCTAGAAACCTATGGCTTTCAAAAGACTTTGAAAGCACATTTAATTGAGGAAGGCAAAGAGGTAGAGTTTACACAAGAAGAACTTGACAATGCACATAAAACCCGCCGCATATATTGCAATGGAAACTTTAGAGAGTATCGTTTCTTTTTGAGGAAAGAAGAAACTGAATTTACTCACGATGATAAAAAGGCATTCACTCCATCGGGTGAAGAAATTTATGAGGTTACAAGATGACTGGTCAAGAGATTGCTCATATCATGAGTAAAATGATCTTGTGGAAATATCAGAAAGATATCTTTTATCCACACATGACGGGGGTGCAATGCAGCGGGGGCCCCGAGCACCGAATGTCTTTTAATGATAGGGTTAGAATAAACAAGAAGAGTTGGGTTCGTTGGTACCAAGAAGAATTGGGTTCGTTGGTGGCATAGATTCTCCTTTATGCGCCTATAGCTCAATGGAGAGAGCACGGGATTTCTAATCCCATGATCTAGGTTCGATTCCTAGTAGGCGTTTGATTAAACAGTGTTAGAGCTTAATTTAGTACTAATCACTATGATGAATTACAGGTTCGAATCCGGGTATAACGAGGATTGCATGAATACCAATAATCTCATTAGGAAGTTTATTCTGCTTAGTACTTATTATACGCACCTGCGCCGGCATCGGTCGCCTTGCGTGGGTCTTCCAAGTCGTGAAAACGTTTTCGAGGTTCAAGCGACTAGAGGGCGGAGTCTTTATCTTTTTATGCAATGGACAAAATACCAAGAAAAACCCTCGGAAAACTCTGGTGATTTAGGTTTCGCAGAAAATATTTGTTTTGCAACCATACAAGACTTCCGGCGGCATCAGAAGTGAATCAAGATATTAATAATGTTGTTTACAAACAGTACTTGATAAGCGGATATTTATTTTGTAATGCTAAATTTTATGGAACTCTGTACAAATATCTTTCTCCATTAGATAGAGTTTCTTGGTTAACCCTTGATGAGTGGGCACATGAGGTAAAATTATCAAGGATTATTAAAAACATGCCTGTATGGAAGAATGGTAAATATGTCTAATCAACGGAGGTACCTATTACCAGCTTAAGGCTGGCTAACAAGAATACTAATAATAAATGGAATGTATGTGCAGTTTGTTTTGCGGGCTCAAGAGTTCTTGCTTTTGGCTTTAATAAACCCAAAACTGAAGCATCCATTCTTTATCATGCAGAAAACATTAATTCAATGTATGAGAGTTCCAAAACAGATTATGTTTCTCATTGTCGCCATGCCGAAGTTGATGCTATCAAAAAGGTAAGTGATGTAACAAAGATAGAGTGCATTGTTATTGTTCGTAAGACTAAAGATGGCACTCCGTCAATGGCAAGACCATGTAACATTTGTCAACAGGTGATAGAAGAAGCGGGAATAGACAATGTTTATTACTCGGATGAGGAAGGTAAGTTAAGGAGGTTTTAATGAATCTATTAATTTCTAGGAAAATTCTTGATGCTTATGGTAGAGAATATATATTCTTTGGAGATGATGATTTTACTCCCATGTCTGCCTCTGATAGATGGTTAAAAGCAACTCTTAGAATGAGATGGAAATATTGGTCTTCGACTCGTTGCTCAAGAACTCTTAAAGCTGAATTTAGTTATTTAACCTTCAAAATTAATTAATAATAGGAAGAAAACGACTTGCAACCCCGTTATATAGGGTGACAATTCGCCGGTGTCAAGTGGGGCACCACCACATTACCATCATTGGAGATCAGAAAATGCCAGTGTGGAGCAAAGAACAAGAAGAAATCTTTTCGTTTTTCGAAACGATTCACGAGCAATCCCAAGACCTCGTTATCGAGGCATATGCAGGGTGTGCTAAAACAACAACAGCCATTCAGGCCATTAAGCACTACCATGCAAAGTATCCCAAAAAACGAATACTCATGGCTGCATTCAATAAGAAGAATGCAGATGAGCTTACTGAAAAAATCAATGCTCTTGGCATTGAATGGAAACAGGCTCATGCAAAGACACTGAATAGTGTTGGGCTTGCCTGTCACCGAAAGAACAGCAAGGGCAAAATTAATGTCGAGCCCCGAAAGGGTCGAATAATTGCAAAAGCCCTTGCTGATGCATACAATGGCACACGGGGCGAAGACGATCAAATTTCCGGTCTTGCTGGGAAGGTTCGTCGTCTTGTTGAATTGGCTAAGGCCACTTTAACTTGGTCTAACAACGACTATGAAATGCGCTCTTTGTGTTGGGAACACATGATTAGTTGTGATGTGGATGAGGTTAATGTAGTTATTGATCTTGCCCGGAAAGCTATGGATGAATCAACATATGATCCCTTCAATGTTGACTTCACTGATATGATTTGGTTCCCATACCGATTCAAGCAGTGGCCTTGGCAATATGACTTGGTCATTATTGATGAGGCACAGGACCAGAACGCCGCAATGCTTTCTCTTGCTCAAAAGAGCAAAAAGCGAAACGGCAAACTTGTCATCATTGGAGATAGGCACCAAGCAATTTATGGTTGGCGCGGTGCTGATTCTGAATTCATGCAACGAGCAACTGAGGAAATGGGAGCTAAGGTTCTCACGCTCTCCCAGACCTTTCGGTGTGGCAAGGCAATTGTTGCTGAAGTCGCAGAAGAGCATAAATTGGTTCCCGGCTTTACTGCTCACAAGGATAACTGTGAGGGGCTTGTTCGCCATGAACGAATAGATACAATGATTGAGGAAGCTGTAGCAGGAGATTTCATTATCTCTCGCAAGAATGCTGACCTTATGCAACTCTGCATTGAGTTTCTTAAGGATGGTCGGGCAGCTACTATTCAAGGTCGCGATATCATGGGAGCCCTTATCGGAATTATCAATGATTCCGAAGCTGTTACCACTCCTGAGTTCCTGTCATGGTTGGAAGATTATAGGGTAGTTGAGGCACAAAAGCTGGAACTTCTTGATGCGGAGGAAAAACAAATCGATGCACATTATGATCGATGCGAATGTCTCCGCGTTCTCTCTGTTGAATGTGATACAACGCAGTGCTTGATTGATAAGCTTGAAGAGCTTTTCAGTGATGATGATGATGAGAACAAAATTGTTCTTACCACTGCTCATCGCTCGAAAGGTTTGGAGCGAGATAGGGTGTGGTTGCTTATTGATTCTTTCCGCGCTGATCGTGGAGGACAAGAGGCAAACTGTCTCTATGTGGCAATTACTCGTGCAAAGGAAGAGGTGGTTTATGTCGGTTAACATAAACCTCAAAGGCTTTCTCAAGAAAGTTAAGTCTCGGCAGGTAAGACACGAAATCAAACGCGCTATTAGGTGGAATCCTTAGTAAGTATGAGTCTTAAAAGCGCAATATGGAGAGTCATTAGAAAACGCATGCATATAAATAGGAAACATTCATTACCCAACTTGATACAATCATATAAATTTTTAATAAAGGGGGGAAGACTAGGAAACGTTGGGGGAGAGATTCATATTTTTAATGGCTTGGAAGATATCAACCGCCGAATTGCTTGCAGGTTTCTCTCAAGAGTGTTGTTCTCTGTTAAAGAACCTGATGGATCTTGCTATTCTAGTTTTCATCAAGAATATGGTCTTTGGGAAAGTGGGTCCGTACACTCTCTTTATCTAATGAAGAAAGTCTATCTTGCGCAATCAAATAACTGATAAACAGGATCTCTAGCTTAAGTGGTAGAGCTACTGGCTCATAACCGGTAAGGTCTCGGTTCAAACCCGAGGAGATCCATAGGAAATAAGAGAATAGTATGAACATTAATCAAATGGTAATGTCAGTTTTTATATATGATTTTGAAGGGGATCAATTTGATTCTCCTCTTTTTAGGGTTAAATTTATCTATCTTCGTCATCCTCAACACGGCAATGAAAGTATAACTAAATATTTATGGGACATAGAGGACGCTTTGCGATGCTTAAAAAGAGTGAGAGACGCCCAATGAAATATATACTAATCGCCACTGCCCTTCTTGCCTCTTGTGGCTCCTTACCGGGTAAGACCTTGGTTGAAAAGCATCTCTTAATGTCTGTTGAAGACTTTGAAGGGTATATGGGGGTTGAAGTTAACGCTGACATCTCTGTGCGACGTTCTAAGTTTTTTCAATTATATAAAGAAGAAAAGTATAGAAATAAAAATGTCAGTGTGGTTGCGTTGTGTTTATTTGAAGAGAATAAAATTATCTTCAATGAAGATGTGATTGAAGAACTAATAGCAAAAGCAGAAAAGCCTCAATATGAACTGCAACCAATAGTATATCATGAATTGGGTCATTGCATGTTTGATCTTAAACATGATGTTGCCGAAGTATTTGAAGGTGTTCCAGCTTCATGGATGCACCCTGTTTATCAGGAAAAGCGAAAGTGGGATGTGTTGGGACATGACCATTACAAACGAGAATTTAAGTCCAGAGCTTTGAATGAATATTAAAATTGCCTTCACTCTTTTAAAGAGCCACGCTTTGCGTGGTATTCTTGGTGAAGAGTATAGACCTGTTTATTCTGAAGAGGAAGATCCTAATTTCTTCATTAGGAAATATGCTAGAGCTACCTTATCTGCCCTCGCTCTTCATGGTGAGGAGAATGTTGTGTCAAAACAATTCAAAAGAACAGTGAGTATATCTGAATTGTTCAATGGTAAATATGTTGCCATGCGTCTTCCAACAGATGAAGACATGCAAGTGTGGAGTGTTAAGAAGAAAAGTGAAGAGACTATCGATTATTTGCTCTTTGAAGACAAAGACGGAACTTTCAAAATGATCCCCGGCGGGGAGGTTATCGCTGAAATTCAATTGAAGTGTTGTGTTGGAGCAGTGGAAGGGTTTGTAGCCTGTCCAGACTTTCATGGTGGAATTACTGATCAAATTCTTCTTTCTTATACAACAAAACTCCCACAAGATTTTGAAGTTAGTGATAAAAAAGTAACCTATTTGAAGAAAACTGTTAGTTTTAAAGGTGTGTTTTCAGCGGCATGGTTTCTCTATTCTGTTGTTGCTGTTGTGTATATCATCGCAATCTTGATTGACATGCTTGGGTATAATATATAAATGTTGAAAAAACCGTCAGAAAAACTATAATAAAAGCATGAATAGTTCTTTGTGCAACCTTTCTATAGCCTCTTCTTTTTTGTGGGCTTGGCCTCGAAAAATGGCACATGGTGAAACAGTGGCAAAACGAACTATTTTTAATAAAGGTTTAAGAAAAGCACCTTCTCATTCTTTTGTCCATAGCAATTTACAAGTTTCCCCTTCGTGGGTTTATGGTACTGTAGTAGGGGATATCATAGGAGAAATAAATAACAAGGATTATGGACGAAGAAGATAATATCATCCCATTCCCAATCAAGGAAGAAGAAAAGATTACAACACCCTTTGTTCTTCAAGATATTGATGCTCTGAATGGTATTCAGTTTGCTCTCATGTCTCTTCTTACCATGTTGGGAATATTCATAGTAAATGCTAAAACCTTATCAGATAAGATTGCTGAAAGAGATGAAGAGCTTGCTGTTAGTTTAAAAGAATTAACAATAAGCTTGGTTAAGGTTCAAATGAAATTAAGAAAACTGCTTACTAATGCAGCTAATGAACCAAAATAATATTTATTTATAGGAGAAATAAATGAAAGCAACATCATCACAACTGAAGTCATTTTTACGAACATGCAAGAACGCTTATGTAACTATTGATCTGGGTAATGGACCCATGATGGTTAAAGTTATCAAGAGTGCCTTATCAGAATCTATTTCAAGCCCCGAATATGCAGAATCAATGTGGCACTATGAGTTTGTACAAACAGACGCTGGTGTTGATTTGAAGTTGGGAGAAACTGTGGAAGTAGAAGAAGAGAATCTTCCATTTACATCAATTGATGTAATGCCTGATGATGACTATGGCCGAGAAGATTTCTCGAATAGTCTCAATGACGACGCAGAAGATTCCTCAATGTACCACGAGTGATTAATGATTAATTAATTCTTGGAACAAAAGTAGTCTCCGGGGCGTTATATATGTGTCCGATTGGGACGAGGAGAGCCCGATCGCAGCGCAAGAGGAAGCAAGTGGACTTTAAAAAAGAACTCAAAGAAATCGTTGAAGATATTTTCGGTAGTCGGGCATATGGCTATGAAACCTTTGAAGATGACACCATAGCGTGTGTCCGCCTTCGCTCGGAGATTCTTACCCAAGATTGGGAACGTCTCTATGGTGAAGTTTCTTCACTGGTAACTATGAACATGGTGGACTCTGAAAAGGGTTTTGTTCTGAGGTTTGTAAAAAACCAAGATAGTATGCTGGAAATTGCAAAACGCTTGCTTGCAACGGCAGATAAGAATAAAATGAATATGATTCAATCCTTCAATGAGGCAACTAAAGAGGAGCTTAAAAGGAATTATGCAGAAAGGGTTAAGCAGTATGAGGCCGAACCCTTTGCTAAAGTGGATAACGTTGTTATTCTTAATGAGCTTCCCACGGAGTTCTACATCGGAGATAAAGTGGAATACGTTGGAGCTAACTCAAAAGAGAAGAGTCTAGAAGGTGTAATTGGCACTGTTATTGCCTATGACGTTGACAACTCTTGCGTGGTTTCTTTCAAGAGGGATGGTGAAGTAAAGGTGTTCACGGTTAAAACCGAGTATCTTTCACCCGCTTGGATTAATTGTAACTAACAATCTCTATAGCCGGCATAAGCCCCAAGGAGTCTGTTTTGATTGTTTAGAGTGCCGCGCGGCGTAACTATTAACCTTGTGATATAAAACTAGAATAGTTCGTTAGCAAACTTGTAGACAATAAAGAGGAAAGAACATGAAATATTGACATCTAAATATAACATGCTATGTAGAAGGGCTCCCACGCTATTGTGATAGCGGGAATGACTTAGGGAGGGATGAGCAGGGGTAACTCATCATATCTGTTGTGGCGAAACGGTAAACGCAAGGCTCTACTGCCAATAAACGGCTCGTTGAGGAATAAGAGGCACCCAATAGGGAACACAGGAATACTCAATAATTGCAGGTTCGAATCCTGTCAACAGATATTATAGGGAAGCGGTGAAGGAGGATATGGTTCCGAGGGCTACCAAAAGAATTAACTACTCTTTAGTTTGCGACAGCTAGCCGTCGTCAGTGGGGTTCGAACCACCACCGCCGCCATAGAGGGAAAGATGAAAAATTTTAATAAAGAATTATATGATGAACTTAGGTGGGAAGTGAAAGAACCACTTCAAGTTCAAAAAGAGCTTGATAATTATATTTTCTATGATTTTGATGATGAGCGGGTACCATCAGTAACAAAGGATTATATCTATATTGGAGAATATTCTAAGGAAGAGATTATCACAACACTTGTTGTAGTTGTGATGGACAAACTTGCAGAACAAGTAGAAGAATTCAACAATCTAAAGGAACTATTCCGAGGTAAACATGACTAGTAAAGATTATGAAAAGTTCGCTGGTATTCTCAAAGAGCGTAAGAACATCGCCGAGGTAAACGTTCAGCATGGCGGTGATTCGGTGATTTATGAATCCCATCTTGAAGTAATTGATGCCCTTGTCGAAGAATTCTGTGTTATCTTTGAAGAAGATAATCCAAACTTCGATGAAGACCTTTTCCGCGATGCTTGCGGAACCTGATTAATTTCTGTTCATCGTGGAGTGTGTTGATAAAGAGTTAAACTTACGCTAGCTTCTTTATCAATTACCTGTGTTGTTGTTCGCGGCTGCAACGTGAAACAGGACACTCCACGATGAACAGATATATAAAAAAGGTATTAACCATGGAAGCTTGGAAAAGAAATGCCCGAAAGTTCATTGATGAACTTGAAGAGTTTGAACAAAATCCCGTCACAGAAGATGACTGCGATGATTCTTATTGTGATGAGCAGGAACCAGACATCCTTATAGCTCGCGAAACGATTGATTTGGAACGTATATCCAAGGAGAAGTGATGGAGGCAAATACACGACATGCAATTGTTAGTGTGATGACTGTTTTGGTTGGTATCTCTATCATACTTTCAAATTGGTCTTCATTCTCTGAACTCTTTAAAGAAGAAATTGAGTGTGAACAAAAGAAATATGAAGAGCATACCGCCGCTTGCATCAAAAGGGAAAAAGCACACCTTTCTGATGAACCCGGTGAACTTCGAAACCGTTGTAAACGGTGGGCGGCCTCTCGGTATTGTTGGATAGCAGATAATTAATTCAAGGAATGAAAACCCTGACTCGCATGTTATACAATATGAGAACAAGAGGGTGGTGCGATGGCAAAGGTTAATGGTAAAATCACAAAAGCTCTTAATGCTCTTCAAGATGATTTGAAGAAGCATAGAGCAACTCTTGATGAGTTGGCTAACCAAGTTAACGATGACGATAGGTTGGATTCTCTTATGGAGGATCTGTTTTGTGAAAACCATAAACTGCAATGCCGAGTCAAAAGGGTGTTGCGCGAGCTTGGGAGACGATAATGTCAAACTTTAGAAGAAAGTGGGCAGCTTCGGAATATCATGATGGGTCTCTTGAAGAGCATTTGCTTGCTCGGCAAGATATGCATCTTGAAAACATTTCAAGAGAACTCCAACAGCAGAACGGTGGGAGTTATTCTGGAAATGTGCGGGGAGTTGGGAATTATCCAGGACTTCGTGTAAGCCTTTGTTATCTGTTTTCAATCTTTGCAATCTTTGCAGGTCTGACGATAACGTTGGGTTTGCCCAATGCTGTTGTTATGACCATGACTCCTATCTTTTGGGCACCCGCCGTAGTGATTGGTGCTGGATTTGATGCCTTGACGAGATGAATTTTGACCACATTAAGTTCATGTTCAGTTAAAACAACAAAGGAAAAGCATGTCACAACCTAACATCAATGATCTCTATACCAAACTTCGAAAGATTGAAGCTCTTTCTAAGTCAACAACATTTGCTGGTGAGCAAAGCACAGCCCAACAAAGGGCGCGAGAGTTACGTGATAAGATCAACGATCTTGAACAAGATCATCTGCCCAATCTTCTTAAAAAGTTGAAAACGTTACAAGAAACTGTTCAAACGCTTGCAATAGCAGGGATTGAAGTTCCTATACAACTCAAAGAACAAATTCAAGAGTTGAACGAAAAGATTGAGGTTGCTAGATATCGTGCTATTGAGCGAGAGAACAAACAACCATTTAAGTTTTCAATTCATGATCCATGGCAGCGCAGGCTCTTTATGGCAATGTGTCGTGCAAGGGGTTATGAACCATATCGTTTGAAGTTTCAACGAAATCAGACATTAATGGTGTATGTTGAACCATCAATGCAAGAATTGATTTGGAATGAATTCAACGAAGCTGCTAACGTTCTTGTGTCTTACTTGTCCGATGTGACTGCTTCTGCTGTTCGTGACGTGTATAATCAAGAAGATCGAGAAGCTAATGAGATTGTTGGAGAGCTTCCACGCTGATTCACTAAATTACTTGATGCTCAAGCTTCGAATTGAAGGTAAAGACCATGGATGAAAAAAGCTCTTCATATATTCTCTTGCCTGCCGAAAAGGTAATTGATATGGCCACTGTCATCATTGAAAGAATTAATGAGATTCGTGAAGATGATAATAAGCGGATGATTATGAACAGGAAAAAGAATATGGTTTCCACATTTTGGAACACCATCTTTAATCGTTCATATGCTCCAACAGATGAAGAGGCACACAAATCCCTGATGAGTGATAAATGGTACTTCCATTATCCATCCACGAAACATAGTCATCAAATGACTATCGCAAAGCGCCTTCGCATTGCCGCCAAGATGATAGACCCAGACGCAGAAATGCTTATCTCCACAAACGATTTATTTTACATAGTGCCATCATGAATGTTATCATTGCTCGCTCTTGGCTGTTATCTAGGTGGGGAGAGATTGTGCCAGTAGCAGAAGAGAATCGTCGGGAGACATATGTTAAAAACAAAGAATATATGTCCTATGAAGACTTTCAAGAAGCTGCCTTTACTAACCACTTTTTCCTTTTTCGACATTATACACAGGAGAAGACATGAAATATCGACTGATTAACCTTTTTTTCACCATCATGGGGATCAGCATTTGGCTGTTTATCTTTGGTGCCCGTTCCGTTAAAGCAACTCTTCTTTAAGGAATTTAATGAAAGCCTTCATTAATGGATTTCGACACTATCATTTGTTCATTGGGGTAGCACTAGTTGTGCTCTCTCTCACTTCCGAGAATTGGGTACAACAGGTTATATTTGGTGTGATTGGTATTTGGTATCTGCACGATATTCATAAAGAACATAATAGGGTGTTGGATTGGATCAATGCCTTTTATCAGACTCCACAAACATCGGAAGAGGAAGAGTGATTTATAAACATATCGCCCTCTCCCTATTGCTTGCAGATAAACGTTCTATGAGCAATAGGGAAGTTATGAGAGGTTTCATAAAAGGTAGAACGGAAAATCTTCTTAACCTCTTCAAATTAGGTTGGCTCTGGTGAAAGTATTTCTTGTATTCTATGATTCTGATAGGGGCGACCGTGAAGATTGGAACGTCTTTTATGCCCAACCAGAAGTCTTCTTTGATGAAAATATAGCTAAAGAGAGAGTTCAATGGCTTATGGATAATGGGCCAAAGGGTTGGGATACTCACATGATTGAAGCAGATCTTCATAAGAGTTGTCCTCAAACTCTTATAGAAAGAGCAGCAGACGCACTTCATTATCAGGAGAATCCAGAGGAGTATTAAATGGGAACCGCAACTGAAATTCTCGAAGATGAAATCTTTGCCAACTTTAATGTCCGCGCTGTATGGGGATGTGATACAAGGACAGGGCGGGTTGAATTATCTAATAAAGACCAAGGGGAAGATTCTGTTGTCATCTCTCTTACAAAAGAGATTGATAATCAAGAAGATCTCCTTGATGTTTTTGGGGTAATTTGCGAGGGGTTTGAATCAGTATCAACTTTGGGCTATTATTTGGAGGTGACAAACTTAGCTTAAGTTGTTAAGTTGTTTGGCCCCGTAGCCCAACGGCAGAGGCAGAGGACTTAAAATCCTTCCAGTGTGGGTTCGAATCCCACCGGGGCTATTATGAAAGATATCAATAAATTCATCGCAATGCAATTTTATGAAACACACGGAGCACTCATTACAAAACAAATTAAATGTGGCATTCGAGAGCCTTTCTATCTCATGGAAAGAGAAGAAACGTTAAATGAAATATTGTCGGAAATTTCTAACACGTTGCTTCGTTATCCAAAAGTCTCTCTTCTTCTTGTAAAATGAATATTAAAATTACATTTCATTTTATTTCCTCGTTCGATTATGTCGAAGACATGCTTGAAAGTAGTGGGGTGATATTTGGTAATCGAGTGTCATATAGTAAAAGGAACACGGGCTTTCACAATTGGATTTATGAAGATTTGGAAGCACTTAGAAGAATTTTAAATGAACATTAATCACAGGATATTAATACTATTTCTTACATCATTTACGTCTCCTTTAGATTGGAGTCGTGATGGTGTCGTGATGTATTATAGAAGAGATCCCTTTTCAGAAAGGTTTGCGGCCCCCACCATGCTTGCGGCTTGGATTAAAAGTGACCTTCAGGGCTTAGAAGTATTCAATTCATACAAAAGGAAGAAAAATGACTAAACCACCAACAGTAGAAAAACTCTCTGATGAAGAGATCAAAGAACAGACTGAAGAAATCATGTCTCAATTTGAAGACGATGAAGAAGTGGACTTCGATGAAGAAGCAGAGTTTAATAAACCCAATCCTCGTATGATAAAGATTTTGGCTCAAGGCGGAAATGCCCGTATTATTCGAACCCTCGACGAATATTATTCGACAGGGAATAAGGAGGGAGATAATCAATGAAAGAGGTTAAAAAGGCTTATACAAAAGAATATCAAGATGAACTCATTCAACGCTTTCGAGATAACGAAGACGTTAAGGCGAGGGATGAACTTGTTTTCTCGAACGATAAGTTTATTCATAAGGTAGCACGACAGATCTTTAAGAAGATTGGATCGATTGTATCATATGAAGACGTATATCAAGAGAGTGTTGTTGGCTTTCTGGTTGCTCTGAATTCTTATGATATGGATCGAGGTGTCAAGTTCCTTACTTATGCATATTATCAAATGAGAAATCATTGCAACAAAGTAATGTATGATAACATGCATGTTGTCCGCCTTCCTACCACCCCACTTAAAAAGAAAGTGATATGGTCAGCAGGCACCATCGGGAAGAGGCTTAGAAAAGAAGGAAAAGAATTCACTCTTGAAAATGTTGCAGAAGAACTCAATGTTAAGCCCGAAGACATTAAGGAGACATTCAAGCTTCTGCGCTCCATTAATTATCGCATCTCCACACCTACGGAGAACAACGGAGATGAAGAAGATGCTGCAGCAGATGCAACCTTCTATTCATTGTATAACAACTCTCCGTTTCGGACTGATGACTTCTCAAGCCCCTTCCAGAAAACCTATATCAAAGAAGTATATGAACTGACTCAAGTATTCAAGAATCGATTGGATCACAGAGAGCAGGAAATTTTCGATTATCGAGTTCTTGAGCTTACTGAAAGTAAAACTCTTCAAGAGCTTGCTGATAAGTGGGATGTATCTGTGGAAAGGATTAGACAAGTTCAGACTGATCTTGAAAAGTCCTTTCGTCTATATTCTCTAAACCATATCATTAATCGAAGGTTGGGATGAGCAATAGCTCTCTCTACAATAATCGATTGATTGCTTATATGATTCTCACCAATGTGAAGAGGGTACGCAAAGTCGGCAGTTTGCTTCTATGAGGATTTTTATTCATATCCATGTTAATACACTAAATAAATTAACTCAATGACCATTAATATCATTATCGCTTGGAAGACTATATATGGCAACTCCCCCACTTTAGATAAACCACTGTGGCTTGGCAATTCAATTGTACAACTTAATTCGCACGACAAGTATTTAACGTGGATTCACAGAATGTCATATTTTAGGAAAAAAAGATTTGACGAGGCAACATATACTTGAAATCTTCAAACGTTAATTTAGAAGTAGCAAGGGCTTGGGTACAATCTTCTCACGGTTGGAAGGTTGGAAAGAGAAGAAGCTATAATTATTTTGAAGGCGGTTATTTTTCTATCGGAAGTTTAGAGTTTTTTATTAGAACAGCAATTTCATATACGAAACATGTGTATACGAAACACATATTACGATTACATAAATGAATATCAACTTGATCATTCGAAATATGATTACATCAGAAATTATTTTCTTATATACTCATCATGATAAAGCAAATGATATTATGTTATGGGGGAAAAGATACCTTCACGTTCTTGAAAAAATGAAAATGGATAGTCTGATCCACTATTATATTCATAAGTCCCTTAAGGAAGTATGCAAAAGACTTCTCAACAGATAAACCTCTTCGTTGCTTTTATGTGGTTTAACTCTCATAGACTTGATAGGATACCAAGGAGAAGATCTTCTTTTAGGAGATGGCCTTGCGTGTATCCTGGAATACTACAGAAAGAACTCAGACATGAAGCGTTAGACTTTAAGGCGAGAGTTGGCCATGAATATCAATATATTAATTGCGAAGTCTTATGTGTGGAATTTCAATGCTTTTGACGTGACATGTGAAAGATATAATATACTTCACAATCCGATAGATAGTTATTTCAATAATTTGATTATGTCCGACATTTCTGCGATGATGTATACTAGGACTCATTATATGAGAATCGCAGCATATATAGCAAAATGAAAGACAATATCAATCTTCAAGTGATGTCATTTTTCCTTTATTCAGAAATAGAGGTGCTTTTCTGTAAGGCCATAAATGAAAGAAGATATAAGTATAGTAGGGACATCGCCACCTATTATCCATATGATATAGAATTTTCTTTGTCTTCTCTTAAAAAAAGGGAAAAGAATGAATGAAATGATAGCATCATTCTTAATAAACTCTGGATATTCTTTAGTCTTGTCCAAAGCCACGGGTTTCTCTAGGAGAGGGACATACCCAGATTGGAAGTTCTATACTCACAATTCAATAGTGCGTCTTATGCTAAGAATGAACAACAGTCCGCTTAAATGTAGAGATTGGAATGATTGATACAGCCATTAACATTGCGATTGCAGGGTCAATCTTCACAGAAGTGAATATATTCATGGTAAGATCATCCCTAAAGAGGGAGAGAGTAGAAAGACATTGGGTCTTTTACCACATCAGGAAGGGTAATTATCGACGAGATGAATATATCGTTGTGAAAACTCGTGCTTTTGTGGGGCGCAACCCTTGAATTATATCAACAACATATCAGATATCAATATAATGATTGCCACAATTATATTGGATAGAATTCCTTATGGTACGAGGCGATATTTTATAGAAAAGAGAATTAAGAGATATATGTCATATGCTCAATGGGATTCTCGTTTCGTGCTTGGTGAACCTAAACGCAGAGAAGATTATGTTTTGGGAAAAACAAGACGGGTTCGATATATCCTTAAACGTAGACAATAATATCAATATCATAATTGCATCTCGTTTTTTGCATGCGTGGACTCAGCAGAGCTGTACATTCTCAGCCTCTGAGAGTAGATCATATTCTACATGGTCTCTAGCCCATGTTAAAGGTTCACAAAAATACAGAGCAGATTATTTATATAAATTAAGTTTGTTTAGATTAAACAGAGTGCAAGAATGTGAATCATAATTTAATTATTGCAACTCGCTGTCTCCATTATATTAAATGGAGTCATGATGAATACAGAACATGGCCACTCATCACTTCATATTCTAATTGGGTTCACGAGTTTATTCATGGAACTGATGAATATCGAATTGGCTATAACATAGAATACGTTCGGGTTTTGAAAACAAGAATGAGAGAAAACCATGGGAATAATAAATGGGCTAGGTGGTGGAATGAATATTAACGTCATTATTGCTTCAAAGTTTTTCAACACTTTTGGAGCAAAAGCAGGGGATATGCAACCAATGTCAAAGAGTTCATATTCTATATGGTCACTCCTCTTTGTTAAAGGTTCAGAAAAGTATAGAAAAACTTATCTTTCCAATCAAAGTCCAAAGATGCGAAGATGGATGTCATTGGAGATATTTGATAAATGAACATCAATTTAATCATAGCGGGCCATGTCTTCAAAGAGATAAATATGTATATGTTCATGTTGGAACCAGAACATCTTACTTATATTCGAGGAGAAAGAACAGAAAGTGATTTCATGGTTAGGCATATAGTTTGGCAAGGAATCATGTCAAGGTATATTAAGGGAAGAGTGAGGATTTTCCATGTTTCATATCCACCAACCAGATTATGAACAATTCAAATGTTAACGGAATATTGGCTTGTTGTTATGTTGGAGATATTGGCCTCAACCTTGTTGAGCCTAAGCTGATAAGTTATAGATCTCGCATAAGAATGTTTGGTGCATATGCCAGAGATGAATATATCAGGAAAAGAACAGAGCACTTCAAAATAAGATATTCCAAATATGAACATTAATATCATCATTGCAACTCATATCTTTACGGAAGTGAGCATATATTATTCTCCAACCGTTAATAATTTTGTGTATCCCAGATCTCAGCTTGCACTACACCCTGATCTTGTTGCATATACAAGATATATGAAAAGAGCAGCAAGAAGATTCTTGGAAGAATATCCAATAACATGAATAGTTCAAATATCAATATCATCATTGCTCTTCTTATCTTCGATGAAACAGGTGTCAATTTCATTCCGTCTTGTTATAGTAGGTCCAGAAGTCAAATGAAACCAACAAAATTATTGCACTACAAAGATTATATAGGAATACAAATGCACCGATTCCATGAGAGATATCCAATACCATGAATAACAATAGATTGAATATCAATATGGTGATTGCAATCAATATCTGCGCATCAGCAGACATTATGTATTTGAGAGAAAGAAAAGAAAAAGAAGTAAAGCTTAAAGGAAGACTTACAGTGATCAAAGCCCGCATTGCTTCTTTATTGTTATGGAATCGCTGTCGCTATTTCCATAGGCAATTCCCAGTTGATCATGAATAACAATTCAATCAACATGTTCATTGCCGCTCATATCATTTCAAGCATTGATATATATTACATTAAGCAGATAGGAGAGTTTATATACCCCAGAGGACATATCAACTCACAGAGATTCATATATTATAGAGAATATATACATCAAACTTGTCGAGCCTTCGCCAAAATATATCCAATGGACTCAGAAAGGTCTAACATGTTCGACGAAGTAACAGTGCAATGAATGATTCAAATATCAATATGTTCATCGGTTTTCATGTCTTTTCAGACACAAATATATATCACGTTGTTCGGATGGGGGAGTTTATCTATCCTAGAAGAAAAGCATACTCATATAGATTCTCATTTTATAAAGAATATGTATGGCAAGCAACGCGACGCTTCGCATCATCATATCCAATACAATGCCATGAATAATTCAGAAATCAATATTGAAATATGCAACAACTTCGTTTCAAGAGCAAGCAATGGTTCTATAAGATTCTATATGCATAGAAGTTCAATGTATTATAGATTATATGGGTATCAGGTAAGAACGAACAAAATAACTATCTATACAAGAATATTCTTTCAACCAATAATGAAGTATATGATGGAAGAGCATCCAACGGTTATTAAGCAGGATGCGGAATCACAGTATATACGGTGGAAGATGTGGAAACTGACAGAGCGAGCAGAGAGGATTCTAAGAAAGTCATTCATTTAGATAAGGGTTTATCTATAAGGTAGTGTGGAATGGATTGTGTGGGTGTGTGCTTGGTTAGAAGGGAACGACCGGAGGGAGTGTAGTAGTTGATTCTAGCACTGTAACTCAGGAACAAAGTAACTAGGAATAACAGAGATGAAAAGAGACATAATTAATCAAATAATAGCACAAACATTATTCGTAACCCACATTCAAGAAGTGTGGAAATATAGACTAACTTATCATAGAGGAACATATAAATATTATGAAGGGTTAGGTGATATCCTTCCTTTACCAAGAATAGCAGAAACAGTGTTAATTGATAAAGCCTCACACCTCAGAAGAAAACCATGATTGATACAATTGTAAACTGTCATATTGGGGCATTGATATCATATCAGTTTTCGAGATCGCACATATTGCATGGCGATCTCCCCAGACCCAGATTAACACTATCCAGTTATTTTAATGTTAAGAGCAGAAGAAGCATGGGGTATCAATGGTTAGTGAGAGAATTATGAACATTAATATCCAGATAATGAGTTTTATGGTTAGAGAGTTCTTCTTCTATCCAAACACTGTGGTCTTTGAAAGATATGTATATTATGACTATGCAGATGTATTGGCATTCTATCAAATAGATATTAAAGATACTTTGATTAAGTATAGGAAATTAATGTGAATGTTGAGATAGCAATACGGTTTCTTGAACCACTAACAGATGCTACCATGTTTTTGAATAGTGCTAGCACACGATATTCATTATCAGAGCCTTGCCACTCAATAAGATCAGAGGAGGTGAGATTTTTTAAGAAAAGCTTGAAATATTACTATGAAGTGCAACAACAATGAATATTAACATTATGATAGCAAACTGTTGGTTGGGGCCATTCACATATTCCAGTATGTATTTGAACAATTGTTATAAGAAATATAGCATTATTCGTTATGGATCTGCCATCGCTGGACGCTTCTTAAGAGAGGTTAGATATCATTTAAATAACCTTTTGATAGCTGATAAATGAATATCAATCAAATGGTGGCATATGCATATATTCGATCTTATTGGTGGAGAAACATCAGACCTATCACTGATAGGTCGAGTTTACAATGGCAAATAGAATGGATAAATATAACTGACTACATCGAGGAAGTTGAGTACCATATTTCCTCATTACCTGATACCACTTACCCAGTACCCAGGTAGGGCTCGCCCACATGCGCACACGCATAACACACACACATACGCACATATGTGCAATAGGTGAACAATGAAAAAGATATTAAAGAGCAAACAGAAAGGCGTTCATTATTCCAATCATAAGAGCACATATGAAGAAATCATAACATTAGTGGCCATTGATGTAAGCCATGCAAACATTAATCTATTGATAACAGAGAAGTTCTTTAAATCAATGATCAATAATGGATCACTGTTTACTTCAAAGTTATTTCGTCCGCCCTATCCAAGATATAATCCAGCTGCTATCATGAGACATCATAGTTATGCTTGGGCTTGGCAAACAATTATTAATGAGAATGTGCTACTTAATGTGCATTCCTGCGCCAGAACAAATATTAACTATTTGCATAGGTTAGGAATTAATCAGAATTTATCTCATTGTTAAAAATCCATAGTTCCAAATGATATTGATATTCATTATCAAAATGTTTTTTCAGAAACCTCGAATCCTTTTTGAATTCCGCGCATCTTGCGCGCTCCTTAGATCACCCGAATCAAAACTGTGGCATTGATACCACGCAAATAAAATGAGAATGACCGAAACCTTTTTGAGTTTCGAGACTCTTAACCTTGAAGCCGCGAAACACCGCACAAACACTGACCGAAACGGAGTGCAGAAAAAACGGAGAAAGTTAGAAACCTTTTCGAGTTTCGAGCACCTTAACACTGAGACCGAGGGAACACGTTCCGAGGCTCAACAACCGCACAGGCTGCCAAGCCTACCAAACAACGAGGTAAATCATGGGAAAGAAGAACGAAGAGACGACCGAAGAGACGCCGAGCAACATGGAGCGCATTTCTTCTGCGCTGGCCCTGCTGGAGAACGTACAGCCTCCTGCGACGTCAGACGAAGTCAAGTCGATCAAGGCCGAGTCCGATAAGCTGAGCAAGGCGCGTGAGGCGCTGAGCGCTGCTGGTCTCGACACTGACGCGGTCGATGCGAAGATCGCGGAACTCGGCGAAGCGGAAGCGAAAGCGGACGCGGGTCGCTCGGAACTGGTTGTTGCGCTTGCTCATGTTGAGCGCTTCACCAAGATTCTGGGTCAACGGTGCTCCGGTGCTAGGGTGGAGAGTGTCCGGGAGAAGTTCGCCGGAATCATCGAGGCCGGAATTCCTGAGTTTCCGGGACCGTGTGAAATGAAGACCCTCGCAAGCGGTAAGAAGCGGGCTGTCCACGGTGGACGGGCAACGCAGATCGTTACCGCTCTCCTCTCGATGTCGGAGAATGGTCGGCTGCGCGTCAGCATCGAAGCCATGGCGGAAGCCCTGCTGGACGTCGACGATACTTTCGGCGACCTCGAAGGTGCTGCCCAGCAGTGTCGCACGGTACTTCAGAACTATGCCGACGTGTGGACGTCTGATAGTTCCTTCGTGTTCTCGCAGAATTAGCGAGGACATACCCACCACGGGCATAGGGTATCGGGAGTTAATCAAATCTCCCGGCCCTTTGCCAAACATTCCAAACAAAACAAAAAGATCCATTAACAGGGGGGAGGGGTATCCCCCGGAATGTAAGTCGCCGTTATCCAAAATCGGCTTGTTCCTCCAACTAAGACCATTCAAAAAACTGCGCACATTATTTCTCAAAATAAGGGGGGAGGGGTTAATTGAGAGGTTTGAACAATAGGGGTTTGAGCTTCTTTAAACTCCTGCGAATTTGTTTCGTGGAGAGTCCTGTAATGTCACGGAGGTTTGCAAGCATTTCCTTTTTATGAGAAAAATCGCATTCAATGGGGTCATTGAGCCATGATATCAATGTTTTAAGGACTTTTACATGATTTCTCTTATAAGAGGTTATTAACAACGGAGACGACAGCAGGCGAGCTGCATTCTGCTTGATGAGCTTCCCCACCTCGGCATTATATACTTGAGTGTGTTGAATGGGCTCTGTTTCAAAGGTATCCACGGATTGATATACAAGACGCTTGCCCTCCTTAAGCAGCTTTCTGTTCGCTGCCCAAAAGAAATAAATTGCGGATTGTTCAAAATACCGATACATCCTCTTATTCATTTTAATGGTTTGAAATGCCATAAATAGTTGGGATTTGCAATCTTGCCGATATTCGAATAATTCATTTGATGACGGCTTTATATTCCATCGCACATGTTCTTTTAACACTTGATCAATGATTATATCAAAATATTCTTCCAATTGGAAATATAGTTTATTGCGCTTTGAATTTGATGATCTCAAAAATTCAATCACCAATTCATTAAAATTTTGATGATCAAGAAACATAACAACTCGTGGACCACCAGTTACTTTAAGAACTGTGTGTTCTGTAAACAATCTTTCTGCTTCATCTGATGAAATAATGCAAAATTTATCTTTTGATGGCATTACATCTCCTTAAATTGCTGCAATGGATTTAATTGCAATATCCCATTCAACATGGGCGTCTTTAACTTGACCGTTTTCAATTATGAAAACACGAATATCGAATGATTCGGTCTCCCAAGCAGAAAGTTTATCTCCGAAACAATTGCGGACATCATTCGTATCCCCAAATCCATAATCACTTCCATGACCCCAATAACAAAAAATGAAATAAGGTTTGGTTGCAAGATTTAATTCCCAATCTGCAACCACTTGTTTTAAGTTGGCTTCGTCTTCAACGTCGATAAAGTTGTTAATCAGTTGATCAAAGATTGATTTCATAAATGAACCTCCATCTCCGCAAGCTTGACAAATAAGATTCAATCCAAATGCGTTGAATCGACTCATGTCGATGCATTGGATTCCATATTTCATTGCGTCCCAAACTAGTCTTGGTTTGAAAATGAAAAGATTGACGGCTTTCATTCCGCACCAAGCTTCTGACAAAAGCATAATAAACAATCGGGGTGAGATCATTCATAACTGATACCATGTTCGGACGCTTTTCAAATAGCTATTGATCCAAGTGTGTTGAATATGACTTGAATAAATAAGCGGATTAAATCTATCATTGCCAGGAACAAGAGTTCTTTTTTGAGAAATAATGAAAGTTCGATGAGCGGGATACCTCAACAAACTTCTCACGAAGGAATAATAAATGAGCGTGTTGAGATTACCAGTCAATGACGGAAGCCTTCAAATACGGCGAATCAAGATTTGAATCCGCCCAATCCGTATTATCCTCCCACCATTTCAAGCCCCTAAATGTCCCCGTGTTCATATGGGGATCTCCAGCTTGTCTAAGAATGACTTCCATGATTGCTTCATCAACCTCCGTCATATCTTTGTGATTGAGGATATACTGAAAATGCAAGGCCATCTCTCTGAACTCCTCATAAGATTGCACATCCCAGTCGGGGAAGGTTTTTGAAGAATGATGGGTTATTTCATCATAAATGTTTTCGGGATCAAATGCGCGGTATGGGAATGCGATCGTTTTGACTCGCTTCGCGAGATCATCATAATTCATTGCTGCTCCAATCTTCGTTGTTCTCTTAACAATGTCTTAAGAGAATGAATATTATTGGTATTGAAAAGCCTCATATTTATGTGGTAATATGAATGTGGAAAAATAAAATTATCAACCCAGAAAGGGTTGAGGAAAAATCCAAGCCTTCGCAACATTGCACAATGTATTTTTTGATTGATATTCATTAGTAAGGGTAACGTGAAAAGGTTCTATAATTATCAAAATCAATCTTTTCTTCCATATTCCGCCACCGGGCATCATTCTCATTTCTCATTAATGTTAAATATGAATCCATCCAACCATTTGTGTATCTTGCATTCGGTTTAATATCATAATATGGTTTTATATAATATAAAGAATCAAAGTGACAACAAATCTGTGCCATCTTTTGTATCATTGCATATTTTATTATAAGATTGATATTCATGTTGGGTTATTCATCTGGAATCTGATAACGCGAGAACTGCAATTCTGATGGGGAATCTTCAAAAGGGTAAGCATCATGGATAACCTTCACATGCCACCCTGCTTTCGTAAAGTCCTCAACAAGTCGATCAATATATAAGGTTAACTTGTATACATTAAAGGTCGAACATCCGCTCATGAGCCGTTGATTGACTTCCTTGACCACCTCTTCATAAGATGGTGCCAAATGTCGTTCCACTTCATCAGGAGTAACAGGTATGGGTTGGTTTTCTCGCTTTTGCGGTCGTTTTATGGGTTTGTTAAACATGCTTGTTTTCCCATGGCAGAGACCATCCGTAATCATCGCCTTCTTCAAACATGCGTTCTGGATCGAGATTTAGAACTTTGCATAACTCTTCTTCAATTCTTTCGGGATCTGGATCATGAACAACGTGTTCACTGACAGCATCTGCAATCCGTTCAACCAATTTGCGTGCTTCGTCGCGTTCTTCTTTTAATTGCGTCATATTGGCTTCATATTCTTTATGAAGTTCTTCGATATGATCGGCAACAACATCACCAACCCATCCCTCAACATAATTGCCAGCAAGCTCTCTTACCCAATCCGCATTCTGTTTATGTCGCTTGTTATCGCTCATTGAATGTCCTAGACTTGCATTCCCAAAGGATTCATGATGGTTAAAATTGTGGTTGTGATCGCAAGCATTAGAATAAAAAGAAATACTGGTTTTGCCAAATTGGGTGCTTTCTTTGTGAAAAATTCATCGAGATATGCCACTATAATAAGAATTAGGGATAACGAACAGATCACAGTGATGACAATCACAAAATACATAAAGAACATTAAAAGATCAATCATCACCACCTCTTTTTTCAAGACATCTGTGAGCACATTCAAGTTCATCTTTCAATCGATCAATCTCCATGACGCACTCTCCATACTCATTTGATAGATAGATAAATGCTTCATCAAGCAGTGCGATAGACGCAGATTGCTCCGCAATGATCTTATCTTTCTCATTGGATTCAAATAGCTTTGGATTCATTGCTTTCACACCTTCCCCGAAACAATCCAAACATAATTGAGTGGAGTATGATGTAATCAAATATCGTGGCATCACATCTTCTCGATATTCTTTGCAGGACCTGCATGTTTTGAATTTGATTCGGTCAATCTCAAGACTCATTTTGATTCTAGAAATCATCAATAATCCGCGTTGTCGTTAAACCATTTCCAAAAGGAATCGGTTTTCAAACCATAAACTGCAAACACAAGAGCTTCAAAAGCATACTGGACATGATCTCTGCCGGGATATCCATCATCAAGAATTGATTCATTCATCTCTTTAATGAATGATTTAAGACTCTTAACATTAACGTCTTTATCATCAACCATTGTTGGTGGCCCATTTTCATTTCGCTTTTCTTTGAATGTGGCAATTTCCCGTAATTCTTCCGGAGTTAATTCATCTAAACTCTTTCTCAATAAAGTGTTGTATTCAAAAATGTCAGTCATCGTTTTCCTCCGGCAATAACACGCCCCAATATAGTGCGCACCATCCTTCCATTAACACCAACTCAATATCCTCACCGTATTCATCAGCAAGCTGTTCGGCAATGTTTGCAAGCTCTTTGATGGTGATTCTATCCCACTCACTATCAGGAAGGTTTTTGTAAATTCGTTTCCATTTCGTTTTCTTCATATAAATATTATATCAAAAATCTGTGCAGATTCAAGAATAATTAAATATCGAATGTTTATGAGGTCGACGTTCGCCGGGCATTCGCGTCTGCAGCCCTTACACGACATGACAAAATATAGATAGTTCTTTCTAATTCTTGAAATTTAAAATTTTTAATATAATCAGTTCTATCTGCACACAACCTTTTGTGACTTATAAAAGAACGAACCCAATTATTATCGATTGATGCAAGAAACATGTGAGTTAAAATCAAATTATGATTCATATAAAATCTCGCATGCAACAGCGTTATAATAAAGTTGAAGAGGTTGCTGTTTATGAAATCTATTATAGCTTCTTCTTAAGAGAAGATAATCTTGCGTTAATGCATATGAATCATTTATATACGCATATGCCACAATTAAATTCACATTAGTGTTCACATTCTTTCACGGTGTATGTTAAAGTTGTTTCTCGTGTTTTGGGATCATCTCATCTCCTTAAAAAATTTCATCATAATGATTGATTACAGGAAATCCTGCATCTGCTATCCTTCCTCGTATTTCAGCATAGAACAATATATCTTCTTTATTCCGTGCATTGCAGCCACCGCTATGATCGAGACCATCAGAAACCATTACAGCGGAGACATCCATATCAGCTTTCATCTTCCCATAATCACCATTCCAAGTCCCTTTTATGGGTTCAAATCCCATTACATAGATTGCGTAATCAGAATCAGGTGATTTTGTGATATATAGATTTTCTGTATCGTAATCTCCTCCGGGTGAATTGATTTCAATGTTGCAATCAAAATCATCAAAGAGATCAATAACTTCTTGTGTTTTCCATCGTTTCATTTTCTTCTCATACTTGAAATTAAAAAAGGCACCCCTGTTCCGGCCATAAGTACAACTGTTAAAGCTGTGCGTTCACCAAAAGTGATTGCAAAGTCTGCAAAAAGAGCAATGATTGAAACCCCAATTATGCATGAAATAAGCGTTGTGAATAAACCATCATTCTCATTTTCTTTTTTCATCTCAAAGTCCCATGAAGATTTGCAATCTTGATCGTTTATTATGAAGAATCATAGAACAAAAATCACGATAAGCATATTTTATTCTAATCTCACGATATGAATGATATTTCTGATAGAAATCCATTTCAACTTGAGTCTTCCATATTACAGGAACTCCTTGAATAACCATATTATACCCAACACACAAATTTATCATTGTATCTTTACACATTTATATTTTTCAATGTTCGCAAATAAGAAGTGAGCCAATTCTCAACTTTATTGTGATAAAAGAAGCTAGAACAAAAATATTTTGGCCAATAAAAACTATCCCATGATGTGAATCCGAGCACTTCTATTGTTGTCGTTCTTCTAAGAAAACGATCACGCACAACTTTATTAATATCCATATTTTTTAAAATGCCTAAAGAAGATTTGAGGACGAAAGCAATTATATTTAAGCATGGATTGATAATTATCATATGAACAGTAAACATCTTTCATTGAATAACATTCCAACGGTTCAAAGGGATAGGTAGGATGCCACCAATACCATATTAATCGGTTAGCAAGAATAGTATTAATATTTGAATTCATTGATTTTCAACATATAATGTTCATACCATCTTTTTAACCACCGTTCACCACAATTAATAGGATCAGTATATTCTCTAAAAAATATCAAGAAGTGACTTCTACCTTTTCTTGGGTGACTTTCATAACCGACACCGGGAAAATTTCTATCACCTAAATTAAAATTGGGATTGCTAGGTGAATATAATTCCAAATATATTCGGCAGGCTAGAAGTTGATTGATGTTGGAATTCATCGAATTTCAATTAGGGGAATGAAAAACAAAACAATAGTTAGGAATTGACCATATTGGTCCATCTTCATAAACCCACGCATATGTTTCATTCCCTTCCATTATAAAGGAATCATATTGATATGTGATTTTAAAATCATGCCATGAAAACCATGTAGTTAAAAACTTTGCGGCAATGGCATAATTAATTTCTTGCGAGGTTGGATTATACTTTGGAAAGATGTTATACATCTGAACAAATCAGAATGATATAACAATTCCACAATTCTTTAACCCACTCATGTTCTTGAGGTGTTAAATCTTTCATTATACTTCCGTAAGATTGCACATAATATCTTCTGCGAATCGCTTGTTGGAAATTACACTACAAATTTCAGTAATCTCATCACAAAAAACATCAAAAGCCTCTTCTCCTTCTTCCCAAAGATTGAGGAGAAGTTGGCTTGCTTCATTCCCAACAGATCGTGTGGGCCAAGCAATATCGTATGCTTCTAGGTGATCATGACCTTCATTCGCCGCATCAACAATAATTCGAGCAATGAGTTTAACATCGTCGAGCGATTTAATTCCAAATTCAAACGCTTCTACAGAACTTTTGTCTTGAATAGAATACGTTCCAAACTCCATATAAATGGGGAAAATATAATCAAGATATTCTTGTGTAGTTTTGATTTTCACTTATTATTCCTCGCAGTTTCGTTTTGAGAAAATTAATCCAATTTGAATGCCAATTAATAGTTTCTATTGCTTGATAATATTCCCATGCGCAATAACGCCGAGATTTCAGGTCAATATCATAATACTCTCCATCTCTAAAAAGCATAATAGCAATATATTGATTAATCATGGTGTCATTCATGCTAACTTGCTGATTCTAATGCCCAATAAACACACCGCCATAAATCTTCAACCCATTCTCGCTCATCTGCAGAAATGGCTTCATTGTCAGGATCAATTGCCATTCGGAACCATTCGGGTTCAATATCTCCCCAACCTCTTTCTTCGAGCGTTTCATAAAAGGTTTGCAAGAAGATGTTTGTCTTTTCATTCATGTCAGGCTTAGGAACATACATCACCCATCGCTCTTTGGCAAAGAAAGCGAGTTTATCATTATCATTTCTTTTGCAATTAAAACCATTGGTTTCATGAACTTTTGTAAATTCAATTAACATTGAACCTGATTCACCTTCATCAAGGGCAATAGAGAAAACATCACCAACTTCGAGATTTTCAAACTTTACTTTTTCCATTATCATCCTTTTTCATAAGATTTAAAATTACTTCTTCTTTTTTCATTTTAAAGCTCGCAAAGATTGGATATCAACTGAGGGTTTCGAACCTTCATCCTCCCCATCACAGGGCACTTTACCACTTAAGTTAAGTTGATAGACGGCAGGCAATCTTGTATCCTAGACAACGCCTGCCTAAGTTTAGTGTCTTTCAGCACTTCGCCACGTTTAAGTTGCATCATTAGATTAAAATCGTGCGTCCTTCCTTTAGACGACAGGAACATAAGAAAGAAAGTTCCCGGTGGGATTCGAACCCACATACATTGATTATTTTGATGAAACATTTGATGCGAAGATAACACTTGGTTGCTCAATTTTGGAGTAAGAATTTCATGTTAATAAAGAACTGACTGCTGCCTCTACCAATTGGGCTACCCGCCCCCAATTTATGGGCGGAGATGGATTCGAACCACCACTGACACAATCTTTAGTTGACAAGAAACTTGAGCTTGCTATGTGCCTGCACCGATCTTTCGGTGGTCTTAGGCACACTCCATTTATTGTCCGAAGACAAAGTTGAAAAGTTTATCACCAATCTTCTTGGTTTCCACTTCTGTTTCATTTGCATTGCAGCGAGCTTCTTTAACTGCAATTCGCAGTTTTGCAATCTTTTCAGTCCATGCTCGCTTTTGATTTTGTGTAATCCCTCCATGTTGCTGAATGGCAGTCCATACACCTTGGATCACATCTTCAGTGATAAGTTGTGTTTGCGCCGGATGTTCGGGAGTTGCATCGTAAAGGACAATTGCTCTCTGTACCTTTTTGGTGGAGTTTCGATGTTCCGGGTTGGAAACAAAGATCTTTTCATTGCTTGAGGATGGTGTCCATTCTCGATCTGTTCCCAACACAGGTGCGTGTCGAACAAATGTTTCAAGGTCTTCAAATTGCTTCTCAAGGAATAGCAATAGAGATACAGGACAATCGTGTACCAACGTCTCGCCTTCTACAACGATATCAGAAGAAGCCTTTACGTTACCATAGTCCTTAGACGCTGTGAGGTCAATAAGGCGCACTGTTGCCTCTTGAAAGTCTTCTACGGCGTCTTGCACCGTCATTTGAACCCTTGCTACTTCATCTGGCAATTGTTCGCCTTCTTCGTCCTTTGGTTCATATTTCCGAACCATGCCAGTGAACAGGGCTTCCTTTTGGAGTTTCTTATACAGTTCAGTCCTTGTCCTTTCAAGGCGTTTCTTTTCTGAACTTTCGACGGCTACAATTTGATGCAGTTTGCTTGACATTTCAAACCTCTCTTGTTTTGATAAGTTTCAGTTTCATAATCTTGATAATAAAATTATATTATTTTTTGAGCAAATTTCAATGACAATATATTAATATCTTCTATTGGCATTGGCAATAATGATAGGACATGAGATCATTTCTGAATATGAAGAGGACTTGAAAAAAATTAGGTGATAATACCAGAAAATATCTCTTTTTTGAAATTTAGCCCAACCAGTTAAATTTCTTAATAAGAAGAAGTCATGATTTAAAGGTCGCAAACAAAAAATACTATAAATACTATATGATGATAAAACGGTGTTTTGCAATACACAATGAGCAATATATTTATTCACATAATGGTTATTCATAATTAACAGTTTTTATTTCACCATCCTTTGTGTCAAGCCAGTCCCACAGTCGATCATCACCACGCATTATTACCAAATACGGATCAATCCAACCACATGTTAATTCTCCATATGTTCTAGCAACACAATAAGAATGAGTGTATTCCATGATTTTAAAAGTAAACATGGAACGAATCATTCTTGTAAGAAACATTTTATATATTTCTTTATTTAAGTTCATGTCTTCATCTCTTAAATAAATTATACTGTTTTCTGTACAGAATTCAAGAACAGTATTTTATCAAACGGTGTAATGTATCGTCTTTAATAATTCTCGCCCACTCGTTTTGGTCTTTAATGTGAATTGAGGCGAACTTAAATCTTGTGTAAGGTCTTACCTTATCACTTTCGAGATGGGAGAAAATTCCGTAGAACTGGAAGACTTCGGAATAATAAAAATCTGCAAGAATATATCCTCTTGCTATTTGATTGACATTCATCATCTTCTCTTTACAATGGTGAGGTCTTTCGAATCAAAGAAAGGTATGGTTCCATATAATCTTTTAATCATTTCTTCATAATCTACACTGCGAACTGAAAAGGAAATTCTATCACAGTTTAGATGATTTGTAAAACTATATAAAATTTGAGGTTCTGCCATAAGAATAAATCTGGCGATTTGCACGTTAATTTTAACAGCATTCATACTTTAATCTTTTCTGCTGCTCTATGAATTCTCTCCTCAAGATGATCATGGTCTTCATCTAAATCAAGAATAATTCCTTCTAATTCCTTCTTCTTTGTTCTCAACCTCTTTATTTCTTTTGCCCTTCGATCAAGAAGAATTGTGCGATACCACATATCCCTTTTTGGAACATAAACTTCTTTTTCTTCACCATCAATGAATCTTATTGTATGGGTATGAGGAATGACTTCTTCGATTTTTTCCCATTTGTAATAATTACATGTTTTTTGTTTCTTTGTTTGCTGAATATCCCAAACAGGCGAATCATGATCAAGATCAGCTATAGCAACTTCCATATCTTTTTGCCAAAGATATTCAATTATGGAGTAATTGAATAAAATAGATAATCCAAGCGCAGCGGCGAAAACTGCAATTATGGCTATAATGAATAACATTTATACCCTTAATGGTTTGGGAAATCATTTAAATTGAAATCTTTAAAATCAACTAAATCTAAAGAAGAAATAGACACTTTTTTATTCAATGGTTTTCTCATTCGATTTCCACGTTTATCATATAAAACACGAACTTCCACAATTTGTTCTTTATCATTTGTACAGGTATACCACCAATGCTGATTTTGTCTTACATAAGCTTCCCCAAACCATCTTGCTTTATGGTTACTTCTAACCTCTTGACCCCACACTAAAGGTTTGTGTGGAATCCTTTTCAGAGAGGAAACAGCATAACTTAATTCAGATTCTATATCATGTGATATGAGAGTGTATTGGAATTCGCATGACCGATTATTTGAAACCCACCTTTCTCCAAGAAATCCTCTTTCATACATTAAAAATGTATACGCAACCTTTTTATTAATCATTTAAATTTAATCAATTTTGAAGAACTGTGTGTTAAAAATGTATGTACATTTTTATACATAATGTCAGACATATACTTACGAGTAAGAGTTGTATGACTAATTGTCAATCTACCGGGACTTGGAGTTGACGACCAAATATATTCCCACTCTGATGAGATCATCATGAAAGCCACTTGAAAATTAATTTTCATTTTGAGTCAATCTCAAATTATTTGTATATTCTTGCATAAAATGCATCATATATATCTCGAAAAAGGTAGAGGAATGATTAGTGTAGAGAAAAGAAATAGAGTGCTCCAAAAAGAGCTTTGAACCAGCCATCGCTACATTATGATGATTCGAATGAAATGTTATAGAATACATTACTTTTATTCGAATTATCTTATTCATCTGAATTCACACCCACGCAGAGGTATATAGAGAACTTGCATAGCCTCTTCGTGTGAAGGTAACCTTTACACCCTCTTCAGAAAGATAGGTATATGTGTATTTGTCATCATTGATATCAGAAAGATTGGAAGGATATAGAATGACTGACTCACTGTGACCCCAATAACCTTCTCGAACATCTTCAGCTTTTTCATTCCATTGAAGAAAGATATCTATCTCTCCATTAAAAATATCTCCGTAATGTGATGTCTCACGGTAAACTCGCCCGTCTTTCTCAGCAAGAATTTTGTAACTATATTCTTGATTGCCAAAGGAAACGTTCAACATGTCCAAAACTTCTTTGGCAGTTTCATTATATCGGTTCATTTCTTCAACCATTGCTTGAAGCATATCAAAGTTGAATTTCCCGTTAATTTTTGCAAGGCGAAGAATTGATTTAATTTCATTCTTATCATTAAGGCGTTCATTGCAATATTCGAGAATCGCATCTTCTTCCAAACCTTTATAGTCAAGGTTATAAAACAAGCGACCGGGGCGATTATTCATATTTTTATCAATGCCCCATTTATCATTGGCAGTCAAAAGAAACAGTCTTTTTCCTGTGAAAACTCCATCAAGAAGAGTTAGCATTGCTTCCTGTTCTTCCTTGTTATAAACCTTTTCAAATTCATCAAATAGAACAACAGCAGGTTCATCAATTGACGCAATGAAAGAGTTAAAGATCTCTCCGTGAAGAGCACCATTAACAACAATTGTTGATACCCCTTCTTGAGCCAATGCCACACTAATTTTCTTGGCAAGGAGGCTTTTGCCAGATCCCTTTTCACCAACCATTAATACTCCTGTACTTTCTGTACGAGAGTTAAATGTATTGATAATTCTGTCAGAGCGATCACAAATATTGCCATAAAACTTTTCAGGGAGTATGAAATCACTCATCTCTTCCAGATAGTATTCACCTGAAATTGGATTAAACTTAACTAGATAGTTCCCGACGGGCAGCTTCTTGCGGATATCAATTGCACTATCAGGAGTTACTATAAAAGTGTTACCATTCTTGATGTAATTTGTCATTGTTTGTCCTTTTTTATAAACAATATACTTGTGATTCTTGGTTAGAAGCTGTTGAGTCAAAAATGAATGTCTCGCCATTATCCCAACGAGTATCTCTCAAATACCGATCCACTTCTTCATCAATAAGCAAATCGTTAGGCACAACAGAGAGGTATTTTGCGATATCCACAACCTCTTTATTCTTTAAGGCTCCTTCCTCAATTTTCTCTAATCCATTATAGGACCAATGATTTTGATGTAAAAGATAGTGTGTTGGAATCATCGCGTTGATTAATTCACAAAGCTTAACTTTATTGCTTGTTAGGGCACTATTGCCATTATTAGAAGCATATTGAATGCTCCGAAGAATTCCATTCCAAGTATAATAAAAATCATTGTCGCCGGTTACGATTGCAAGCTTTTTCATATATCTCCTTTGTTGGAAATATTATATTAAAATTTGAACGAAAAACAACAAAACAATATTAATGAAAAGCTTTATAAGAAAGCTCGCAGAAAAGACCTTTATGAGTACAATGATACATGGTGGGTTTTTTAAGTTTATTCATCATCTTTATTCTTGAAGATCTGTCACATAGATACTTGGAATGAATTTCAAATGAATGATGTTTGATCAATCCGAAGTGCGTGAAATGGTTCCAATCAAAATCGTCATGCATGAAAAACCCTGCAATCATTAAATTAATGTAATTCATTATCAAACTGTCTCATTGCATGGATGCAAACTCTAATTGAACTGTGCAAATATCCCTCATACCATTCAATAAATGTTGTATATCGATGATCTGATATACAAGAACCTTCTCTAGCAGAGTTGTTCTTAATATCAGGAAGTTCGTAATCTAATACAAAACAATTGGAGACCAACAAGTTAATGTGATTCATAACCCTTTAAATAAAACTTCATGTTTTGGATATTTATCTTTTATAAAGGAATACATTGAGAACTTTTCAGGCATTAGATACAAGCTTTCTCTTTGAGAAAAAGGTATAACCTCCTTATTGACACGGAAGTGAATCCAATCAAAATCATAATTTATAAAATATATACTTATCATTAAATTGATATTATCAATCTTGGCTTTCATTGTCCCTCCATGGCAAAGGGTCAAATGTAGCCCAAGGTCTTTCCGCTTTAAGCAGCTCGTGAAGTTCTTCAGTATTTTGTTCAGCAATTTCCCTTGCCACCTTTAAGTCTTTTTCCAAGACCTTGATTCTGATTCCAGAAGATTGTTTATATTTGTTGTAATCATTTTCAATTTCATTGTGAACTCGAATCATTTCATGCCAATTAACGACGGCAGCAACAAAATGCCCTCTCAATTCATCCTCAGACATATTATTAGCATCATTTTGAGTTTCTTTTAATAACTTGTCATATTCTTCATCAGTCATGCTTTTCTCTTAGTAAAATTCTTACTTTCATATACACAATTGCCATATTTAGAATAATCAAATGCCATTCTAAACCACCTCAAATAACCGCAATTTGTTCGAATTGTTCTCTCATTTAAAAAATGAAAGCGACGGCCTCTCCCCAACAAAAAATTCACGGAAAGCAGTAATGTATGTACTATACAAATATATTCTTATAAATTCAAGATTATGGTCAAGGCCGAACTCCTCAACTGTATTGCTAATTTTTGTTATGATTATTATATTAAAAAGTGCGGGATATTCAATAAAGAATAAAAGGTCGGGTGTTAAGCGTTTCGTTCGAAACACCTGTAAGCATGACATCAATATTATTCCGTGGATATAAATCAATCCAACTAAATCTTATTTCTTTGTAAATTCGTTCGAAGGTGTAGAATATATTAACAGAATCATGAAGCAAATAGGCATAGTTATGTCCTCTCAAGGCGCTTCTATGAAAAAAGAAAGAAATCTGTTTATTTATATTCATTTGATAAGTTGCTTATAATTTGCGGCGACCAAGTCGGAATTTTCTCCGCAAAGCCAAACTTCAGCCGTTGCTTGAATTGTTTCTTCACCAGCAGGTTTCCAACCCTTAACTCGAATTTTAGCTTCAAAGCTCAGTCTACCATTTTCATGACTTACAATAACATCCGATAAATCAAGTCTTGGGGAAGTCGTCCAGTGACCTTCATCATATGATGCAATTGTTAAATCACCAATTATAAGCCAAGCTTTTGAGACCCAGTCTAAATTCCATGTAAGTGAAGCTAAATGTATGCTGCCATCAAACTCATCCCAATGCTCAGGTGCATCTGTCCACATCTTTGTCTCAAATCTATTTTCAATAGGGAGTTTTATTGGAGTTTGTTGTGTGGTTGTTGTTAGAGTTTCAACAATAAGATCACAATATTCAAAATCGGGAGGATCGGGAGGATATTCAATAAAAGTAGAACCACAACTTGTTAGAAACAGTATTAATACAAATAACAATAATTTCCGAAACAAATGGTAAGCCTCTTATATATCCTTTTTAAATAGGATTTTTAAAAGACTTATATCGAATATTTGTTTTACAATACCTTTAAATCAACATGTATTGCAACCCTTTTTCATAAAATCGAGAACTTCGATTAAATAGGTATCAAAATGATTAAAATATCTATCTCTTACCAAGTCTAAAGTTATACAAGATTCATGATGGCTATAATTATCAAGAAAAACAGCGTATGGGAAAGAATAGTATGCATTCATATGAACGTTCCATGATTCGCGAAATAATCTACCCTTAGTTCCACCTAAAAATCTCTTGCAAATTAAAAAATTTATATTCATTTATAACCTTTAAACCATCTTTCAAACCATGTTGGTTGACGATCATGCCAACGAACCTCTATTTTAGAGATCTCATTAGGTTCCCACAATGTTTTATATATTTCTTTATAAGTCAAATTAACAGAATCAACTCTCCACACAGGAATCTTAAGATAAGCCCCAAGAATTTCAAACATCTCTTCTTTGGAAAAGATTAGAATAGATTTCTGTTTAACCAAATAATATTTCTGTGGCAACTGAGAAGTCGGTCTGGGATCAAGAAATTTGAGTTTCTCGTGAGGGCCAAACATTGTTTTAAAATCACTTGTGCTTAGATATTCTTTTTGTAAAGTAACCATCATTCACCGATATTCAGAATCATGCCAGAACAGTTCAATATATTCCTCGTATTTATCTTTGTGAAGATATTTGCGAAGATTGGCTTTTCCTTTAGCCCTATCCCTCTTCACCCTTCCCCGCTTGTAACATTTTATGGATTTGCGTGTATGAGGACTCACTAATCGCTGCCCCCACCACCTACAAAGAACAGTAAGAGTGATAAAATTCCAAACCACCAAGACAATTCAATATTAAAGAAAACGATTGGTTCTCCATATAACCACATAATCATCCATCCAATGGCAAATCCGATGGCAAATCTAATGGCGTACATTACAGCGGCAAAAAGGAGAACCGTAAGAAAAGCACCAACCCCGAAAAGTACTGCAAGAACAGGTGTGAAGTAAGGCTTCAGAAAATCATAACTGCGTTGATACCAAGTTCTAATGTGGTGCATAATTGTTATTCCTTTGAAAGAAGAATATAAGGTTTTCATAGTAAGTATTTCCACTCGCCGTAAAGTTTTTAACTATTGTTTCATAATAAATTGCAGAGTTTCTAAACTTATCATTTGATACGAACATTTTATCTGCTGTCAGGCGATGCCAGTTGCAAATGTAAAGGACATAGGTTCGTGCTATGATGATATTAATATCGTTTGATTCCATTTAATTTAGCCAGCAGTGATTTGTTTTTATTTCTCAATAACAGTGAAATATTGTGCTTTATATATTGAGGATATCTTTGGAGTTTCTTCAAAGCGGGACATGTCTTTCTTGAAAAGCCATGGGAACCATTTTTGTAAATCTTATGACAACCGCTATATAGAAAAATATGAGCAACAAAAATATTAATATTATTCATAATATAATCTAAAATCTAAACAATTTGTTGAAATCAATTCAATTTCAAATTTAGGAATATAAGAAATGAATTGTTCTTGTCGCAATTCAATTAATTCTTTTTCAACAATTGTTCGCAATTCATAAATACCTTTAGTATTTGCTTGAAGCGCAGTACCATTTTTCCTCTTAAAGAGGAGATATTTGTTTAAAATTTGAACGAGTTGTGCATAAAGCTGTTTATAAGTTAAGAATGGACTTTTCATCCTAAAAAGAACCCGAAAAATCAAATATATTTGAGACCCACTCTTTACTATAATATATCAGTTGTTGATTTTCAAACAGTTGTTGATTATAACTTCCATTTTTATCAAGCCACCACACCACACAATTTCCCGCATTATCAACTTCTTTGACATACATACAAATATCACGGTATTCTCTAAGACATACTTTATCTTTTTTATGAAAAATAATCACTCTTCGTTCTTCTTTTCAAAATATTTACTTAAGTATTTTCTAATATTTGTAGCCCCAACAGGATTAGCAGAATGAACACACCAAGTCAAATCAGTTATGTCCAACTTTTTATCCATATCCTGTTTTACAAGCCATTTAGCGCAATCATAACCAGTTTTAGAATAACGACCAGTACCACCCAAATCATGATCAAAGGAAATTCCAAGAGGAACACCATGTTCAGTGATGTAATCACAAAATTCCTCATATGAACGCACTGTCACCCAGTGTTCATATGGAGATTCTCTAATATCATCAAGAAATAAATGGTAAGACATTTAAACCAAACCTCTAAGTCTTGAATTATCTTGACCCATTTCATTAACCAGTGATTCAAGAAGAATAGACCACTCTTTAAGATTAGATTTTGCAGGGAAACATGAGCGGAGAGCACCAACCCTCATAATTTGAGGGTGAATACTATTATTTAGCCTCTTAAGAAGGAAATCAACTCTCTCCCACCTTTTGAGCCGACATTCAAAATGAAGAATTGTAAAAAGAGTTTCCATCCGCTTTTGAAGGTTGGGGTCCATTATTCCTCCAGCGCTTTAATTACTTCAGCTTCAAACTCTAGAGATAGGGAGTCCAGTTCTCCCTTGAATGAGTCTTGCTGTTTGAGGTTCTTATCAAGACGCTCCAAGAGTAATTTAATGTTGAATTTAGGTTGTTTCTTTTCGAACACCCAAACAGTCACAGCACTTTTTGTACTCTGTCCAGAGGCATTCACATAAATTTCAGACTGGAACGAATTTTTGAATTCACATCTCTTTGTGAGTTCGCTAGATGGTGGCTCAAATTGTTTTGTGGTGATTGTAAGGAAACGATCATTCTCTCTAACATAGATAGCCAAAATGCACTCCTGATATGTACAGTTTTATTGTAGTTTTTCTTGGAAAAATCTCAATACTAAAATATTACGAAGAATTGGGAGGAATTCGAAAAAAGACGTGAGTGCGAGAAACTCTAAATGACAAAAATGCATTATGTCCTCAAGAAGATACCATGGTTGGTAGTAGAAAAGTCAAGTGAATAGTTTTTAATGTCAACTAATCGACAGTAATCATCTATTTCTTCAAGAGTGAGACTTGTAAACCCACGTTTAACAGAACCAACCTGATTATCACATGGTAAGTGGATACACATTTTACCAGTTTCATTAAGAACTCTTTGAGTCTCTTCCATATAGGAGAGAATGATTCCTTTGTCGGCTCTCATTAAGGAATCAAGGCTAAATACAAAATCAACAGAATTGTCTTCAATACCTTTAAGTTCGTCACCTTCTGTAAGATAGGTTTTGATTGGAGCGTCCGGCCATCTTTCAAGTAACCTTGAAAAACCCCCTTCATGGAGGTCAACACATATAATCTCTTTTGCTTCTAAACAGAATTGCGTCCACTTACCGTCTAAGGAGCCAATTTCAAGAACAACATTATTGTTGATGTTCGGAGTGATAAACTCATTTTTGATTTTAAGATAATTCCCAAGCGGATCGTCTTCTCTGTTGGGGTCACCCCAACTATACCCATAGATGTCCTCTACAGGCATCTTATTCATTTCATTGATCCAGCGCTGTGTAAACTCTTTACTCACAGTAAAATCTCCAACGACACATATTGTTCTGACAGCCAGAATAATAGGTAGAGCCCTCCTCAAATCAAGATTATTATTATATTTCTTTTTAATGATACTAGCTAATAATTACATTGACAGTTTATAAGAGTTAATAAAGCATGAAAATTACCAATAAGAGAATGATGGAAATTATCAAAGAAGAAACTGATCGATTTCTACGAGAAGTGGAACTTGGAGATTCAAACGAAACTCGACAAAAACTTGACTTGTTTGTTAATTCTCTTGAAGAGCAAATTGAACTAATTGGTGATGCAATACTCATGGCAGCACAAGAAAACCCCGATGAATCAGAAAAACTAACAAGAATTATAACTGTTCACAATGCTTATATTAAATCCCTTAAAGAGTTATCAACTATTTTAAGATGAAGTTATTTAAAATTAAAAATGAAACAAGTCTTGACACTTCTGACTTTGAAGAGTTGGCAAATGTCTTTATTCCATACCATCAACAAGAGTTGCAGTGGAGAAAACCTGTTAATATTAATCTGATTTCAGATGAGGAGAACAGTTCTAATCCTCTCGGTAAAACTGCTTATTATGATCCCAATGAACAACTAATTGTCTTATATCTTGATAATCGTCACGTAAAAGACATTCTTCGTTCGTTAAGCCATGAGCTTGTTCATCACTTTCAAAATGGCAAGGGGATGTTAACACCAATACAAGGTGAAGATCCTAAATACGCCCAGAATGATGATAACCTTCGTAAATGTGAAGAAGAAGCTTATTTGGTTGGAAACATGCTTTTCCGTGATTGGGAAGATGATTATAAAAATTCAGAAAAGTTAAATGAGGGATTTGATTCTCCACGAATTGATGATTATCGATTTCTTATAACATGGAATCATCCAAACGGAGATGAACTCATTGTTGTTGATTATCCCTCACATGCAGAGATTCCAGATGAGAATAACTTTCGATCAGGTGCTAAAGTATATCTGCGAAAATGGCTCCGTCGATTTCCTCATCGGGGTTCTTTAACTTTCTGGGAACTTGACAAAAGTGTGGACGACATCACTGATATTTATCAACCTGGTGATGTTATTCCTGCTGCCGCGATTGATTTTTCTGTCGCTGGTGATTATAAGGTCCGTGCGACACAGGATACCATTTCCCAAAAAGATATGTTTAAAATTGTACAAGAAAGTGTAATGTCCTTTAAGGAAATGATGCCCGATAAATTAGAAACTGAAATAATTGGAAGTATTAATCTAAATAAAACAACAACAAACCGAAAATGGATCGGAACGGTTATATATGGCAAGAATGAAATTACTGTTTCGTATTTTTGGACAACTTTGGGAACTAAGTTCTTTGTTGTTTCGAATTCGTCCTTATATGGCCCAGAAGTAATTGATTCTACTTTTGAAAATAAAAAGCAAGCACGTTCTTTTGCTCTTTTGAATATGAAAGAAACTTCATATGAAACAGACGTTTTTCAAATGAGAACATATAAAGATTACAACAAAGAAAAACGAGATGACAAAGGATATACTAAAAAGCTTAAAAGTTATCAATATGAATCAATTTCTACTCGGAAAGAAGAGCATAGAATTAAATTGGAAGAAAGGCTGTATAAACGATTCAATATTCATCATAAAATTGGAGAAGAATAAATGTCACGATTAAGAGTTAAACGAAGAAATATGGCCATTGAAGAGGCCGCTAAAAGCCCTGTAGTTGAAGATGAGGTTGTTGATGACACTCCCACTGCAGAAACTGTTGAAGAGGTTGAGGAGGCTCCTGCGTCTGTTGAGGAAGCCCCTAAGAAGAAGACAATCAAAAATAAGAAGTAATAAAATATGGGTGGTCTCGCTGGTCGTATCAAATATCTTTATGAAGGTGATTTAACCTTCAAAGAACTTAAAACTATTCTTGAAAATATTTCATTAAGTCACCTTCCTCTTTATGAAAAAGTGGATGGATTTAATTGCTATTTTTCTTGCAGAAGAGGTATGCCTGTAATGGCTCGAAATCTGACCGAAGCACGGTCAGGTGGTTTATCCATCATTGAACTATCAAATCGAGAATTTAAAGGTGGCAAGAAAGTAAAGAAGGTTTTTATTGAAGCCCTCAAAAATTTCTCCAAAGATTTCAGACTCTTAGATAAGAAAATTTTTGAAAGCGATGGGAATCAAGTTTTTTATAATTTTGAAATCGTTGACAAAAATACGAATCGTTTGTTTGAATATGATAGTAACGGTCTTGTCTTGCACAACTCTGGTCATTTCTGCATTGTTGAAAATAATAAACATTTTGTCAATGGCGATGGTTTTAGAACAGGAACTATCGGAACCAAATATATTAAGCATAATTTCAAAACCTCTCTTAGAGAAAATTCATATTTTGATGGAAGTTCATTCATACAAAGAATTGATGAAGTAATGCAATCAGTTGGATTGTCTGAACTCAATTCAATTTCAGAATTGAAAGAGCAAGAGAGACTCAAAAAGATTCTTAATGAGTTTTCTAATAATTTAATAAACTCTCTTAAAAGTAATTTTGTTGACAGTCAAGAAGAAAAAGTAACTCAATTCAAAGATCGAGTCAAAGAAGCTGTTGATTGTCTCCTTGAATATTCAGGTCCAAATCGAGCACAGGTCGTTGAAAAAACTATTCATTATTTAAATCAATTCCCTGCCATTGACTCAATCAACTCATGCATTGAAGGGGTTGTTTTTGAACATAATGGCGAAATGTATAAAATGACTGGTTATTATAGACCAATAAATCAACTTTATGGCTTTTATCAAAAGACGCTAAAGGAATTCGATTCAGGTCGAATGTATCCCATTGAGCCAAGCTCTTATAATGTTGACGGTGTTTTGACACATCCTCAAGAAAAAACCATTGCAATCTTTCCTGGAAGTTTTAAACCGCCTCATGCGGGACATTATCGAATCATTGAGGAATTGAAAAAACTCAAAACTCCTGATGGTTTTCATATTTGTAATAAGATAATCATTTTAATTTCTAATAAGGCTAGAATGGCTCAATCTGATTCGAAAACGACATATGTCACCGCTGAGATTGCTAAGGAGCTTTGGGATCTCTATGTGTCAAATGAAGATGCTCAAACTCGAATTGAAGTCCGAGTTGCAGATCACGACACTCCAATTAAGTGTGTTTATGATATCATGCTTAATGAAATGTCTCCCGGCGAAACTTTGATGTTGGTCAAATCAGATAAAGACGCAAATTCAGATCGATTTAATGCTTTTTCAGATTTCTCGGATGAATATGACCTCGGTGTTAAGGTTATTGCAAAAGAAATGAATATCTTCTCTGCGGGAATTTCAGCTTCAAATATGCGAAACTGGATTGCTGATGGAGATGAGGATAGGTTCAAGGGCTTCCTCCCAGATCACTTATCGTCAGAAGACCGCGCTCGTGGTTGGGAAATTGTTACCGGCGAACAAGACGTTTCGTTATCGGAAGACGACTCTTTTTTTTTAAGTGAAGGGTATGACGCTCTTCTTGAAGGAGAAGGTGATAAACGTCTAAAGAGTGCCCTCCGGAAGAACCCAGATTATAAAGAACAAATTGAAGCTCTTGCTGCAGCTGATCCTTCCGGCAAAGGAAGGAAGCTTTTGCCTTGGATGGTTCGTGAGCTTGTGAAGTTTGATGGCGGGCGAACAAATGATATTATTGCTGTGATATCATTGTTTTGGCAATATCGGCAACGCTTTAAAGCAGCTTCCTATTCAACCGATGTTTTTTCATATTCCTTTGAAGAAATGTTGACTCTCCTTAAGAAATTAAGACTCACTCCTCGTTTTGATAAAATTAAGTCTCCTCTTCGAACATCCAATTATCCCGGTTCTTCTGTTGTGTATGAGGAAGAAGACTTTGCTGTGATCCGACCATATACCTTTGAAGCTTCATGCTATTTTGGAGAAGAGGGAAATTGGTGCATCTCCACTGATGAGGGTCATTGGAATGACTATGTCGGAAATGAATCTGTTCATTATATCTTAATTAATGATTCAATTAAATTTGAAGAAGATGCTGATTCAAAAATTGATTTTGTTGTAAGACATGGTACAGTCATGGAGCTGTGGGATAAAGAAAATACTTCTCTTGATGAAGATTATGTGGAAGAGCTTCTTGGAGAAGAACTCTATAACAAAATTGAACAAGCAATTTTAACAGATTATGAACGTGATCCTGATAATGAAGAAACAGGTAATCGCAAAGAGTGGATTGAACTTCAATCTGAAATCGAAGCTGATTGGGATGATCGAAAATATATCACATGTGAGATATATGAATATGATTCGAATCAATTCCAGCTTCAAGCTTGGATTAATATTGACTTCGATGAAACGAATATAAAATTAAAACCGCAAGAACGCTCTTGGCAAGCGTCTCAAAAATTTTCTCATGCAATTGAAGCAATTATTGATTATACAATCGAAGATGTTGAAGTTGATGGGAATACAATTCGTGGTAGAATATACCTTGATGATGTATTTACCCCTGATGACGCACAATATAGTTGGGAGCAATTAACAGAAAAAGATGATTATCTTCAAGGTGATGATCCCGATGACAACATTCGAGCCGTTGTTTATTCACTGTGGGAATATGATTTAATTGAAGGTGAAACAGAAAGTAAAATAGAAATCATCAAAAAGATTGATGAGCATGAGTTCAGATATCTTTTCGCCGATTTTGATGAAGATGAAGGGTTATCGGTTCAATTTACTCTCCACGATTTAATGCTTCCCATTTTTCCAGAACAATATGTTGTTTACGAAGATAAAGGGGTGGATTCAATGCGTCCAAATCTTAGTACACAAAGTTTTCAAAATAGAGCAATTCGAAGGCAAACTTTCGAAGGTGCAGACATTAAAATGCACACTCAAGATTTCTTTAAAAAGTTTGGAATTCCCACTTCTCTTGTAACAGCATCAGAACATGAAGTTATTCTTGGAGAAAAAGCTTATGGAATTGTTAATAAGAATTTAGAAATGGAAACGTTTGCTATTAGAGATAATTCTGGTGTTGAAAACTATAGAGATGTCGATGAAAAAGTAAGTTCTGTTGTTAAACAGGCCGGGAAGGATCCTGATTTCTTAGATGGTGGAATAATTGTTGAATATTTCTCGAAGGATGGGAAACTTGTAAATTCTGTTCATTGCTTGATTAAATTCTATCTTTGGATTGGAATAGCAGATCTTTTATATATTGATGATGATGACATGGCTGGCTTATTGGAAAAGCTTATTGAATTAGATTCAAGCGGTAAAATTGAAGATTTCCGAAACCAAATTAAAGATCTCATGCTCGGTAAAAGAAAGTCAATTATGCAAAACGATCTCGGAAAGATTAAAGATAATATAGGCAGGAAGTTTATCAATAAATATTATCTATCTAACTTTTCCGTAACAGAATCCTTTACTGATCAAATTCTCGAAAAATGTGGTCCTGATAAAACTGTGATTGTTTGGAATTCTCCTAGATCCCAAAACACAGATCGATATTTCCTTGAGGCAAAGCTTGAAGCTATGAATAGGGGGATTGATACGTCTGGACTATATTACGCTCCAGTTAATGAACTGTTCATGACCGAACATGGATTGATAGAAGAAGAGATTAACGGTGGCTCTTCTGATCAGTTTGCTGTTGTTCCAAAGATGAATACAAAGGCTCATTGGTATTTTAATAATTTAAAATCAGAAAATCAATTGGCTTCTCATTCATTGGGACAGTTTCATCTGTTAATGGAAAATCGGGTTGATTTCTTGCAAAAGACATATCGTGAGAAAATCTTCAATAAACTGATCAATAGTCTTTCAACACTCTATATGGCAGAAATAGACCACTTAAATTGGAAGTGGCTTGGACCTCACATTGTTGCCGCTTATAATAAGGTAATGGAAGACCCAGCCGTCGGGAAAGAATTCCTTTCAAGTATTGAAGAAGACGACATTGAAAGACTTAAAGACCAAGCATTTGAATTCTTTATTGAAACTGATCCTTCTAAAAAGAAAAAGTTTAGCCAATGGTTGATCTTTAAGTTCATTAAAGATGACGAACGCATTGAAGATATCTGGAGTTCGGCGGGTGATCTTGAGCTTTTCGAACAGCTTGTTGAACGAAGAATTATTATAGGTGTTGATATCAACAAACTTTCATTAAAAGAACTTAAGGAAATTGTTGATGAACATGAAGGTCAGTTATCTGCTCGACAGAAGGCTGGTAAAGGAAATGAAAAAGAGCAAATCATCAAGAATGAAATGGACGTTCTCTTTCAAGAGGGTGAATATGTGATGGCTCTCCCAAAAACACAAAGAGCTTCATGTCTTCTTGGTACAGAAACACATTGGTGCACCGCTTCTCGTGGTGATCGCAACATGTTCGACATGTATTACGAAGACGGCCCGTTGATTGTGTTTATTACTCCTGCCGGAAAGTGGCAGCTTCACATTGAATCAAAACAATTTATGGATAAGAATGATTCTCCTATTGATTTATTACCTTGGATTGATTCCAATGAAATTTTCAAGGAACCATTTTTGAAATTCTTGCTCGATAATGAATGGGATAAAAAGCTCGATCAAACCGATATATATAGCCAATATTTTTCAAATTCGGGAATGTTGAGAGATCTCTCCATTTTTATATTCCAAGAAACATTAACAGAAGAAAAAGCATTGGATATCATTGAGAAAGGCTCCCGACCAAAGAATGCTACTCACGTTGATTTTGGAACCAAAAACTCATTTGGTGGGGAAATCAAGAATAAAATGTTATTCGATATCTTATGGAATTCAGAACATAAGAAGTGGTGGAAGCTTAAGAGACGTTGGGTTAGAAAACTTGTAGAAGCTTATGAAAATGGGGTCGTTCCCGTGGGTCAAATAAGAAAAGATATGGTGAATAACTTTATCAATCTAATGCCTCCCAACGATTTCAAAGAAATCTTCATGCCAACTTTTATAAGTGAAAATTATCCAACATCCAGAGAGATGTTTTTGAAAACAATTGCTATTGATGCGCTCGGTTTGAAAATTGGATTCAATACAGAGAAAGGAGCACAGAATTTTCTAACAATCCTCGAAAGAATAATTAAAAATGAGGGTGAGTCTAATCTTGCATGGAAATCATATCAAAATTCCATCGAACCAAAAGGTTGGGTGTTAGAGATGCTTAAAAGACCAAATCTTAAAGAATGGTATTCTCAAAAATTTGAAGAATTAGATTATGCTCAAAGAACCGCCGTAGCCTTCGATATGCTTAAAACAGGTAAGAAAAACAATGATCAAATGTCAGGCTCCTCAAATGTTGAATTCGTTGACGATAACTCCCCAATTACCAAGTTCTTCATTCCAAGACTCAAAAAAGGAATTTCGGGATCAAAAAAATATAATGACTTCCCAAAATTGGGAGGTTATTTATCGCAATGGGAAGAGATTAACAAACTTGATCCAGAGATTACCGATATTTGGGTTGATACATTCTTAAATGCAGTGGAAAATGGAAAGGATAGTGATTCAAAAGAAAGGCAAATGTCATGGATGTACGGTAACATTACTGATAAACATGGGAATCCTATTAGATATGGACCACCTCAATTCAAACAGTTGATTGAACCATTGAAAAAAGCACTTGGGCGAGATCATGATTGATTTAAAAGAAATAGAGCTAGCGCTCGAAAAGTATTATGATAAAGAAACAACTTTAGAGAACAATCTCTCTTCTTTTTATGAAAATTTGAGAGAAAATCCGAAGTTTTATTCTTATTCTGTCGCGAGAGAACAAAAAAGAGACCAATTATGCCCTGTGCGTGATCAAAATGACTGGCTTAGAGAGGAATTCACTCACAGTTCCCCCAATAGCTATTCAGAAGCCATAGAAACCACTGTAAGGTCATTAAAAGAGATTTTGGAGGCACTCTTCCTTGCCTCGCAAGAAGACTTTAGAGTGGATTCTGTTCGGTCTGACATAATGCGTAATCTTTCGATAATTTTAAAGACAGTTTTGCGGTCAGCGAAGCTCCAAAATACTGCAAATGACCCTGATATCGTAAATATTGCGAAAAAGCTGCTCAAAATGTCTGATGAACGTATCGGCACCCTTGAGTCTTATGAGCCAGAGATGCCAGAACTTTTTTATGACACCGCAAAACTCGTATATCAAACAATATATGTGTTAACTGCAGAGATAATCAATAACCCAACTGATTCTAATGTTTTTGATTCTCGAAACTTATCAAAGATGCTTGATAAACTTGCAACGGCTGTTCGCCATGGATTTTATGAAGAGGCCTTCAGTGAATTCAGTGAAGGAAGGAATATTCTTAATCCCCAACCAGAAATCTCTCCAACTTTGATTGACAAAGCAATTAAATACGAGAAAGACCGTTCGCGAACCACAGATATGGAAGGTCTTTATAATATTGTGCTTGCAAACCTTGAAGAAGACCCCGATCATTATAATTTTCTTTTGAAGGGCAATCTTGATGAAATGTCTTCAATGGGAGGTGGTGCAGTTGCCGGCGCCATGGGTGTGGGTTTCGATCCCGATCCAAAAAAAAAGAAAAGATATGAAAAGTCTTTAATTGGTGAAAATAAAAAGAAGCTTGGGCAATTTTCTGATTGGTTGAAGACTCCTTTTTTTGGGGGCACTATTTTTTCTGATAATCTCCTTCGACGGCCCGAGGAGTGGGTTGCTGTTCATCCTGATGGGGATCATTTTGTTGATTATCAAGATAACGAAGTTAAAATAACAGATGAAAAGTTAAGCATAGTTAGACCTTGGATGTTAGATCCTTCAAAATCCCGAGAAAATTGGGATCCTCATGGTGTTTGGTCAGAATGGCTATCTGATTATGAAATTATTTATAATGATAAAATTAATAAATTTGAGATTATTGAAAATCTTAAAAATATAAAAGCAAATATTGAAAACTTAAGAGCAATTTTTTTCATTAATGAGGAAGACTACAATTTATATTCTAATATACTCAAACCGAATGAATCTCTTCCAAAAGAAGTTTGGGACTCATGTTTGATTGAACCATACGCTATGAATTATTCAGGTTATCTTGAACGAGATTTTATGCTTGATGGGATTGGGAAAGAAAGTAATGATATCTATTCTTCAAAAAAGTATTCGGTGGAGCCATGGGCAGAAAAGCATGGTTTGGGCTCTGTTGCTCAATCACATATGTTAACACAAGTTTATTGTAAAGGAGAAATGACAGACTTAAAAAGAGAGTTATGTAAAAAACTTATTAATTTAAAACAAACTCTAAATAAAAATTTATCAGAACAACAAGAACATGATTTGAAAATCTTTGAAGATTATGAAGACTATTTTCGAAATATCCATAAAGAGATTTCAGGAGAAGGAAAGGCTCCCGCAAAATTCTGGAAAGACCCGTTTTGGGTGGGGGCGGTGTTCAGCAATTCAAATGGCGATGAATTTATGCTCGAACCAGAATTTGATTTCATCAACATAAATTATGACACCATTGAAGTGCCTGATGATGAGATTTTGGAAATCAATCCATATCTTAACATCGATAATAAATATAGCGAAATTCGGTCAGATTATGAAATCACAATGGTCAACACTTTTGTTCACTATGGAGGTTCAGGATATTCCATCTTTCATAATGGTCAGGAAAGATACTTAAAAAGCTGGCATGGGGCATATGAGTATTTCATGAATGACAACGAAGAATATCATCATGATACCCACCCAGCCAAAATGTATTATATGACCCCCTCTTTTGATTTGAGCGAGCTTCAAGATCATGAATGGTTCAATCATGGAAAGAGTGTTTGTTTGGTTGATTTTCATCATGAAACTGAAATTTGGTTTTATTTAACAAAAGACAAGTTCATTGATTATCTAATAGATTATAATTCAACTAATAAAAGAATCTCTTATTATGTCCCGAATGGCACAATAGTAGGTGGGTTGAGAGTGAGATATGATAAATCAGGAATTCCTGATGGAATCTTCAAAGGAAACAAAAAACATAAAGTTCCATTAAATGTCTATGTTGAAAAACATGGACCCGTTCCGCAATATAGTGATCTCAAACAAATCGTGAACAAATACTTTTATAGAAAGTAATTATAGCATAACAACTGGGTTAAAACAAATGATCGATAGAGAAAAACTTTTAACAGAAATCAAATTCAGAAAATTCGTTCGAGATCTTCTTGAAGAAAAAGATAAGAAGGAATCTTTCAAAGAAAAAATGCAAGAAGAGGTGAGGTTTCGAAACTTTGTTCGGCAAGTTTTAACAAAAGAACGAGACACCCAAAAACTCACTGAAGCGAAGACCAAAATCATTCCTTATGATTCCACTGGCATTGCCATTCTTGCAGATGTGATCAAAAAAGTTATCCCAATTATTAAAGATGATTATTTCTCTCTGACCACAGATATCAAACAAAGAAAATCATTTCGTGCACACATTGTGAATGCTGTTCGAAATTCCCTCGCTCCAATTAGGAACATCCAAGGGTATCCAGTTGATAACAGTGGTGGAGATGGACAATTGCTATCAGCACCAGATATGGTTTCTTCGCCGCATCATCATTATGCTCAATCCGGAAATGGTGCAAATGGACCACATGATACTGGATCAGTCAATGAACAGACCGATCTTGAAGACGTTGATCAAGATGGAATCGCTGATAAGGATGATCGGTATATCGATACCGATGATAAGCCGGCAAAAAAAGTTAAATCCTCTGATGAGGAGGATACTTTCTCTCTTCCGGGTGAAGATGGAACAGGCAGAAACCTTGCCCTCTTAACTTATCGACGAATTGAAAAGGTTATTATTGACGGATATCAAACTCTTGATCGCAGAGAAGATCAAGAGGATTTCTACGACTATATTGTGGCAAACTTAAAGATCTATTTTGATCGGTGGGAAGAGGAACTTCAAAAGGAATTATCAGAACGGTATTAAGACAATTTTACTGATCTGTTAAATGTTCTCCGTAATCCAAATATTAGTTCGTAATGGGTATAGTTGGCGTGGAAAAAACTACATTTCCAACTATGAACCGATATGTTCGTCGACAGTTTATCTGATTTAGCATGTATCATTATACAATTACTAATCAATAAATTGATAAATTGATTATCATTAGGATCAATTACATATCCTCTAATTTTGGTCTTCAAATGATAATGGTACATGGTATTTAACGAAGCATTGAATTCCAAAGCAGTTCAAATTCTTCAACAAGAAGATCAACAATTCGTGAAATTTCATCAGGAAGGGAAGCTCCCGGTGTGATTATCAAGTCTATATCATAGACTTCAAAAGTACGCTCATATAAATCTTTCATCCCGCTCCTCTTTTAATTTCTCTTAAATCCAAAAGACACACCCACAAAAGAAAATTCTCTATACAATATTCTCCAAAAACAATCAATTCTTCATGTTCGTAAGATTCTATCACAGATTGTTTGGGGTCTATTTCCCATATTTTGGGGTTATTAATATCAACAGTGAAGTTTTGATTATATTGAAGAACAAAACTAGCCTTCACCATTTTATTAACAAATGAATTCATTTATGTTCATTGGAGAATGATAAGTAGTAGTAGTTTACATCTTCTATACATCCAGAAATAACATGTTTTGAATATTCAAGTATAGATGCCATACTTGAATATAGCGCTACGGAATAGTGCTTTCCTGGTATGGACGTCCATAAGAACCGACCATGTTGACGAACAAAGCCAGCTTTAATCAGATTATTTATTGTTGAATGTGAATTCATAGCGGGAGAGGGATTCGAACCCTCGAAGCCTTAACGGCAAAAGGTTATGAGCCTTTTCACTTTAACCACTTGTATATCCCGCAGCAAATTTATGATTAAATGCTCCGATTCTTCAACCACCACTTATGCCAATCTCCATCCTTGCGGGGAGGAGCAACCTTTAAGGTTGAGACAATCAGCTTAAGTCTTCTAACGGTACCTATCCCCAAGGTTCAGGCCGATCACTCGATCTGCACGCACCTCACTTAATCATAAAAGCAAATCCTACCCCGAAGTCTCTCACCAATTAATAATCAACCGCACGAAAATTATTAATGACTTCGATCTCTCAACCTATGGAGTATCATAGGTCACCAGCTTTGTATCATTCAAGAGCGAAAGGACAACGACATGAATGAATGAATTTTGTCTGATTGTTTGAACACCCGCAGCACAAGTTATTAACATTATAGTATATGTTGCAATTTTCTCAAGAGAAATTTATTCATCAATCCAACCTGCTTGTGAAGCACACCATGTCTTGACCATTTCTCTTTCTCGATAACCTAATCTATCCCAAATAGCATCAAGTTCATCAAGCAACTTTTCTACTTTAGGACGATGCGTAGCTGATAGCGGTTTCTCTTTGCACAACTCTTGTGCCTGTAAGAAACGCTCTTTGTAAATCTCAATTGTTTCCATGGATTCCCTCCGCTATGAAATCATATAAACTTTAGTCAGAAAATTAAGCTAAATATAAAAAGTAGTATGCGATATTGGCACAATGGTATATCGCAAGAATCCCATACAAGAAATTCAAAAAGAAAAGTGTTTTCTTAGCATCACGGAAATGTTTCCACAAGATTCCGCACAGGATTGCCATTACAATTAACTTGAATGGTAAAAAGATACCAATATCGTATGCGAATTTCATTAAGGGGTTTAATTCCATACCAGAACCGAACTTAGTCAGGATCCAGTACGTAACAAATGCATCGAAAGCGTTAAGAATATATAACAGAATTATGGACATTTAAAAAAAACCTTGAAATTTTGGAGTTTTTACCCCTTAATAATCCCCCGGAGGGAGAGTCACTGTGAACTGTGATTCAATAATAGTTAGTATAAAGGAAATAGTAATGATTAAAAAGAAATTCTATAGACAGAACAAATATAAGTACTATAATAACAGTTACATTAAACACTTAGAAGAACAGAATATTCTTACTAATGATTTAAAGAACTTAATAAGAAAACTTACTTTAGAAGACTTAATAGTGATTAAATTAGAATTAAGTAATGAAATACTGAAAGGTAGGAATTACAGTTTACCATTATGGTCTTCCATGACATCAATTGTACAGGAATCTCTATTGAGATATAGTTTATCTTTTGCAGCATATTCTAGAGAGGTATATTCCTTCCTTGGAATGTCCAAAAATAGATACTGGGATATGATGAGAAAATATAACCTGTTCCGTCAGGATGATGAATCAGGTATTTGAAAGAAAACTTTGAAGATCTCTGAGGGAAGTACCCATGCAGAATTCTTGAAATAGTCCTAATCTCCCAGAATTCAATGCGACAACAGAGTGAATTACTCCAACAACTTGGTATGTATTGTTTCGTTTTACAAAAACAGGAGAACCAGATGAACCGGGAGCAATTCTAGCAGAATATAAATATCCAACCGTGTTTCCTAGTCTTCCAATCTTTACACGACCGTTAAACAAACCTCTGATGATTGGAACCGTTTCGAAGTGATCGTCAAATTGTTCCCAACCAACCGGAGTGCCAATTATCCAGATTTCTTCACTGACAGCAGGCTCATTCTTTGATACCTGTGCAACAGTAAGATAAATATCTTCAATAATAAAAGAGGCGAGATCTGTTCGAGGATCTTTCTTTAAAACCTTAACTTTAAAAGTTTCATTAGTTGGAAGCTTGACTTTATAGATTAATTTAGTATCTTTACTAAACATGAGTTCCATGGCAACCATTGGATTTGTATCAACACAGTGAAAATTTGTTACCCCGATGGTTCCTTTTCTTGAATGCTTTGCACTAAAAGCAGAACATGAAGAAACGACTTTAGACTCTGTGGGGGAGACTAAGTGAGTTTCAAATTTTAAGAAAGTTTCTGTTGGGATTGTGGATTTGTGCAGTCTTGGTCCTTCAAATTCTTTTGGCTTAACATTGAAGTTAATTCTCGTGCAAGAACATGAAGAAAAAATTAGAATAAAGAGTAGAAGAGCAAACTTAAGTTTTGTAATCACATATTAGCCTCATAAATACTGGTTCATATTAAGTATGGCAAAAAAAAGTGCTTAAGAAAATTTAAAATTAAAAATGTGACATTTTGTGAAAAACGTAAGATACTTAATTTGAATGCTATATCTATTCACACCATCACTACATTCCTTTTTGAGAGGTCCATTACTTGAATAATTCTAATCGAGTAGTTTTAGACACTAGTGCAATTTTATTTGATCCCGAAATCCTATTTACAGACGAATATGAAACAATTTTTATGCCATATGAAGTCATTCAAGAGCTTGATAGAATCAAGTCGAAGAGTGATTTTTTGGGAGCTAAAGCTAGGAAAGCAATTAGAATTCTTTATAACAATTTAAACGACAAGGTTGAGTTTTTAGACCCAATATCGTTATCATTAAACGATGACTCGATTATTGAGGCTGCTCGTCAAACAGATTCTTTGTTGTTGACAAATGATTTCAACATTGTGCTGAAATGCCGAGGTCTTGGAGTTAAAGCAGAAATTTTAGATTCTGAAATGACAAACGAGTTCTCTGCTTCTGGAGATTTATTCACAGGACTCCAAGACGTCATGGTGGATGATGATGTTATTGATGATCTTTATGCCGAAGAATCTGACTATATTGATAATATTGAATTTCAAGATCATGAAATCCACATGAATCAGTTTGTTCGATTAACTTCATTGACAAATCCCAAGAAGAAGATTTTCATGATGAAAAAGGGTGAATATCTTTTCAAGATTATTGATCTGAGCAAATCAATACAGGTTTGGGGTTTAGAGGCAAGAAATATTGAACAAAGGTTAGCTCTCGAATTGCTTATGGATCCAGATATTCAGTTAGTTTCGCTTATTGGTCTTGCTGGGTCTGGGAAAAGTTTGATGGCAACTGCAGCAGGTTTGCAACAAATCTTCACAAGAAAATTGTCAAACGGTGAAAAGGCAAAGAGATTTAAGAAAATGGTTATATCTCGTCCCATTCAAGTTATGGGTAAAGATATTGGTTATTTGCCCGGTTCTATGGAGGAAAAACTTGCACCATGGATTGCACCAATTATGGATTGTTTAGATTTTTTGGAAAACAGCAATAGTGTGAAGATTGGAAAGTGGTTTGAAGACGGTAAAATTCAAATTGAAGCCCCAACCTACATCAGAGGTAGATCAATCCCGGATTCCTTTATTATCATTGATGAATGTCAGAACTTGTCCATGCACGAGATCAAAACGATCCTGACACGAGCAGGCGAGAATTCCAAAATCGTTCTAACTGGTGACGTTGAACAAATTGATAATTCTAAGTTGAATAAATTCACAAATGGACTAACATATGCTATAGAACGATTGAAGGGGTATAATATCTCTGGTCACTTAACATTGCAAAAATCAGAGCGGTCAAAGCTTGCTGAAATTTGTGCAAAAGAATTGTAGGCAAAGTTGATGAATTTTAAGACATACAAAGGTTGGTTTATTTCACAGACAGTGCCATTCACAAACAATGAAATAGACTTATATGATGTCTTGGATAAAGTGAATGCCTCAATCCCTCGCCAATTCATTCTTGACATCGATGGAGTTTATGTTGTCAAAACAAAAGAAATGGAGAGACGAAATATAAATGCTATTTTTGCCGACGGCATGATTTACGTATCACCAGAGCAAAGTAGCAATCAGGATTTATTGGATGATATCATTCATGAAATTGCTCACTCAATTGAGTCAAAGTATAAAGCTGATATTTATTATGATAATTGCATTGAAGATGAATTCATAACCAAGAGAACAATGTTGTCAAGATTGCTAACTAATCTTGGTTATGAAATTCCTGTTGAATTTACACACAATATTGACTATAATGAAGAATTAGATTATTTTCTTCACAATGAGGTTGGATATAATATTTTAGAAAAAGTAGTTAATGGCATATTTATAAATGCATATTCAGTGACATCGGTACAGGAATATTGGGCGGTAGCTTTTGAAAAATATTACCTCGGAGATTACCGGGAGGTTAAGAGACTTTCTCCAAGAACCTTCGAAAAAATTGAGTCACTAATTTATTAGCGGGATAAAAATGAAAATTGATAAAAATGCAAAAGGAAGTATCTTAACAGTTAAGATAACTTTGGCAAAAAATCCGAAAGGTACCCCTCCCCGAAAAATTACTACTTCTAATGTTATCAACCTCCCGCAGTTGGGAAGATATAATATATTATCAGTAATAACACAAGATGTTATTGTTTCATCTGAAGAATCAGAGGTGATTGGTGAGTGGACCTTCGAACTCAAAAGACAACCCAAACCGAAAAAAGTATCAAGAAAAGTGGCTAAGAAAGTGGAGTGATTATCTCTATTCCATTGATAGAAAACTAACTAAAAGAATATCTTATTCACAACTCTATAATTGGTGTAAGTGTCCGCATTTACATTGGTTAATTTCCGTATCAAAGCAGATACCGTATAGTAGCAATACTTATACGGTTTTCGGCTATGCCATTCATGAATCCCTAGAGTACCAGCTTCTCCAAAAAGCGGTAAGGGGTAATATTGACTTCTCAAGTACAAAACAATACTACATAAAAGCTCTTAGAAAAGAGGTTGATAGGAACATCGACAATGTTGACCTTTCAATTTTGCAAGAATTAAACAAAAAGATCAACATTATTCACAATAATGTAGAAAAGTTCTTGAAAGATAAATACGGTGATTATACAATCATATCGATTGAGGACAAGATTGAAAGAGATGTTGTCTATGAATCTGACAAGTGGGAGTATAAGTTCATTGGATATATTGATTTGGTTTTGCGGGACGATGAAGGGAAATATCATTTAATTGATTTCAAGACATCCAAGAGTGGATGGACAAAATGGGACCGCCGAGATAAATCAAAGTATTATCAACTTATTTTGTATAAATATTTTTGGTTGATGGATAAGAACATTCCAATCAAGGATGTTAAGGTTTCTTATGTCTTTCTGAAGAGAAACGGAAAAGTATCATCATTCGATCCAACTTCTGGCAAGAAAAGAATGCAAAATTCCTTCGAGCTTTTGAAGAAGATGATCTGGAATGCTTATGAACGAGAATTTTACATTAAGAAAAAAGGCGAATGTAAATTTTGTGACTGTAAAGAATTTTATGGAAAAGTATGAAAAAAATAACTAAGAAGAAACAGAACAAGACTGACAAGAAGATTAAAATTCTTACTTTAGGTGATTCACCCCTCTTGCCATCTGGTGTGGGAATCCAATCGAAATATATTTTTCAAGCACTCTTGGAATCTGGAAAATATCAAATTTATTCTTTGGCTGGCGCTAGAGAACATAAGGATTACAATCCCGTTAAAACGGAGGAGTTTGGTGACGACTGGATTATCCATCCTGTTAAGGAATATGGAAACGCCGCTATCATGAGAGGGCTCTTAGCAGGATTCAAACCTGATGTAATCTGGTTCATGACAGATCCTCGTTTTTATGAATGGCTTTGGGATATTGAAGATGAAATTCGTGCAAATGTTCCTATGGTTTATTATCATGTTTGGGATAACTTTCCAGTCCCAGTGTTCAATAAAGGATATTATGAATCTACTGATGTCATTCACAGTATTTCAAAAGTGACGAGAGATGTCGTCAATGAAATAATGGGTGAAGAATATGATCACAAACATGTCCCGCATTGCATCGACCAAGAGGTCTTCAGGAAATATCCCGCAGCAGATGTGGAAAAATTTCAGGAAGAGTTTATTACATCAAAATTAGGAGACCCTGATCGATTGGTTTATTTTTGGAACAACCGAAATGGTCGAAGAAAACAACCAGGTTCATTAATTTTCTGGTTTAAAGAATACCTTGACAAAGTGGGACATGATAAAGCAACGTTGATTATGCACACTGAACCAAAAGATCAGTATGGGCAGGATTTATATAAGATTGTTGATCACCTTGGTTTGTCAAATGGGCAGGTTGTATTTTCAACTAACAAATATGAATCAAGAGTTCTTGCGTTAATTTATAACGCTGTTGATTGTACAATTAATATTTCTGACGCTGAGGGATTTGGTCTTTCTGTTTCTGAAAGCTTGAATTGTGGAACGCCTGTCATTGTAAATCTTACTGGTGGAATGACTGAACAAGTTTTTGATGGCGAAGAGTATTGTGGAATTGGAATCGAACCATCTTCGAAGGCAGTAATCGGAAGTCAAATTTGCCCTTGGATTTATGAAGACCGAATTTCAAAAGAAGATTTTGTTGATGCATTATTGAAATTCCATAATATGAGTCCTGAAGAAAGACAAGAACTTGGTGAACGTGGAATTCGTCATATGGATAAGAATTTCAATTTCAAAGAGTTTAAGAAATTTTGGCCTAAAGAAATGCAAAGAATTCATAATAAATATGGTTCGTGGCCGAATAAGAAATATAAGTCATGGGAGCTTAGAGAAGTATGAAGAAACGAGTTCTAATAAGAGGGCCTCTGCTCTCTCAATCAGGTTATGGAGAGCAGGCAAGATATTTATATGATGCTTTAAAAGAATTTGATGATGTTGATTTGTTTGTTGAGAATACCAACTGGGGTTCGACTTCTTGGATTTCCGATCAGCAGATTGAAGCATATATCAAGAAAACACAACATTATACAAACACCGGTGGCACATTTGATTTATTTGTGCAAGTTTCTATTCCAAATGAGATTGTAAAAAAGGCACCAATTAATATTCTATATACTGCCGGAATCGAAACTACAAAGATTGCTCCTGAGTGGCTTGAGAAAGTTAATGAAATTGACAAAGTTATTGTCGTGTCTGAGCATGCCAAATGGGGTTTTGATAACACAGAATATAAGATGCTTGAAAAAGAAAGCAATCGAGAGCTTGGAATGCTTCAATGCAATGTCCCTGTTGAAGTTCAAAACTATCCATGGCCCGGTCCAATTAAGTCAAAAAAGGTTGATTTGAAACTTGATTATGATTTCAATTTTCTATGTGTTGGGCAATGGAGTCCGAGAAAGAATCTTGGTGCGCTCATTTCATGGTTTATGGATGAGTTCAATGATGAAGAGGTTGGTCTTGTTTTAAAGACAAGCACACGGAAGCAATGTATTCTTGATAGAAATTATACCGAAAAGAAACTTCATAACTTGATTAAGAAGCATACAAACGATGAAACAAAATGTAAGGTTTATCTTCTTCATGGAAATATGACTCGTGCAGAAATGTATGGTTTATATAAACATAAAAAGATCAAAGCTCTTGTTTCAACTGCTCATGGTGAAGGTGCCGGATTGCCAATTTTCGAAGCAGCGCAAGCACAACTCCCAGTTATCGCCCCTGCATGGTCTGGTTATCTTGACTTCATGACTCATGAAGAGGAGGTTTTCTTTAAAGAGGTTGAATACGAGGTGAATTATGTGCAGCCTGAAGCCGTCTGGAAGGGCATCATTTTGCAAGATGCCATGTGGTGCTACCCTGATGAAGAGTCAACCAAGAAAGCCATGAGAGAGCTTTACAGTGACTCTAGTGAAGCTGAGGGAAAGGCAAAAGAATTAAAGAAAATTCTTCGAACAAAATTTGCCAAGAAGAAAATGTATCAGGAATTCTATGATAAGACTGTTGGGATTCTTGAAGTTTCTAATGATGAGATTGAAGAGTGGTTGAATGATATTCAACTCTATGATTAAGGAGATTTATAATGAGTGACGGAGATTGCATACACACATCCTCTTATGGTTATTGCCAACATAAAGATTGTACACATTATGGAATTCAGTGGTCAACAGGAACAACTTCAAACAATTGGCCTTTGACAATGGATAGTTCATATCTATATCCGTTTTATAATCCATATTATACGACCTTTAACTATAATGGAGTTCCAAATGAAATTGCAGATATGATTCAAAGAGTGGGAACAGAAAAAGTTAAACACTTTCTTGAGAAAGAACTTGAGAAGATTCAAAAAGAAATAGAGGAAGAAGATGAGTGAGCATGCTATAAATAACGTATTACAGATTTTCACGACAAATCAGGAAGGTGTTGTTGCAATGACAACTTTTGATGGTGGAGAAACTTCTGAAGAATTCATGAAGAATTATGATTATTCTCTCAAGAAACTTATTACGGTTGGAGAATTTGAAGTTTTAAAAGAAAACAAAGAAACATATTTACCACACGCAGTTTTTGGTCGAAGCAAAACTCCTGAAGTTTGGGAACCTTTTGTTGAGAAGGATTTGGAGCATTACAGCAATACAAAGATTGATCGTACTTATGTGATTGTGAGATGTTTCGAGAAGACTGACGAAGAAAAGTATCTTCCCATTCATGTTGACGTTGAAGATCATATTAAAATGCCTCAAATGGTTAAACATATTGAAGACTCATGAAACTTTTATATATAGCTGACTTCTTTTATCCTGAATCATTGGGGGGTGCCGAACAGTCTGATTTTGAACTTTTGAACATTCTTGCTGATGAAGGTTTTTTGATCAATAAAATTCGTTCAACAGATTTATCAGAAGAACAAGTTGAAAAGCACAAAGACGAACTTTGGTTTATCTCGAATTTTATGGGTTTGAGAAAGGTGGTAAAAGATTCAATTGTTGAATTGGTCAAGGATTATGTTATTGTCGAACATGACCACAAGTATCTCTATCACCGAGATCCCTCACCCCATCCAGATTATACTGCTCCCAAGCATGAATTAGTTAATGTTGAATTATATCAGGGTGCAAAATATATTATAGTTCAGTCGAACCTTCATGACGAGATCATTCACAAAAATCTTGACAATATAACAACATATAAGGTTGGTGGAAATCTTTGGACAGATGAATTACTGGAAAAAATAAAATCTCTGCCACCACCCCCCGATAATGGTGTAGCTTCCATTATGGTATCTGGCATTGATCACAAGAATACCAAAGGCGCAGTTAGATATTGTCAGCACAAAGATATCGATTATGAATTGATAAGTCCTTGTGCTCCTGAATTGTTTTTTGAGATGATTTCCAAAAATGAATATTTCTTGTTTTTGCCACAATGTGTTGAGACTCTTTCAAGGATTGTTGTCGAGGCAAAGATGCTTGGAGTTAAGGTTATAACCAACAATAAGATTGGAGCGGCCTCTGAATCTTGGTTTAAAGAACTTCGCGGTGATGATTTGATTGACTATATGATGAATGATAAAAAGGAGGAGATTCGTGAATTCATCAGAGAGTTATATTAATCTTTTTTTAATGAATAAGCTTTATAGTTGTTTTTCACGGAGTACAACATATGAACAAGTTCATTTCATAAGTATGAATGGCTGTCCCCATCTACTTGGGGTTCTCCCGAATCTTTACGCACGCCTTAGAGATTACGGAGTGAAGATAAAATCCTCTTTTGCTCTTTTAAATATGAAAGGAAGTAATCTTCCACGGCATATTCAAAAATTCAAGGAAGAAATGAGGAGTTTATGTGATTAACAATCTCGTTCGGAAAAAGATTTATTGGGAATTTAAATATGAAATGGCTCTTTTCCCAAGATTATCGGGGCCAATCCTTACAATACAAAATCAAACAGTTAAATATAGATTTCAAACGTATAATATGAAAAAATCCCTTCCTTGGCCTGTGGTAAAGTTTCGATATTTATGTTTAAGTAAAGAGTTTTTAAATGAAAATAATTATAGTAGCTCCAAAATTCTACGCAAGAAATATTGATATTTCTTATTGGAACTTTTACTTCCCATTAAAAGATTTAGGGCATGATGTGTTGTTCTATGACACCTCTGTATATGGCAAAGAAGAAAGGTTTGATAAGGTTTTCGAATCATTCAAACCTGATTTGATTTTCTGCTTACCAACTGGTGACAACAATATCTGCTCGTATGAACCATTTGAAGAAATCAGGAAAATTACTGAAAGTGGTGTGTGCAATACTCTTGCATGGTTTTCCGATGATGTTTGGAGACATGAATGGTCAACAGAACTTTGTCATAACTTCAAGTGGTGCTCAACAACAGAGCCACGAATGATTCAATCATATAAGGACGCGGGTTATGAGAACATTGTAGGCTGTCAGTGGCATTCAAATCCCGATTTCTATTCAGTGTATAACGATGTTGCAAAGCTTTTTGATGTTACATTTGTTGGGTCAATTTATGGTGATAGAGAAGAGTCATTAAAATTTCTCCATGATAATGGAGTTACAGTCCAAATGTTCACTGGTTTAACTTTTGAAGAGATGGTTAAGACCATGGCAGCCTCAAGAATATGTATTTCATTTATGAGAAACCCAAATGCTGATAATGGAATCCAAATGAAGGCTCGTCCCTTTGAAATTATTGCAACAAATACATGCTTGTTATGTGAAGAAAATGATGATATGGAAAACTACCTTGTGAAAAATAAGGAATACATTTCTTTTGAAAATAAAGAGCATCTCCTAATTCTGATTCAGAAAATTCTTGAAAAGCCGCAGTACATCATTAAAATAGCGGACAGTGCGACGAAGAGGTATCAAGAAGAGCACACAAGCCAACTGCGCTTGAAGAAGTTACTTGAGGATATATTTTGAACGATAGTTTTGCGTTCTCAAAACTGTATCAAATAAAATTTTGTATGGAAACATTTGAGTTTATTTTGGGAACAAGAACAAGTATTTCTGTTTTCCCAATCTATCAAAGAAGAAGGTCGGTTTCTGAGAAACCTTCCCTGTCTGAGATCATGCTCTTTAAAAGGGCGCTAGAAAATGTGGAGTTTGTTTGTGACGAAGATTAAGGGAATCATTATAGAATGTAGGTTTGAATATGAAAATGATTATGAATCTTATTATTCACACCCAAATGGAATTTCTTCTCTGAAAGAAATCATTGAATTCAATACTTTGGATGAATTTGAAAAGGTAGAGTTCGCTCTTCGTAATCATGGTCCCAAAGAAGATGGTTGGCCAAAATATAAGTTACTTAAGGTTGTTGATTCAACTGAAGAATCAATGAAGGATATTATTAATAAGGCAGTTGCCAAATATGAAAAGCAAAAGAAAACAGACGCCGCCCGCAAAAAGAAAGCGGCTGCCAATCGCAAGAAGAAAGCAGAAGAAAAGAAAAAGAAAGAAATGCTGAAAAAGGCTATGGAAAGTCTCTCCCCTGAAGAGATCGAAAAGATGCTGAAAGACACGCCAATGGCAAAAGGATAATTAATGATTAATGCAATTGTAGGCTTGCAGTATGGTGATGAGGGTAAGGCAAAAATCTTTCACTCTCTACTGGAAGATTCTAAGCATAAAGAAAAATACGCCATCCGGTGGAATGGCGGTCCAAATGCAGGCCATACCGTATGGAAAGATGGCAAAAAATGCGTTTTCCACCAAGTCCCAAGTGGAGTTATTGTAAATGACTGTATCTCTATTATTGCTCGCGGGTGCGCTTTTGATCCTGACCAATATGAACGAGAAATGAATGAATTTGGTGGTGAGTGTTTAATTGATAAAAAATGCCCTGTGATTTTGCCAATGTTTGTTGAGAGGGATAAGCAATTTTATCAAAAAGGAATTGGAACCACCGCAAAAGGAATTGGACCAACTTTTTCATCATTCATTGCACGCGATGCTTTGCTTGTTGAAGATTTGTTGGATCATGAAAAGACATTGGGAAAACTTAAGAGATTAAGTTATCTCTTGCACTCATCACCTGATGAGGATTTAGAAACTCTTGCTACAAAACTCCATCTTTTTGCTGTACGCAATGCTGATAGATTTATTGATGCAAAAACTTTAATCCATAATTTGATCAAAAGACATGAGGACAAATATATTTCTTTTGAAGGCTCGCAAGGATATTCCTTGGATCCATTCCTTGGAGATTATCCATTTGTGACCTCATCCGGCACCAACGTGTCATATCTTATGTGGTCCCTCGGACTGTCCAGAAAAACCCCAATGGAAGTCATTGGAGTAATGAAGCCATATGTAACGTATGTTGGAACTCGCAACTGGCCTGATGAATATGATCGTGAAAGGAGTGAAAAGATTCGAGAACTTGGTTCTGAATATGGTGCAACTACAGGAAGACCTCGCCGAATTGGCATGGTCAATTATGATGAGTTGAACGAAGCATTAACTGCGAATGGTGTGGATAAGATTGCTCTTACAAAAACCGATTTAATGGAAGAGGCAGTCGGGGAGAAGTTAATTGATTTTGAGGATGACATCTTTGAAAGAACAGGTGTGAACGTGACCATTGTATCAAATGGACCCGGAAGTGAAGATTGGTTTCAATATTTTAATTAAATGCAGCTAAAGCCAATTAATATGTGGAGTTTTTTTAATACTGCTCAAGACACAAGACTGACAGGAATTTTAATGTCAGGACATTCAGTTATTACAACTGATATTTCTTTTATATGGGGTCGATTTGTGCAGACAAGGAATTCTGTATATTTTTTGGAAGAAGTGGACCCAACATATTTATCAATTCTAGATTTACCTAAAAATTGTGAAGACATAAGGGTAATCTGCGCCGCCATTACTAACCCCAAATTTGAAATCTTATGAATTCATCCCTTATAAACGAAAATATTGCCCTTTGTTTGATTGATTCTAATTTTCAAGATATTAAGGATCCAGCTTACCGTTACCCTAACATACATTACGTTCGAAATGTTCCTCGCAGCTCAAAAGCTAATCCTTCTTGGATGCGAGCAAGAGGTGTTTTGTCGACATGGGCTAGATGGTATTTGAATGAAGATGATAGTTCTCTTCTTAAAAGAGGAAAGATATGAGAAAGATTCTGGTAAGAGATTATGGTACGCTTGTCAATGGCGCCGGCCATCATATTTATAATGGATACGCGAATGCGTGGGAGAAATTGGGATATGAAGTGGAGCGTTGGACAAATCTAGCTAACCATAAATTGGAAGAGTATGATGTTATGATGGCGTCCGGTGATATACAGAATGTATCGGATGTTGATAGGCTTTTAACTTTTCTTGAAAGACCACGAAAAATCTATATGTTTGTATCTCCAAACTATTTCCCGCTCCCATGGGGGAAGCATTTGAATTATGTTGATAATGTTTCCAAAAATAGAAAATTGGTTAAAAAACTAAATGAATTGGATAATATTGTTTTCTGGTCATTTTGTGATACATCTTCAAGACCGGAATTTTGGGAAGATTGGCGAGAAGTTCACTATGTGCCATTAGCATTTGATAACATTGCTTATCAATCAGAAGATTGCGAAGATTCCAACTATGAATTTGATGTTGCTTATGTTGGGGGTTGGGCAAACAATGGTTTTGATACCAAAAAGAAAATTATGATGGAGCATTTTGCTGCTTTCAAAGACTCTGGTTTGAAATGTGGTTTTTTTATTAACAAGAACTTAACACATGAACAAGAATTAAAGATTTTAGCAAACTCAAAGATTTGCATTAATGTTCACGATGATTATCAAAGAATCATGAAGTTGGATACCAACGAAAGAACTTGGAAGGCATTGGGATTAAATGGAATACTTATTAGCGATAATGTGGGCTCTGTTATTCCTGATCAACCTAATATTTATCAGGTTGAATCACCGGAAGAAATGGTCAAAACGGCGCAATGGGTGATCAATGGCATGGAAGGCTTTAATCGCAATACAACGAAAGAATTTGTTCTTGAGTATGAAACTTATGTGGAAAGATGCAAACAATTAGAGAGCATTTAGTTAAAAAACTTAAATATTACTGTAGGTATCATTATACCAATCATACCAATCCTGGATTAATAGACAGAATTTATCTAAAAATAATGTTTAAGATTCTCTCTAAAGAAATTGAAAGAATGATAGATGACGGAGAGAGAGTTCCTGAATCTTTTTGGAAAAGATTATATTTCTATAACGAGAAGAGCAGAAACTGTAGAATAGGTCTAGTTTTAGGATTCGCCGGCGGAATAGGTTTAGCATATTTCTGGTTTTTGTATCAAACTTATAAATTATGGACACAAACCTGATGAAGAATGTAAATCAAATCATTAGGATTTGCTTATTAGATGCAATGCCATGGCCGACGAGATCACCGCTGAATATTGATGGAGCGCTTCCATTAGTTACTGAGTGTACAAAGACTGCGAGTTTTATTTCTGGCAGTGGTTTGGATATAGTGTTGTATACGAGATATGTGCCGATTATAACGGAATATAAAAGATACTTGAAAGTGTGGTGGACACAAGGAAAACAATGAGCAGTTTAAAGGTCAGCATTATTGTACCAATTTATAACAATAAAGATTATTATAAGAGAGCAGTCGAGTCTGCTCTTTCACAAGACTATATGGGATTAATTGAGGTGATTGCAATTGATAATGAATCAACTGATATAGATTTTAAGTCATTGCAGCAACAATTAAAGTTTGTTGAAGAAAGACTCTGCAAAAATTCGAAAGCGCCGCGCGCCCTTGTAACAGGTCAAGTGCCAAACGTTTATAAATATTCATGGCATGAACCAACCTTTGCTGGCATGGAAACAATGAAAGGTGATATTTTCCTGTTCCTCGGATCGGATGATTATCTTTCGCAGAATTATGTTTCAAACTGTGTTCGAATATTTAACATGAATGAGAGAATCGAAGCAATTCAAAGTCATGTGCAAAATGTTGGTGCCCGTGCTGGGGTGGAAGGATATCATTATTCAAATGTTGAAGAGTTCAAGAAAATGTGCCTTGAGAGGTGCCCTGTTAAAACACCCTCTGTCGTCTATCGTAGGCGCTTGTATGACGATGGATTGATGGAGACCCATCCTGATAAGTATTTTGGAGCAGATGATTACTGGCGCGTCTGTAACCTCGCTGACAAAGGTGTGTTGATTGTGCCAGTGCCAAAATGGCTTGGGTATAACTATAATTGGCATGATGGGATGGCTACTGTTGCTATGCATCGTGATATGGATGCACCCAACACTATTGATAAAATGATTCAAGAAGAGTGGCGAGAAAAATGGGATCTTTGAATTTAAAGATTTTGTTGCTATTCTTGGTAGTGCCATTTTTAAGTTGTGAATATGTAGGTCTGCCAAATTATACAGTTAGGGATCACATCAAAATCTATTGCCTTGATAACGACGAATGTCCTGATCAAAGTGAAGTAGAACAGTTTTTTGATATTGAAGAAGATATTTGGCAAGAAGAATGTAATGTGTCCATGGAAAGTGGTACTCAAAGATATAATAGACTTAAGATTTCATTTTGGAGTCTGAGTGAATATCATCCAAATGTTCTTGGGCGTTATTTTCCTTCATGTAATTGTATTGATGTAGATTACCCAAATGAACTGTGGGTTGATGTACTTCGCCATGAGGTTGGTTTATCAGTAGCACATGCAGAGTTAGGAAACATTGGTGAAGCAGCAAAGGTTGAATGGTATCAGTGTCATCCGTTGCTATGAGATAAGATGGAAACAAATATACTTAAAACTTTTTTAGATATCGCTTTGAAAAAGAAGGCAGGCCATTTAGGATCATCCTTATCTGCAATGCCAATTATGAATGCTCTTTATAAGAGGTATAATTTCAAAGATGATATTTTTGTATTGTCCAAGGGTCACGCGGCTCTTGGATTTTATACTATTCTGAGAGAGTATGATTATATCTCTCAAGAGGAGCTTGATTCTGTATATCAGAACAACTCTAGATTTTATGGCCATGTAAGCAGAAATCCCGAGAAAGGGATTCAAGTCACAGCAGGGTCATTGGGTCACGCTGCCTCGGTAGCTGTTGGTTTAGCTATGGCCAATAGAAATAAAAAGGTTTTTTGTTTATTGGGAGATGGTGAGTGTGATGAAGGATCTGTGTGGGAAGCTTTCGCGTTTGCGGCAAGACATAAGATTAAAAATATATTTTTTGTTATTGATTATAATGGTTATCAAGGATATGATAAGCTCATTGAAAAAGAACTCCCAAGAAAAGTAGATTCTTTTGGTTTGCATGTTGAAAGTTGTTTAAATTACCAAAAATTTGAAGAGAAGTTGGATGGCCGCAGAATAGTAGAATTCAAACCTACCTGTTATTTGGTTTATTCTGATAAAACTGGTGGGTTTAGTTGTCTTGAAGGCTTGAGTTCTCATTATCGAAAAATGGATGAAGATCTTTATTTGCAAATTCTAAAGGAGTTAGAAGGTGGTAACAGTATTTAGATTTCTCTGTGTTTGGGAAGAAATGTCTCGTGAAGAAAAGGATTATCTTATAGAAAATTTTCAATATTCAAAATATGGTCCGATAGTTGAGAAGACTAATAAAATTGAAGATTCCTTGATTTCAAAAGGAGTGATTGAAGCAGATTTTTATTATCGTAAGGAGGAATATCAGATTTCAATCTCTGATGGTTTTGTATGGATTTTTGAAGGGTTGAGGATTACCTCAAGAATTGGTTGATGAGAAAAGCAATTTCTAAACATATTGATCAAGTAATGCAAGAAGACGAAGATATTATTGTTCTTCTTGGAGATCTTGGTTTTGGGATTTTTGACACCCTTCGCCTTAAATACCCCGAGCGCATTATCAACTGCGGAATTGCAGAGCAAAATATGATCGGGGTTGCGTCAGGGTTAGCTTTAGGTGGAAAGAAACCTGTTGTTTATTCCATTGCCCCTTTTGTAACATCAAGGGTATTGGAACAAATCAAAATAGACCTTTGTCAACAGAATGTTAATGTAACAATTATTGGTACTGGTGCTGGTTTCGCATATGGTAATCTTGGACCAACTCACCACTGCCTTGAAGATTTTGCATCACTTACATGTCTTCCTAATTTGCACTTTTTGCAACCTTTTGATCAGAATAGTTCTGTTGAGTGTTTAAAAAAAGCATTGCGAAATGATGGTCCATCTTATATTCGATTGACGGCTGATGGGGTAGACTTGTCAAGCTTTATTTCTGAAAGAAGGGAAATTACAAAAGATGTGCTTATTTTAGCAACTGGTGGAATTGCGAAAGATTGTGTTGATGTCGCTAGAAAGATTAAAGCAGAAGTTAGATTTATAACAGAATTGAATTATATTCATTGTGAAGAAGCTGCCAAACAAAAGACAGATTTTATAGGGCAATTTCATCAAGTATTCACGATTGAAGAAAGCTATTTAAGGGGAGGTTTTGGCTCTTCAATTGCTGAGCTTATTTCTGACCATGGCTTAAAGGTTAAATTAACTAGAATAGGAGTTAAATCTAAATTTCCCCGGTACGGAGGCACTTCCGATGAAATTAGAGAGCAAATGGGAATTGGAAAGAATAATATTGAATATTCCATTCTAGATACTTTAGGATTTCTAGAGGAATAAATGATTGAAAGGAAAGGCAAGTAGTACAGTATGGAAAGAATGCCCACAATGCAAAGGAAGAGGGGAGATTCCTTTATTTAGATTTTATTGTGAGTGTCCAAAGTGTAAAGGGAGAGGTGAGATTCGAGTTCTTGAAATTATTAAAGAAAAAGAGAAAGAAACTGTTCACTCTGATCCCAACGATGAATATGGTTGGGTGATGTTTCCAACTTACAAGGTTGATGATGATTAAATATAATGTTGTAATAACAGGCGGCTCTGGTTTTATAGGAAGTTCTATTAAAAAAATGTTGCCTCCCAAATTAGGTGAAGAGTGGATATTGCATTTTCCAACTTCCTCTGAGATGAATTTATTGGAGGAAAAATCTGTTAAAGAATATTTCAACTCTTTGAATACGCCCCCCGTTCTTACAATTCATTGTGCTGGGGTTACTCCGCAGAATTGGGCGGAACAAGAACCCGGAACAATGTTTAAAAATGTCTTAATGTTTGAGCATATCATGAAATACAGCATGTTTGTTATCAACTTTAGTTCTGGTGCTGTGTTTGATCGGGGAAAGAGTATTAGTAGAGAGGAGCATCCTTGGTTGCCGATCCCAAAAGACGAATATGGTCTTTCAAAATTGATTATGGAGCGATGTGAGGAAGATGTTATTCATTTAAGGGCGTGGGGCATCTTTGGCCCTGATGAAAAAGAATCAAGAATGATTAAGAGAAATATTTTGCGTTACAAAGAACGTGAGAAAATTGAGATTTATAAAGATGCAAAAATTGATTATTTCTCTGTATATGATTTAGTTGAGTTATTGACATTTCTTATAGAAGAAAGTCATTATGAGGTATTTCCAAGTTTGGTTGATCTCAAGTATGTGAAGTATACAACTCTATCAGAACTTTCAAGAGTCATTAATGGGTTATCAACTTACAAGGTTCCAGTTAAAGTGTTGGAGAATGGGTGGGGAAAATCATACTATGGCGATGATAGTGTGGAAACTTTAGTGGATATTGATTTTTTAGGACTTGAAAAATCCATTCAAAAAATGTATAAGGAAATGAATGAACAAGCTTGAAGAAATTAAAAGATTAGTGACTGAGTACATTCAGGAAAAGCGTGCAAGTGAAAAATTTATCCCTGGTGAATCTTTAGTTAATTATAGTGGTCCGTATTTTGACGAGAAAGAGTACAATGCAGCAATTGAAGTTCTTTTATCAGAATGGAATGTTCATGCAGATAAATGCAAGCAAGCAGAGAGAAACTTCCCAGCATTATTGGATAAGAAGTTTGGAGTATTAACAAATTCAGGGTCATCTGCAAATCTTTTGATGTTCGCAGCTTTGTCTTCCGAAGGGAACTTCGGTTCAAAATTTAAACTCCCAAAAGGGTCTAAGGTTTTAACTCCTGTTACTTGTTTTCCTACAACAATTAGTCCTGCATTAGCATTGGGATTTGAGCCTGTATTTTGTGATGTTGAATTGCCATCCTTGAATCCAAATCTTGATGAAGTGGAAGAGATTCTAAAAGCCAATTATCATAAAGGCAGCATGGATAGAATTAGAATTTTCATTTATGCCCATGTGATGGGTAACCCTGTTGATATGGATAGAGTGAAATATTTGATGGATAAATATGATTGCATTTTTCTAGAGGATACTTGCGATGCCTTGGGTGGTTATTATGATGGGAAAAGGTTGGGTTCATATGGTTTGATGAGTAGTGTATCACTATATGTGGCTCATCACATTAGTGCAATTGAAGGTGGTGTAGTAGCAACTGATAACCCACAATTACTTCGCGTGCTTGATTCACAGCGCTCTTGGGGGCGAGGATGTCATTGCTCCTGTCCAATTACAAATAACAATTTTGACGCAAGCAAAGGGGAAACAGCTTGTGCTAATAGGTTTGGAAAGTGGTTGGTTGGTGATGGAAAAGATATTACATATGATCATCGTTATGTACATGATGAAATGGCTTTCAACATCAAACCACTAGAGATGCAGGGTGCCATTCTTCTTGAGCAAATGAAGAAACTCCCAGAAATGGAGCAGGCTCGCCGGGATAACTTCAAAGCTCTTGAAGAGATTTTTGTTAAACATGAGAAATATTTCCATCTTCCGAAGGCAACAGAGAAGTCTGATCCCTGTTGGTTTGGTTATTTAATGACAGTAAAAGAAGATGCTCCTTTTTCAAGAGATGAAATTACTGCATTTTTGGAAAAAGAGAAAATTCAAACAAGAACTTACTTTACAGGAAATATCCTTTATCACAAAGGGTATTCTCATCTTGCTAAAGGATATGGTTCTATAAAAGATAGATTTAATGTGGCAGATTTTGTTACTAGAAATTCATTCTTCTTGGGCACCTACATTGGTTTAACTGATGAAAAGATTAAATATATTGGTGAGAAGGTGGATGAATTTTTTGAGAATTTAAATAGAAAAGATAAGGATAATAAATAAAATGGAAAAGATTACATTAGAAGAATTTGAAGAAAAGGTCACTACAACATCACATGAAAGTGTTATCGTTTTTAGTGCTGATTGGTGTGGCCCATGTAAACAACTCTCTAAAATGATTGGGACACTAGACCCACAAAATCAACTTAGAGTATATAAGATTGATGTAGATACTGAAGGAAAGTTGGCTGAGATGTTCAATGTTCGTTCAATTCCGTCTGTCTTTAAAGTTAAGGAAGGGGTCACAGTTGATAGTTTCATTGGCCTTCCACAACCTCAAACTTTAAAAGAATTTTTAGGAGTCGAAGGGGAGTAAATGAAAGAATATGGTAATACTAAAATTGCGGTAGTAACTGGTTGTTTAGGTTTTCTCGGAAAGCACTTAACTCATTATCTTTTGAACCGAGGGTGGAAAGTTCACGGCATTGATAAAATCTCATATTGTTCTGACATGTCTGTTTTGGATCCGTTTTCACAATATGATTTTCAATTTCATCATGTTGATTTGAATGATATGAACTATTTGCCTGACGCAGATGTTGTCTTCAATACGGCTGCAAGTACTCATGTCAGCAACTCTATAATTGATTCAAAACCTTTTATTAAAGATAATGTTGATGGGTTAAGAAATTTATTGGAGCTTATTAAAAACAAACCTGATGGCCGTCAGAGTCATCTAGTTCATGTTAGTACAGATGAAGTATACGGAGATATTGAAGAGGGTGTGTTCACTGAATCATCTGGAATGAATCCATCAAATCCCTATTCTGCTTCAAAGGTGTCTGGTGATATGTTGATTAAAGCTTGGGCTAGAACTTACGGGATTACTTATAATTTGGTTCGTCCGGCGAATTTTTATAGTGGGTTTATCGGTTTTGGACAATTTCCAGAAAAGTTGATTCCTCTTTCTGTCAAGAACCTTGATAGGGGGAAGAAGATTCAAATGCATGACATGGGCGAACCAGTTAGAACTTGGCTATGTGTATACGATGCGGTTAACGCTCTTGTCACCATTTTTGAGAAAGGTGAAAAGAATGAAGTATATAACATTTCAGGCGGCACAGAAAAGAAAAACAAAGAAGTCATTCAACTTCTTTTGAATGCATATTTTGATCGAGAAGTTGATATGAATGATTATGTAGATTTTTCATACTCAAGAGAAGGTCAGGATGTGAGATACGGAATGGATGATTCAAAAATTCGTGAATTGGGTTGGGAACCATCTGCTAACTTTGAGAGTGAGATTGTAGATATTGTCAACTTCTTAAAGGGTAATAGTCACTGGTGAATAGATTCAAAGCAAAGACAATTAAGAATCAAAGAAACACTCATATTTTATTTGATTATCATGCCAATTATGCGGATCGAGTTATTGAAGAGAGATCTCCATATATGGTAGAAAACTGGAAGTCCTCTTCGCATTCGCCAGAAGCCCATATTTATGCAATTAAGAAGATCTTTAAAAAAGATATTAGATTTAAAAAATATGAATTGGATCCTGAGTTAAAGAAATTTATCAAAGGAAAACGCATTGCTTTTGTCGGTCCTTCTTCATCAATTAAAGAACTGGGTCTTGGCACAAAAATTGATTCCTATGATCTTGTTTTTCGAGCTAATCAACATTATGAATTGCCGGAAGAAGAAACAGAGGATTATGGGCAAAAAACTGATGCAATCATTACTTGTTTAAATCAAACAACCTTTACTGAATTAAATTCTAATCTTGATTTTATTGATAAAATTAAATATATTATTGGTGGAAATCTTCTACTGTGGGATCGCGAATCAGTCGAAGAGAATTTAGAATCTGTTGATACTAATAGTCATCTACCCACAGATGGAGAGATTCTAGCAATTGACAAAGAAGTCGGTACAATTTGTAATACTGGCTTTATGGGTATAATTTTGTTATTACGCTATCCGATTAAAGAATTATTCATTGCAGGAGTCGACTTTTATGATTTTGGCGAAGCTGTTGGAAAGGAAAATGTATACAGTTCTTCGTATGAAGAATCGTCTAATCGATACCATGGAGATTTACGTCTTGACATTCATGATCAAGAAAGCCAAATGAACTATTTCTCTAGAGTGTTAGAAAAGTATGATAATATCTCTCTGGACCCGATTTTAGATGAGTATTTCAATGACTAAAAGAAACTTTAGTACAATAATGCTAGGAATTTCTTTAATCATGATTACTGTAATCGAGCTCTCGCCACCCTTAAAGGTGGCATTTGTCTTAATTGCCATCTCAATTTGGTTTTTTCAAGCAGCAATGTCAGAATAATGAGGCTTAAGTGAAGAAGATACATGATTTGAATACAATACGTGGATGGCATTATGAGGGTAAGAAAAGACTTTCCCGCAAGAAGCGTAAAATCATTGCCATGATTCCTGCCCGTTTAGGCTCACAGAGAATCCCAAAAAAGAATGTTAGATATCTTCACAACAAACCATTAGTACAGTGGATTATTGATGCTGCTAAAGAATCTGGTATTTTTGATGAAATCTGGCTTAACACTGAAGATGATGGGTTGTTAGCTAAGATTGCCAAAGAATCAGACATCAAATTCTATTTGCGGGATATCAGCCTAGCAACTGATGGCGCAACCAACGATCAATTCTTAATGGACTTTGTTAAATCACGAAAACTAAGAGATGAAGATTATATTGTTCAACTGCTTCCAACCTCACCTTTTATTAAGCCTGAAACTATTTCTGATTTCACAGAAGAATTGTTGGCAGTTGATACGTTGATTTCTGTTGTCGAACACAAAATTGAATGTCTTAATTCTAAAATGGAGCCATTGAATTTCGATGTTCTTGATGACACTCTCCCTTCTCAGGATCTGAGACCTGTTTATTCATATGCGTGTGGGCTAATGGGGTGGAATGTTCTTTCATTAAAAGAAATTTATAATGAGGGTTGTTCTCCATATCACTCATATCATTCAAGAAAGGAAGTCTTCATTCTTGGGAATGAAGAGGCAATTGATGTTGACACTGAATCAGATTTTCAATTTGCGGAAAGTGTTGCTATGTCAATGCATTATGATGAAATTAAGCCTCGATATTATGGAGAATATTCATCTGTTGAATATGATGTGAAACCTCTTCTTGAAAAAGACGGCATTAAAAGAACAGAAGCTTGGACAACATCACCGTCAGTATTAAAACGGGTTAATGTGACAAGGATGGTGGAAGCGATGCCTGATTCATACGCTAAAACTCTTGTGAACTCTCCGTTCAATAGTGCAACTCTGATCCGGCAGAATGACGGGGAAGGAAATAGAAAACACTCACATAGTAACTGGGCTGAATGGTGGTTGATTCAGGAAGGTAAATGTGTGTTTGAATATTGGGAAAAAGAGAATAGAAGCTCACGAGCAATGGTATTGATTACTGGCGACCTGCTATACATCCCAGCAGGCATAGAACATAAGATCACCGCGAAGGGTGGGCCATGCACAAGATTGGCTGTATCTCGTTATGATGTGGCACATTTTTATAAATGACTGGTTTGATTAATTTAATAGTTAGACAAAAATTCGTTTATTCTATTAACGTGAGAGAAAATGGGTGGCCTCTCTCTCGTCATAATTGGGATTATCGAGAGTTTGACGATTATGAAGTATATTATGATATCTCTAATGTTAAAATGTGGAAAGTGATCATTAAACAGAAGATTCATTCATATGAATTATCATGAATATCAACCTTTCCATAGCTGAAAAGATTCTATATACCTACTCACCATGGCCCTCTCACTACTATTATTTTTGTTATGATGCTGATGATTTTTCAAGAATAGGAACATTTGATAGTTTTCGACATAGTAGAGTTAGAGTCTATAATCACCTACAATTAATGAAACGTTATGTATAATAAATTTTCTAAAAATCATATTAAGGTTGACTTCAATCGAAGTCATGGTAATTGGGTTTATGATTTAAATACTGAAGAATTGTATCTTGATTTGCACAATTCATATTCATCAATGCCATTGGGATATTGCAAATTAGAGTCATCAGACATCTTAATGAAGAATTTATCGATTTGTGAATATTCTTCATTATTGCATGATGAATTGTTTAAAGATTTTGAACAAAAAATGTTGACGGATAAATATGATTCATATCATCTTGCTCCAAGCGGCGGCATCGCCGTTGAGATGGCTTTGAAAGTTGCGTTGCAGTCAACGGGCAGAGAATTGTTTTTAACACTCCACGGTTCGTTTCACGGAGTCACAGGTATGTCTGCGATGGTTACATCTTCTCATTTTGGCAAGAGGGTTCAATATGCAGATCGCACGAAAACTGTGGAAATTCCTGTAAATATTCCCAAACAATTGATGAAAGACAGATTATATGAAGATATCCCATATGCAGCATGTATTGTTGTTGAACCAATCCAATGTTCATATGGTGATCGCTACCTTGATTGGGAATTCTTAAAAACATTGAGGGAATATGCCAAAGAGCTTCAAATACCTTTCATTGTTGATGAAATTCAAACTGGTTTTTATGCTACCGGAAAGAAATTTTATACAGAAGAATTAGAACCTGACATTATTATTTTTGGGAAAAAGACACAAATGAACGGCATTCTCGTTCATAAAGATTTATCACCAACACTTCACGAAATTTATGATTTAATTAGCATTACTCATGACGCTGACCTTGCTGACCTTGCTAGGTTTAAGATTGTAAGTGATTTTATTGAACAGAATGAAATTGAAGACTTCTCAAAAAGATTCTGCAATATTAAATGCAATAAATTTAAAGATGTCCGAGGTGTTGGACACTTATGGGCAATTGAATTTCATACTGAGAAAGCATGCACAGAATTTTGTGAATTCTTATTTAAGAATGCTATTATTGTTAATAGAACTGGAAATAAAGTTGTTAGAATGAGACCTTCCTTTGTCTTCAAAGAAGAAGATATGCGGTATTTGAAAAATGTCATTAAAGATTATAATAATAGCTAATGGTCCAAATGCCTTGGATTTTAAAGCAGGGAAGTTAATTGACTCATTTGATATAGTAATAAGAATGAATTGCTATCAAATAGAAGGGTATGAAGAACACATTGGAAGCAAGACGGACGTGTGGGTAACTACGAACGATTTTGATCGTTTTATATCTGAATATGATAATCTCTTAGAAAAAAGAAAGGTTAATTCTTTTTTAGAAAATTGGACAACCGACACAAAGGATGTCGAAACTTTTGTAGAAAAACATAAAATTAAATGTGATGAAATTCATTTCATAAATATGTGGATTGCCTTTACAATTGGGCATGTATTTAAGGATAATGTTTTATATGAAAATAATGTCTGTTTAGAAACCTTTGATTCAGGGGTTATGCGTTCACTGCCAAGAGGGTGCAAAATAAACATTAATGGTGCTCGCCGCACTATAAGACTTGGTGACGGGAGAAATTTATCAACAGGAATGCATACATTGGTTTATGCCATTTATAGATGGATTGGAGAAGATATTTACATTCATGGTTTTGACTTTTTCAAAAGCGGGAAAGAATATTTCTCAACACCAGAAAATGTTTGGGAAATGAGACATGCCGCTGAAACAGAAGAAATTATTGTTAATAAGTGGGTTGAAGCAGGAATTATAAAGTTCTTTACTGGAGAAAAAAATGAGTAAGTTAGATTTAGATAACATGGAACAAAAATTTCATGACTGTCTTGAGACAGAAGATTGGGCGCGTTTTGTTGAGATGTTTAAAGCCGCTACAGAAATTTATATTATTGGAAATGGTGGACAAGCATCCACAGCGCAACATGCAGCCTCAGACACAACTCGTTTAGTTGATAACAAGATTATTCGCTCTTTTGATAACATGAGTTATCTTACGTCTGTTGCTAATGATTATGGATATGAAACAGTCTTCCAACGTTGGATTGAGAAAGAAATCGGAAACACTTCTAGAGATAAAGTGATGGTTATTGGTTTATCTTGTTCTGGCAACTCTCCTAACATTGTTGATGTTTTGGAATGGGCTGATCATCAGGGAATTAAAAGCGCCCTAATTTCAGGCACAAAATCGGTCAAGCTATCTCCACACATTAATGAAGTATGTATGTATACAAAGTACTTTCATTCATCAGAGCTTATTTCAATGCTTTTGATTTATGAAGCTATTGGTGAGTGCGGTGGTCGATGCCCAACATTAGTTGAAGAAAATATTCGCAAGGGTTTTGATACGGATGAATAGAATTCTTAGTGTTGATAAGAATCTTATTCTTGCTGACCGTTTTTTAGCAAATATTATTGAGGAAGATGATTTATTCTTCTCTATGATAATGCAGAAAGGCAGGGGCAGTGTTGCAGAATATGATTTCTGGAATGACACAAAACAGTTTCATCATTTTTTGAAGATTGAGAGTGAATATAAAAGGAGATATCTCGATGTCTATTTATAATAATGTTTTAGTTTTGGGCGGCACTGGCTTTCTTGGCAAAAATTTGCAAAAAGTACGCCCTGATTGGATTTATGTCGGTAGGACTTCTTTTGTAGAAAATGGCATTGAATGTTCTCTGGAGGACTTAAAAACTGCTTATGTTGGTAATGAAACTGATTATACCGATATTCATACTGTGGGTAATTTAATTGGTGTGTTTAATCCCGATGCAGTGATTAATCTTGCCGGTGATGTTGGAGGTATTGCTTACAACAATGTTAATCAACTCTCAATTTTTGAGAACAACATCATGATGAATACAAATATCATCAAGGTATGTCGAGAGTTGGAGATTGAAAGGGTCTTAAGTTGTCTGAGTACGTGTGCTTTTCCAGATTGTACACCAGCTTGTCCTATGAGTGAAGATGATTTATTTTGGGCTAGTGATCAATGGCAAGATACTCAAAACGCGCATCCATATAAAGGACACACAGGTTATGGTTGGGCTAAGAGAATGCTTCATATTCACACAGAATTGGCAAGGGAAGCAGAATATAACTATTCAACATTCGCCCCGTCTAATTTATATGGTCCGCACGATCATATGGGAGAAATTGCTTCTCATTTTGTGGCAGCGTTAATTCACAAAGTTCACAAAGCGAAAGACGAGTTAAGATTGTATGGTGATGGAAAAGCACTGCGCCAGTTTCTATATGCCCCAGACCTCGCTGGTCTAATTCCCACCTTACTGGAAAAACATAATAGTGGTTCTCCATTGATTGTTGCACCCGAAGAAAACCTTTCAATTGATGAAATGGCAAGAATTGCTCTTAAAGTTGTTGAAAAAGATGTGAAGATTAAATATAGTGGAGAACATGCTGGACAGCATCGAAAAGACTGTTCAAACTCCCGACTTAAAAAGTTACTAAATGATGATGTAATCTTCACTTCATTTGAAGAGGGATTCCGCGAAACATATAATTGGTATTTGGAGAATAAATGACATATAGAACACAGAAGGTTGCTGTAGTTTCCGGAGCAACTGGACAAACAGGAAGTTATTTGATTGACCTTCTTCTTGAAAGAGGTTATTATGTTATCGGTCTGAAAAGGCGAACATCGTTGATTTCAACTGATCGAATCGATCATCAAATGAATAATAAAAATTTTAAGATGGTATATTATTCTTCTTTTGATCCCACAGTTACATATAGAATTATTCAAGAGTATCAACCTGATGAAGTATATAATATGGCATGTCAAAGTCATGTCAAAGTCAGTTTCGAAACTCCACAAGAAACCATGGATTCAATTATTCATGGTTGTTTATATTGGCTTGAAGCAATTCGTATCTTAAATCCAAGAACAAAATTTTATCAAGCTAGTTCATCAGAAATGTTTGGCAGAAACACAGAGGTTCCTCTTAACGAGAAATCTGTTATGTTGCCCGCTTCACCTTATGCCTGTGCAAAATTGGCAGCGCATCACTTGGTTCAGAATTATAGAGAATCATATAATTTGTTTGCTGTGTCTGGGATTTTATTCAATCATGAAGGCCCCCGAAGAGGAGAAACCTTTGTCACAAGGAAAGTGACAAAGGCTGCCGCCAAAATTAAACTCAACCTTCAAAAACAATTGGTGCTCGGTAATTTGGACGCTAAACGAGATTGGGGCTTCGCAGGTGACTATGCGGACGTGATTTGGAGAATGCTCCAGATTTCAAATGCTCAAGATTATGTTGTTGCAACTGGTGAGACACACACTGTTAGAGAGTGGGTTGAAGAAGTGTTTAAACATGCTGGTATGGAGATTGAGTGGCGAGGAATTGGTCTTGAGGAAAAAGGTTATATTAATGATGTGGAAACTATAGTGATAAGTGAGATGTATTACAGACCACAAGAAGTGCCCGTTCTCCTCGGAGACCCAAATAAGGCTTATAGAGATTTACAGTGGGATCCGAAAGTGAAGTTTTCAGATTTAGCGCAAATGATGTATAAAGCAGATTATGGTGAAGTTTTAGAGGAGAATGGAGGTTGGATTGAAGCATCCTTCTTTGATTAATTTATGTATTAAAACTCATTTTTGTTATGCGGTATCAATAAGATTCTATAGTTCGTTTAAATATCGACTTTCCAATGTTAATAGTAAAATTATCACAAGACATACTTTTCAAAGAAACTATCACTTTTATGCTCATGAAGAAGAAATGATGAATTCCGTGCTTTCGCTAATGAAAAAACATAAAACATAAAGCTTTTACAAATGAAACAGAACTCTTTGATTAATATGAAACTAAGAAATATCATTTATAAATGGTTTTTATTTGAAGATTTATTTGAATCACACCCAACACTTTATTGTAGAGATTCTTATACAAACAAAACAAATGGACGATATTTATTTATATCTGACTGTACAATCAAAATTAAAAAAATGATGAGGAAAATATGAAATTATCAGAACAAGCTACAATGACTATCGCAGTAATTCTTATGAAGTCATTAACAGAAGAAGCAAACGTGCAAGACTTACTTGAAGAGCTTGACTTTGTTGAAGAGGAGGATGGGCAATTATATTGCACCAATCCACCAGTATCAATCAAGATGGGTGATGAAGAAAATGCCGACTTATGATTATTTTTGTGAATCCTGTCAAAAAAAATTTACTCTTAGACATTCTGTAAAAGAGGAAGTTAATGAGTGTAAGATTTGTCATGGAGAAATTAATAAGATTGTTAACTTCTCTAACATTACAATATCTAAGAAGAATGAGAATCCTTCTAGTGAAAGTTTGAAAGAAGCTGAAAGAGACTTAAAAGAACTTAAAAAAGAAATTAAGAGAAAAAATAATGAGTTATGAATTGATGTTTGGAGCGGTAATTGTTTCTGTAATATTGCTGTTTTTGTTTTTGTGTGTTGTCTTAATAATTTGCTTTATAGCAATTGGCGTTTTATTTAAGCGCTATGATTCACTTTATAAAGAGTATGAACAGTTTGTATCTGATACAGATGTATACGAAGATATTGAATCTGTTAGGGAGTCTGCTGGTGAACTTCATGAACATTGTGAAGTTATGCGAGGTGCGATTGAACACAGTGAAGAGATCTTATATCTAAATTTCAAGAATCATCTTGAAAGATTTTTATTCCAACTTCAAGTTATAAGAAATATTGGAGATGACGAAGTTGGTTAAAAAGAAAAAGAAAAAGAATTATTACTTTACACAAGATCATGAAGATGCAATTGTAGAGTATGCACAGATTGAAGATGTAAAACGTCGAACTGAACTTTATATTGATTTTATTGAACCTGTATTTGAAGAATTAATTAATAATATAATCTATACATTTAAATTTCAAGACTTACCAAACGTTGATTCTCTAAAAAATGAATGCAAAATCTGGGTTACAACAATCTTAGATAAGTTTGACCCCGAAAAGGGCTCTGCAGCATTTGCCTTTTTTACTGTGGTTATAAAGAATTGGTTTATTGCACAGGTGAAGACGCGCAAGAAGAAGCTCCAGACCGAGACCTCTTATGAAGATATTCAGGAGTTATTAGAACATCAATTAATTGTTGAAAATGAATATGAAACTTCAAGAGAGCATCGTGAATACATAACTTTTTTGAAGCAAGAAATAGACAGTTGGGATAAAGGTTGTCGAAAGAATGTTCTAGGGCATAATGATATAAAAGTCATTCATGCCCTTCAAGACTTATTTGATAGGGCAGACAGTATTGAAATCTTTAACAAGAAAGCGATATATCTCCACATTAGAGAATTAACAGGACTTAACACAAAACAAATTACACGATCAATTAAGAAATTGCACCCAAGGTATGAAAAATTTAAGAAAGGATGGATTAGTGGTGAATTTGAATCTTAAAATAAAAGACTCATATTTCATATCTATTTCTGTTCCTCAAACTGGTGGCTATGGTTTTACTCCAAAAATATATTCATATGAATATGAAGAGAGGGTGAGCGCTCAACATAATCAAGGCTTCCCTTTAATATATTATGGTTTAAGAACTAATCCTTGGCTTTTAAATGTTGGTGAATATGATTTATGGTCGTTAACTTCTACATCGCAAATATATGAGAATATACTATGGCTCAACAAGAATCAATAGAAATTTTAAAAGAAGCTCTTAAGAATTTAAGAAAAGATAGAAAAGAGATTTATAATAGAATTAATGTTCTTACCAAAGAAAGTAAAACATATAGTCAACCACAAAAAGAACTGTCAATCGCAAAATCAGTAGCAAAACTATTTGAAGTGTTGCAAAAAATCAATTCCGAAATAATTAAGATAAGCACGCAGATCGAA